TATAAAAAGCCCTTACGGGCTGTAGGGTTATTCTACAAATTCTACGCTGTTTGTGCGTAGTGTGCTGTAGACTGTAGGTAGTACTTTTGTTAACTCTGCTTGCAAGTTTTCTGCAAGTAAGTCTCCACTAACATAAGCGCATTTTGCTTGCGTAGGGAACGCATATTTGACTTGCCCGTTTGGCTTAATTGTTTTGTGTGCGTTAAAGGCTACGACGAGTTTGTATGTTTTTAAATTTTTGTTAAAAACGAGCTTTGCTTTTGCTATGCAGTTTGTAAGCATTTTGGGTTCCTTTTGTGTCTGTGTATATGTATTATAACGCAAAAGAACCAAAACGTCAACTCGCTTAAAAAAATAACCTGGTTGACAACATGGTTATTCTTGGTAGAACCGACTGGGCGTGAGAAGTAAGTCTCTCGTTTAAGCACCGGCCTTGCACCTGAGCGCCCCTAATCAGTTAGAAAAGAACTAGCGGAACCATTGTACATCTATGTCTACCTATACGAACGTCTCGTATAGGCCTGCACGGTCATTACTGCCTACATACTCCGCCGCTTCTCCGGATTGCTCCTGTTTCATGTACTCCGGTCCCCGGAAGCCGTCGCCGCCACTTAGGGATATCGTAGTACCTAACGGTGTAGGTAACCTTTAACTCTTTTCTAACTGTTCATGTGCTTATTATAGCACATGAAACAGATTTTGTCAATAACCCTACGGATTACTCAACTTCTAGTGCATCTGCTTCTAGCTGGCCCATCAAGATGCCAACATCTTCGGCATAGCCATTCAGGCCATACTCAAACATCAGCTCTGCGGCACGGTCTAGGTGCGCTAGAATCTCATACATCTCTTTTGACATATTCGCTCCTTCTTTGTTTTGCTTAGGCAGAGTCTCCAAACTCTCTTCGTATCCCTTGGCTACGACCCTTTTTGCATTTCTGCGTGGGTCCTTGCATTTGAGGATCGCCTTGCTTTCTAACTGTTCATGTGCTTATTATAGCACATGAACTGATCCCTGTCAATTCCCATTCACTTTGGCGGGTTAATAGTGATGCTTGGATCCCACATAGTTGAAGTCATCCATTGGATCATCCTCAACCTTTGACAACATGTTCGCTGGCACTCTCCACAGGCCCATGCCAGTGTCCACTGTGACATACTTGATGGCCACTTTGGTTACGAACCCACGTGTGAGTCTGCCTGTCTTGCTACTCGTGAACTCTACATTGTCGCCTACACTGATTGAACGTTTGACACGTTTGGCCAGCTGGGCCCTGTTCCACTGTACCGCATCAATCATGCTACGGAGTTCAATGTCCGTCCACGTCTGTAGCATGATCGCCTGATTCACTTCTTTGATTGATAACATCTTCGCTCCTTTTTAAGTTGGTATACGTAGTATAAAGCCAATCACGTAGATTGTCAACAGAGCACCATTAACCACAATCAATGAAAGCTCTTTCATACGGACGGCCGCAACGAGCCAAGCCAGGGCACCCGCATTGAACAAGTAGATGTTCAAAGGGTCCACATCAATAGCTGTCATTAATGCGCCACCCACTGTAAGGATCGTCCCTACCCATTTAAGTACTGTAGTCAACATCACATGCTCCAATAAGATTCGCTTGCCGGGCTACAATAGTGAGGAGTGTCATAACGTTCCTGGAACTCACCCCCACCCATTAAATTATGCTTCTTCACATAAGTCTCGTGTATTTCAAACCTGTAGCCCAACTTGGGTGGATAAGCATCATAAAGCTCATTGCTCTCACGCAACATGGCCTCACGATCTTTACGGTCATAGTCGTACTTGCCAACCAGTCGCTCGCCTGTTTTCTTGCGAGCATCCTTCTTGTAGATTTCCAGTGTGAACATCATTGTGCAAATACCTCTTTTGAAAGGATCTCGTCTTCCACAATCTTGTGGCAAGCGTTGAGAGTCAATTGCATTACCAAATACAGTTGGGCTTTGGTCTCTGCTGGGAAGCCATCAATTTGATTGGCAATCTGATCCAGGGTGGGCGTAGCAAACAATCCGCTACGGGGAATTGGGTTTTTGACTATGTCATACATAAGTATCGCTCCTTTGTGTGTCTATGTCTTAATTATACTGCCTTTTGGGTCTGACGTCAACCGTCTATCCAACAATCCCTGGCTAGCTCTGTGGTTATTGTTTCTCCGCCAATGTAGTCCCCACTGAACCCGCACTCGTTTTCCAGTGTCAAGCTCGTACCCGCATAGGTCTGCTTGATGGCTACAATACGGCCACTCTGCTCAATGTCGCTCTTAAAGCCTACCCAGTCACCAATTCGAACTGTGACGCCGTCTACTTGAGCCATTATGCAACCTCCTTCAAACGGATTACGAACCCACTGTAGTCCTTCTTAGCACGACCCTTAGCCTTCAAACCAAGCATAATGCCCTTAGGGTCTAAGAAGCGCAAGTCTGTTTCATCAGCTGACGGAACACCCTCTGGGATAGCATCGTATACCGCAACCACTGACATACCCTGCATTAATGCTTCTGCAACATCAGCGTCATTGCCGTCTGCCTTGCTGAACGTCAAGTGGTAGTTGGGGTATTGGCTAACCTTACGGCCCAAGATCTTAGTGTAGTCATAGAACTGGGTAGTGGGGAACAATTGAAACAAGTTCATGTCCGTAGTGCCTACGGTGTACTTCTCCCAGCTCAAATCGCTAGTGCCATTCAAACGAAACACTGGAATCAAACCCTGCTTGTCAGCGAACTTCTTGGCTTTGACTATATCGTGGTATAAGTCGAACATGAACTGTTCGCGATTATTGAAGAACTCGTTGGTCTTACGTATACGTGCCCGCTGGATCGTGTTAGTGGATTCCCCACGCTTGAACATGCCACCGCGACCGGCAGTGTTAAGGCAAGCGGCGGTACAGCCTGGAGTACGCTTAGGGCAGGTCTCGCGTCCGCTGAGATCAGCTGGGGCAAGGTGTAAGATGAATGATAGGTATCCAAGTTTCGTTCCTTTTTGGATTTTGGGGTTCGCCGTTGAAAGCAATTTAAACATGGTTCGCTCCTTGTTTGTTAGTGTATGCCATAATTATAGCAGGAATCAAAGACCCAGTCAACCGCTGGGTTATTGATATTGATCGTTTAGTGAAGGGCCAAGCTCTTTGACTAGGCTACGCTCGTATGCATAAGCCTCAGCACGACCCCTAATCACAGTGATGACCTTATGCTCCCAAGCCATGTCTAATCCACCCGACTTCAAGTAGATGTAGAGTGCCCACAGTCTGTTTTCGTTACGGGCACGGCTTAGATGCTTGCGCCAGCGTTCTTTCACAGCCTTGGCTACTGTGACATCTCCCTTGCGGGTTAGGCCAATGTAGTTTTCTCCACGCTCCGAAACGGCTTCGTAGATGATGTAGTTTGAGTCTTTGCGGGCAGTTCTTTTTGTCTTCATGCCATAATTATAGCGCAGAAGCTCGAGGCAGTCAACCAAACGCCCCGCACTCGCCCCGTGGCTTTTTCACAACACTAGGGAAAGACCCTGTTGACAGCACGGCTTAAAAGACGTATAATATAAGCATCGTTCGAACATAGTGGGGGTGGACGGCGACTGCGGCGAAAGGTATTAAGTTAGTGTGCGCCAACTAACTAGAACGGTGACGACTTTTGGTGTTGTTTTTGCGCTACTCAAAAAAGAAAACCCGCTTGACAATGCGGGTTTTGGTTGGACTGAGTCCGGCCTCTTTTGACTGTTTAAATCTGATTGGACCGCCTACACACAATAGGAGTCCACAGTTCCTTTGCCATCTCGGATTCCTCACTCCATGCTATGTGATATTCATAGTTTTTTAATGGCTCTAGTAGATAGTCACTGGCCGCTATGTTATTATCTAATGGGAATACTTCCATATCACAGCTACGGTCATTGTGTTTAAAGCATACTAACCCATCTTCTGTTTGACTTATATACGCTTGATGAGTAGGAAAACGTATTTGTGCTATACCTCTTGCCATTGTACACCTCCGGTCTTGACATAGTATTTAACAGTGAACACTATCTTTCACCGTGCTAGACTGTATATAGTGTATAGGAACTGTTGGAATAGTGTGAGTAGACTGCCACCCGCTTGCGTATAGAGCTATACAGTGAGGGAGCTGGTCTAGAAAAGTGTCAAAAAGTGTTGAATTGTGTGACAAAGTGCAACAGATTCTGGATTATGAGTCATATTCTGCTCGGGCAACCGTGGGCATAGGGTAGAAAAAATCGGTTGCGAGTGGGGCAGAGAGGCATAGTTTTAATGGTTACTCACTATTCCCACACAAAAACCCCCAAATCACTATACCTCACAGCGGGGTCTTTTCAGTCGAGTGTGTACTAGCGTATAGTTCCGGCACAGCGAAGCGTTCACAGTGCGCTCATGTTGGAAACCCATGAACCCACAGCGGGGTCTTTTGCTATATACACTATGCGCTTATACTGTTTTGATTCTTATACGGTGGATCCAGATGTCATGGATCAACTGGGCTATTGTAGTTACTCATACACAGTAATGGCCGTGGGCATACGCTTCTACATACGGGAAGACCGACTGAGTCTAGCGTTGTTAGCAGACACACTATTAGTGCCCCGACCCAAATTAGACTTGATAGCTTAGTGTGCTAGCAGTCACAGCGGGGTCTTATAGCTTACGCTATCAAGTATGCTGTCAAGAAGCTTATAGTGAATGCCATAGTGCATACATATATCAATGCTAGTGTATACAGTAACTCATTGTCACATATACGCAGAATCAGCTCTTTCATACTAGAATGCGTTCCTATTATACGTAGTGCTTACATCACGAACTTCACAATAATAAGTGCCTTTTTGTACCACGCGAACTGCATCACAATCGGCTTTCACCAGTGTGCTAGACCCATGATCCATCATGCTCTTATCCGTTGCTATGTAAGTGACAGTATTGGCCACTGTGTATGCCGCACAGCCTGTCAATTGGCACACTGCTATCAACACTATTATGAGTCGACCCATGTTAGCCTAATCGTGTTAGTATGTCTATCACAATGATAGTCAACAGTAAGAAGAAAGCAACATGAGTCAAGTTCATGTACACAGTATACGGGACTTCAGTTGGTTAGTCAATGTGTTTGGTTATCCACGCCCAGAACAAGCCGAGGCCTGTGCATTGGCTTGTGAATGGTTATAGACTACAGGGTGCTCAAAAATTTTTTCGCAGCCGCTTCGCGGTGTGTTAATCTACGCTGGGGCTGAATCTCGCCAAAAACGCTTCAAGTCTACAGTTGTACTCTTTGTCGTTCAAGATGTCTCTATAACGTGCCCATTTGGTATCCGACTCTGTGTACACTGCCATCAGTTCAAATTCATGATGGTTTGAGCCCACCCAGTACTTGCTGAGTTTCATATCAATCATATCATACCTCCCGGATTGGCTTGTTCAATTTCGTCCAGTTTCTCCCACACAAACTTCAGCATGTGCTTGCCCACTGAGGGATCCATGGTCATTAACAAGGTTATTCTGCTGAGTAATGCGCCCGCTACTTCATGGGCTGGGCAATGGTTATACTGTAACAACACAGCATCCAATTGGTTTATCAGGGTGTCTAGTTCGGCATCTGTTATCATAGCATCCTTATCAATCCCACAGTGTCGATTGTGGTAAGAAGCACATAATTAGCCAACATACCAAAGGAACGCCGACTAAAAGCGCACCAAGCGTATATAGCACAACCTGTAATCCAAATTGGGTACAAGACAAGTAAGGGAGGTGTGGGCACAGTTGTGGCCATAGTGATACTACAACCAATAGAGATAGCCCAAGCAAGGCTCTCAAGACAAAAACGTATTCTATTACTGGTGTAGTCATCGCGTATCCAATCCAGGGTGGGTTTAAATATATTATCAAGCATACTGTAATTATACAGGCCGCCTTGTGGCGTATGCAAGAAGTGAATAGCCATAAAAAAAGAGCCGGGGCCCTTTAGTGCTGGTTACGAATTCCAGCGATACCTTATCTTGTACCCGATTTCATTTCCACTAGATTGTCACGGAATATGTGCCACGCTTCTTGCCAAGTCCAACGGGCACTGCCTTCCCAAACCTGCTGTCGGCTCAACATTAAGGCATCTTTCACAGCCTGCTTGAGCTCGTCATTTAAACAGCCAGTTACACCCTCATCAATCACATCCTCTGGACCCTGGCATGGGTAAGCGGCTACAGGTGTGCCACAGGCCATGGCTTCTATCATAACAATGCCAAACGTTTCCCACTGACTGGGGAACACAAACACATCTGCCATGGCATAGTAACGTGCTAGGTCCACTCCAGTCCTAAAGCCTGTGAACATGACGTCAGGGTAGGCCTTTCGATAAGTGTCCAACATGGGGCCATCGCCCACCATGATCTTGTTGGCACCTGGGTAGTCCAATTCAAAGAAGGCTTCTAGATTCTTTTCCTTGCTGACCCTGCTGACACACAACAATACGGGACCGTTTACCACAGTCTTGACTCGATAGCTGGGGTTAAAGATATCACGATCCACGCCACGGGTCCAGGGTATAACTTCACCCCCAAAGCCATGCGACTTGAGTTCACGAACCATGCTGGGTGTTGTGGTCAAGACCTTGCCTGAATGCTTGTGGAACCAACGTACAAAACGCCACGTTAGGCTTTCAGGTATGCCAAACAGCTTTTTCAACCCTTCAGGAAACTTAGTATGATAAGCGGTATTGTGGCGAATATCACCCAATGAAAGATATGCTCTAGCCCACAGACCAAGAGGACCCTCTGTGGCGATATGGATATAATCCGGAGATATCTCCTCAATCTTCTTGCCCAAGTTCCTGGGATAGGCAATCTTGACTTCGTTGTAGCCAGGGCAATCAATGTAGCTGAACCACCCGGGATCCAGCACCACAACGTTATAACCGTCACGAGTTGCACACGCCTCAATATTTTTGTAGGTGGTAACCACGCCATTGATTTGATCCTTTAAATTGTCTGTTATTATGAGGATTGTCTTAGACATTTGCCTTCTACCTTGAAACTTTTAAACTTTAGTTGCCACTTGAGTGTGCTTAGGGCCTGCTCGCAGGTTTTTTGATCCGCGAACTGTAGTTCCACTCTTCCCGGCTGATCTGTTGGATCGTTCACGTGTACTGCTATTAGGATCAGTAACCACATCATCCTTCTCCTGTGTCCAAGTAATTATCTCCCACTGCCCGTTCCAATGTTCCACTAGGGCTGTGCATGATTCTACCCAATCACCATCATTCATGTACACAACACCATTGATCTCTTTGATCTCTGCGTGATGTATGTGTCCACATATTACTCCGTCAAAGCCACGCTTTTTACAGTAGTTGGCAAGATTTTCCTCAAACTTGAACATAAAGTCCACAGCACGTTTTACTCTATGTTTGAGATATTGACTAAGACTAAAGTACCCAAAACCAAGACGATGACGTAGCCAATTGAATTTGCTATTAAGCGATAAAATGATATCATATGCTTTGTCTCCTAAAAAACTTATCCAAGGCGCCAATCTTGTTATGCCGTCAAACAAGTCACCATGTGTGACTAGATAATGCTTGCCGTCTGCACCTATGTGTTCTATTTGATTGTGTATTTCAACAAGCCCAAACGAGAATCCATATGGTATCATGGGACGCAGAAATTCATCGTGATTACCAGCTATGAATACCACACGGGTTCCGCGTTTGGCATGACCCAGTACTCTGCGTACCACATTGGTATGACTTTGTTTCCAACGCCATTTGTTTTGTTGTATTTTCCAAGCATCGATGATATCACCAACGAGGTAGAGAGTATCACATGAATTGTGTTTGAGGAAATTATTGAGTTGTTCCGCCTTGCAGTCTCTTGTACCCAAGTGGACGTCACTCACAAAAATACTACGATAAGTTTTTTGCATAGCAATATTTATCGTAGTATCGGGTGTGTAATGTTACAGTTGTGTTAAATTTGCACCAGCGTCCATTTTGTTGTAAATGGTTTGCCTTCGGCCTTGTGTTTCAGTATCTTAGCGAACTCTTTTTTACGCAGTTCGGAAACCGTTTCTGTATCATGGTCGACGCAAGCCCTGTACAGTTTAACTAAAAGTTTTTTCTGTTTCATGGTTGAGTCCTCCTGACAAATATTTAGTCAATAAAAAAGCCCGCCTAAGCGAGCTTTCGGATTGCACTTTAAAAATTAAAGTGTGATGCCCATTGCTTTGGCTTTGTAGCCAAGTGCGATAATTTCGCGGCTGGCATTGCCCATTTCGTATTCAGTAACAGTAACACCGTTACCAGCCACACGGCTACGGCTGTAAACAGCATAACCTGATTGACGAATACGGCTTGCTTCGGCAGCAATGTTCTTGATGCCAAAACGCTTTTCAGCTTGAGCACCAGTTACTTTTTCACCATTGTACAATGCATTGAACAATTTGTAGGTCTTAGTTTCTTTTGAAATGAATTTCATAATATTTCCTCTTTTAAGTTTTACTAGTATCCACTAGTTAGACTTAGTATACTACAGGTAAAGATGAAACTCAAGCTGTTCGGCTATCTTCAGTGAGTTCAGGATGCCAAAACTTCTTGCCAGGATATCGTTTGGCCGCCAAGGTCATTACTTGGTGTAGACTCTGTGCCTGTGCCAAAAATTCGCCAGTCATTTTGTTGTAAGCGTAGACAAATCCATTGACCCGCTCAACTTCAACTTCGATAGCATCTTCAGGCAGGCCTTCAACTTCCACTTCTTCAAGTACCTTTTGGGCATGTTCCAAATACTTGATAATGTCTTTGGCATTGCGAACCATGCGTACCAGCATGATCTGTTCTTTAACCCAAGAGCCTATGTAATAGCCCACTGCGCCTGCAATTAGTAGTTCAAATAGATTTTCCATTTTGATCCTTTTGATTGGTAGTATTATTTAATGCATCATGCGGGAAATCATAGTGTTTTGTGCCCAAAAAGCTATAAAGGTTCCAAGTTATTGGGTTCCAGTACCTATGAAACAGGTTATTTAAGAACACTACGAGTACTGCCAAACAGGCAATTCCCAAACACACCAATATAGTACAGGCCAAAAAGTTACTTGCTGAATCCAATGTCATTCCACTACTCCTTCAATTCTCTTACCTTCTTTTAATGTGCGCATCAGTTGCCTGTTGCGTTCCTTTTGTTCTGCGGCCGCACGAGTCTTATCCGTGCTGATCTTACACATGCGGTCGTAGTCACGTGCCCACTGTACTCCAGCAAGCCAATCTTCCAATCGTTCAATACTGCCCACGAACAGTTCCGCATCGCGGCTGTACATTGGTAGTGCATCTGCATCTTTTGGCACAAGGCTTAAGGCACCGTGACTGTCTGTCCAATCACCGTGCTTGCTTTTGCTGAACTTGAAGCCAAGGAGATCGATTTTCTCTTCAAGATTTCGAATTCTTTGAATTGTGTTCCAACCACTCATACACTTACATGTTTAATAAACTTAAACAAGTCCTTTTTATTTTGAGGAGTCCACCATTTGCCATCTTTACCGCAGGTTTCATTACGATCCTTGCTCAGATAATCCATTCGAGTAAGTGAACATCGTTCATAGTAAGGCGGCCTGACAGTATTGCCTGTTACGCGATTTTCTACAACTTCATTTTCAATATAGTTTAAACGACACCGCAATTCAATTCCAGTGCCCCATTGCGGAAACTCTGATAGTTTCCTAAAACTGTGCTTGCAATCCTTGCATAATACTTGTTCACTCATGTTCATCCTCCGTTACTACAAAATGACTAATAATCAAATCTAATGCCGCAATGGTTTGTACATTCAGGCCCACATCTTCTGGATGTAGCCAATAACCGTCAGGGTTTGAATCACTCTTGGGATTCTTCTTCCATTGTTTTAATTCTTTTTTGAGATATGCACGATAGTCTTTTAGGTTAAGACTGGTAATGCGATCAGCAGTCTCTCCATCAATCCATTGATATGGTTTATGTTTTGCTTTGCTCATTGTGTTCTTTCGTTAGTTCAGCAACAAAAAGGAAACGTTCGTAGGCTTTACGAACAATGGGATTGGCCATGAGTTTATCTGCTTCCAACATCATAGCCTTTACACCTGCTTCTGCACAGTCATGAACACTGAGTCCATTCAGTGTGCAAAGATCGTCACCAAACTCTTTGGCTAATCGTTCCCATGCTCGCTTCTGGCCTGGGGTAATGGGAGTTTGTTTGGGACGTAGTTCGCTGGCCTTACTAATAGCCTTGCAAATAGCATCTTCAGCCACACGACCAGCGGCTATCATAGCGGCATAGTTAGGATCAATGTTGTAGCGGCGGCTTGAGCCTCCGGGGTAGCTCATAACCAAATGAGTGCCTCGGGTAAAGCTGTCCAGAAAGTCGTTATCGTACTCACTAACTGGCACATATTTGCGTCCAATCTTTTCGTAGTAGATTTTTTTCATTGCTGTTTACTGCTAGTTTATCGTACAGTAATTATAACAGCTTTACTCCTGCTTGTCAACGTCATTTCCCCATTTGAGAGTCCAAAAGGTATAATCGATATCTTTGAGTTTGGCTACAACAGCATATTGCATATGGTATTGCATTTGATCCATTTGTCTATGCCATTCCGGAGTGTCTACCGCACGAGACATGACCCATTGTCCCATTTCACTTTGTTGCCATTGGTACAACGGTTCAGCGGCATACAAGTCTGGATCTTCCACATCGCCCATTCGAAAACGGTGTACAACCACAGTGTGAATTTTGTAGGCCTGGTCACCAAACACCATAACATCGTGGGTTTCGATATCTTTTGGTTCTGCCATAAAACCCGAGTTAGTTTTGGTTATTATCGCCATTACATAGCCAAATCAAACACAATAGGATCAACTTCTTTTGAAACGGGTTTGGAAGGCAAAGGTGGTTTGGTAATCAACCCGTTGGCCAATTCACTACGTTCATTAACATTCTTCTGTCCCAATACCACAATGCCATAATACTTCTTACCCTTTTCAACCAGCATGACCACACAACGGCCTGCTGGATCAGTGTAACCGGTCTTGCTGATCAATATGTTGTCAAACTTAAAGATGCTGGGGTTGGTGTTGTGCAATTTGATATGCACTTGCTTTTTACCTCGTGGTATCAATATGTCAGCAGTTTTTTCGTCTGAATATGATTTCAGTGCTTCGTTGTCTTTAATTGCACCAATAAAACTGATTAGTTCAGTTGCTGTGCTTACATTGTTCTTACTTAGACCCGTGGGCTCTTCAATGCTGGTGTTTATTAAACCACGACCTTTTATGTAGGTGTTTGCATCTTTGATGAACTGGTCAAAGCCACCTGGATAAGTATTGGCCAAAGTTTCGGCTGCTCTATTATCACTGCTGATCATCATGGCCTTCATTAGATCATGGCGAGATACCATCATACCGTTGGGGAAACGACCTCCACTCTTACCTTTTACTCGGACTTTTTCCGTTAGTTCCACACCGCTACGCAATATAGTGACAGCAGTGAACAGTTTGGTAATACTGGCAATGGGGCGTACTTCGTAAGTGTTGAACGACACTTGATATTCGTGCTGATCGTAATCATACAATGCATAAGCACCACCTGCGTGTGCCGCTGTGCTGTAACAGATAAGGATCGATAGTAATAATTTTTTCATCTACTATTTAATAGTTTACAACCACCTCAGTGCAAACCAGTTGGCATCTTCTTCTCGTTCAAATACCCACACTAGTCCCATAGTTTCAAAAGGACCTTTAATGTGCTGGGCAGTCCATGCATCGATATCATAGCCATCTTCCCAGGTCATGGGTTTGAGTATAATTTTACGCCAGCCTATTTGACAAAGCATGTCTGCAAGAATTTGAAAGTCTATCTCAGCGGCCATTCTACTGCCAGCAGAATCCAGCATTTCTTGTTCTAAGTTATTCATTTACGTGCTAACTCCAACAGCATTTGATAGTTACGATATGCTTTGGCCACTGCGGGATTCTCATCACGCACCATACGATCCTTACGTTCATCGGCCCAGCATTTCTTGCCATACTCGGCATCGGCACCCAGCTGTTGCATGTGTTCCTGCTCTGCCACTAATCTTGCTAGATTGGTTGAAGTTAAGTGTATGGCTTTCATAGGCAGTATCTCAGTTTCCATTTTAAAACTGTCAGTGTCATAGAAGTCGCGGTGGTAAGCAGGCGCTTGTCTCCGATACTGATTATACTCGCGGCTGTCTTCAATTCGACAATCAAACTTAGAAATAAAATACTCCAAGTCTCCAGCACTGTCGTTGTGTTTGACGTTGTTAGAATAACCATAGTTATATTTCATGATGTCCACCTAATTAAAAACATGGTGATTTGCTTTTCACTCTTAAACTTCCAAACATTAAAGCTCATGCGTACTCCACAGCGACATTCATCTGTCCATGCCTGTACAGGATCCATATCAGACTCATTCAAGCCTCGCTCAAATCCTCTAGGTAGGATGTCATCTACATAGGCTTGCAGTTTAAGTCCTGGCAATCGTTGCCATTTGATTTTAGGGCTGGGCATCCATTCAGTTAAATCTATTGTCCAAGGGTGTGTTCCAGCCATGGCTTGCAAGCCTCCCAAGTTTTATAAATGTGTGAGCGGCCACCAGCCGCGATCCATTCTTCACAGTTGCTGGTACGGTCATCAATTAATATATCACCTGGCTTACAATGTTTCCACTTGTCATAGCTGTATGGACCGAGGAATACTGGAATGCCTTCAAAGTGTTCATGTGCCCACCATACTTTATCCTGTGCCGCAAACTGCATATCGTTGTTGCGTGGAAGTGCAGATAAAAACGCCATTCCATCTGCTCGTCCTTTACTAACAGCATCACGACAATATTGTACAAGATCGTGTGCATTTTCTTTTAATGGCAAATGACGATAGAATCTAGCGTTCATTTTAATCTTGTCCCAATCCTCTTGCGGAATACGTTCATTGTCTTTGTTCCAACGCATCTTTAAAAATTCTTGTGCGGCAGTGTGCCAATCGGCTACTACATCATCCATGTCTAAATATATAATCATGGTGCTATCTCTCTTAGTTCTGCATCTAAGTCGTTTTCAACAAACTTGCTGAGTATGTCAAAGTTTTGTTCTGCACGTAGTACGGCCTTGTATGCTTTTTCAAGAACAGGATTGTTTTCAATTAATGTAGCACGATTGCGTTCAAGTGTGCGTTGTGTACGTGCCCATAACAACAGATCCTGTGTTTCTGGATCCAAACTCACACTGGGATATCCTGTGGCCAACATTTGCCAGCCATTGCCATCAAACACTTGAAAGTCACTGCCCCATATACGAATCATGCCCTGCATGGGATTGCTGTTGTTTTGATTGATATACTGAGGTGTAGTGTTACCACCAGATACCACTACACCCGGGCCACCTACTAGGTTTTTAATCATGTTCGAAGTCCTTTAATGTCTTTGTATGTGACACGAATGTAAGTGTGCCACTCTGCACCAATCTTCATAGGCAAGTCCAAATGTATACTCACCATAGGTCCTTCTGTTTCATTACGCATATTATCTCCATATGCAGTACCAACATAAGGCACGCCTTTGTACTTGCCTTCTACTCTATCGCCAAACTTGTATCGAGGTTTAGGACGATGCTGTTCAAAATACTCAGCTAAGTTCATTGTTCCACTGCCTCTACAGGTTTGTTGGGTATGTTGTCCGCATCACCTTCTTGGGCAACCACAAACCCCAAGTCCAACATGATTTTTTGTTCGTCCCAAACACAATGAGGCCGGAACACAAACAGTCTTAATGTGAGGTTGTCTTCGCTGTAGTAAATCCTGTAACGCACTTGTTCTATACCCAAGGTGTCAGCTAGTTCCTGCAATGTAAAACTTTCAGGCCAATCTTCAGTTACACTGGCACGAGTTTTTTCAAAGTAGAAATCCTGCATACGCTGTATGGCAGAACCTTTGCCCCAAAATGCATTTTGCTCACACCACACAATGGTGTGGTCCAGCATATCCACAGTGATCTCATTAGTCATACAATACGGCCAAGTCCAAGATAGATTAGAGTTTGTAGTTCTGTTTGATAGTCTTGGCCTAGTCTACGCTTTTCGTAAATTGCTTGCAACACTTCCTTGCCGTCGCCGTAGCCCATAACACCCGAACCACGGCTTTCTAATTCTTCAATTAGGTCTTCTGCATCAAAGTCGCCCAAGTCCACATCCACTTCAACTTCTGTATAAATTGTCTTGTACATTTAATCTTCCTTAATTTTTGGAATACTATCAATCCAACGTAAGATAAACCATTCTCTATGTGCTTCTTTTTTGAAGCTCCACAAGTTCTCAGTCATGCTCATACCCACACCTTCGGCTGTGGCCCAAGCAATCATTTCTTCATTTAGTTCGGGAGTTAGTTCACCTGCCTCAAAAGACAAGCCTGGAAGTCTCCACATGCCAACTTCTACATGTTTCATATCAATATTCCGGTGCTGAGTAGTCTTTGTACTTTTTGTACATGGCCGCACCATCTGCACCATAAGCAGGGCACACTAGCACATAATCAGCCATGCCGTCAGCACCCGTGCCACCAGCAGTACCACAGACAAACGGACGCTCAACGCCAAACAGTTTTCTCAGCTCTTCTCGCATACGTTCGTTTTCTTTGATCAACTCAGAATCGTTTTTAACCGGACTCTTTAGATCAAATGTGTTCAAAAAGAACTCCAACAAATCTTCGTCTTCAAGCTGTTTGTAGTCTTTGGGATCTAGTCCTAAATTTTCTAGTTTAATTTCGATTATGTCTCTCATGTTAGTCGGCCCTGTTGATAAACTCACTATACTTCAATAGAAACATAGTGTACTTTCTTTCATTATAAAAGTCTAGCCTAATCGAGTGTTCGACGTATCCGCCATCTGGTTTGATAACCCATTCATTGTGTTCACGCACAGTAAAACCCAATACTTGTTTCATCTTGCCACGCAACATGAACACAGTTTTTGGATGCTCATTGTGCATCTCTTTTCTAATGCGTTGCCATTGGCTAACTGTTAGATTGACTGTAGGCATGTTTGTCATAGTCCCAGTGGCGAGTATCGTACACTTGCGCTCGAATGGTGTAACTGAACAGCCCTAAGCCAACAGTAAGTCCCGCATGATCTTCTTGAACTGTGAACTTACATTCTACTTCAGCTATGGTATCTGAGCGATAACATTCTATTTCCCAATACTTGTTTTTGGACAAGGGCCCTGACCAAGCACGAATGTGCTCAAAACGATCACTCCAAGGATTGCGTATCGTTAAGTTAATGTATATCATTTTGGTTCAGTTCCTTTGCGCCAATCTTCATTGATAATAGTCTTATCCGAGTTACAATTCAAACACAAGGATCGAATATTCTCTTCAGAGTCATCACCGCCATCTGCTTGTCTAACTTGATGGTCGCCGATAATACGATTACGACACAGTCTATTAAACAGCACAGGGCTAGTTGTTTCCAGTGTGGGATATTTTAGTCTAACCTGTTCAGATACATCTATACCGCAATCATCACAAATCCATTTACGATGTAATGTGTGCAGTCTATCAATCTTACCAGGGCCACCATATTCAACAAGTTTGAGGCTGTGTTCTCTACATAAGATGTCACTGCCAGGGCCCTCAAACATGGACAGAGGATTTTTACATCCGTCCATGCAACAGATTCGATTGTGTCGAATCTGTTCCTTGAGGACACTTTGACCCTTTAACTTGTCTTTGCTAGGATCACGTAGTGTAGTCATATTACCACAAGTCCGCTTTGTTAACTACAGTAAAGCCATTGTTGGGAATAAACTTGGGCACTTTGAGTTTGGTACTCTTCTTGAGTTGAGCAATCAAAAACGGAATGCCTGTACGCATTTCTGTTGTAAATCCTCTAACAATTACATCACCGTTGGAATCAACATCGGTGCTGTTCTTGTTAGCGGCTCTGTACCAATTCTTATATGCTGTTTGTACCTTATCCCAAAACGGACTAGACGGACTAAAGTCAGCGGCAAAGTTTTGTTTGGTAAAGTTAACAAACTCCAACAGGTATGTGTCGTCTACATCAATATCCTGTTCATAGCAAAGATTGAAATACTCATACAACTGTCTAGCTTCCTTGGGTTCTACAGGACGCTGTTCATTTAAGAAACTCCAATAACGTGCAAACATACGAGTAACTTCTGGATGCTTGCGAGTCTTCAAGCTCTTGCTCATCAGTGTGTCAGCCAGCAAGGTAAATGCACCAGGCTGGTCGTCATCGCCCAATTTGCTGTGTGTGGCAAACAAGCCTGCGGCCGCAAGGTAATCGTTCTTGAGTGCTGTGTCTGTCCATTCAGTATCAGTAGCGCCGTCAACTTTGGCACCATTTACCATCTGGCAATAGATGTCAATAAAATCTAATTCTTGTTTGGCTTCGCCGTTCAACAAAATAAAGTTACGACGGATTTCTAATTTGTGCTTGACATTATAAACAACAACTGGAATCATTGCCTTTGCTGTTTGCTCACCAAACACTTTGGTAAGGATAATGTAGAGTGCAATGGCAGTGTGCTGTCCATCCCATGCAATATAATAACCAGGTTTGTTTTCGTCTACATATACTTGAATAGCCATAGTCATTGTACTACGGAAGTTCTGCAGAATATTCAAAATGTGTCGCATATTCAAACTACGTTGCATTGTAGTATCAATAAGGATTTTATCCATATTGACCTGAATAGCCTTACACAGTTCCAAATCTTTAAATTGTTGCCATTCAGAATGTCTGCGTTTGAATTCGTCCACCACTGCTACCAACATTGGAGCAAACATTGGAGCAAATTTCAATGCTTCATTTAGTCGTTGCTGTAACGATATGAAGTTAGAGGTGCTGTTGAGATATCGCCCATTGACAATTTGAGCGTGAGTTAGTGCTGTCATTTTAGTTTCCTTTTTTGCGGGCATCTTGCCCATTTGTTCGGTCTTACACGACCATATGCACAGCGGAACTGCTGTACATGTCGCTATTATATATTAGCTATTGTTCTTAGTCAATCTAATTTGGCTAACAAACCTTTTGACTATCAAGAAGATATGTTATATAATAACTACAAGTACAACACACCCGGGGTTACTCATGGAAGCAGTTAAAGAAATCACAGTTTGGGCAGATGGCAAAACTGCGGTCAATCACACATATCTACTGGACGGCGACAAAATGGTTGCCTACATTCGTTACGGCACAACTGAACCATTTTGGTTTAAAAATCCAATCAAAGGTTTTAGTCGCAGTGGCCGAAAGTTTGAGCGGGTCAGTGATACTATGTTTAATATGAGTATGAATGTGCTTACTCCTAGCAACATAAAAGAAGTAACAGGTAGCAAAGGCCAAAAGTACATTGTTGACTTGGATGAGAATACTTGTACTTGCCCAGGTTATACATTCCGAGGCAATTGCAAACACATTAAGGAATTGGAATTGGCATGAAAAACTTTTTCTTGGGCTTTCTACTGGCCACAGCTATCTTTTTGGTTGGGCTGAGTTATATAGAAATCCCCGAGTACACAATACAAACAAGGACAATTTGCATATGACAAATTTCAGACATTGGGTACACGAGCTTTGGTTACAAAATTGTGACGAGAACATGGAATACCACGAACGTCCTGTCACCAAACAGCGTTATTGGGACCAATACAAATATTGGCTAAAACGCGAATATCGTTACCAAACAAAAAAGTCCCAAGAAGACAACGCTCAATAAATACCTAGCGTTAAAGGGTTAACATGAAGATTTTGATAACGGGCTACAAAGGGTTCATTGGCCGAAACATGATGGACTGGTGCCATGCTGAAGAAGGATGGCAAGTTGAAGGATGGGACTGGGATCCAAAAAGCAAACCAAATGTAATTGAGTATGACTGGGTCATACATTTGGGCGCCGTAGCCGATATGACTGCCAAGGATATTGATGCAGTCATGATACAAAATTATGAGTTTAGCCAATGGCTGTTTGAAGAATGTAATAGACATGGCGTACACTTGCAATATGCCAGTTCAAGTAGTGTGTACGGTGACACCAAAGACTTCAGCGAGTATGCTCCGTGCAAACCCGATACACCTTACGCATGGAGCAAATATCTATTTGATCGTTGGGTGTTCCAACAAGAGCAACATGTGATGGTGCAGGGATTTAGATACTTCAATGTGTACGGCAAGTACATGCACCTGCGTGACAAGCGGTCCAATGTTATACACAAATGGAGAGAACAAGCTCGTAAGGAAGGCAAGATCACAGTTTGGGAAAATGCCGAAACAGTAAAACGTGATTGGACATGGGTCGGAGATGTGTGTCGACTACAGATAGATTTTATAAAAACAGTGAATGGTTCGGGCATATGGAATGTAGGTACTGGACTGTCACACAGTTTCTTAGATATTGCGGAAGAAATAGCAGAGCAGGAAAAGGTCTCTATTGAATTTGAACCTGTAAGTGCTGAGTATGCCAAGTCTATGCGTTGGAAGACGCAAGCAGATCTTACTAAACTAAAAGAGACAATAGGAAAAAGAAAATGGTTAAACGTATTCGAGTGGTTACATTATGAGACTTGAAGGACAAGTTGAAAAAGGATGGGGCGGCGAACTGATATTTGCCACCAACGATTTATATTGCGGTAAACTCATGTACTTCAAACAAGGTGCAAAGTTCAGTATGCACTTTCATGATGAGAAAGACGAAACTTGGTTTGTGTTAGAAGGCCAGTTTGAAGTAAAGTATATCGATACCAAAGATGCAAGTATGCACAGCAAGATACTTAATGAAGGTGATACTTGGAGAAACTTTCCACTGGAGCCGCATCAGTTGATCTGTATCAAACAAGGTATCATAATTGAAGTCAGTACTCCTGACAGTGTGGAAGACAACTACCGAGTGATGCCCGGTGATAGTCAAGCCAAACCAGCAAGCACTGCGCCAGCTGTCAAACGAACTAATCGTAAACGAAAGTCATAAATGACAACAGTAATGGTCAATGGTACATTTGATGTGTTACATCCGGGACACGTTGCCTTGTTAAACACCGCACGTAGTTATGGAGATTGGTTAGTTGTAGCTATCGATACAGATAGACGAGTCAAAGAACTCAAAGGCGATAAGCGTCCAATCAACAATCAAACAGATCGAAAGATAATGTTGAGTAATCTCAAAGCTGTGGATATTGTTGTGTTCTTTGACAGTACAGAAGAACTAGTTAAACTAATGGAATTATACAAACCAGATGTCTATGTTAAAGGCAGTGACTGGAAGCACGATAAGAAATCCACCGCAGAACAATATTGCAAACAGGTAATTTATTATGACAGAGTCGGCGAATACTCAACAACAAACACAATTCAAAATATTATTAGTAGGTGACAACTGTAAAGACATCTACCAATACGGCACAATAGACAGACTAAGTCCAGAAGCTCCGGTTCCGGTATTTGTTCCTACTTACACAGAAACCCGTGACGGCATGGCCGGCAATGTGGCCAATAATTTGGAAGCATTGGGTTGCTATGTTAATTATTTGCACGGCGAAACTAGTACCAAGACTAGAATTATTGATGCACGTAGCAAACAACAGATTGTTCGTATTGACAATGACATTAAGTCTGATCCATTAACATTTGCTACAGCTATACCCAATGTATATGATGCTATTATAGTCAGCGATTACAATAAAGGCACAGTGACTTACGAACTAATAGAGGAACTGATTGCAACTAAAATTCCTGTATTTGTTGATACAAAGAAAACAGACTTAGCCCGTATGCAAGGCGCATGGGTAAAGATTAATGATTTAGAATACAGTAAGATTACTAGCGAATGTTCTGGATTGATTGTTACACATGGGGCAAGTGGTGCAAGTGTACTGCATCATGATATTACATGTCCTGCTCCCAATGTAGAAGTCAGTGATGTTACAGGTGCAGGAGATACATTCCTTGCGGCATTTGCATATCAATATATCAACACAAAAAACTTGCTACAGTCAATTAACTTTGCCATCAAGGCAAGTGCGGTTACTGTACAACATTTTGGAGTACATGCTCCTACACTAGAGGAAATACAATGAGAGTATTGGTAACTGGTTACAAAGGATTCATAGGACAAAATTTAGTGCAGTACATCTACGACAACACAGACTGGAGTGTGGATCTATATGAATGGGGTGACAGCAACATGCCCAGTGTAATGGAACAAGATTGGGTAATACATATAGGTGCAATCAGCAGTACAACAGAACGCGATTTAGATAAAGTAATGCGACAAAATGTAGACTTTACTAGACAGTTGTTCAATGCTTGTAAAACATACGGCGTTAATTTTCAATACAGCAGTAGTGCAAGTGTTTACGGATTTGGCACAGACTTTAAAGAAACAGCAATGCCAGATCCCCGTACGCCATACGCATGGAGCAAGTACCTGTGTGAATATTATCACAAGCAACACCAAGGCGGCAATATAGTACAAGGTTTCCGATATTTTAATGTGTACGGCAACCAAGAAGAACACAAAGGTAATCAAGGCAGTCCTGTAAGCCAATTCAGCAAACAAGCAGAGTCTGGTAAGATTAAACTATTTCACAACAGTGATAATTACCTACGTGATTTTATTGCTGTTGAGGATATCTGTAGGGTACACGTAGAATATATCAAACGTGTCAAAGATTCTGGTGTATGGAACATTGGAACTGGTAAAGCTATTAGTTTTCAACATGTTGCAGATTTAATCAGTAGAAAGTATGATTCTTCCATAGAATACATAGAAATGCCTGAAATTCTCAAATCCAGCTATCAAACATACACTTGTTCAGACACATCTAAGTTAGAAGACAGCATAGGAACCCAGCGTTGGATCACTTTGGAGGAATGGCTTGATAAATATAAATTATGAGAGCAAAAGAATTCCTTATTTTAGAAGCCACTAGTGACCCTGCCGTTGTAAAAACTCAGGAAAAGTTGCGAGATCTGGGCTATGATCTAGGTCCGTACGGACCCAATGGAGACGGTGTAGACGGCATTGTAGGTCCTTATACCCAAGCCGCTATAGATGCTTATGCCAAGGGCATAGATCCTAAAGACACTCAAAAACCAGATCCTCTTGCAATTAAATCATACGAAAAAAAGAATCGCCCAGCTCGCAGGATATTAAGCAAACAAGAACCATCAATTGTACCAGTTGAAGGGCCAGTATCTAGTCCATTCGGTTACAGAACTAGTGTAGGCTCGGCCCGCAATCATAACGGTACAGATTTTTCAGTACCTACAGGTACCAAGGTAGTTGCGCCAGCGGATGGAGTAGTTACCGGCGCTGGCAGTTCGAAAAGTGGTGAAGGCAACTATGTAATACTGGATGCTGACGGAGTTGTGCATAAATTCTTCCATCTTTCTAAAATTTTAGTTCAAACCAATGATCAGGTTACTGCTGGAGAAGTGATTGCGTTGTCAGGCAATACTGGACACAGCACTGGACCGCATTTACATTGGGAAACACATGTTGCTGGTAGACCAGTAGACCCTATGAGGAACACAGCATAATGCGAGCTAAAGAATTCCTTCCAGAAACTAAACTACACGGTAAATTTGGCAAAGTGGATGCACAAGTATCTAACAGTTTGCCTGGTGCGTTTGTACAACGAGACTTGCGTAACACAGACCCTTACATGCAATATCGTTATGGTATGGCAATAGCGGCGGCAAGAGCCAACAAGGATCATGATATAGATTTTGATCAGGAAAGTGCATGGGCAGAAAACTTATCATTAATAACATTTTCTCCCGACGATGAAGAAACTATTAGACTTGCAGATAAACTAATGGGAGTTAAAGCTACCCGTATTGCCAGTAGTAAGAGTACAGAAACAGATGTTAATACAGTTAGTCCTGTATCCAAACCAAAACGTAATCAATACGGGGTCTAAATGAGAGCTAAAGATTTTATTTTATTTGAAAGAGATGGGCCTACCAGAGACACCGTGGATCCAATCGGCGACTTAGCAAACCGGTTAACGGCGCAGTCTAAAAATGCCACACCCGCACCTAAACCTAATAACGCTAAACCTCAACGTCCTGCTGGAACTCCGCCAATACATGTTGCATTGGAACCTAAAGGCTTAGGTGCATACATTGAATCCAAAGCCAAAGCCGATGGCATCAAAGGCGTACAGTTAGCTAACTTTATGGCACAGTCCAAAGTTGAAACAGCTGGGTTCACTAGTTTAGAAGAATGGGCAGATGGTTCTGCATACGAAGGCAAACTAATACTTGGTAACAAATACAGAGGCGACGGACCTTTATTCAAAGGCAGAGGATTCATGCACTTGACTGGTAGAGAGAATTATACCAAATGTGCGGCCGCAGTTCCTTCCTGCAAAAATATTGTTAAGAATCCTGAATTAGTTGCAACAAATAAACAAGTTGCCGCTGATTCAGCATTGTGGTTCTGGAATACATTTATCAGACCCAACTATCGCGCCAACGACATACATGGTGTATCAGTTAGAGTTAATGGCGGCACCAATGGATTAACAGAACGTATTTCGGCATTTAAGGCCTATATTGAAAAATTAAAGAAAGGTATACCATCCAGTCTAAACAAAAGAGCTGAAGCGGATATTGAAGGCAATGCTGATCAATATGTAGCAAGTGTTGATACTCCAGATGACTTGGCAGAAGAAGGCAAAGCAAGTCGTGCATTATGTACTGGTGGCAAACCTGATCACGAGTTAGGTGCAAGCCAATTAGCCAGTTGTAAAAGTCAAGGACTCCGGGCAAGGGACGGCGAGAAGAGTCATTTAATTACTGCTGGTAAACGTAAAGTACGTGTGACTGTTGGCGGCAAAAAGATTAAGGGACGTAAGTATGGTGGGCCTTTGCCCGACTACGGCACAAGGAAGAATCAACGATGAGATTTACAGAATTTAAATTAGTTTTAAAAGAAAATAAACAGTCTGTTGTTATCATAGGTGATAGCATTGCTGTTGGTATTGGAGGCAGCGAGCCTTATGCAAAAGGTGGCATATCCACCGTTGAAGTTTTAAAACGAGTTAATGCATTTATTAAATCTGGAAAAGCCAAAGGTGCCACTGTTATCTTAAGTAGTGGAGCAAGTAATAGTTCTCCTATTGAATTAGAAGGTGGAATTAAAAAAACAGGTAATGGCGGATTGGAACCAGTTGAAGACCAATTGAAAGCTCTCAAGGCTGCAGGTGCAACAGTAGCACTGGTAGGAACAGGTAGTACTAAGTCAATAGCATTTCCAGGAACAAGTTGGACCGGCGGCAAAAAATATCGAGTTGATTTAACCGGAGTTAACGAACGATTGGAATCAATGGCACAATCGTTTGGCGCAACTTTTCTTGGCCCATTAGAAGACTACGACTCGGGTATGCATAGTGGAAAAGGCGATGGCATTCACCCATATGGCGGTTATAAAAAATTGCTAGCGGCTGGTTCTAATGTTGCAAAAGCCGACATAATTACTCCTGATGTTGTTAAACCAAATCAATCTCCAAAAGTTTCTACTGGCGATTACACTGTGGTATCTGGAGACAATCTTACTAAGATAGCCAAAGCTCACGGTGTTGCATTGGCAGATTTGATTGCCGCCAATAAACAAATTAAAAACCCTGATCGAATTTATCCTGGTGATGTTATATCAATTCCATCAAGTGGTAGTACTGCAATAGCTCCCAAACAAGATGTAAAGCCAGATGTAAAGCCAGATACAGCACCATCACCTGCACCAATCAAGAAACGATCTTCAGGCAAATATGAAATAAGAAATGTTGATTCGGCCAGCGATGTATTTGAGTTTTTCAAAGGCAAAGGACTTAATGATAATCAGTGTGCGGCATTTGTTGGAAATATTTACACTGAGTCAAGAGTTAATACCGCCGCACACAACAAAAACGAAAATGCCAGAGGTATCGTGCAATGGCGCATGGATAGGCTACAAAATCTTGCTAATTTTGCAAAGAAACTTAAAAAGAAATGGCATGATCTTGAATTGCAATTAGATTTCACATGGCATGAGCTGACTGGAAAATACAAACACGTATTGCCTGAATTAGAAGCTAACAAAAATAATCTTGCAAAATGTGTTGAGATTATTATGAACAAATATGAAGTGGCCAGTCCAAAAAGTTATCCTGAAAGATTGGGATTTGCTGAAAGTGCAATGCGTTTATTTGGTTCAGGAACAGATAAAAAATCTGCTTAATTTAAGCACAAATAAATACCTACATGAATCTAGCAGGTACCTTATTAATCGCCCCACCCGCAGTAAAAAACAATTTCTGGCATAAAACTGTAATTGCTGTCACTGAACATCACGCCGCAGGCAGTGTAGGGTTTGTACTAAACAAACGTAGCACTCTGAGTATTGTTGAGTTTGGCCAGCAGATGAACTGTGACATAGATTTGCCCGGTTATATCTATGTAGGTGGCCCAGTAAACAGTCAGAGCCTAACCATGCTTCATTCAAGCGAATGGCGTACTTCAAATACATTGCGCATATCCAATGAACTATCACTTAGCAGTACTGGTGATATGATACACAGACTAGCATCAGGGGACAGGCCCGAATACTATAGAATATTCCTTGGTATGTGCGGATGGGCTGTGGGACAGTTGGACAGTGAAATCGAAGGCAAAGCACCGTGGACCAAAGAAAATAGTTGGTGTTTGACCAAATCAAATTTAAATTTAATTTTTGGTAGCGATCAACAAGAACAATGGTGCAGTGCATTGGACCAAAGCGGTTTAGAATTTGCCCAAAACATATTATTGTAATCGATCTTGACTTAAATACAAAGTGAAGTTATAATTGTTTCTGTAATAACCCCATTTAGAAGAAAAGAAATGTCAGACTGTTTAGTTCTCAACGCTGACGGTTTACCAGTTAGTGTACTACCGTTAAGCACAATCAATTGGCAAGAGTCAATCAAATACATGGTCTTGGATAAGGCTGTTGTATTGCATTGGCACGACAATTGGGTAGTACGTTCAGCACGTTGGGAAACACCAGTGCCCAGCGTAATCATTCTGCGCGACTACATGAAAATCAAAACTACAGTTAGATTTAGTAGATCCAATGTATACCTGCGTGACGATGGACAATGCCAGTATTGCGGTTGCGAAATAGAACGCAAAGTTGCTACATTAGATCATGTGTTGCCAGTATCTAAAGGCGGTAAGACCACATGGGATAACTGTGTAACTGCCTGTGGACCATGCAACAGCCACAAGAGCGACAAACTGGGTATCAAGCCAAGAGTCAAACCTTACAAGCCAGACTACTACAATCTTGTAAATAAGCGCAAGAAGCAAGAGTTCAACGTAAGGCATACCGAATGGTTACAATATCTAAAGTAAAACAATTTTTATGGAAAGTCCTAGGCTTTTTAAGCCTAGGCATGGCCTATGTGGGGTTAATCACACCAGGCATACCTTACAGTTGCTTTGTAGTATTTGCGGCCTATTGCTTTGCCAAAGGATCGCCTAAAATGCATGCCTGGTTGTATAACCACAAGATCTTTGGCCCGTTTCTAACCAACTGGGGAGAAAAACGTGTGTTCCCTACAAAGATGAAATATTTTATGCTGGCCATGATGAGCACTAGTTTGATTATCATGAGCTTTACTGTGCCAGTTAAAGGTGTAGTCTACACAGGCATATTCATGTTGTTGGTAGCTGTATGGGCATGGCGTTTTCCAGGCAGTGTAGAAGAACATGACAAGCGTATTGCAGAAGGCCGTAAGATAGGCTGGTTCAATAACAGTTTTTAATTATGAGAATAATAGCATTTGGACCTAGCGAAATGTTTGGGCATGGATTAGAAGACTGCTTTACTCCTCCTTATTCTCCAGGCTCAACACCAAGCAAGTTTGCTTACCCTAATTTAGTGGCAGAACAATTGACATGTGAGTGCATTAATCTCAGTAGTCCAGGCTCTGGCGCATTAGATGTACTTTTAAAAATATTAAATTTTAGATTTGAGTCCACTGATATAGTATTGGTGCAATGGCCATCGCTAGGAACAGCAACGTTAATATTGGAAAATAATGATTTTATCAACGTACAACCTTGGATGGCTGAAGACTCTTTAAAGATATTAAAACATCCTGTTGGTGCTGACTTGATGAAGTATCAATCAGATAAATCAAATTTATCAATCAATCAACAATTGGAAATTGCACACAATTTTTACAAAACACACAGTGATCGGCATTTGTCAATTACCAATTGCTTGTATATGGATCATGCCGCACTTTATTTAGACAGTAAAAATCTCAAGAAAGTGTTTGGTGGTGCTGAATCTTGGAACTTCGAATACTCGCCAGTGACTGACCATAGAGTTATGAAAAATCACAGCGAATTCCTAGATTTTGCATTGGACAGACAGCATCCAGGACACTTGTGGCACCAACAAATAGCTAAAGAAATCATCTCAATAATACAATAATTTAATCATAAATAGTAGTACTTAAAGAGGTACTACATGAAACGATTATTAGCTTTGATCTTGCTGTTTACAGCAGGATTGGCCCAAGCCTGGGAGCAACGTGCTCCATTACCCGTACAAGCCTGCGCTGTCCACAGCCCTTACGGCTTTGCTCAAACAGCCCGCACAGCACAACCTATTTGCAGAGAAGCGTATCTAGTGGCATATGATGCTCCAGTAAAGATTCCAGTTTATGTGGCTTACACACTGTTGCCACAAAACGCATTGGGTTGTTTTCCACGCACCAATGCATTTGTAGCTGATCAAAGTCTAGGCGGAACTGGTGCTAGACCAGATGACTATGCTGGCACTGGTTACGACAAAGGACATGCCGCTCCAGACGGCGACCTAAGCTGGAGCCAACAAGTGGAATATGAAAGTTTTTTAATGACAAACATGTACCCTCAACACGGCTCTTTAAACAGGGGAATTTGGAAATTGTTGGAGACATCCGTCCGAGGTTGGGCAGTTCAAACCAACCAGAGTTATACCGTATTCGTGGGAGCATTATATGGCGCTGGTGATCCTACAATTGGCGCCGGAGTTATTGTTCCGCATGGCTACTACAAAATTGTAATTAACAATCAAACTCGACAAATTGCTGGATGGGTATTTCCACATACCAAACCTTACGTTAATTTGGGCAATGACCTTACTGTGTTCCGCAAGCCCATTGTAGAAATAGAAAAACTAGCAGGAGTTGACTATAAATTTCCAGCTGGTGCTGTTGAACTAGCGCCAGGGCAAGAATGGCCAGTTGATTTTGGAGCATTAACAAACGCAAAAAGAGCAAAATGTGGCAAAGCTGACTGAACCCGATAAATATCCAGTGTGGCCAGAAGACGATGGAACCGATTCTAAAAGAAATCCTTATAGCCCTATATAATGGCTTGGCGTTGTTTGGTTGCGGAATGGCGGGTATTCCACTGACTATAAAGGACTTAACAAATCATGAGAGCAACTGAATTTATTACTGAAGGATGGAGTCAAAAGTACAAGAAAAGTATTAACTGCTCACACCCTAAAGGCTTTAGTCAAAAGGCTCATTGTGCTGGCAAAAAGAAGCACACGGAATCCGTTGAAATGGAGATGGTTTGTGAAGATTGCGGCATGTGCCAATCGCACGGCACACTGAATGAAATCAAAAAAGGTGCCAAAGATTCAAACGGTGTAACCAAATGCTGGCCAGGACATCATGCCGCTGGCACTAAGAAAGGCAAGAATGGCGGCCAGGTACGCAACTGTGTGCCCAATGAAAGTATAGATCCTAACCAACTGTTTGACATAATTGAAGAAATGGTAGAAGCACTTGCAGAAGCACATGGTGTTGATACAGAACAAATTTGGGAAGACTTTGAATCAGTTGATGATCACGAATTACTAGACGAATCTGCTGCCTGGCGTAGGAGTGCAGGTAAGAGTAAGAAAGGCGGCCTAAATGCCAAAGGTGTTGCCAGCTATCGCAGAGAGAATCCAGGTAGCAAACTGCAAATGGCCGTAACAACAAAACCCAGCAAACTAAAATCAGGCAGTAAAGCAGCCAAGCGTCGTAAATCATTCTGTGCTAGAATGGGCGGAGTCAAAGGCCCAATGAAAAAACCCAACGGTAAGCCAACACGCAAAGCTCTAGCACTGCGTAAATGGAATTGCTAAGTGAGAGCACAAGAGTTTCAGCCAAAGAAATTGGTTATCTTTGATATAGATGACACTCTTGTTCATACCCAGACAAAAGTAAATGTAATCAAAGATGGTCAAGTTATTAAAGAACTCAATAGTCACGACTTCACACACTACAAACTACAACCCGGCGAAACTTTTGACTTTGAAAACTTTCGCAACGCACACGATTTCTTTCATAACAGTAAACCAATTATACCAATGATGGATCAGTTAAAGCATGACATTGCCACAGGTAACAAAGTGGTAATGGTAACTGCCCGTGCTGACTTTGACGATAAAGAACTATTTCTTGATACATTCCGCAAGTATGGAGTAGACATGGGCAAAGTGCATGTGTACCGTGCGGGCAACATGACCGGCAAAATGCAAACAGAAGAAAAGAAAAAGATTATTATTCGTAAGTTAATGGACCAAGGACATTATACAAAAGCTATCATGTATGATGATGCTGTGCCTAACTTAGAATCGTTTGTGGAACTCAAAGATGAGTATCCGCAGACTAAGTTCTATGCTTGGCACGTTAGTCTAGAAGGCGAAGCAAGCGAATATCATAGAACAAACGAAGGTATAATGGGTTTCTTAACAACACCAACAAAGGTAGCTAAGAAACCCAAAGTGTCTTCGGAAGAAATGCGTAAGTACTTTGAAAAAGAAAAAGCCAAAGACCCTGATAAAATAGAACGTGGCGAAATTGATAGAAAAGCACAGCAAGTATATACCAAACGAGATGAGAACTTTGCTGATGGACGTAATCCACAAGACAAGGGAGATGCCAAACGCCACGGCATTAATACTAAAGCAAGTATAAGTTCATTACGTAAAACTGCCAAACAAGGCGGACGTAAAGGACAGCTGGCACATTGGCTAGCTAACATGAAAGCAGGAAGAGCTAAACACAAATGAGAAACTTTATAACACTAATTGAAGCTTTGGAAAAAGGCTGTCCACCCGCAACACAGGACATTGAACTGAATTTAAAGAATCGTCAGAAGGCCATTGATGAAAACAACTACGGTCCATTGAATCCACAACTGCCCAATGACGAATACTGGCAACGCATTGCTGACAAATGGAACACTGATGATATAGAATCAGTTAAACAATCAAGATGCGGCAACTGCGCGGCATTTGATCAAACGTCAAAAGTTCTAGACTGTATAGAAAAAGGCATAGGCGATGTAGATGCCAAAGCAACAATAGGTGCAGGTGATTTAGGCTATTGCCAGTTTTTAAAATTCAAATGTGCCAGCTTACGCACATGCGATGCTTGGGTAGTCGGTGGACCAATTACGGATGATGAAGCAAAATGAAAAAACTAATAACAATTATAGCATTTTTAAGTTTAACAGGCTGTGCCGGCATAATGGAAAAGATTCCAAGTCGTTGGGACGTTAACCAAGCAAAAGTAATTACAGACATACAAGTACAAGTTAATCACTTTGATTGTAAAGGCGACCAAGCCGCACAGTTAAATGCATTGTCGTTAAATGTAGAGTGGTTTGACATTTACGCCAAGACTAAACCAACAAGAGATATTAGCAAGTTAACAAGTACATTGACAACAACAGTTAAAGAGTATCAAGATCGTTTGAAAACTGGTCCAGTAAGTCCATTGTATTGCGACCTCAAAGTAAAAATTATTAAACAACAAACTGAAATCTTAACAGGTTCAGTACAAGGGAGATTCTAATGAGCGTACTAGCAGAACTAATGAATAGTGGTCATCCGTGGGCCGCAGAACGTGCCCAATATGCATTACAAGTACATGAAGCTGTGGGTGCTGGACAACTGAGTCCAAGCGAAGCCAAAGAAATCTTACAAGATTTGATCAGTACAGAGAAATTAGAAGAAGGCGCCGCAGATCAACAAGCTACCGCGGCTCTAGTGTTTGGTGTTACACAACTGATCAGTTTGTATTAAATAACTTAGTTAATGCTTCAACTAAGTCTTCAATCATTCCATCATCATGAAACGGAGTAGGTGCAAATCGCAACCGCTCCGTTCCCACATCAACTGTGGGATAGTTGATAGCCTGTACATAAATGTTATAGTCATTTAACAGTGCATCGCTCATGGCTTTAGCACGTTTAGCATCGCCAACAAATACTGGCACAATATGACTAGTACTTGACTCCATGACAGGAATACATGCTTCTTTTAATCTGCGTTTTAATGTGGCGGCACGTTCTTGATGACGCTCGCGGATCTCAGGATGTGCTTTTAAATATTTGATTGCGCCCATTGCACCAGCACATGTTACTGGACTCATTGACGTTGTAAAGATAAAGCCGGCGGCCACACTGCGAATAGCATCAGCCACAATCCGGTCACAGGCAATGTAACCGCCTTGAACTCCGTAGGCCTTTCCCAAGGTACCATTGACTATGTCAATTTTGTTTTCAAGTCCAAGCTCTTCTACTTTGCCACCACCGGTTGCACCATACAAGCCCACAGCATGAACTTCATCAATGTATGTTATAGCTTTGTACTTTTCAGCTAATCTACATATTTCTTTGATGTGTCCCACATCGCCATCCATGCTGTAAACTGATTCAAATACCACGCAAGGTGTATTGCCTTGTGCAAAACTAATCTTGAGTTTCTGTTCTAGATCTTCTAAGTCGTTGTGTTTGAACACAACTTTCTTTGCCTTACTATGACTAATACCTATGATAATACTGTTGTGATTATTGGCATCGCTGATGTATTCAATGTTGGGGATAATCTTAGCCAGTGCAATCAGCGTCCATTCGTTGGCCACATAAGCTGAACTAAACAACACTGCCTTTTCTTTCTTGTGTAGCGTTGCCAACTCATGCTCCAGAGCCACGTGATAGTGACTGGTACCGCCAATGTTGCGAGTACCGCCAGAACCCGAACCAGTATGGTCCAGTGCTGTGTGCATGGCATCCAGCACCACTTTGTGCTGGCCCATACCCAAATAATCGTTTGAGCACCAGTTCACTATGTTTTTGATGTTGTATGGTCCGTACCAAATGGCATTAGGAAACTTGCCGTTTTCACGTACGATATCGTTAAAAACACGATATTTTCCTGAATCTTTTAGGTTTTGTATTAGATCTTCAAAGGGTTTGTGATTAATCATAGTAAGCTATTTAAGCTAAATATTGGTAGGGGACAATATAATGGCAAATATAAAGATATCACAACTACCTGTACTGGCTAATCCAGTAGATGCAACAAGAATTCCAGTTTTAGATAGTGGAGCCAACAAGACTGTGTCTGCAAGCGCATTGGCCACGTATGTAAACAATAAAATTACATCATACACACTGCCAGCGGCTTCAACTTCAGTGTTGGGCGGAGTTAAGATTGATGGCAGTACCATTACAATCAACGGTAGCGGGCAGTTAGTATCTTCAGGCGGCGGTTCAAATTATACCTTGCCCACTGCTAGCACATCAGTGCTGGGTGGTGTCAAAATAGATGGTAGCACTATAACATTGAATGGCAATAATCAATTGGTGGCAAACTATATTAACTATTCATTGCCCACTGCAAGTACATCAGTGCTGGGTGGTGTCAAAATAGATGGTAGTACTATAACATTGAATGGCAGTAATCAATTGGTGGCAAACTACACCACTTACACATTACCCACTGCAAGTACGTCAGTGCTGGGTGGTGTCAAAATAGATGGTAGTACTATAACATTGAATGGCAGTAATCAATTGGTGGCAAACTACACCACTTACACATTACCTACTGCTACTACCAGTGTGTTGGGCGGTGTAAAAGTGGATGGGTCAACTATCACAATAAATGGTTCAGGCGTAATTGCAGCCACAGGTGCTGGCGCTGTTGTGTACAAAGGCACGTGGAATGCCAGCACTAACTCTCCTACTTTGGTCAACGGTACAGGCACAGCTGGATTTCAATATGCTGTGAGCGTGGGCGGCACAGTGAATTTTGGAGCTGGTAATATAACATTTTCTGCAGGTGATTTTGTGTTGTACAGTGGCACAGTTTGGCAACAAATTGCTGCCGGAGGAATTGCCGCGGCCGGCACACTGACTGGTACAGTACTGGCCGCGAATGTGGTGTCCAGCAGTTTGACCAGTGTGGGTACATTGACTAATCTCACAGTGACCAATACCATTACTGGCAGTGTGTCAGGCAATGCAGCCACAGTGACCAGCATCAGTGCAAATACTTTGACCAGCACTCAGGTTACCACTGCATTGGGATTCACACCTTACAGCAATGCCAACCCAAACAGTTACATAACAAGTTCAGCATTAACGGGCTATGCGCTCACATCAGCAATACCCACCAATAACAATCAATTGACAAATGGTGCTGGATACATAACTGGCATCAACTCCAGTGCTGTTACCACTGCATTGGGTTTCACTCCTTACAGCAATGCCAACCCAAACAGTTACATAACAAGTTCAGCACTGACAGGTTATGCGCTCACATCAGCAATACCCACCAATAACAATCAATTGACAAATGGTGCTGGATACATAACTGGCATCAACTCCAGTGCCGTTACCACTGCATTGGGTTTCACTCCTGTAGCGGCCTCCAGCGTAATTCCAGCTATCACACGTTTGGATGTGACCAACAGTGGTTCCACTGCATACTTGTTCAACAATCAGTACTCGGGTAATAATCCTACCTTGTATGCTATCAGCGGAACTACCATTGCGTTCAATCTCAACGTGAGTGGTCATCCGTTCTTGATTAGATTCAGCGGAGCCAATTATGACACTGGCTTGATTCACGTGGCCACTGACGGCACTGTGAGTACTGGAACTAATGCTCAAGGCAAAACTTCAGGAACATTGTACTGGCAGATACCACAGAACATCTCAGGTGCTTACGGATATCTCTGCCAATTACATGGTGGCATGATAGGTGTTATCACCGTCAAACAGATCTCAAGCCTACCATAACGTCATATGGAATGGGAAACTGTTGAGCCTTACAAGTGGCGACAAGACCCTCAAGGCAATTATTGGCGTGTGTATATCCAAGGAGTCCGAGGCACTGTGCAAGTGGATGAAATTGTGTGGATGACTGGCCGCTTTGATCTGTTAGATAATTTGTACTGGGAAGCTCAAGCAGTGTTGGCGGGTCACTATCACTGCTGTTTATGGGGCAAGTGTTGGATTTTGCGATAACGTCGCTGTTCCAAATACATGATCCAAGGCGAAACATGCGCTGCCGCCATTACAATCCACATCAGTAGCATTTCATTGGCAGCTCCACACATACTGGGATTTAGATAAGAATACACCGCTCCTGCCACAAACAAGGGCATGGGTGCTAGGCTTATTGCAATGTTTATAATACGATTCATACAATATTTATCCAGCATAATAAACGCTAAATATTGCTAGAGGATTATAATAATGGCCGCAAACGGGATATCAACGCTAGCAAATAAACAATTAAAGCAAGAAGCCAAATTGGCCAAAGCCACTGCCAAAAGACAGGGCAAAGTTGTGGCCCGTGATGGCACAATTAGTGGCAGTACAGATGCAACAAAGAACTATTACAGAGCCGCTAATACGTTAGATACAACATTATTACCAACAAAATATAACGTCAATGCCATAACTAACAATGTCAACACAGGTGGGCTAGTTAAAGGCCGTCCTTGGTCAACAACTAATCCAGATACTGCTATTACAGTTATTGAAACCAGTTCCAGTGGTGCTACCTTAATCTTGAACTTGGACAGTCGAAATACCAACAGTCTAGCAAGAACTGCCAGTCCAGGTACTTGGTACGATCTAACCAGCAATCACAATGATGCTACCATCTATGGCTCAGTGGCCTATGGAACAGTAGGCGGACAAAGTTGTGCTGTGTTCCCAGGCGGTGATGCTAATTACGCTCAATGTGTGCCTAACGTTTATTTTGATGGTAACTCATTTACCATACAGAGTTGGGTTTATGTCAGCGCAGTATTAAACTGGAACCGAATCATAGACTTTGGTAATGGCGCTGGCTCTAACAACATCTTGTTATCCAACACGTATGGAGGTACAGGCAAGCCCGGCATCTATATTGAAGGATCACAGTTTCAATCAACTTACCCAGGCTCCAGTACAGTATTATTAAACGTCTGGCATCAGATCTGTGCCACATTTACACTCAACACTGTAGGCAACCTCAGTCAAGGGCTTGCTAAAATCTACATAGATGGACAACCGTACGGATCAGGTGTAACCGGCAAGCCAGTAAACATCACACGAACCTTATGCTATATTGGCAAGTCAAACTGGGGCAATCCTCCAGATCCAAACATGCAAGGTGGTATTGGTGCTATACAGATCTACAACGGCGCACTAACAGATGCAGAAATGTTGAGCAACTATAATACAACCAAGAGCTACTACGGATTATAATATGGCCGCAAACGGAATATCAGAACTAGCAACTAAAGAGTTGCGTCAAAAAGCTAAACTAGACTTGGCCGCTACTGACCGCGCCGCAACTGGGCGTAGATCAGTTTACGATATATCAGAACTGCCCACTAAGTATTCAGGTAATGATGTTGTAGATAATATTAATAGTGGCGGGTTAGTTGTTGGACGTCCTTGGGCATCATCAGAAACTCCAAACTTATTCTCAGGATTGTCTATATGGTACGACACAGCTCTAGCATCAACTATCAACGGTGGAACATTCTCAGACGGAACTACTGTTACAGCCTTAACTAACAGAGCGACCGGCACAAATGGTGCGGGAAGTAGTGCCGGACGAGAGCCAACTGTACAGAACGGTGTGGGCGATACACTCAACGGTTATCCTGTGATTAGATTTGCCACAGCTGGCTCATACGATAATATTAGATTTACCACTGAGGCCTTTGACAATATCACCGGATGGACTGTGGTTATGTTGGCCAAAACAGTTAGCACAGTGGGATTTAATCCTGCCCTGTTTATGATAACCAACTCTGCACAAAGCAGTTTAACTGGAGTTAGATACCTATCTAATTCAGCTTACCAATTCTATACCCCTGTAGGTTCAGCCTCAGTAGCTAATAACATAGACCCTGATGGCACTTGGAAGATTATCACAATGCGCTATGACAGCACAGCGGCTGTGGCCAGTAGATGTACATTTAGATGGGCTAAGACAAACATAACAGTAACCAACGGTGGAACACCACCAAGCGGAACTCTTACAACTACAGCGACCTATGTTGAAACTATGAGTGCAACCGACGGCGACCTTGCTGAACAGATAGCCTACAACCGTGCCTTAACAGATGATGAGATCATAGCTCTAGAAGACTACCTCAGCAGTAAGTGGGGCGTATAATATGGCCACTAACGGATTCTAATAAATACTAGCATGAGAGCAAAAGAATTCACTATTAATATTCCAATCAACATTAAGATTAATGGTGATGGCGAGCCTGAAATTTCAACAGGCCAAGAACAAAACGAGCCAGAGTTTCAATCAAATCCTGTAATGGTTCCTCCGTTACAACAGCATTTAGAGTTACACAAAGCCGAATTAGGTAAAGAAAGCCCTGTTATTGACAAAATGACGCAGGACGATAATATTGGCAGTGAAACTAAATCTGCCGACGACAGCTTACTCCAAGCAATCAAACAACTTATTAGCCGATAAATACTCTAACTAGGGTATTTCATGTCGGAATTCATACAAAAACTATTCACCAGTTATAAAACTCGCACAGATGGCGATACTCGCATCGGCCAGCTCAATCGTATCTGGTACGATTCAGAAACCAACACATTCCGTATACAGTTAGACGATACCCCCGGCGGCACTATTATTGGCGGTGGCGGCACAGGTGGCGGCGACTACACATTACCCACAGCCAGCACCACAGTCAAGGGTGGTGTGAAAATTGATGGCACTACTATTACCATCAACAATCAAGTTATCAGCGGATTCAGTGGAAGCTATACTGACCTATCTAATAAACCAGCATTGTTCAGTGGAAGCTATACTGACTTAACTAACAAGCCTACAATACCAGCCGCACAAGTTAATAGTGATTGGAATGCCAGTTCTGGACTAGCACAGATACTAAACAAACCAGCATTGTTCAGTGGAAGCTATACTGACTTAACTAACAAGCCTACAATACCAGCCGCACAAGTTAATAGTGATTGGAATGCCAGTTCTGGACTAGCACAGATACTAAACAAACCAGCATTGTTCAGTGGAAGCTATACTGACTTAACTAACAAGCCAACGTTGTTTGATGGAGCATACGCCAGTCTAACTGGCAAGCCCACATTGTTCTCGGGTAGCTATAATGACTTAACAGACAAGCCAACAATACCCAGTGCTTACACTTTACCAACAGCAACTGACACAATATTGGGTGGTGTCAAGATTGGTAGCAATATAACTATCAACGCAGGTGTTATCAGTGTAGCCGCACCATTCAGTGGATCATATACTGACTTAACCAACAAGCCCACTATTCCAGCCGCTCAGATACAAAGTGATTGGACACAGTCTAACAATGCCAGTTTAGACTTTATCAAGAACAAACCAACTATACCAGACATTGGACCAATCCAGGAAGTGTTCTCTGCTACAACAGAACCAATGGGACACGCTGATAAGAGTCAGTCAACCATTTCGTTTAATGATTCAACAAGAACATTTACAATTAGTCCAGTAAGCGGTTCTTATAATGTTTGGGTCAAAGGTGCTAAGTTTGTTATCAGCACAACTCGTACTGTGACTATTCCTAATACAACTGGCTTGTACTACATTTACTTTGATGCCGCAGGCGCATTACAATATCAAACAACATACTTTGATTGGCCTAACCAAGCCCCTACCGCTTATGTCTATTGGAACTCAGGCACTGGCAAAGCACCTATGGTGGCTGACGAACGACACGGCATTGTTTTAGATTGGCAAACACATGAATACCTACACCGCACACGTGGCGCGGCCATTGCCAACGGCTTTGGTGCTAGTAATTATATACTTGGTGGCAATGGCAGTCTTAACACGCACATACAACTAGACATTGCCTCGGGCACATTCTTTGATGAAGATTTACAAGTGGATGTTGTCAGCACTAACACACCTACTGCCAACACTTGGGAACAAGATCTAACGGGCCCAAGTCAAATACCAATATTCTATCTGTCTGGAACAACTGGCTGGGTAAGAGATAATCCAACTACCTTTCCGTTAAAGAGAGGATCAGTTCGTCCAGTATATAACTTAAACACAGCAGGCACTTGGTCAACTCCTGATATTGACAACAACAAGTTTGGTGTTACATTTATCATTGCCACCAACAATATAAACTATCCAGTGATGGGAGTTATAAGTCAAACGCAACACGCTAATCAAAATGATGCCGAAGCCATTGAGTGGAATGACTTGAACTTAACAGGTTTTCCTGTTGTAGAATTCCGTCCACTGTATAAAGTTGTTTATCAAACTAAGACAAGTTATAGTAATACTCCCAAAGCTACTATTGTTTCCGTATGGGACTTAAGAAGTTTTGCCAGCGTAATTTCATCGGCCGCCAGCTTTGTTGATGCCAATGCTTTATCAGGAACCGTACTTGCCCCAGCTGTGGTTACAAGTAGTTTGACTAGTGTTGGCACATTAACTAACTTAACAGTCACTAATACAATAGCAGGCAGTATTAATGGCAGTGTACTTTGGATTAACTCAACACCTGCTCCAGGCGATCCTTTTAGAACAGCAATCAGTGCCGCAAGTGGCAATGCCAGTATTTCATTATCTACTGGCTTGCCAGAATTAGGTTCAACTGTCAGTTGGACATTTGATACAACCAAGATCACATTTCCAGACACTACGACACAGACAACTGCCTACACTGGTAATGCCGCAACAGCAACTAAACTAGCAACAGCTCGTGCTATCAACGGTGTTAACTTTGATGGCTCTGCGGCTATTACAGTTACAGCCGCGGCAGGTACACTAACTGGCGTAACATTAAATTCAACAGTAGTAAATAGTAGTTTAACATCAGTTGGAACACTAACAAGCCTAGCTGTTACCAACAGTTCATCTTCGCCTGTAAATGTGACCTATACGCCAGCGTCAACAACTGGACAAGCAATATTAGCCACAGGTAAAGACACACAGGGTGGCACTGGATACTTTGACTTCTTAAAAGTTACTAATACTACCAGCGGTGTTACTAACGGTAGTAAGACATTCCGATTGAGTAGCACAGGCGCTGTAGAGATTGTCAATAGTGATTACTCATCAACTCTATTAATTTTAAGTAATACTGGTAATTTAAGTATTAGCGGAGATTATCAAGTAAGCGGTAAGAAAGCAGTCAACGGCCCAGCATTTAGAGCGTATGTATCTACAGCGCAAACTCTTTCATCAGGCAGTCAGCTAACAGTAACATTTGGCGCTGAAAACTTTGACACTGACAACTGTTTTACCAGTAATACATTTACACCTACAATAGAAGGCTACTATCAATTCAATGCTACTGTTCGTATTGACGGCCCGGCTAGCACTGGCGAAATTATGATTGTGCTTTACAAAAACGCCAACGAATATGCTCGTGGCACTAACGAAGGCGGCACAGAACAAGGTGCAAATTGGTATTCAATGCAGGTATCTGACATAGCCTATGCCAATGGTACTACAGATAGTTTTCATATTCGGATCCAACAGACTAGTGGCAGTAATAAAACTACCACAGCTGGATCCACAATTTCGTATTTCAGTGGCGTAATGGTGCGCGGCGCATAACGCTAAATATACATATGAAAGTTAAAGAAATACTCACTGAAGGCCTTGGTAAAAAGGATACGTATCCAATCCTATTGGACTTTGTGCGCTTTGCCGCTGAACACTTGGAACTCAAAACACTGCCAAAGTTTGACTTTGTGTTTGATTCAAAGCAAAGTGTGGAACGCAAATCATTTGGTGGATATCAGCCAGGTGCTGAACACATCACTATTACTGTGAAGAATCGTCACATCAACGATATCTGTAGAACATTGGCACACGAAATGGTACACTTCAAACAAGACTTGAATGATGAGCTGGCTGACGATGACGCAGGCTCGACTGGATCACCACAAGAAAATGATGCTAACGCACAGGCCGCCGTAATCATGCGCAACTGGGGCAAACAGCATCCAGACTACTTTGATAAAGAATCAGTAGAATAACAAAAAAGCCCACTTATGCGTGGGCTTTTCTATATGCGGCCATTGCTAATTCTCTAGCTTGAGCCAGTCTGGCTAACACATAATCACTTAACGGTGCTTTGTCATCGTAATCATGTACCAGTTTTCCAAACTGTTCAGCTCGTCTATTACGACCAAATGTGACCTCATCGTCTATTATGAGGTCATCATTGTCATCTAAACTGCGATTACTTAGCGGCTGGGGCAGTTGGCTTTGCGTCTGCTTTAGGTGCGTCTTTCTTAGCAGGCTCGCTTTTGACAGGCTTCTTTTCGTCCTTCTTGGCTTCCACTTTAGCTGGTGCTGAAGCAGGAGTTGCTGGTGCCTTAGCTGGCTCAGCGGCAAATACAGTTGCGGCAAACAAAGTTGCGATTACGGTTGCGATAGCTTTCATTTTAAAGTTTCCTTTAGGTTAGTGTAGGAATTTCTATCCCTACATATATACAACGCCTTAGAGTTACACTTAGTTGACAATTCATTTAACCAAAATAAAAGCACCCGAAGGTGCTAGTGAATGTTACGCTATTCTGGCGAACTAGCTATGCTAATGTATTACTTCTTTGTGCCTGTATTAACAAACCCATAGAACTTTTCAGCGGCTTCCATGATCTTGTCTAGACCTGGAAACTCTGGCATACCTACTCGGGTTACAACTTGTCCAGTCTTTTCATCACGAGCAACTGACATTTCCCAACCGCGGAACTTTGAGTGGTATTCTTCCATAACAGCGTCTTTGGCCATAGCCAACACGTCTGTGCGGATCTCGTAACCGTTCTTGCTGAATTTAACTTCTGGTAGTTTTGGTGTATTGAATTCAGACATTACGCAGTTTCCTTTTTGGCAGTTGCTTTCTTAACTTGGCTTTGAACAGCGTCGTTGGTTGTTTTAAATACAGCTTCAGCAATGCTTAGAGTAGTTTGGTAAGATCCTTTTGCAAACTTGGCTTGTGCTTCTGTTAGCTTAACTAGCTCTGCTTGGATCTTTTTGTCTGTAACGTAAGTTTCTACGAACTTAGTTTGAGCACCTTGAACGGTGTCGATGATTGTGTCAAATGATGTAAACATATTAATCTCCTGTGTGTATGTTTGTGTTCAACAGCACTATTGCTGTCCATGTATTTATTATACAGTATACAAAACTGTGTGTAAAGCTGAATGAGTTATTTCTTAAATTTCTTTACTCTTTCTTTAATGATCTTGACCACTGATTCTGCCAACACCACTTCGTAGTGGTTGTAGTCCACTTCTATCAGTTCCATGTCCTCATGATGCCGTTGACTGGCTATGGTTACCACACCATCGTTGGGTTCATGCATGAATGGGCTTTGGCCTTTGACAGTAACAATGTTAGTCCACGGATGCTGTATCTTGATCCGATCAGCCTGTTTCATGGCCCATGAACTGGGTCCAATGTCGCGCATCAGTCTACTGAACGGCAAGAAGTATTTGACCATTTCAGCCACTTCAGCACCTCCATAGGGTGTACTCAGTGTAACAGCACCCAATACCTGTGTGGGTATGGCATTGGCCAGATGTATGGCATATACTCCGCCCAAGCTATGTGCTATAAATGCAATGTCGTTAACGCCTTCTAATTGAGCTTGCATTTCATTTAAGTTATTTTCAAACCCATTTCGACTATCGTAGTTAATGTCTATGCCTTTTCCCAACTTGCCCCTAATATAGTTAAAACTTTCGCTTGTGGCACTGGCGCCATGGATGTAAACAAGTGTCATATCAGTCTAAAATTTTATGCCAAGGTTGGGGATCTGGTATAGTGCAAGGGCCTTCAGCTGGCTCTGTGCCGTAATCAGCTGGAGTAATGATTTCCAAATACTCCATGTCTGGACTGTAGTCGTATAGATAGTGTACAATACCTGGCTGTTGCTGTACGCAGTCGCCTGCTTCAACTAGATGGATTTTGTCCTCATACATGAACTTGGCCCAACCCTTTAACATGTAAACGATTTGGAACTCAGCCACGTGAATGTGCCAGCCAGTACCGCCTGAACCTTCTGGAGGTAAGTTAGCTTTGGTAATATGAGCAAGCACACGCCCGTGTGTTGCATCTGCTACGCCAAGATCTTTGTATAGAAAAAAGTCGCGTAATCCGCCACCCTTAAATTCTACCTCAGAACCTTTAACGTGTGAAAACTTAGTAGTCATCTATAAGACCTCCTGTGTGTATGTATTTACACCTTACGGTGCAAGATTACTGTGCTATAACTAGATAAACTACAATGGCAACAATAGCTATTGCGGCTGTTTTTTCGCCATATTTGTGTTCGTAATGCTGTAATCGTTCAATAATATCCACCATTACGGTATCCTTTACGGTTACGGTATTCGTGTAGGGCCTCTGCCCAAGCAACAAAAAAATTGCCAATTTTAGTTAATGTGTTTTTCATAGAAATCGTTCCTTTTGGGAGTTGAATTGTCGGATGTAATTTTCCAACTGTGCGGCATCGGTAATGCCTTTGTCTGCTAGATAAGCATCTAGACTTGATTGATAACTGCTACCTGGGAACATTTCGGATAGACGTTCCAGTATAGACTGCATCTTTTCTGATAGGTATTTCATTTTACTTTCCTGTGTGTTAAGTGTGTAGCTACTCATGGTTTCTACTGAGTATTTAGCAAGTATACATGGCACTGCAACATTTACCAAGTTATTTGATATTATTAATCAAGCATAGTATACTATAAATACACTTGGAAGATCATATATGCGCAAAACAACAAGAAGTATTTTACAGGAATTAAGCGATTTAGGCATTAACCGAGACACTGACTTGGTTATCGAAAGCCGCGGTTCCAACATCATCCAAAGTGCTGTGAACTTATTGGAGCAGATTAGGGCCAGCTATGATATCGAAACGGCCGCTGAGTTAGAGCGCAGATTCATCAACAGCATTAGAACAGCTGATGCCAGCAAATTCAAACGTGGCATCAAGCGCATACAAGAGAGTAAAGAATGAGCGGATTTGCATTAGAACCAGCAGGGCTATATGGCGTTGAAGAAATCAATGCCGCACGATTAGGCCCTACTGCCAAACCAAAAAAGAAGATAGATCCACAAAACATCAAAGGTGTTATTGTGCGTATTCCACGCAAGGCTTACGATGCTATTGTACAACAAGTACAGCCAGTGTTGGATGCACTTGGCACCAAAGGACACTGGACCAGCGGATCAGCAGGTTCGTGGCATCCAAACCATCCTTACTACAAAATGGGCAGTGTCAAAACAACTGCTGGCGATATAGACATTCATATCAGCAGTAAAGAAATTGCTCCTAAGTTAGGTTTAGAAGCAGATGCTGACGACGGTGCAATCCGTAGCGCATTGGCACAGTATCTCAGCCAAAGTTTTGACAGTGTAACACAGACTGGCGAGCAAGTACACCTTGGAATTCCAGCAGGCTATACTGTTAACGTGCCAGCACTGGGTACTGAAGTTGCGGCTTATTATCAAGTGGATTTTCCAACTACAGAACATGCGGCCACCACAGTTAAACATCACGAACACGAATACTCACAAGACTATCAATATGACGGACAAGACCAGCAAATGGCGCTGTCCAGCTTGGCCAACAGTATTCCCAATCATCTTGAAAAAGCGTTCTTGTACTACGGCATGGGCGGCGCACTGAAAAGTCGTGCCAATGGCGAAGTGTTGGAGCGTGATGTACATAAGATAGCACAACGCTTGTTCAATGATCCATCTGCCAATCAGGACTGGTTAGCCACAGTGGAACGTATACTGCAACACATTCCACAAGGCATAGACAACCCACGTTTAGCACAGTTCAAAGGCGATATGCAGAAGAAATACCCAGAACGTTTCCTCAAAGAAGGGTCAGTGGATTGGTTCAAAGCTATTCGTCAAATCGTTAGCATTTAAAGCAGGTTTTTACCAAAATAGGTAAATAAATATACAAAGGACACAGAGGGTGTTCTAAAAAGCATATAGAGGAGAAATATTATGCCATCAGTAGACTCAACAACATCAGCCAATTGGCTAAAAACAACAGAAAGCACACAGTTTGGTACTCGTGAACTAACAGTAATTAAAGTGTTAGTAACAGGCGGTTCAAACGACATGCGTTATCAAGACGGCGCTACCAGCTCATTGTCTTACACACTACCAGCAAGTTTGTACAGCAAAGCAGTTCGTACATTACAAAACTTTGTAGAAGTTTATGCAGTATACGCACCAGTAGCTACAGGCTTTATTGCTGTTATCGCCGCAGATACAGCAAACGGTGCTGACAGTGGTAATACACAAGGTACAGGTTTTGGTTTAGCAGAAGCCGCAATCAATGCCGCTTTAAATGCAAGTGCCGCAACTACAATCTCAATTCCAACAATTGCAATTGGTACAACACTGTAATTTGTTTTAATTCTCAGGGATGGGAAGACTAAGCCTACTTTTATAGTAGGCTTTTTTACGACTGTTAAATACTGCATGGAATATAAACTATACACATTGATAGACATAACCAGCACAGGACAATATCGTCATGAAGCTGGTAAAGAATCCTTACGTTGGAAAGAACAAAATTTTAGTTCAGTAGTACAAACACTTGGCATGCGAGCTAACATTTCGTATGTGCAAAAACCCATAGCAACCACAGTCAAAGGTACTGTAATAGGATTTGACATGGAAGACGTTGTCAAAGTGTGGCGTTTTGATTTCAGTACAGAGCGTGATTTCTTATATCAGAAAGATGATGACGCAGTAGGATATCTCAAAGACGATTTCAACGGTGTGCCCTACATATCAGGTCTTGACGAACTCATGGAACAACGTTTTGCTGTGTTTGTCACCGAAGGCCAAAACAAAAACATTGTTTTTCATCAAAAGTAATAAATAACATTGTAGGCAATTTATCCACGTAAACACTTAGGCATTCAATCATACACTAGGCACATGACTCGGAGCGAGTCCCTGACTTATAACATTGGAGAAGCCTAATAATGGCCACAAAAGAAGCAGTAGCACAGTTAGCACTGTTACCAGAGCGTGTAGCAGTAGTTGAAACCAAAGTACATCAAATAGAAGAAAAACTTGACGAACTCAAAGTAGGCGTCAAAGAAATGCACGACTGTCTAGACAACACTCGTGATTTGCTAGACACAAAACTGTGTGAAATGGCCACAGCCAGTAACACGCAACATGCAGAACTAGCTGACAAAATCACCAGCTTAGAAAAGATCAAAAACAAATACACCATGTATGCCATGGTAGGTTTGGCATTTGCCGCAGGTGCTGGTTGGATCAACGCTATTAATTTTCCACATGTATTAAAGTTCCTAGGCTTGTGATTCTGTTAAATACAGTACCATGTATGCTCAAGAAACTCAATCAGAATTTGCACCCACGCACAACAAGCTAAACCCCAGCCTGTGGGACGGCACCGAACTCAAACTGGAAATCCGTTATAAACTGCTACAAATTGCCAAGCACTTTATAGACTACATCAACATACCCAATTTGGATCTTACTGACATTACCATCAGCGGCAGCAATGCCAGCTTTGGTTACAGCAAGCACAGCGACATAGATCTACACTTGATAGCCAACATGCCCAAGGATCATCCAGATCTCAAGGAGCTGTTCAATGCTAAGAAAAATCAGTACAACAGCCAATACCGAATTACACTTAAAGATATACCTGTAGAAGTGTATGTGCAAGATGCCGCAGAGCCACATCATAGCGCAGGCATTTATAGTGTATTAGACAGCAAATGGCTGAGTGAGCCTAAAGAACTTACTCCTGATGTAGATCCTAAAGAAATCAAAAAGAAAGCCCGCAACTACGCAGGAAAGATAAACCAATCTCTACGGTCAAATGACTTAAATACTGCTGAAGAAACAATGGATCACATCTATCGTTTACGCAAAGCTGGATTAGAATCTGGCGGCGAATACAGCATTGAGAATTTGGCATTTAAGCTATTGCGTTCCAGGGGACAGATAGACAAATTGCGCAAACGCATTGATCACTTACAAAGCAAACAACTAAGCCTCGGGGAACAAGATGAAGATTAAAGATATTGTAGAACATAAAAAAGGCCACAGAGCCAAGCTCTATACCAAAAAGCCACAACAACAAACTACCAAACCCGGCATGCCTCAAGCTGATGTCAACGAAGATGGTGAAGCATACAAAGTTACACAAAACGACCCCAACACTGGTTTGACTTTGGCCAAACCAGACGGCACACAACTCATACTGCCTCCAGAGAAAGTAGCGTCTGTCATGGCTGATCCCACTGACCCTAACAAGTTTACTTTGAATCCCGATGCAGTAGCTGATGCCAATCAAGATCCTAATAAACCAATGGGTCCGGCAATAGGAGCGAATGTTGAACTTGCGGCCGCAGAAGATATCGGCGGAGATCCTACTGATGACTTTATCAAAGATGTCAGTGTGAAACCACATGTGACAGGCAGTTATAATTACGAAGATCAAGACGACAGTTTCAGTATGACTCCTGAAGAGTTTATGGCAGGGTTGGCACAAACAGCACGTGAAAACGATACGGATCTAAGTCCAGCTGATATGGAATCTGCAAAGAAATTCATAGTTCCAGACGGGCATGGTAATGTTGATATAGTGTTGACTATGCAAAAAATGTCTCAGGTTTTTAATGATCCAGAATTTTTAAAAATGATTGACGACTTAAAATCACTAGCGGCTCAAGCAGACAATATGCCAACAAGTCAGCAACCATCGGATAGACCACAATCTATTAAGCCGGTGACGCCAAGTGCAGACACTGCGGCCAAACAAGCTGATGATGAGTTACTAGAAAAAATGAGAACTATCGCAGGCTTAAGATGAAAATAAGCGAACTTTTAGACGGCTACGAACACAGTCCAAAGAACGAAAAAATATACAATATCCTTGACGGATTTGATATTTGGACTACCCGTGAAGAAGCTAAACTCTTAGCACGTTTAAAACAACCAGTTAAACTCAGTCAGCTGAGTGAGCAAGATCAATTCAAAGTTCAGGTCATGATACGCAAGAGTTTGATAACTAAAATAGGAATGAACGATCCTAGTGTAGTTGCAAATGAAAAAATCAAATAAACCCAAACCTAAATTTATCAAAGAACTTGCTGGACAGTTTGAAGTAGACCTTGCAAAAACTCTGCCTATAAGCATACAGCCTAACGGCGACATTGTTTATAAAGAATTTGTAATTAAATTAGACAAATTTAAAAACTGGGCACTACATTACAAATCCGGGCCATTCATAGAACAGTTTTATCTCAAAACCTGTGCTCTTATGGCCGCAAAAGCATATCATCGATTAGACCTTAATAAATTCAACAGTATCAAGCAGTTGGATAGGCACTATTGGACGCATTATTGTGATACACTAGTATTCAAAAACAACATTGCCAAGAAGTCTATTGATTATGATAGGTATTTGATATTGTTAAATAAGTTGGAATACAGTCAGGATAGGTCGGATCATTACAAGAATCAAATATCACAGTCTTTTAAATGGACTTTCGCCAGCTGAAAAGTATAAATACACAATAAGATATCTTAGGACGCCATCATGCAAATTAGAGAACTATCAAAACCTGTTACTAGCAAAAGACTCAACGAAAGTCTAGCTAAGAACTTTGGATACAAATTGAAACTGGAACAATTCAACGATGTTCAGCTTTCAGACGTGCAAAACAAACTACGCACTGAAATGAGCCAACTCGAAATGAATGAAAGTTTTGACTCATTGAGTGGAAGTCCAGCTTATCAAAAGACTCGTGCTTTGCTTGATGTTATCAATCAAGAAATCATGGAACGCGAAGAAGGCAAATGCAGTGATTGCCACAAAGCGCCATGTGAGTGCGATCTTGATGAATCACAAGACGAAGAAGAAACAATGAAAAAACAAAAGAAAAATGAAAGTGTTAACCAATACAAAGCAACCATTATTGGACAACGTGCTAAAGGGTTTTCAGTTCCATCAAATTGGATCAACAGTGCAATTCAACGAATGACATTGGGCGAAAGCGACAACGCAGAACTCAAAGCAGAATTATCAATTCGTTACGACTTAACAGAATCACAAGCAAGTTATATTCTTGCTGAAGGCGAAGAAGACAAGGCCGAAATCATCATGGCTACAAAAGACATGGTAGACCGTATTACAGGCTGGCTAGAAGATGTGGCCGCAATGAAAGCAGAACAATTGCTTGAACTAATGGACTCTATAAGAGAAACTCAAGGAAGTGATGTTGCACAACAATATCAAGATGCAGTTAAACCTGCATTAGAGGCAGTATACACAGCATTAGAAACTTCAAGAACCGGTCTATCAACAGGCTTATCTTTAGTATCAGGCGGTGAAGCACCAACAATGGGCGCACCTGCACCAACAGGCGGATTGCCTTCCATGGGAGGTGATGCAATGGCAGGCATGGCCGCTGACATGTCAGGCGCCGCACCAGCAGAAGAAACTCCTCCAGCACCTGAAGTGGGTCGTGAGAAGCGTGAAAGCATTGACTATAGCCGCAAGTTGGGCATGTTGTTAGCTTCAAAAAAAAAATAATTGAGAACATAGAACCCTTAGAACGTATTCTTTGGGTTCTTCAATCAGACGCAAACAATCAAGGCCCTAACGGAATCGAAGGCAATCTTCGATGGGATACATTAAACACTGAATTGGCCAATAGAGACATGCCCACACTGGGTGACAGTGATGCTGAAGCATATGATGCATTTGTTGCCCGTTGGGATGATCCACAAGAAGGCCCATTACTGAAAAAGTTCATTGATCGATTTGATGGTCAAGGCATTGTGTTAAAAACCAATAATCAACAAAACAGACAACAACAAGGCGGAGAAAAAACCGGCGAAGTTGAGAAAATGGCAAAACGTGCAACCAAATTAGGCAAATAAGCATTGACAAATAAGGTCATATAGTTTAACATACTGTATGACCTTATTAACTGAAAGATATGACTACACTCCCCTAAACAGAGAAAGTGTAGAAGGCAAGCGTTTATACGCCACGCCAGACGGTGGCAAACTGCCATCCGTTACAACAATACTAGACAAAACCAAACCAGCAGAAAAAGTTGCCGCCTTACAAGCATGGCGGCGATCTGTGGGCGAAAAGAAAGCCACTGAGATTGTTACCGAAGCTGCCAGCCGCGGTACACGTATGCACAAGTATTTGGAAGATTACATTGTGCAAGGCACACTCAACGATCCAGGATCAAATCCATACAGTGTGCAAAGTCACAAGATGGCCAAACACATTATCGAACATGGACTTAAAAACGTTAACGAAGTGTGGGGTGTTGAAGTTGGTTTGTATTATCCAGGTTTATATGCGGGAACTACTGATTGTGTAGGACTTCATTTGAATGAGGGTGCAATCATGGACCATAAACAAACCAACAAACCCAAAAAAGAAGAGTGGATTGAAGACTATTACTTGCAAATGGTGGCTTATGCGCTGGCTCATAACGAAGTACATAAGACCAACATTCGCAAAGGTGTAGTATTCATGTGCGTAAAACCTCCCGAAATTACACCTATGGTTTGGGGAGAACCGGCTTATCAGGAGTTTATTCTTACCCCAGACATGTTTGCTCACTGGGAAAAGCAGTGGTGGAATAGGGTGGAGCAGTACTACAGAGAAAACTGATAAATATCCTATATAGAGGATATTCTCATGGCTGTGGTTCAAATTAGTCGAATTCAAGTTCGACGCGGTAAAATTAATAGTGGTACTGGGCTACCTCAATTGGCATCGGGCGAAATGGCGTGGGCCATTGATAGTCAGGAATTGTACATTGGCAACGGAGCTGTCAGCGAAGGCAGTCCGGCAGTAGGAAATACAAAAATTCTTACGCAAAAGGATCTTGAAACACAATTCAACATTCTTAACACTATCAAACACATTTATCATGCTACCGATTCCAGCATAACTACTGGTCCCACAGCCAATAATCCCACTACACGATTACTACAAGACAAATTAGATGATGTTGTTTCAGCTTACGATTTTGGTGTAACTGGCAATGGAGTTGCGGACGATACTGTTACACTACAACGTGCTATCAATCAGTTATTTTTAAATCCCACTACCAAATCGTCAGGTACATCGGTTATTGCCAAACGAACTAGAGTAACATTGGTACTACAACCTGGTGTATATAACATATCGTCTACATTATATGTTCCGGCATATGCAAGCATAGTAGGTGCAGGCGCCGATAAGACTTTCATATATTATAATCCAGTATCTACTGTTACAGGTGCAACTACTAATGGACAGTCTTTATTAACTACCAGCGGAGCAAATGCACGTATGGTCGGTGCATTGATAACCGGCAACGGAATTCCTGCTGGAGCTACTATTGTTAGTGTTGTTCCCAACGTTAGTGTAACGCTGAGCGCCAACGCCACAGTCACACAAACTGCCATAACATTTACTGTTACATTGACCAAGTCTGCCATAGAGTTTGTTAATGATACATCAACAGTTGGAAATCCGTCCATCATCTCATCAACCACCAACAGTAATCAACCACGTAACATTGAATTAGAAGGCATGACTATTCATGCACCTACTGGTAAAAACGGATGTTTGACTTTGAACTGTGTCAAAGACAGTAAGTTTACGGATTTAAATTTACAAGGCGATTGGGGCGGAGTAACCAATACTAAAAACGTTGGTATTGCATTGAACAGTTTTAGCAGTTTGGTCACTTGCTCTGCTAACTTGTTTAAAAATATTCGATTTACAAACTTTACATACGCAGTATACGCAAAACAAGACATAATTGATAACGATTTTGAAAACTGTTTCTTTGATAACGGTTATCAAAGTTTTGTGTTTGGAGAAGGTGCCGATGGACAGACCGTGGGACAACAGTACGGACCGCGCAACACCAATATTACCAATTGCAGATTCAACAACATTAAAAGACATGCAGTGTATCTAGGTCTTGGCACTAACAATACCACTAGAAATTGCATATACAAAAATGTAGGCAATGACGGTGGCACCAGTAGTCTCAGCGCCCGATATCCGCAAATATATTTTGCCACATATGGCAACGGCAGTGTGAATGATATATCTGATAGACACATTGAGATGGCAACTTCTTTGGTGCTGACTACTCAGTATGTGCCTGAGTTTGCTGGACATGGTAGTTACGCTCCTCAAATGTTTAATAAAATTATTTTAGGTTATCGAACCACTGCTGACTTGGCTTTTAGATTGCCATGTTCAACTGATGCATTTGGAGTTCCCACAGAAAGTATTACACACACTATCAAATATTTTTATAAAAGCACAGCACAAAATTTCACTAGACAAGGCACTATTCAAATAGTGGCTGATGTTCTAAATGCCAAATTACAGTTGAGTGATGACTATAACTTTGCTGGCACTGACCCGTCTGGTAATAACCAAATGTTATTGGATTTCAAAGCTCAGTTTATTGATGCTGCCGGTGTTGTATTCACGGGCGCACCAGGACAAGTACCAACATCAATTGGAATTTATTACACCAATCTTGCTTGGGGTAACCAAACTGATCAGGGTTATTTTAACTATTCTTATTCCAGCTACCTATAATCAAATATTTCCGCCGTTGGGCTAGACAAGTTTAAAAAATGCGTATATAATTTAGTTTACGCTAATGATAAGGACTTTTCTAGCCCAATGTCATTTTGTTAGTGCCTTAAAACACCCATAAAACGGTGTATACGAAGAAGAATATTCGAATAAGATTTTCTCACTAAATACTTCCTCGTAAGGTTAATTACAAGATGAATGTTAGGTTTCGACAATAATGAATAAAATTACAGTAATAAAAAGAAACGGTGAAAAAGAACCGTTGACCATTGAAAAATGGCAAGCGCAGGTGGCCAAAGTCTGTAAAGGTATAGCTGACGTCAGTCAGAGTATGATAGAAATCAAAGCACAGCCTCACTTCTATGATGGAATCACTACAGAAGAAATTGATGGTATAACACTCCGTGCTATAGTAGACCTTATTGATGTAGAAAATAATCCAGATGTTGGTCACACTAATTATCAATATGTGGCAGGCAAACAACGACTGAGTATGCTACGCAAAGATGTGTATGGTCATTATGAAGTTCCCAGTTTATATTCCATTGTGCAGAAAAATGTAGCAACTGGTTTGTATACCAGTGAACTTCTGGAATGGTATACCGAAGAAGATTGGAATCGAATGGACGATATGTTGGATCACGAAAAGGACGAAACATATTCGTATGCGGCCATTGAACAATTGATTGAAAAGTATCTTGTTAAAAACCGCAGTACTAAACAAACTTACGAAACTCCACAAATTAGGTACATGATTGCATCAGCAACAATCTTTCACAAAGAAGAGCCTAATACAGCTCGTATGCGTTACATTAAGGAGTATTACAATGCCGCAAGTGACGGACTATTTACATTGGCCACGCCAGTGTTGGCAGGGCTTGGTACGCCTACTAAGCAATTTAGTAGTTGCGTTCTTATTCGCTCGGATGATGATTTGGACAGTATTTTCGCGTCAGGCGAAATGATGGCCAAGTATGCCAGTAAACGTGCGGGGATCGGATTGGAAATCGGTCGCTTACGCCCATTGGGCTCCCCGATTCGCGGCGGCGAAATCATGCACACTGGTATGATACCTTTCTTGAAGAAATGGTTTGGTGATTTGCGATCATGTTCACAAGGAGGTATTCGCAATGCAAGTGCTACTGTATTCTATCCTATTTGGCATCATCAGTTTGATGATCTTATTGTTCTTAAAAACAACCAAGGAACAGAAGAAACCCGAGTCCGTCATATGGATTATGGGGTTGTGCTTAGTGCTTTCTTCTGGAGACGATTTAAAAACAAAGAAGACATAACATTCTTTGACCCCAATGAAGTACCTGACTTGTACGAAGCCTTTTATGCAAATACACAACTGTTTGAAGAATTGTACGTAAAATATGAAAAACAAAAAGGTTTTCGCAAGAAAACAATGTCAGCCGAAGAAGTGTTCAAGTCGGGCATACTGAAAGAGCGCACTGATACAGGACGTATCTATCTTGTGTTTATTGACAATGTAATGAAACAAGGACCATTCGACCCAGAGTATCATACAATTTACCAAAGTAACTTATGCTGTGAAATACTATTACCTACTAAATCTTTCAAGCGTCTTGATGATGCTGATGGCCGCATTGCTCTTTGCACACTCGGCTCGATCAACTGGGGAGCATTCCGTAATCCAGAAGACATGCGCCGTGCTTGCCGCATTTTACAGCGTAGTCTATGCAACATACTTGATTACCAAGACTTCTTATCTATCCAGTCTAAGTTAAGCAATGATGAAATACAACCATTGGGCATTGGTGTTACTAACCTTGCCTACTGGCATGCCAAGCGTGGGTTACGCTACGGCGAAAAAGATGCATTACAAGACGTTAAAGCATGGATGGAACATCAAGCGTTTTACTTAACGGAAGCAACAGTTGAGTTGGCCCGAGAGCGTGGTGCTTGTCAGCATAGCTCACACACACGATACGGCCAGGGTACGTTTCCGTGGGAGTTACGAGCCAACGGTGTAAATGAACTAGCTGACTTTACCCCAGAACTAGATTGGGAAACCCTACGAGTCAATATGAAACAGTACGGTGTTCGCAATGCTACACTGATGGCTATCGCTCCGGTAGAAAGTTCAAGCGTTGTTATCAACAGTACTAACGGTATCGAAATGCCAATGAGCTTGATCAGTGTGAAAGAATCCAAAGCAGGATCGTTTGTGCAAGTGGTACCAGAATATCACAAACTCAAGAACAAGTATCAAATGATGTGGGATCAAAAAGACTGTGACGGTTATTTGAAAACCAGTGCAGTGCTTGCGGCATATGTGGATCAAAGTATCAGCACCAACACATTCTATAATCCAGCACATTTTGCAGATCGCAAAGTGCCAACCACATTGATTGCTAAGAATTTGATGCAAGCACACATGTGGGGTTTAAAAACATTTTACTATAGTTTGATTAACAAAGCAGGCAGTAAGATGAAAGCAGAAGAAGCTCCTACAATGCTGGAGCCAATAGATTTTGATAGCGAGGAAGACTGCGAGTCTTGTAAACTGTAATGTTAGAAACAATATGTGACATAATGGTAGACGCTTACAAGCGTAACTGGATTACCAGTCGTGATGGTAACGTGAGTATTCGTCATCACGACCGTGATCACTTTTACATTACACCAAGCGGTGTACGTAAACAAACTCTACAACCTGATCAGTTCAAAAAAATTGCAATTGATAGAACTATCAATAGTGGCAACGGCACAGGCATCTTTGGTTATAGTTGGAGAGATTTGCCGTATACCGATATCAGTAAAAATCTAGTACCCAGCGGTGAGATTCCATTACATTTTGGCTTACAAAAAGAAATGGGCCAGCACAGTGGAGAAGTTCGAGTAGTAGTACATGTTCATCCTACTTACTGTATTGCCGCAATGCATGCCGGTATCGATCTCAGCACTATTAGCGATGCGTTTCCAGAATTGAATCGTTATACCAAGGTTGCACCCAATGTGGGAGATGTACCTCCTATCAGTCAAGAGCTTGCGGATCAGTGTCATAAGATGTTACAATTAGACAAGATGGGAAACATTGCCTATGACATTGTAGGCATCAAAGGACACGGAGTTGTTGCTATTGACACTAGTCCTTGGCGTGCATATGAGCACATAGAAAGATTAGAACATATTTGCAAGATAGTACTTGCATCAGGAAAATATTAATGAGCACCGCACAATATAACTTAACAACAAAAACAGACTACCTAAGCCGTAAGATGTTTCTGGATCCAGCAGGTCCGGTGACTATCCAACGCTTTGAAGAAGTCAAATACAAAAAGATTGCAGACTTTGATGCTACTGCACGTGGCTTCTTTTGGCAACCGGAAGAAGTAAGTCTTACCAAAGATTCAAACGACTTCAAAGAAGCAAGTGATGCTGTGAAACATATTTTTACCAGCAACTTGTTACGTCAAACAGCGTTGGATAGTTTGCAAGGCCGTGGGCCAACACAAGTGTTCACACCAGTGTGTAGCTTGCCTGAAGTTGAGGCATTGATGTACAACTGGGGATTTTTTGAAACCAATATTCACAGCAAAAGTTATAGTCATATTATCCGTAACATTTACAACGTGCCTAAGGATGTGTTCAACACAATCCACGACACTAAAGAAATTATTGACATGGCTAGTAGTGTGGGTAATTACTACGATGCATTACATCAAATTAATTGTCGTAAAGAACTTGGTATGGAAGTCACAGAGAAAGAACATATTCGAGCCATTTGGATGGCATTGCATGCCAGCTATGCTTTGGAAGCGTTTCGATTTATGACATCGTTTGCCACTAGTTTGGCCATGGTTGAGAATAAAATCTTTATTGGCAATGGTAATATTATCAGTTTGATCTTGCAAGACGAACTGTTGCACAAAGGTTGGACTGCGTATTTGATCAATCAAGTAGTCAAAGAAGATCCACGCTTTGTTGAAGCCAAAACAGAATGTGAAGCAGAAGTCTACGCACTGTACATGGATGTGATTCGTGAAGAAAAAGATTGGGCCAGTTATCTGTTCAAGATGGGGCCAGTCATTGGACTCAATGCAAACATCCTTCGTGACTTTGTGGACTACACAGCAGTTGATGCGCTTAAACAAATTGGGATCAAATATCAATCAAGTGCTCCAAAGTCAACACCAATTCCTTGGTTCAACAAACACAGTGATACCAGCAAGAAACAAACTGCATTACAAGAAAACGAAAGTACTAACTACGTACTAGGTGTAATGAGCGAGACATTAGAGTATGATGCATTACCAGAATTATAAGAGAAAACAATGATCACAGTATATTCAAAAAACAACTGTCCGTTTTGTGACAGAGCCAAAGCATTATTAGAAAGTAAAGATGTTCCGTTCACAGTTATTAAAATGGAAGATGAACCAACTGCACGTGAGTTCTTGATGGATCAGGGACTGCGTAGTGTTCCACAAATTTTCAAGGATGGCGTTCTCCTTCCTGGCGGCTTTCAAGGCCTTGCAGGTAAAGACGAAGAATTTTTTAACACACTCAAAGGGTAAACATGCTAATCAATAAAGGTATCGCAACGGGCGAAGTAGTAACAATCAAAACAACAGCAGGCGAAGAAATCGTTGCTAAATTAGTTGACGAGAATCCAATGTCAGTTACAGTGAATAAGCCATTGGTGTTAACAGCAGGTCAAAAAGGTATTGCACTTGTGCCATTTTTGTTTACAGTTGAAATGGATACTAATGTTAGTATTTCGCGTTCAACTATTATGGTGCTAGCACCAACTGCTAAAGATGCTTCGGATCAGTATATTCAAAATACTACCGGCATTGCTTTAAAATAAATAGTATTATGCCAGCAATAGCCAGAGACGGAGATCCAACTACCACAGGTCACGGTTGTGACGGTACAACAACTGTGACTGGTCCTACTGGCGCTGGCGCCAAAGTGTTTGCAAATGGTATTGCTGTTGAATGCATTGGTAACCCCACAGCCGCTCACACAATCAAAAGTGGAAGGAATTGTGTACCACATGGCGCGGCTATCAATGCTGGTTCGGGTAATGTGTTTGTTGGCGGTATTGGTGTTGCTCGGGTGGGCGATTCTACCGATGCCGGTGCCATTACTGCCGGTTCTCCAAACGTTATTGCCAATTAACTAGACATTTATTTTTAACCCTTGTACACTAGGTATAAGTACTCTGTACTTCATATAAAGGATTATTAAAAATGGCTACAAACAAACACGCAGAATTTACAAAGATCGTAGAAGCAATGGAAGCAGACTTCGAAAAGTTTTATGACAAGGAAGTTGGCGCTGCCGGCACCCGTGTACGTAAACATTGTCAAGATTTGGCCAAGTTGTGCAAAGAAACTCGTAACGATGTTACCGCAGTTAAGAACGCAAGATCTGAAGCAAAAGTTGCAAAATAATTTGATAAATATAGTACGCTCTTTTTAGGAGGTGTATTATGTTAGAAACTTTATTTTGGTTAGCACTGGGTGCTTTTATCGGCTGGAACTTTCCTCAGCCAAATTTTGCCAAAAATATTCAAGCAAAAGTAATGGGTATGTTTAAGAAGGCAGAGTAAACGAAACTAGCGCCTAAGGCGTTATATTAGTATAGCCTGGAGACTATTATGAAACAGATATTACTAGCAATCTCAATGTTGGCAATGGTAGGCACGGCCAATGCACAATGGCATCATCATGGTGGACACTATCGCGGCGGCTATAATAACAATTGGATTGCACCTGTGATTATTGGAGGAGTAATTGGATACGAGTTAAATCGTCCACGTTACTATGAACCTCCTGTGGTTGTACAACAACCAGTTATCATACAGTCGCAACCCGTGTATTCAGTAACTCCGCAACCAAGCTGTACAGTATGGACGGAAACCCAGCACTCAGATGGCACAATAACTAGAACTAGGACCTGTATACAATAATATGGCATATTCAGAAAAAGTAATCGACCACTACGAAAATCCACGCAATGTGGGATCATTTGAAAAAGATGATCCCACCGTGGGTACTGGCATGGTTGGTGCTCCGGCATGTGGCGATGTAATGAAACTACAGATAAAAGTAGACGAAGATGGCATCATTACTGATGCCAAATTCAAAACATACGGCTGTGGTTCAGCAATTGCCAGTTCAAGTTTGGTTACGGAGTGGGTCAAAGGTATGCACATCAATGATGCTATTAATCTCAAGAACAGTCAAATTGCAGAAGAACTAGCATTGCCTCCAGTTAAAATACATTGTTCTATTCTAGCAGAAGATGCTATCAAAGCGGCTGTAAATGATTACCGTAACCGACACAGCGTCTAAAAAAATAAAACAAAATTTACTCAAACGCGGCAAGGGTGTTGGTATTCGTATAGGTGTAAGAACCACTGGTTGTAGTGGATTGGCCTACACTATGGAATACGTGGACGAGTACACTGCCGAAGTGGGTGTAACCAACTTTGCTCAAAAAGACTTTGTGGTATTAATAGATGCCAAAAGTCTAGCTTATCTAAATGGCTTGACAATGGATTGGGTTCGCAATGGACTCAATGAAGGTTTTGATTTCATCAATCCCAACGAACGAGATCGTTGTGGATGCGGTGAATCATTTCGAGTATAACAACCTTTGACTTAGTCGAATTTTATTAGTATAATACTAGTATCGTTATTATTTTTGGAGATTATTTTGAGTATGCATTTAGAAGGTCCGTGGCTAAGTACCACTGGCAAGAAAAAAGGTAAAAAGAAATTTGCTTCGGCAGAGCATGCCAGAAAGGCTAGAGAATTGGATGAGTCTTGGAAAGAATTACAAAAACGTTGGGCTATTGAAGCTGAGGATAAAAAACGTAAGAGAGGCTTAACAGCTGAACCCTTAAAAGGTCATTATAGTTTGTCTATTCCAGAAGGTCGTGGCACGTCACATATTCCTAGTAGAGACACAGGTGGCAATGCTACACTTGCTCCATCCAAAGTTTATACAGGCACAATGGTTAAAGGCATTGCAACCATGCATAAAAGCAACGCAGTACCGGTGTTTAGCGATGAACAAGCTGTTGACATTAGTCGTATGAGACGTTAAACTATAAACTTAGTATTTTGTACCATGTACACAGATGATAATTATATATTGCCCTAATAGGTTTTAGGGCAATTAAGCAGTAGGCTTTTAACGCACAAGGAGATGTATCGAAGCCATTTGTAACAGCGGGACTAGCAATTCCGTGATCCAGCGTAAAGGAGAAATAAAATGATACGCATCATAAAAGCAGTAGTATTTTTACTAGCAATATCGCTAGTAGTATTTGCAGGGTATAGAGCAGTTAATTATAAATTCGATACCTTGAAATCAGCTCGTGAACAAGCGAGCCCAGTTACAGCACAATTAAGACAAAAACAACTAGACTGTCTTGCTCGTAACATATACCATGAAGCAGGTTACGAGTCTTTCGAAGGCAAAGTAGCTGTTGCTCAAGTAACAATCAATAGAGCAGAAAGTGGACAATTTCCGTCGGACATCTGCCAAGTAGTATATCAAAAGAATGTAGTGTACGAAAAAGTCCTTTGCCAATTCAGTTGGTATTGTGACGGCCCTAGTGCTAAAAAGCCTATGAATGGTCCGGTGTACACGGAAAGTATGGAAGTAGCCAAAAAAGTATTGCTGGAAGGATTTAGATTGCCATCAATAAAACATGCACTTTATTTCCATGGCGATTATATTAACCCAAAATGGGGCAAACAACCTGTGGCCAAGATTGGCCGTCACATTTTTTATAATTAAGGACTAGTATGAATATTGAACACATTAAAAAAATTGCGCACGATGCATTTGATTTAAATTTGTTAGTTAAAAACATCAAAGAACACGCACCCAACATTTCAGCAGAAACCATGGGATGGATTGCTGTGGTTCTCATGCATCTTGCTACACTTCCAACTTTATTGGCAGTATTAACGGGATTAACTGAGAAAATGCCTCCTGTTGATTTGGTACTGTTTGCATGGAGTGGGTTATTTTGCTTTTTTGTCAAAGCCACTATACAAAAAGATGTATTAAACATTGTTACAATTGGGTTTGGATTCTTTGTTCAGGCCGCTCTTTTAGCACTAATAGTGTTCAAGTAACGATAAATATTAGATATTAAGGAGCACATAAAATGCCATCAGGATTTCAAAACGACGCAAATCAGCTACAAGCTGAAATGTATAGAGCCACTATTACAATGAGTAATAGCACATATTACCCAACCGCAGATAGCGACGATAACGGTGGAGTTACTCCAAGCGCATCGGACAGTTTTGCCACATTGCCAACCACACTGGCCAAAGGCAAAGCCCGTGCTAGAGGAAACATGCGTTTCCGTAACGTAGTTAATCGTTTGACAGGATTGGGTGATTGTCAAATTCGCGATATCACCATTACCGAAACCAACGGCGATGCTCAAGCAACCAGTTTGGCATTTACAGTTGCGTATGACAGACCTGCTTTAATTACTGTTAGCGGAACAGCAGTCGATGGATCTACCGCAATTACTACAACTGCATTGGCCATTAGAGATGCAATTACACGTGGCATTAGAGATGTAACTGTTGCCAACGTTCGTGTATACAACGGTGCCACAGCAGAAGACACCCAAATGTCTCTTACAGTAACAACAACAGGTGCAACAGCCACACAACAGTTTGGAACTGTTGCAGTTTCAATTATTGACGAAGCAACACTTTTTGATTAAGATTATCGAATGATTTTAGCCTGGTTACTACTTCTTACTGGCTTAACAATATCTGCGGTAGCGATCTATTACTCAGTAGTAGGTCTTACCGCAATATTTTCAGCGGCAGTAATTCCAATTATCATTATGGGTTCAGCTTTGGAAGTTGGTAAACTTGTGTGTGCCTCTTGGTTAAAAGCCAATTGGGAACGTGCTCCACGTTTTATAAAATATTATATGATCACTGCGGTGATTGTGTTAATGATTATAACATCGATGGGCATCTTTGGATTCCTAAGTAAAGCACACAATGATCAAAATTTAGTCAGCGGCGATGTTCAAAGTAAGATTGCCATATACGACGAAAAAATCAAAACAGAAAAAGAAAACATAGATGCTAATCGCAAAGTGCTCAAACAGCTTGATGAATCGGTGGACCAAGTTATGGGTCGCAGTTCGGATGAAAAGGGCGCAGAAAAAGCCGTTGCCATTCGAAAAGCCCAGCAGAAAGAACGTAGTCGCATCGCTCAAGACATTGCAGAGTCTCAAAAGAAAATCGCCGGACTCAACGAAGAACGTGCGCCAATTGCGGCCGAAGTTCGAAAAGTTGAAGCGGAAGTTGGTCCGATAAAATATATTGCTAAATTCATCTACGGCGATCATGGCGCAGATGAAAACATGTTGGAAAAAGCAGTAACATGGATCATTGTTCTTATTGTTGTTGTGTTTGATCCGCTAGCAGTTATCATGTTGCTGGCCGCACAGATGACTTTTGGTTGGAAGAAAGAAGAAGTCGAACCAGTACCTGTAAGTATTAACGACATTGTACCTCAACCACAAGAATATATTCCCAAAGAAGAATCAGCAGAGGATGACAGCCTGACTACGGAGAGCGGAAATAGCATAGTTATCGAACCTACTGTCATAGAACCCACACACACAGAAGTTCCAAGCGAAACACCGTTGACTGCACTAGGAGGTGATATAACAGCATCGGAGGAACCTTCAGTACCATTCACTGAAGAGTCAGAGCTAGAAAAATGGAACAAGATGATCGAACAAGCTGAACGCGAGTTGGAACATGAAGCTATAAAACAAGAAGAGGCAAAACGCTATCATCCTGAAACAATAACTGCTGACAATACTTTCATAGAAGTAACAGGTGACAGAATCAAACCTGATTTGACAGAAGTTATTGAGCCCGCATCAGAAGAGTCAAAAAAAAAGACTTACATGATCAAGGACGAAACAGGGACGATACAGATCAAGGCTCGAGAATAGGCTACATACAAAACGAAGAACAACAAGAATCAAACTCAATTTGGAATAGAATAATAGCAAGACCCGAGATGAAACCCATCGACGAATTGTACACTTATTATTCACAAGGTGCATTTGAACAAGTTGCAGTAGATAATATCGCGGAACCTGAATTGGCAGATTTCTTAGAGAAAACTAACACAGACGGTCCAAGGTTTAATAGTTATCCAAAAGATAAACTGGAATATTTCGCAAGAAGGATATATGAACTTAGGAAAAATTACCCTGATAACACCGCCGGATAAGTTGTTCAATATGAACCTTAGCTATCTGTTAATCAAACCATCTACTCAAGTTAAAGAGCAGTTTCAAATTATTTTAAGCCAGATTTTAGATGATGTAAATGTATTTGTGTACGACGAAGACGATCACGATATTGGTTGGTTACTGAGTATTGCACAACAAGTTGAAGTTATAATTATTGATGTTGATAATTGTGATTTAATCACAAGTCACTTTATTACATTTTTATTGGCTCATCCTAATTCTTACTATATAACTAACGATGATACCATTCCTTATAAGTTGATTAGTAAAAATAGAATTTATAATTTAGACTGGATTATTGAAAAAATCAAACAAGACGAGGACGACACAGATGTTGAAGAAGAGTAAAGGCACAGGGATTACTGTTAGAGATAACGAAAATATTAATCAATCTTTGAGAAGATTTAAGAAAAAGATTGAGGAAGCAGGTATTCTAGACGACCTTAGAAAGCATGAGTTTTATGAAAAACCAACGACAGAACGCAAACGTAAAAAAGGTGCGGCCAAAGCTCGTTGGCGCAAGAAACTCGAAAGTCAACAATTACCTAAAAAAATGTATTGACATAACGTCTGTGTTATGCTATAATTTAAGTTCCTAATAAAGAAAGAACTTAAATGGCAAATACAGACGTTATGATTGATTTGGAGACGCTTAACACTACTCCAGATGCAACCATACTTACAATCGGCGCAGTAAAATTTGATCCGTTCGGCAGAGAATTACAAGAGCCAAAAATGGATAGTTTTTATTGTAAGGTAGACACAGATAGCTGTGACCGAATTGGACTAACCACTAACGATGATACTATTGCTTGGTGGGCTAGCCAAAGCAAAGAAGCCCAGGATGCGGCTTTTGATCCTACTGACAGACTTGATATAGAAGAAGCATTTGCTCGCTTGTATAAATTCTGTTGGGGTGCTAAACGTGTTTGGGCAAATGGCAGTTGCTTTGATATCATCATTTGCGAGCATGTTTACCGCAAAATTAATCGTGCTATTCCTTGGAAATTTTGGGAAGTGCGTGATGTGCGTACAGCATTTGATTTAGGTATCAACCCACAACGCCCACCAGTTACTGCCCACCATGCATTGGAAGATGCTTGGAATCAAGCAGTGGGTATTCAAAATGTCTACAATACACTACGCACTAGCACAACCAGTGCAGGCGATTATATCGCACCATTTGCAAATCAAAGGTAATATATGGACAGTCAAACTAAAGAAGTAATGGATATTCTCCAAGAAGAATGTGCTGAAGTTATACAAGCGGTAAGTAAAATCAGCCGCTTTGGACTAGATAATTTCAAACCAGGAAAGCCCAAAACTAACAGAGAACATCTTGAAGAAGAATTGGGCGATATGCTGGCCATGATTGATATCTTACAAAGCATGGATATTGTTAGCTATACTAACATTGAACGTGCCCAAGAAGCTAAGATTGAAAAACTAAAAAAATGGTCAAATATTCAGAATTTAGAGAATATCTGAGATAAATAAATTTGTAAAACGCCGTAAGGGTTTTACATATTCTTGCTTAATTTAAAGGAGAAAATTATGAGCAAAATCATCGGTATCGATTTAGGTACAACAAATAGCTGTGTAGCAATCCTAGAAGGCGGAGTTGCTAAAGTAATCCCAAACAGCGAAGGTGCTAGAACAACACCATCAATCGTTGCATATACAGAAAAAGAAATTCTAGTAGGTGCCACAGCAAAACGACAATCAGTCACAAACCCCAAAAACACAATCTACGCAAGCAAGCGTCTCATTGGCCGCAAGTTTGACGAATCAGCTGTGCAAAAAGATATTGATCTAATGCCTTATTCAATCATCAAAGCTGACAACGGTGATGCGTGGATCGAAGCTAACGGCGAGAAACTTGCACCACAGCAAGTGTCAGCTGAAGTGTTGCGTAAAATGAAAAAGACCGCGGAGGACTATTTAGGTCATGAAGTTACCCAAGCAGTTATCACAGTTCCTGCGTACTTTAACGACAGCCAAAGACAAGCAACTAAAGATGCTGGCCGCATTGCCGGTTTGGAAGTACTCCGTATTATTAATGAGCCTACTGCGGCAGCTCTTGCTTATGGCGTTGATAAAGCTGATAAAAGAGATAGGAAAATTGCTGTTTACGACCTTGGTGGTGGTACTTTCGACATCTCGATCATTGAAATCGCGAATATCGACGGCGATAAACAAATCGAAGTACTAAGCACAAACGGCGACACATTCCTAGGTGGTGAAGACTTTGACCAAGTTATCATGGATCATTTGGTTGACGAGTTTAAGAAAGATTCTGGCATTGATTTGAAGAAAGACATGTTGGCTCTGCAACGCTTGAAAGAATCAGCTGAGAAAGCCAAGATTGAGTTGTCTAGCACAGCAAGTACCAGTGTTAACTTGCCGTACATTACCGCAGATGCAAGCGGTCCTAAGCACATGAATGTAACTATTAGTCGTGCTAAGTTTGAATCAATGGTTGAGCAACTTATCGAGCGATCAATTGAGCCATGTAAGATTGCTATGAAGGACGCTAAAGTGACTTCCGCTGACATTGATGAAGTTATCCTAGTTGGCGGACAAACACGTATGCCTAAAGTACAAGAAGCAGTTGAGAAACTGTTTGGCAAGGCGCCACGCAAAGATGTTAACCCAGACGAAGCAGTTGCCGCTGGTGCCGCAGTACAAGGTGCTGTGTTGGCAGGCGATAAGACAGACGTTCTATTGTTGGACGTTACTCCATTATCACTAGGTATTGAAACAATGGGTGGTGTGTTTACCAAGTTGATTCAAAAGAACACAACTATCCCAACCAAAGCTAGTCAAACATTCAGTACTGCGGACGACAATCAACCAGCTGTTGACATCAAGGTAGCACAAGGTGAACGTGAATTGTTCAAATACAACAAAGCATTGGGTGAGTTCAAGTTGGATGGCATTGCTCCTGCACCACGCGGTATGCCACAAATTGAAGTTACATTTGATATCGATGCCAACGGCATTATGAAAATCAGTGCTAAAGATAAAAATACTGGTAAAGAAAACAATATCACTATTAAGTCAGACTCGGGATTAACCGAAGCTGAGATCCAACGCATGGTACAGGAAGCTGAAGAAAATGCAGAGTCTGATAAAAAAGCTCGTGAGTTGATTGATGCACGTAACAATGCAGAATCTACCACGCACGGTGTTAAGAAAGACTTTGAAGAATTCAAAGATCAGTTGACTGAAGAAGAAAAGACTGCATACGAAACAGCATTGGCATCTGTGCAAACAGCAATTGCTGGTGAAGATGTAGAAGCTATCACTACTTCGTTAACTGCATTTTTTGAAGCGGCCAATCCGGTTATGTCTAAAAAACAAGCCGCTGAGCAGGCCAAAAATGCACCACAAACTGAAGGTGGTGAACAAACTGTGGATGCGGCCTTCACAGAGGTTGACCCCGCAGACAAGAAGTAATATAATATAAACATGCAGGACGCCTTCGGGGTCCTGCGAGGTTCTTGCTTATTTAAAGGAGAAAATTATGAACCAACTTAGAACTATAGACACAGCCGCTTTGGCACAACTGAGCAAAGCACTGGTAGGATTTGATCGTTACTTTAACGTACCAAGTCACCAAAATGGTAACTACCCTCCCCACAACATTGTTAAGTATAGCGATACCAGCTATGCAATTGAAGTTGCGGTCGCAGGTTTTACCAAGGAAGAAATTGCAGTTGAAGTTGATCAAGATCAACTGACAATTAGAGGAGTTATGAATCGTCCAAACAAAGATGTGGGTATTGAATACTTGCATCGTGGATTGGCAGCTCGTGACTTTGAGCAAACATTTACTCTTGCCGAGTATATGGAAGTTGTAGGTGCAAAAGTTGATAACGGTATGTTACAAATCGATATCAAACGAGTTGTACCAGATGCGCTCAAACCACGCACTATTGAAATTAAATAATTGTAAATAACAATGGGGGAGGAAACTCCCCCAACTTTGGAGAACTAAATGGCAGGCACGGATATTCAACTAGATGAGAAAATTAAAGTAGTAGTAAGCGAACCTAAAAGATGGAAGGTTATCCTGCTCAACGATGATTCAACTCCAATGGATTTTGTTGTTTCGGTATTGATTGAAATTTTTAAACATAATCCAGATACTGCACATCATGTGATGGCAGAAGTGCATGAAACTGGTAGCGGAATTGCTGGTGTTTATAGTTTTGAAATTGCTGAAGCCAAAGCAGTTGAAGCAACCAATCAAGCTCGTACTAATAATCATCCTCTCCAAATCAAATTGGAAGAAGAATGAGCTTACGAGAAATTACCAAAGACCTCCATCATGAGGCAGAAACAACCAAATTTGCACAGTTACTACTAAGTGGCAAAATTCAAAAAGCAGACTACAGAAACTATTTGTACAATCTTCTAGCAATCTACGACCCAATCGAATGGTACGGCAAGCGTCAAGGTTTTTTTGACAACATGCCAACATTACCAAGACTACGGGCAATTGTTCAAGACTTTAATGAATTAGACGATGGCAGTTATCACTATCTGACTCCGGCCACATTAGAGTATCAAACGTATCTACATGCATTGTGTAACGATCCAGCACGTAAGCATTTGGTCAAAGCACACTTGTATTGCAGACACATGGGCGACTTGTTTGGCGGACAAATTATTGCCAAACAAGTGCCTTATACTAGCGGTAAGTTTTATCAGTTTGAAGATGCTGATGCACTCAAAGCCGCAATTCGTGCAGAACTCACGGACGACCTTGGAGACGAAGCTCGTGTGGCGTTTGAATACGCTATTAAAATGATGAAGGATCTTTATCATGGAGAGTAATGTATGGGATACACTGATCAAAATTGAACAGTACTTTGAAAGTCAGTTTTATGCAACTGGCAGTATTATTAACGAACCCAGTATGGATCGTTTTAATCAACCAGGATGGGTTAACAAAGTATGGGCCAGTAGTCGTTATCGCAGAGCACACATTGATGTTGTAGATGCTCGTGAGACCAAGGGGTTGTGGATGATGCACTGTTGCATTTTTCCACATACACATAATCCAGCACCTATCTTTGGATTTGATGTCGTAGCAGGTAAGAACAAAATTACCGGATGCTTTATTGACTACAGCCCAGCTGGCGATAAAGAACATCACATGATTGAATATTTTGGCGAAGAAGTTGGTCGCTATGAATGGAACAAAAAACGCAAATTACCCGACTGGGCAGAACGTATTTTCAGTGAACACATGGTGGCCGCTGGTAATGTAAGCGATGAAAACGAATTAAAACAAATTGCAAGTTTAGCACATATTCTAGTTAATCATTACTTGGAAACTGTGGATGAAACCAATAACACTGCCAACGATACCACGGAAGCACAGAATTACTACTGTGAAAATCAAAAACAAAACCCGCATACCCCCAAAGTTATGGTTAGTTTAGGGCTAAGTGAAGAAGATGTGCAAGTGTTCATTCAGGATTGCTTGTTCCCCGAAATACGATAAATATTTACACTATGCGTGTAATTGACATTTTATCAGAAGCCAGTATATTCACCAAACCAAAGCAATATACCTTTGGACACAAAGTTCGTGTGAAAACTGCAAAAGCAGGTATTCCCTTAATGAGTGGGATACAAGCTCAAATACCAGACTTTGATCCTACTGAGGATCTAACTTGGATTGCGCCGCCATCGGATATTGGGCAAGTAAGACAAGACCAAGGCACTATACCAGTGATTCAAATAGGCCGTGCATCGTCGGGCAACGGTCGCTGGTTCAGTAGACCAAACGGCAGTATCTTCACAGTGATAGGTGCAGACGGCAGCTTGCAAGGCATGCTGAATCATGCTCCTGGTGAAAAGGGCAGTACTGCTGAAAACAAAGGCGATGCTAGTGAACCTGTATTAAGTGCCGCAGTGGTTGCCAAGTTGATCAAACGTGGTGCCGACAACATTGAAGATATCACAGCTGACGATGTTAAATTTGTATTCGACGAAGCATTGAAAGATCCTAATTTAGAATATGTTGTAGAAGATAAAAACAGCACAATTTCCGATGTTATAAGATTTACTATTGTGGTTAAAGAACCAATCTTAGGTTTCTTAAAAAGTCCAGGGTTTTGGGACAGCTACGATCCATTGTTAGGTTCAGTGGTGCATTATGCTAACAGCGGACAGATTGACCGCTACGCAGATTACTTTTATAAAAATGGTCGTGTAGATACTATCAATGTAAAAAGTGATGGAGTAAGCGAATCTAAGGATCGTAAAACTGACTTAGAAGCCATAGTTACAGACGACGAAGGCAATCGTCGTCAACTTAAAAACTTAAACATCAGCTTAAAAGCTGGTAGTCCGCACATTGGTCAAGTGGGTGCAGGTGTGTTATGGAATCCGTTTGCTGATCAATATCCTGATCCTAAGAAACCCGGCAAAATGAAAGGTCAGATTGGTATTTGGACTGCCGCTAATAAGTTGTTTGGACCATTTGGTGTACAAATATCCAAGCCAATTGACGAAAATGGACAGCCAATTAAATTAACCAGCAAAGTTGATTTTTGGCAAAAGGCTTATCAAGAAGCGGCTGATCAATTTACTGAAATGCTAGCGGCCGACGATGTTCGTAGTGAAGCAGGTTTGATATATAGAATAGCCAATCAAGTAATACAACATGGAACTAGTGGTGATCCTAATATCAAATTAGTATCATTAGGAACAAAAAATATCAGTACTGTACATAGCTTCAAAGGGCTTGAAAGAAAGTTAGTTGCTAAACACATTGATTTAGAATGTATACATAGAGAAGGCATGTCCAAAGACGGTACAGAAGTGCGTCCTGAAATTAGAATCGTTGACAAGAACAGCGGCAAGCCTGTGTTGTTTATTAGATACAGTTCTACACAAACAGGCGATAAAATTTGGAACACAATTGAAATGAAAGATCTGTTAAAGGAACTAACAACCTTAACATATCAAAAAACATCAGTTGCGGCAGATAAACCCAAACAAGTAACAAGTACAGAAATTAAACCAACTGCAAAACAACCAGTTGCACGTAAAAAACATGCAGTTCCACCAGTAGATGTAACTCCTGTAGATACTACAACTACAGCACCCACAACTACTACATTACAAGGTAGTGAATTTACTTCACCAGCACCTAGACAAGTAGGCATGCCAGAAAAGGAAGAACCTGCTATGATGGAACAAAAGATAGTGCATCTAAAGTTTTAATAAATTAACTATAAAGTATACAAAATAGGACTTAGGTCCTATTTTCACGACTAAGTGTTGGAAAAATAACACTGTTGAAAAATTAACATGTTGTAATAATAACAGCGTAGTTTTATTAAATTTGTAACCAATGTAAATACTTTGGACTAAAAGAGGTATAGTCAAATCAGGAGCGACAATATGAAAAGCACGACAGGCGTCGGTGTGTTGCCGAGAAAATTACTCACCACATTACTAATCACGGCATTTGTGTCTACCACAAGTATGGCACAAACAGTCATCAATCAAGGTGGCTATGACTCTAAATCACTTGTTGACACTAATAGTACTAGCACCAGTACCAGTACTATTAACACCAACAACGTGAACAGTGGTACTACCACTAGCAATAACAATACTGTGTTAAGTGGTGGCACAACCAACACTAATAACAACAATAATGTTAACAGTGGCACAATGACCAATAACAACAACAACAATAATGTTATGAGTGGGTCAGTAACCTATACTAACAACAATAACAATGTTAATAGTGGTACACAGACGTTTAATAACAATAACGTCAATACTGGTACAATGACCAATAATAACAATAATGTCAATACCAGCACCAGCACCAGTGTTAATACTAATAATAACATCAATTCTGGTACAATGACTTATAATAACAATAATGTTAGTACCAGCACCAGTTTGAATACAAACAACAACAATAACGTCAGCACTAGTACAAATACCAACAATAATATTAATACAGGTGATATGACTAATCGTAATATTAATACATCTACTTCAAACAACACTAACACAAATATTAATAGCGGCACAATGACTAATAATAACAATAATGTTAATACTGGTACAATGACCAATAACAACAATAATAACAATGCCAGCACTAGCACTAGCACTAATCAAAACGTTAATCAAAATAACAATGTCAATAGCGGCGACATGACTAATCGAAATATCAATACGTCAGATATTACACAGCGTATTATTCAACCTCCCCCAACCGCAGTTGCTCCAACCATGATGAGTGGTGGCAATGCTGACCTATGCTCAACTGGCACTAGTGGCAGTGTACAAACACAAATTTTTGGTGTAAGCAGTGGCGGAACTGTTCGAGACATGAATTGTGAACGCTTAAAATTGAGTAAAACTTTGTATGACATGGGAATGAAAGTTGCCGCAGTTGCCACCATGTGCCAGGATCGCCGAGTATTTGATGCCATGATGGCAGCAGGTACACCTTGTCCGTACGAAGGACAGATTGGTGCTCAGGCCAAAGCATCATGGGAAGCAAATCCAGAAAAAGTACCAGCAGTTGACGAGGTAAAAATAGATGATACATATAAGAAAGTTGGCATTGGCGCTTTGCTTGGTGCTCTTATCTTCAAGTTATTCTAATAGTCAAAGTTTAAATACAGCGACAGGTACTATTAGTACTACCGGTGATTTAGTAAATTTTACCGGTAGCCCTACCGATACGACATCCAATTGGAATGGCGCAGGCAGTGTAGGAGCGCCGTTGACATGTTGGCGTGGCGGTGATCCGGGATACTGCGGTCCTAATCCTCGAGTAAGTGCATGGGGTGCTGGAAGTAATGTTATCAATTTCTCCTACGGTACTGTGAACTTGAACCAAGTGGTCGATATAAACAAGGCGTTGGCTATTGGCGGCAGTGGTGTACAACTTAGCGGATTTAATTTTGGATTCACTGCTAAAAACGGCAACGGTTGGGACAACGGACAACAAGATTACTTAGGTGCGTTTGTTAAGTTTTCTAATAGCGCCACCGGCTTGGCATCACTGTATGATTATACAAGTCAAACAAATAGAAAATATAACTGGACTACTTTTAATTTCAGCGAAACTTTTTCTAGCCCAGTTGCGGCTACTACCTTTAGTAAGGCCGAGTATGGGTTTGTAGGTAGAGATAATAATTACTGGGTCGGACCTTACGGCCCAGAAATTATGAATGTGAATTTTAGTTTGAAATACACAGTTAAACCTGATCCATGCATTAGTGATCCACTATCCAGCCCAACTTGTCCGGGATATGCCTTAGCCACTGTTAAGAATTCAATATTAGGATCTACTGTATCAAATGCAAGTGCTACTTCATTTGTGCCGTCAATGAACTACTCACAACCTGCTCCTGCGGCGGCTCCTGGTATAGCAGATGCGGCACCCGCATTGGCACAAGCAAGTCCTCAACAGCAAGCACAACCCCAAGCACAGTCTAGTCCAATGCCTACACAACAAGACGCAAATCAGAATCCTAGTATAGCACAGGACAATCCAGCACAGCCTAGTCCGCAACAAGCAGGCCCTGCACCTACAAGTCCGCAACCTGCTGGAGGCCCTCCGCAAACAGCACAATCTACACCTCCGCCAAGTGCAGGCTCACAACAAGCAGGCCCAGCAACCAGTGGTGGCGGTCCTAGTAAGTTAGCAATGAGTGTAGTTAAATCAGCACAGGCCAAAGAACAAGCAATGCAACAGATGGCCGTACAAAATGCGGCCAAAGCATTTGAAGGAACTCAACAATCGTCACAAGCGGCTAGCAATGCCGCAATCAGTATGAATCAAGATATGAGTGCTAACAGTGCTACTGCGGCCGCGCAGTTCTCCAGTCAATCAACACAAACAAGTATGCAGACTTCTGTACAATCGATTCAAGGATCACAACAAACTGTTCAGTCAACTTCTCAACAGCAACAAGTTAACAAAGGCGTCCAACAACTACAACAAGCTACATCAACGGGTCAACAAGATACACAGCAACAATATACGGGCACAGGATTAACAGTTAGTAAAAATACATTTAACAGTTATAGCCCTTTTAATTCAATAAATTCTAATAGTATGTTGCCAGTGCCTGTACAAACAGCACCTGTGTATCAACCTAAGATAGAGACACGTCAAATAGAAGTAGAAACACCGCCAATGCAAATTGCCAGTTTTGGTAGCATGGGTAAAGCAGGCAATCCATTATCAGATTTAATGAACCAAAGAATGGACATGCTACAAACCAACATAGAACAACGTGTAGACACTGTAAAAAAGAATGTGCAACCAAATGAGTTAGCCGGGGGTGTTGACGTTGCCGCTATGGCGCAGATACCAAAAGGTTACGAAGCGTATAGTCTAGTTGTTCTACGCGATGTACCATTTTATAAACCTGAAACAATATACAAAAATCAAACAATAGTGGACAACGCAAGACTATTGCGAGGATTATCAGGCGGCAGTGATGCCAAACATCAACAAATGGTTGATAGTCAATACAAATTAGGAAACTAATGTGGATAAAGAAGAATACATTTATCAATTGGTATGCGGCGCTTTACTAATCGTGTCGCTGATTGGAATTGCAATATATTTTCTAATTTTAAAATAATAGGAGCGAACTATGACAGAAGAAATCAAAGACGTAAACGCAAAAGTTGATGAACTTGAAGCGGCCGCAAAGAAGTATGCCAGTAAAGATACTGTTATCAGTATTGGCGGGTATGAATTTACTCCAGCTAAACTGATGGTGGCATTCACGTTAGTATCGTCATTACTTGGCGGACTATACGGATGTTTTGAAGTGTACAAAGACTACATGGGGATGAAAGATAAAATTGCCAAGTATGTTACACCTGACTTAACTGAAATCTACAAGAAAATGGAAGTGTTAGATGCCAACACTACCAAAATGACAGAGTACACTAACAATATTAAGAACGATCTTAAAGGTGATGTTCGTAGATTAGAGGGCGTTGTTGAAAATGTCGAGCGTTCAAGCAAAACTGATCAACGCTTGACAGACACAGGCATGAAGGAAATCAAACGTGATGTTGATGGCACTGTGAAAGAAATCAAACGTGACGTTGATAACACACTAAAAGAAGTTAACAGAGAGTTAGTTAAAAATCAAAAAGACACTCAGGCTGAAATTAGAGCATTGAGAGCAGAAGTGGATGACAAAGTTAAAAAAGCGTTAGACAATCCATTGAATAACAAATAAGGAAAGGTGATGGCGGATAGTGAGAAGAAAGAAGCGTATGAATTTAGTGTTGCAGGATTTAAATTAAAATTAAACAGTGCATTTTTAGCCATGGCAATACCCGTTGCTACAACAGTGGGTGGAGCCATGTGGGGTGCATTTGAGTTTTACAAAGATTATACAGATATGAAAGCCAAGATTCAAAAGTATGTAGCACCAGATTTATCCTCTTTTGACAAACGTCTTGCTGTAGTAGAAGAAAATAGCCAAAAAACTGCGGACTACACTCGTGATATTAAGAACGATTTAAAAGATGACCTACGTAGAATGGAAAAGGTAGTCGAGCAAGTTGAGCGCACAAGCAAGCAGAGTCAGCGTGAAACTGAACAAGATGTGCGAGCTTTACGCAAGGAAATGGATGCCAAGATCAAGCAGGCTTTAGATAATCCATTAGCGAATAAATAACATAGTAGAGACGAGAGCGAATATATGATAGACGGAGTCAAATCCGCCACGACTGCCCTTAAGACGGCACAAAGCGCAGGTAAGGAGCTAGGAGCAGTTGTATCAAGCCAGCAAGCTGATATAGAAGCTATTGTTCAGCGCGATCATAAGGCCAGGATAACAGCCAAACTGGCAGAAGAACAACGAAAATCAACCCTTGAATATAGAGCTCTTGAAAAGTTTGAGTCTAAGATAAAGTACGAGCAAGATGTGGCTAGACTAAAAGCAGAAACTATTCGCAAGCACGGCAAGGATGCTTGGATCAAAGTGGAAGCAGAAAAAGCTCTTATGGAAAAAGAACGCCAAGCTGAAATGTCAGCTATGGATCACGATAGACAAAAGCAAGTTGATTTGCTCTGCTGGTGTTTTACTGCTGGCGCACTAATAACTTACTTTTTTAAATTATATAAATTATGAGATTACCGCAAATTGTTCTAACAGTAACTTTGTTAGCCATCATGTTTTTGATGTGGCTAGAGTGGCAAGTAAAGTAATTTACCTCAAACGTGCCAAACCCACTAGCCTAAATAAACTTAGCCACATCCAACCAATATCAAATTCAAACCAGCGTCTACTCAGTTTGGGATTTGCAGGTTCGAGATGATGATTGTTATGTAAACATTCACCGCCAATAATAATACCCCAAGGACTAATATTGCGACTTTGATCTTTAGTTTCGCCATTTCTGTATCCTATCCAATGTCCTAGTCCGTTAATAACACCAGCGGCCCAAAACGGAATCCATAGCATTTGCACACCCCACACGATTAAGCCCCATGGTCCAAAGAACAGTAAGTCTATGACTAGCATTAGAAGAATACCAAGGCGACTGTGCGGAGTGTACAAATTACGTTCAATCCAATCGTCCGGAGTTCCTACTCCGTATTGTTGAATCATTTCTTTATCTTTACTGGCTTTGTGGTACAATATTGCACCTTTAAATAGCACACGCCATATGCCAAAAACGTGTGGAGTATGCGGATCGCCTTCAACATCGCTAAATCTGTGGTGTTTTCTGTGAATAGCTACCCATTGTTTGGTAACTTGCCCGGTTGTTAACCAAAGACAAAATCTCATAAAATGCTCTAAAATTGGGTGGAATATAATTCCCCTGTGAGCTTGTCCTCTGTGTAAATACAGAGTGACGCATATTATTGTAATATGAGTCATTGCCAAAGTTGCTATAAGTTCTATCATGCAATATTTATCTTAATAAAGACTACTATGAAAACCATAGCATTGTTTGTACACGACCCAAAATGCTCAGTTCAGAGCGCAAACGGCATTATTCGGGCATTAAGCCCGCATTACAGATTTAAAATATTTGGAAAAAACCCATTAGAAGACGTATTTTTTGATGATGTTGATATGATAGCAGTTCCTGGAGGAATTGGAGATTCTGAATCTTTTCGATATTTGCTTAGAAATAACGGAGATCTAATCCGTCACTTTGTTAGTAAAGGCGGCAAATATCTAGGTATTTGTATGGGTGCATACTGGGCTGGGAGTCACTATCTTAATATATTAGATAACGTTGATGCTGTACAATATATTACACAGCCAGAAACAGATACAAGACGACCACATGCCAAAGCGATTGATGTAACATGGAATGGTGTGCAAGATAAGATGTTCTTCTATGACGGGTGCGCATTGGTAGGCAATAGTAATAAATTTACAACAATTGCTACTTATGCAAATGGTGACCCTATGGCTATTGTACAAAACAATATTGGCTTAATTGGATGTCATCCAGAAAGCGAACAATTTTGGTACGATGGTTATAGTTGGTTGAAGGGAAAATATCATCAAGGTCGTCATCACTCATTACTGCTTGAGTTTGTTAACAATTTAATGAAATAAAAAATGCTCACTTTCGAAAGTCTAAGATTCCCGGCCTAGCCCTTCGCGCCAGCAGCCGGCGCACACAAGTAACCATAAGGTCCTAAGGTAGTGTGTTCTTTGTTACAAATATTTATCTACCTATGTAGATTTGCGGTTGGGCTTCTCGTCGTCGTTCTTCCTCAGTTTTTGGAAAAAAATCGTTACCGTATTGTGGGTACATTTGTTGTCGACTTTGTGCTACTAACATCATGACAAAAAAGAAAAAAAAGATTATAAACAGCACACTTATCCCCCAAGCAAACTGAATATTAAGTTGTTTTCTCTTTGCGGCTTTACGTTTTTTTTCTATAGCTTGACGTTGCATTTGCTGAGTAATCAGAACTTTTTGTTCCTTCCCCATTTGTTTCATCATTTCTTCAACTTCGGTATATAATGCGCCAAGTTCTTTCGGGCTTTGATATACCATTATTTCACGGAGTTCAGTGCCCATTTGTTCTAATTGTTTTTTCATTAACACACGCTGTAAAGCACGTTTGCCTATGCTGTCGTCACCAGTATAGACTTCAGTTTTAGCACGGCGCTCTTCTTCCTCAAACACTGCCATACACTTGTAAAAGTTGTCATAGTATGTACCTAAATGATTGCCAATTTCTGTGTAGATATTAGTGTGTTCATCTGCATTAGCTTTTTTGTTTAATGCTATTACACGATTTTTTTCTTCTATGTAGGCATTCTTCTGTGCTACCGTAGGGGGTTTTTCAGGAGGGTGTAATTTTTGAAACTGTGCATCAAGATCTTTGAGTACGTCTTTAACATCGCCAGCCGCGCCTTTGATGTCCTTGTAAAGTTTACAGCCGGCCTTAACTGCGGACACAGCTCCGTTGGCAAGTGCAAATAATGTTAAGGGATCCATCTATTCTCCCGTTTTCTCCATTCTAAGCAAACTACACGCCGATTATAAACATCGCCTGACCATGTCCATCGCACACACTCCCACTCAGGCCATTTTTTAACGTCTGGTTCCTTGGCTAGTGCTAATGCTAAGATCCATTCAAGCATATGGTTATTTCCGATCTTTCAGCCAGTCTTTGAACATGACACTAAAAACCATTAACAAAGGTATCATGCATAAGAAAAATATTATGTCGTTCATTGTAATGATTATATTAAAATACATAATTTATCCTTTAATTTTTAGCGTAATCGTCGCGTTCTTTCTTTTCACGGGCTTCGCGTTCTTTTTGTTGTTGTCTTACAAGTGCGTTTCTCGCCGCCACCTTTTGTTCATAAATTCTTTTTTCTTCTGCGGCGCCATATATTGCAACACCACCCATAGCAAGTGCAAATAAAATAACAGACCCTGCTATAAAATACATGGCAAATATAAACATATCTGCCATCTTCTTCTTATGTGCTAATTGACGTTCGGCTTCAGCCTGTTCTGCTTCTGCACGTTCTTTAAACAGTCTAGTGCGTTCCTGAATCATCTGTTCCCAGATTTGAGGTTTGCCTAATTGCCAAAGGATCATGTCTTTGAGTTCGCGTTCTGCTTGTCTTAAAGCATCGCTGTGCATGGCAATTTGTAAAGCTTCGTGGCCTAATTCTGCATCTGTTTTGCCTAATCGGCTGGCTTTGGCTTTTATCTTTGACCGTTCACGATGGATAGCATCGGATGATTCAAAGAATTTGCCGAATTGCCCTGCAAGACTGTTGATGTCTTTGCCCAGGGCAATGGCTTGTTTTATGTGACTGACTGCGGTTTGGGCGGCGGTGAACGCAAGGCCGATTGTGATTGGGTCCACACCACTAGCTCCTTTAGAACCAGAGGAACAGACCCTGGCTCATTAGAAAAATGCCAGCTCCACAAACTACAAAACTTCCCCAGAACAACGGCATACTAACAGCAAGTATACTTGCGGATAGTAAAACAATTGCCAATTGATATGCTGTGCTAGCATAACTCATCCAGGGACTACGCAGTTTAGCGGCATCACGGTCTGCTTCTAACTTTTTAGCACGGGCCATAATGTCTTTCATGCCGTCATGTGGTTCATTTTCATAACGGTCAATTTTGGCAGTAAGTTCCGCTACACGCTTGGTGTCGTTGGCTTTTTGTGCATCATATAACGCATATTCTGCCGCGGTTTTCTTAATGCTCTTGGCTTGATAAAAACTCCACTCACTGCCTGCTTTGATTGTGTTGCCTAGAATAGTACTGGAATAAGTACCACCAAAATAAGCATTAACCGCCAGCAACAACGCAAAAACGTTGATGACCATACCTGCTTTGTCTTTGATCTTTGCTTCTCGCTCGCTACGTGAACCAGCCGGTGGTTTAGGTGCGTCTGGGTCTTTTGGGGTCTTGCTGACCATGTTTAATACTGAGTCTATTAATGACATTGATTCGCTCCATTTTATTCAAGGGTTTACTGCTAAAAATCGATTCGCTCCCGACTTGTTCCTACAATAATATTTAGCTTTTAAAGTACCATTTTACTTGCTATACTAAATACAAGGCACTATAATAGTGTTTTAATAGGAAAATAAGTAAATGGCAACAGGTAAAGTAAAATGGTTTAATGAAACCAAAGGTTTTGGGTTTATTACTCCAGACAACGGTGGTGAGGATTTGTTTGCTCACTACTCAGCGATTCAGACATCAGGATTCAAAGTTCTGCAAGAGAATCAATCAGTATCATTTGATGTAGTACAAGGTCAAAAAGGCTTGCAGGCAGCAAATATTCAACCACAGTAATGTGGTTAAAGAGATAGTTGTAATCCCTTCAAAGTGAAGGCATTCTGGACGTGGGTTCGACTCCCACCTGGTCCACCATAAACATATTAATCATTGGGTCTTGCAATCCGCCTAGATTCCTCATTAATGTGTTTATGATGGGCCAGCCATGGTTTCGACAGGGTGAGATAATGGAGACGGCAACTCAGTAGGCGATGACTGTAAATCAAGCAAAACTCGTAAATGCAAACGCAAATACATTCGAGTATTTCAAAGTTCCAGCTTCAGTAGCTTTTTCAGCTAATGATGCAGACTTTGCAATGGCGGCCTAAGAAACCGCAACTCCGGGGCTGGTTAGCCTTGTAAACCAATAACCAAAGAAGGCACTTTCGAGTGCCTTTTTTCTTGACCTATAGATAGTACTAATGTATACTATAAGCATGACAAATGTCATTATTTTAAAAGGAATTATATTATGAAAAAATTAGCAATCGCATCCGTGTTGGCCTTGGCCGCATTGTCAGCCAGTGCTGTAGAAGTTGGCGTTAATGGTAGCTACGACTTTGGCGGAGCAAACGACCGTCCAGGCGCTGGTATTACTATTGGCGAAAAGTTTGGCAAGATGGGGGTAACAGCAGGCTTTGATCGTTACACCAAAAACACTGATCAAAACAAATGGAGCCTAGTTGGTTCATATGATGTTGCCACTGTTGCTGGTGCTACCGTTGCAGTTAAGGCTGGTGCAGTATATCTTGACAACGCCGGTCGTGTTGCAGACGGTTATGCCGCATTGGTTGGCGCAGGTGCAAGCTACCCACTTAGCAAAACTGTTGCCCTAACTGCTGATTATCGTTATCAAGCAGGTCAATCTCGTGTAAACACGTTTGATGGTAGCACTGTTTTGTTTGGTGCCAAGTACTCATTCTAATTTTAGGTTAGATTAAAAAGGACCTTCGGGTCCTTTTTTATTATTGAAAAAACCAATAAGCGTAATAGAAATAATTATTGTAAAAATCTATTGACCTGAGGTTCCAATAGGCTATATAATAGTACAAACACACAAGGAGACACTATGTCAATAACATTGAAAAATTTGGAGTCAGCACTTGCTGGTGAGTCAATGGCTCACATCAAGTATCGTTACTTCGCACGGATCGCTCGCGAAGAAGGCTTCGAGGATGTTGCAAAACATTTTGAGCACACAGCAGATCAAGAAATCAAACACGCTTGGGGACATTTGGAATTGCTGATTGGCAAGCCATCAACCCGCGAGTGCTTGGAGAAAGCCATCGAAGGTGAAACATACGAGTTCACTACAATGTATCCAGACTTTAAACGTGCCGCAGAGATCGAAGGCAATACCAAAGCCGCATTTGAAGCAGGCCATCAAATTGAAGAAAGCAAAGAACATGCTGAACAATTTGCCGCAGTACTAGCCAAAGCTGAAAAACGTTTTGCCGCACTACAAAAGGTCGAGCAACGTCATGCTCACGCATATCAACAAGTATTGGAGACACTATAATGGACGATCATGTATGTATTGTATGTGGACATGTCCACGACGAAGAACTAGAAGGTAAATGGGAAGACTTGCCAGCAGACTTCACTTGCCCAGAGTGTGGTGTAGGTAAAGAAGACTACATGGATGCCAATTTCTAAATAAAATGTGTTAAAAAGACCATATTACCAATATGGTCTTGACACAAAGACTAAATAACTATACAATAAGAACATGCACAAGCAACTGCCTGTGTAAGCGTTGTAGAAATACAACAAAAAAGATTTCAAAAGTTGTTGACAGTGGTGTTGAAAGACACTATAATTAACACAAGACGCTAGCATTCCGCTAGTAAATTTTTAAAGAGTTAAACGAGAAAACAAAATGCAATCGAATTTTAGACATCAACAATTTAATACGATGCCCAAACTGGCAGGCGTTATAGCCTCTGGTTGGTCTACGATTAATTGTGGAAGTTTATCATATGATCGTACACCAGAGATTATCAGGGTCCGGGAGGACGTAGTGTAAAGTAAAACATACACCGCAAACTTCAAGGACCCTAGGATTAAAAACCCTGGGGTTTTTTGTTTTGTAAAGGAGAAAAATGGATCAGATAGATTATGAAAAATTAAATGAACGAATTGTAGAACAGGCTTATGAAACTGCTTTTGGTGATACACTTACTAAAGAACAGCTTCAGAAACTTATTCAAGATAAGTTTGAACGTGCTAGAGTATATCACGAAGCGTTAGTGAAAGCACCAACGTTTAGTGTAAACTAGTACAACGTGTGAATACAGAGTAACGAGGACTCTGCCCTGCACGTAAAACATGGGGCGAACGGGCGGCCTACCGGATGGCATTCACTCTTGTGTGAAGAAAATGGTAGCGTATTAAAGCATTCTCAGGCCGTAAGGCAAGTGGGTTCATCCATGAAGAGTGCTTTAATACACACTTTCCAACACTACCTGAAATAGTGCTTGACATAGTCAAAGGAGAGTGTTACAATTAAAACATGGAGTAGAAGCATCAATGGTGATGCAGTGGACTGTAAATCCGCCGTCGTAATGGCACGCCTGGTTCGATCCCAGGATACTCCACCAAATTTAGGTCCCATAGTTAAATGGTTATAATGTCGGCTTGTCACGCCGAGGTTAGGAGTTCGATCCTCCTTGGGACCGCCAAGTTTATTCCGCAGTAGCTCAGTTGGTAGAGTAGATGACTGTTAATCATTTGGTCCCTGGTTCGAGCCCAGGCTGTGGAGCCAATCAAGTAATCAAGCATACTGAGTTATCAATAAATATTCAATATATTTAAGGAGCAATACATGCTTGATTATCAGTGGATGTTGTGGTGTTATCTAACAATTTTTTTCATAACTTGCAATGTTTATGCAATTTATATTCATAGAATATTGGCCCATCGATCAGTTTCTATAGTAAGTACTAGATTAGAATATTTTTCTAGAACATGGTTATGGTTTATAGGTTTTTGGTATCCTGGTGATTCTGTCCGTGCATTTGTTGCGGGTCATAGAAAGCATCATGCTACTTCTGACACACCGGATGATCCACACAGTCCAATTTACTTCAGTAAAATAGATTTGTTTTTCACTCAAGAGCCATCTCCAGCTACTCCAGCGTACTATTTGACTCCTGAGGAAATTGAAAAATGGGGTAACGATGTGCCTGTATACACTGATAAACTAGAACATCAATTAGTAAAGTATTCTAAATATAGATATCCAATAGCAGGAATTTTGGCTTTAATTGCGTTTGGTATATGGGGAGTGGTATTTGGTGTTATCTTGTTTGTATATACACAGTTCCATCTTCGTGCGCATAACTATCTAAGTCACACAATAGGATATCGAAATAGGCCAGCCAAAGGCGCTGATCGTTCTCGGAACATGTTTCCTATAGGACTGCTGTACGTCGGCGAAGAGTTGGCTGCCAACCATCATGATGATACCACTAAAGCTAAATTTTCAGAAAAATGGTGGGAATTTGATCTGGCGTATGGGATAATTTTAATTTTGAAATTTTTTGGTCTAGTTAAAATAAACTCCATCAAATAATATAATATGGGGGTGTAGCTCAGTTGGGAGAGCGTTTGCTTTGCAAGCAAGATGTCGCAGGTTCGATCCCTGTCACCTCCACCAAATATAGCCAATTAGCTCAGTGGTAGAGCATCGTCTTGATAAGGCGAGGGTCGATGGATCGTTCCCATCATTGGCTACCAAATATACTCCGGTCGTCTAGTGGCTAGGACGCCAGCCTTTCAAGTTGGAGAAGCGGGATCGAAACCCGTTCGGAGTACCAAGTTTAGGATGCGAACAGCAAATTCAAAAATTCAACTTTTAATTGAAAAATAAGCATCCTGTTTTTAAAAATGTTCATAAGGAGAACGACATGAAACGTGCTAAACGTTAGTGTCAATCTAGACCCCGTATTGGTCCTGGTTGGCACATTAAATCAATTTAATTACGACCAACCACTTGTAGCGTTAATGGTAGCGCACTTGACTCTTAATCAATGAGGTGTCGGTTCGAATCCGACTGAGTGGACCAATATGGGGGTATAATTCAACGGCTAGAATAGCTGGCTTTTAACCAGTCTATCAGGGTTCGATTCCCTGTGCCCCTACCATATGTAAACATACTTTAATCTGTAAAAAGATCAGGTTTGGTATCCCAGTCACTGCGATAGGCATAGCCCGCATACTTAATACACCTTAGTGTGTTTACATATGGTAATATAGCATAACGGTAGTGCACCTCCTTCATACGGAGCAAGGTGTAGGTTCAAATCCTACTATTACCACCAAGCATAAAAATAAATATTCTAAAATAAAGGATATGTATGAGCGTTCATGGATACTTTGCAACACCAATTTATAACAGTGTGATTGAGGGCGACGAATTAATTGCAGTACAATCAGAATTAGATCGGGTAGTTGCGGATTTGAAAGCAAAGGATTCGTTCAAACACAACGAGCAATGGTTGCCAAACACACACAAATTGTCAGACACATCGTTCGAATCCAATCTACTGTTGGACTATCAAACCACTGCGTTTATTGACGCTTTGAAGTTTCATGTGTTTGAGTACATGCGAATGCTAGACGTGCCAGTGAGCAAGATACAAGAATTTAGAATTATACAATCTTGGATGACCAATACTGGAAAAAATGAATTTGCACATACACACAATCATGGCAGTGTAGACATTGCAGGTGTTTATTATTACAGAACAAATGGCGATGACGGCAGCATAAATTTTATGAATCCAGTTCCGCAGTTTTCAACATATTTGCTTGAACATCTTCCAAACAACGTATCTTACGAACCTAAGATTGGTAAATTTATTTTGTTTCCGGGCTGGTTAAATCACGGTGTTCCTGCAAATTACACAGATGATGAACGTATAAGTATTTCGTTTAATATAAATTTTAAACGTCCAGAATTTTCATAAGCAATTAGTAAAAGGCTCAAGGTATCGAGAAGTCTCGCAAGAGTAATCATCAAAGGTCGGAAGCCTCAAATGATTTTGCAGTTATAAACTGCACTTCAACCGGGTGGTGGATCAGGATTACAGTCCGGGAGATCCTCGAAAGTAAGTGATACTCCATGTTTGCTAGACAAGTAGGGCGCGGCTGTGAACCGCGGGTAGCCATGTTTCGCTTGAGTGCGGACCAAAACTTCTCAGAGCTTTTTACTAATTTCTTATGCGGGTATGATGTAATGGTAACCTGAAACCTTGCCAAGGTTTATTCGCGAGTTCGATTCTCGCTACCCGCTCCATTTATAAGTTATTGATAAAGCGCAATGCTTTGTTAACATCAGTGAAGTACTGTAGTTCAAAATATGTATTGTCGTACACATCCTGTACCATGACACAGCATACACCTTCGTATAAACAAAGATGAAAATGTAACCCTTGCGGTGTTATGTGTTCGTAAGTCTTCACACAAATATTTATTCCCGGATTGTGTAATGGTAGCACAACAGACTTTGACTCTGTTAGCCTAGGTTCGATCCCTAGTCCGGGTGCCATCTATGGTGTTAGTAGTGTAGTGGTCTGCACATTGCTCTGTGAAAGCGATAGTATGGGATCGTTCCCCATCTAACACCCCAATTTTAATGCCAGCGAGACTTGGTAGTCAGAGAGTCCTTATAAGACTTTTAGCGCCAGATTAGCGTTCTTGAGAGGGTTCGATCCCCTCCGCTGGTACCAATGCAACTTTAGCTGATGTGGTCATAGCGGCGGTCTGAAGAACCGTTGAACCAGGTTCGATTCCTGGAGGTTGCACCAAACAATGCCCCAGTAGACAAATTGGCAAAGTCGTCTCTCTCAAAAGGAGAAATTTAGATGCGGGTTCAAATCCCGCCTGGGGTACCAGCTGGCTATAGTACAATGGATAGTACAATGAGCTTCTACCTCATGAATGTGGGTTCGATTCCTGCTAGCCGGACCAGTAAATATATATTACGGCCATTGGTGAAATGGATATCATCTCTGTCTTCGAAACAGAGGGTGTGGGTTCGATTCCTGCATGGCCGGCCAGATAAAGGTTGACTAACTTATATTGTTGTTATATAATAGTCACATACTAAGCAATTAGTCTCGTTCATTAAAAATTAAAATTACATATGGAGCCATCGTCTATCGGTTAGGACATCAGGTTTTCATCCTGAGAAGAGGGGTTCGACTCCCCTTGGCTCTTCCATATACGTGCTCTTTGAGTAGCTACAGTGGAACACCGAAATACTTGTCAATGTCGACCATGTACAAGGACCGGCCATGAAGAGAAGGGCTACCGAGGATTCAAGCGCCGCAGAGAGCACCTATATGGAAGTATATAAAAGCACACTAAGCAACACCCGACATACTGGGATAGTAAGATGGCATTGCCCTTAGTGTGTTTCTATTTGCCCCTTTGGCGAAATTGGTAGACGCGCCAGATTTAGGTTCTGGTATCGAAAGGTGTGAGAGTTCGAGTCTCTTGGGGGGCACCAAATTAGGAAGCGTGGCAGAGTCCGGCTTATTGCAACAGTCTTGAAAACTGTCGTGTCGAAAGGCACCGTGAGTTCGAATCTCACCGCTTCCGCCATAATAAATAACGTATGAAAAATACATTCCATCATAACTTAAATATTCCGGTTAAATTTATGCCAGTTTTTCTGGAAAACGCTCCGGTAATATCGATGTACGATAAAAGTTTAATCAATAAAGAATTGATAGACTGGTTGTCATCACTACAAATAGAAATTGGTAAAGCAGAGCTATTTCATTTAAAATCAAATCCAGCCAATGAGGGCGAATACAATAAACTACCAATTCATTTGGACGATGAAGATTTTGACAATCATGTAAAAATTAATTTTGTGTATTGCAATACACCATCAAAAATGAATTGGTTTGTTTGTAAAGATCCAAGTAAATTAAAATGTCTAAAAACTCCAACAGGAACTGATTATATACTAGCAGAGGAAGAGGATTGCGAGCTAGTATATTCGGCCCAAGTAGGACAACCAAGTTTAGTCAATGTTGGTATGTTACACAATATATCAGCAGTTGATTCTGAAAGGTATTGTTTTTCTTTTCCATTAATAAAAGATAACAAACCATTGTGTTGGAACCAAGCAGAAGAAATTTTTAAAGAATATGTATCCTTAGTGTAATGGCAGCATTACAGTCTCCAAAACTGTCGGTCGGGGTTCGAGTCCCTGAGGGTACGCCATATAAAATAAGTGTTGACAACAGCACCAGAAGAGAGTATAATAACAACATGTACAAAGTTATATGTAATGACAGAGAATTAGAAAGATTTATAACCTTAAACGAAGCAATGGCATACGCCAAGGCCGTTGGGGTATTTGTAACTATTAAAGGTCCAGATTTTGAAGTAGTGGGACGATTTGGTGTAGACACTGTTGCAAATGGTAAATGCCCGGATGGTGCTGTTTACAATTGGAACAAAGCTAGCCGCATTGGCAGAACAAAGCGAGAACGAGTTTAAAATTGCGAGTGTGGTGAAATAGGTAGACACAAGAGACTTAAAATCTCTCGGCTTCGGTCGTGCCGGTTCGATTCCGGCCACTCGCACCAAGTATTAGTAATAAGTAAAAGAACAAGGAACGGTCCCATAATGGTATTGGAGCGGATTGCTAATCCGTCGATCGGCGAAAGTCGGTTTAAGAGTTCGAGTCTCTTTCGTTCCGCCAAATAACTAAAAGGTAAAACATGAAACCAAACAAGACATTTAAACTGAGTAAAACAACAAAACGCATGATTGGATTGATGAAAGGCGCAACTGCTGATCAACGAAATCAATACAAGCGAATGATGATTGATGCTCAGTTATGTAGTGAAATTGTTATCAAAACTCCTACACGTGATAAAAATGCACTACGTGGAAACGGCCCTACTGGATATCAAACTAACGATACCGGAACTGCTAGTACTAGTACTACTTAAAAATAAGTAATAGCTTGCCGCCTTAGCTCATTTGGTAGAGCAACTGACTTGTAATCAGTAGGTGCCCAGTTCGATCCCGGGAGGCGGCACCAAAAAGACCCCGGATTACACTTTTACGTTAATAAAGTGCGTCATTACAGTAACGATAACTGTACGGTGCGTTGGATCTACCGCAAGGTTCTCTTTAGGAACGACTTGAGAAATCACAAAGGCAGGGACGTTGCCCGTCTAAATGGAAAAGAACGTGGACAGAGTAACCGCTCAGTCCGGGGCTCATGTGGTGTGAGTAGCCGGACACTTTATTAAAGTACATTTAGCTTGAACATAGTTTGAGTAGCAAGGACCGGCCACCATCAGCGTGATGAAAAAGGCTTAAATGTATTCTAATAAAGTATGCGGGATTAGTTTAATGGTAAAACAGCAGATTTCCAATCTTCGGTCAAGAGTTCGATTCTCTTATCCCGCTCCATGATATGATAGATTACATAACAACATTTTTTGCAATTTTTTTACTTGATATTGTTTACACATACTATCTGAGATGTATACAATACGAACAAGTATTAAAAGCCAGCGGATGGAGTGTAGCCTGCTATATTTTAGGAAGTGTAGCCGTTATAAATTACACAACCAATCACTGGCTAATTATTCCAGCAATGGCAGGCGCATTTTGTGGCACTTATGTTGGAATGAAGATTAGAAAGAAACAATTCGGAGTGTAGCGCAGTCTGGTAGCGCACCTGGTTTGGGACCAGGGGGTCCAAGGTTCGAATCCTTGTACTCCGACCAAATTTACTTGATAAGTAAAAACATAAGGAATTAATTTTTACAAGTAGAAGGATTTTAAATGTTAGATCAAAGTTTACAACTACATTTTCCCAATATAGGTATTTTAGGAAACTCGCTTTCAGATGATGAATTAAAACCTCTGTGGAAAGAAGTTAATTCTATTCTCAATAGCGAGAATGCTAGTTTTGTAAATCATTTTCATGCCGGCAATGTAAAAAAAGAATTTGCAATAATAGATTGTTTAAGTTATCTAGAGTCAAAAATAATTCCATTAACGAACGAGTTTAAATCAACATTTAATTATAGAGATTTGAATACTAATCGAAAATTAAAGATAACAAAATGTTGGGTGAATTTTCAAGAAAAAACAGAATTTATGTCTGCACACTTTCATGAAGGAATACTTAGTTTTGTAATCTGGTTGCGAGTACCATTTATGATGGCAGACGAATTAAATCACAATACTTTATCGGAAAAAACATCAATAACAGGTCCTTCATTCAATATACATTACACAGATGTGTTAGGTCAAGTGCAATTAAATGCCATGCCAGTTGATAATAGTTGGGAAGGTAGGATGATTATGTTTCCATCAAGGATGTCACATAGCGTTCATCCGTTTTATACCAGCGACGAGTATAGGATATGTATTGCTGGCAATTTAGATTACGACATTGCAACATAAACCACTATAAGTTATCGCGGGGAGGGTCCGGTCACCAGCGTGGTCTCATAAGCCATTGCCATCCTTGGTTCAAATCCAAGCCCCGCAACCAATTGCAATAAATTTTTGAGTCTATTAAATACAATTTGATTGCCCTCCAAATCAAAATGGTTCATCAATCCCCTATTTGTTTCAAACAAATAAGAAAAATTAACCATGTTTGAAAATTGATACAAGTCTTCCCAATCTATATTGGAAATATGCAACACACGATCTTGTACTGGTTCCAATAATTTTATTATCTTTTCACACAACAAAGTATGCATGTATTTTGCATGTTCAAAATCAAAATGATTTTCAAAATAGTCAACCATAGGTTGTAATGTTTGATCTTTTAGTACATGTTCTTTTATATCTGTATAGATTAAATCACAATTTTTGTGCAGAGGATCGTTGTAGTGTATAGGATGTTTTTTGATATAAATCCTATAAGGACTGGTATGCGAAATGACAATTTTATCATACACAGCTAAATCAACTGATTCCAATTGTTTGAGAATTTTGTATTCACTACAACCGGCTTGTGCTAGATTAGTCACAGCAAACTCCTGTGCTAATAAATTTGGCCATCCTTGGCCAGAATATTTAACTGTCCAGTCGGCGGCAAAACTGTCTCCGCATATTAATATGTTCATGTTAAATTAACACATCCTGTTTGTTTTTTATCCACAAAATCTGCCACAGCTGAATAAAGTTTATCATGCACAGATAAGTCTTTAATATGATTTGGACGAGGATCATCCATTAGATATTTCTCAAGTGCTTTGGGTGACATACCAGCAAGTTCTTTTTTACTAAAATACATCAGAGCTGGTCGTATTTCATTATCAAAATTAACAGCATACTGAAATTCATTGGGTTTAAGATAATCGTAACTCCAAGGCCCTTGACTTGCCCAAGTATCTGTAGTAATATAGTTACTTGGTACTGCCCATAACACAATTAAATTTATAGAGTTGTTAACAGCATAGTCTTTGACATAATTTAAGTAATAGTTATAATGAAGTTTGGCAAGATCACTGTTGAAAAAATATTCAAGATATGTTCCCATAACAGTGTCTCTTTTTCGAGCAGGAATATCGTCAACATTATTAACATTTGGAAACATGTAATCATCCCATGCAATAATCACAGTATCATCTTTAACCATTTTGTCTTTTGCAGATAGAAATGTTAAAAATATATTTGGATTAGCACTGTTTTGTTTGGCAAGATTGCACACCTCATAGTTGTTAGACAGTCGCGTTATCCAACTGTCAGCCGCTCCAGGAGCAAGAAAACTTCCACCAAATATATAAATCATGAAATATTTATGGCAGGCCACTTTTAAAGGATAAGTATTTGAATGAAAAACATACAACTTTTATCACTAACTGGCTGGAATGATTTTATCCCGGTATTATGGCCCAGTGCAAAAACATTTTATGAATTGTATGGCAACCATCCTGAAAAGTACAATTGGATATTGCCAACTTCTGAAGTTCATAATGATATAGAAGATAACAAACGTGTGCTGGCATTAAATCCTCCTGATATTCTAGGCGTGAGTTTATATGTATGGAATTATGATAGAACAATGGCATTGTTGAAATGGGCAAAACAACAATGGCCAAAATGTATAATTGTTACAGGCGGTCCCCACCAATATTTTAAACATCATGCAGACTGGTTTCAGAAAAATTGGTTTATTGATGCAAGTTTACCCAGCGAAGTATATGGCGAGATTGCTATTGCTGATATACTAGATAATTTAACAGATGAAAATACTATCAATTGGAACACTGTAGAACAAATGGTTTATCCTAGCAAAGATCGTTCCATGATGTTGCGTAGTCCAAAAGCATCTTACAAACGAGATTTCAAATGGAACTTTTCTGCTTTTGAATCGCAGAAAGATTACATACAAGAATATGTCAATTACTACTATGCAAATTCAGAAAATCCAACATTACACAGCAAAATTGAAACAACTAGGGGTTGTCCTTACGAATGCACATTTTGTGATTGGGGTGGCGGCATCGGCACCAAAGTAATTCTAAAAGATTTGGATTGTGTCAAAAAAGATTTAGACATATTGCTGAGTTATAATATCAGCAGTGTGTACGTGTGCGATGCTAATTTTGGAATTAACGGCGAACGCGATGTTGAAATAGTACAATACATTGCGGATAGAAAACAAAATTATCCAAAAGATCGATTTCCAAATGTGCAATACGGCGGATATGCTAAAACTAACAAACACTTTGATTATTTAAAGCGTATCTTTACTATTGAGGCTGTTAATAAATTGTCTTATGCATATAAGATATCTCAACAGTCGTTTACTCCTGAAATATTGGAGAACATCAAGCGCACAGACTTACGAGCCAATGAGCATTTCGAATTAGCAGATTACCTCCGAACAGGGTTTGGTTACGAAGCCACTATTGAAATCATTATGGGACTTCCAGGTACCACGTTGGATACATGGTACAATGAATTTAATATACCGTACGAAAAACAAATATTAGTGCGAGCATATGAATGGTACCTGTTACCTGAAGCTGAAAGTTATGAAAAAGAATACAGAGCCAAATGGGGTATTAAAACAGCTCTCAAACGTGCTGACCAGGCACCTGATGGTATTCCTAGTGAAATTGTTGTTGAAGGTGGTACATTTACAAGAAGTGACTATAAAGAATTCACAACTGCATATGCACTATATATTTTCTTTAATCAAAGTGGAGTCTATCGGAAATCTATTAACCAGTTGTTAACAATAAAAAATATAAAATTTGGAGATTTCTTAAGACAGTTTTATAATGAATGCTATCCGTTGTTAAAATTAGCTAGTTTAGAATCATTCACTCATTTTGAAAAACATCTGGATGAACTCGTGTCTGACGAGATAAATGAGACATTTCATAATTTAACATGGTTAAACAACGATGGGCCACAGGTACATAGATTCATTTATTTTATTGTGGAATATTTCAAACATTATGAAAATCTTGGACCTATTGTTGAAAAATGGTTTGTTGAAAAAGGTGTCACGCCGTCGTTAGTGTATAACGAAGGAAATATAATTTACAGTGCAAAGCGATTGAATACTTCTAGAGGTTTTATTAAAAAGATATCTTTTGATTTATATAAAGACGAAAGAGAATTCTACGAAGATGTTACACGGTCAAACCAATACACTTATGGAAATTTGTTATTGGCTGAGCGGAGAATTTTAGGGTCAGTAGTACAATTTTAAATTATCATGAAAGATTCTGTTGAACGTTTAAACTTCCAAATTGATTTAAATCAACTGCGTTCTTACTACGACGAACTTAGATTATCGTACCAAGAATACAATTGGTCTTACATGGATAACCCCGGGGATATTCGAGATGACATCTATAATTTTAATAATCAATATAACAAAAAACGCAATGCATCTGGTTGGGCTATCACTGTTCCTGAAATACTGAGTGAGAACAAAAAAGTAGTGCCATGGACCAATATACACAAGGACTTTGTGTACGGTTCAGAACATTTGGCAACTGAAAAACAAACACCTATGGTGTTTGGCATAATCAAAAAACTGATGGAAATATGTCCATATGCCAAACAAGTTAGTTTAACTGTGTTTGTGCCGGGTGCGCATATTGTTCCGCACAAAGACGAAGATTACTTAATCAGAGTTCATGTTCCAATATACACCAGCAAGGATGCTAAATGGTTAACATGGAATGGTTATCAACCACTTGATCAACCAGGACAAGCATATTTGTGTGACACTAGAGACATTCACAGTGTGTACAATGATGGAAATTCGGACAGAGTTCATTTGTTATTTGCAATAGAATCAAAATATGAAGAACATATTAAAAGTATAACTGGTGTAATAAAGACAGATGAATGAGGTTAAAGAATTTTATTCGCGTTTGCAATTTCCAGGAACATATACTATTGAAGATTTGAAATTTTACGATAGTACAGTGTGCAATGACTATTTAAAAATATTTGATGATGCAGTATCACAGTCAAGTTCAGTTTTAGATATTGGATGCGGAAGCGGATTTATCATCAACTTCCTAGCACGTAGGCATCCTAACATACTATTTGATGCTGTTGACTTCAGTGACAGTATTGACGTTGCCAAACAGTTTAGTAACAATCATGGCATCTATAATATCAGCTATTACAAAGAAGATTTTCTAACTTGGAATACTGATAAAACTTACGATTTAGTGTTGTCTAACGGTGTGCTACATCATATGCCCAAATACAAACAAGCAGTGAGTAAAATACATGAATTGGCAACTGACAAAGTTGTAATTGGTATTTACAACAAGTATGGAAAATTATTAAAACGTGTTGTAAAAGTACAATACTCATCTGATATATTATACATAGATCAAGAGCATTGTCCGTTTGAAGTATCTTTTACTGATAAAGAATTTAAAAGTTTATTTGACACATTTGGCATCCACAAAGTGTATCCAAGTTTTCAAAATAAATTAGTTGATTTTAGAAATTTTTTCAATGCCAAAAATGGTGGCTTAACTGTATACTCCATGAGCTTGCCGAAGTAATTGACATTTCCACAAACTATCTGTATAATATAATTTTAACGGAGCACATATGAAACAACGCATATTCAATCAAGTACGTAAACCGCTTGACCTTAGTCGTGGGCCTGGCATCGACACTGAAATTTGTACAGCTCACGCAGGCGGAAATCGTTTTAATCTTGTGCTGATCGCAAGTGAACGTGCAAGAGAAATCCGCAGACAAAATAAAGAAAGTGATAAGCGTGAACATGTTCACAGCATTGTTACTGCGCTTGAAGAAATTCAACGTGGCGAAATTGAACCACGCAAATATCTTAACAAAGTAAAATAATAATTTTGCCTGGATAGCTCAGGGGTAGAGCGTCTCGTTTACACCGAGAGGGTCCGCGGTTCGAAACCGTGTCCAGGTACCAAATATGTGGGTGTGCCGCTGAATGGTTAGGCCCCGGATTGCAAATCCGTTCCATGCAGGTTCGAGTCCTGTCACCCACTCCAAAATATATTTTAGCAGTTTAGCCAAAATATAGTGACAAACTATTGTAGATCAACTATAATAGTCGTATAGCAAGTAACAATGCTAAAGAGTTTTAGGATCGGTACAGCAACATTCATATACTATGGATTGTTAGACACTGTGGTAGTTGGTGGAGTAGAGTGCGTAAAAACACCGAGCGTTGAAGGCAACTATTGAAACAAGACTAACGAGCTCAGAGTGATGGCCTGAGTAAAATAAAAGCAGTCAACAACGATCCTGTTAAATTTAGAATGTTAACAGCAAATTCAATTTTTCACTTATAATCGAAAAACAACACATTCTGTAAAGGTAATTAAAATGAACGCATTTGTAACAGCAGTAGCAAATCAAGAAGCCCGTACCGCAAACGGTATGAAGGCACGTAAGTCAACAGCTTCGGCTTGTGTTGACTTGTTCTATAACATTGGCGCAAGCCGTGGTAAGGACATCACAGGCGACTTCACTGCCGCTTATGTGGAAAATCAAGACGTTGCACTACGCATCGCACAATGGGCACGTGATGTCCGTGGTGGCGCAGGTGAACGTCAACTGTTCCGCGACATTCTAGTACACCTAGAAAAGCGTGACCCAGACGCCGCTTTGGCCCTGTTGAAGAAGGTTCCAGAAGTGGGCCGTTGGGATGACATCTTTGTCTTCTCAAACCCAGTGCTGAAGTCAGCCGCTTATACCATGTTGGGTGATGCCCTTCGTGCTAACAACGGTTTGGCCGCAAAGTGGACTCCTCGTAAGGGTCAAATTGCCGCTGAAGTTCGTGCCTTCTTTGGCATGACTCCAAAGCAATATCGTAAAAGCCTTGTGGCACTTACAAAGGTTGTTGAAACCCAAATGTGTGCAGGAGATTGGGATAACATCAACTTCAGTCACGTTCCTTCTGTAGCTTCTCGAATCTACAAGAAGGCTTTCAACCGTCACAGCCCAGCATTCGCTGAGTATGTTGCGGCTCTGATTGCTAAGGATCCATCAGTGAAGGTTAATGCTTCGGCAATTTTCCCACACGATGTCCTTAAGGGCGTGATCGGTAGCTACCGTGCAAAGTTTGACAAGACAGAAACTGACCATGTGATCGCACAATGGGACAGCTTGCCAAACTACGTTGGAGATGCTAGCATCATGCCAATCGTAGACGTTAGCGGTTCTATGTCTTGCCCAGCAGGAAAGAACACTAATGTAACTTGCATGGATGTTTCAATCAGCTTGGGCTTGTACCTAGCAGACAAGAACAAGGGCGTGTTCAAGGACACATTCTTGACTTTCTCAGACAAGCCACAACTTGTTACTCTAAAGGGTAACATTGTTGATAAGGTTGCTCAAATGAGCAAGAGTGATTGGGACATGAGCACTAATCTACATGCGGCTATGGACAAGATCCTAGACGTTGCGGTTAAGGGTTCAGTACCAGCTAGCGACATGCCAGCCATGTTGCTGATCTTGTCAGACATGCAGTTCAACCAATGCGCCCGTTACGACGACAGCGCAATGGAAATGATCGAACGCAAGTTCGAAGCCGCAGGCTACAGCGTGCCACAGATTGTTTTCTGGAACCTAAACAGTTCAGATAACGTACCTGTTAAGGCAGACAAGAGTGGTGCCGCATTGGTAAGTGGATTCAGTCCATCAATCATGACTAGCTTGCTAGCCGCTGACATGGATCAATTCACTCCAGAAGGCATCATGCTTAAGACTGTAATGAGTGATCGTTACAAGTTGTAAACCGTTGTTATAAAACAACAGTTTTGAACCCAGTCGGCGTAGGTTGACTGGGTTTCTTTTTGATGTTATAATAGATACATACAAACACACAGGAGCGAGAAATGGGTTTTAAGATTCTTCCAAAACAAGATATGCAGGGTTATGGTCCAATTCCAAAGTTGGAGGGCCCGTTTAACTTTAACGGTTGGATTTTGTATTATGATCCAAAAGAAGGTAAGTACTGGGATCCAAAGACAGATTTTTATGTTGCTCATGATGATTATTTTAGAATGGTAGGGTTGATCTAATGCCCGTATGCTATCAGTTAATTGGCGTTCCTGCCGCAGGCAAAAGCACTTGGATCAAAGATCAAATTTGGGCTTTGGGTTTGACTGTGGTCAGTACCGATCCGTTTGTAGAAGATTATGCAAAGACACGGGGTAAGACTTACACAGAAGTGTTTAAGGATTATATGCCTACAGCAGTAGAATTAATGGCTCAACAAGTAGTATTTGCACGTGATCATGAACATACTGTAATTTGGGATCAGACTAGCACCACAGTTAAAAGTCGTGCTAGGAAGTTTAATATGCTTCCAAATTACAAGCACATTGCAGTTGTGTTCCGTACACCGCCAGTAGACGTTCTTAAAGAACGTTTAGCCAGCAGGCCAGGTAAAGATGTGCCTTGGGAAGTTGTACAAGGTATGATTGACAATTGGGAAGAACCTACCAACAAAGAAGGTTTTGAAGAAATTTGGTTTGTTTAAGGAAAAATTATGACCATTAGAGAGTATGAAAGCATTCAAGGCGACAACTTAGAAGAATCCGATATGGCTCAGCTGTTATCAACTACTGCGAACGCTGATGCAGTAGCAAGGATTAGGGCGGCATTGCCCACAGGCCCTAGTTTAAGTCATTGCGATGAATGTGGAGAAGAAATTCCCAAAGCAAGACAACTAGCAGTCAAAGGTTGCAAGATGTGCATTGATTGTCAAATTGCAAGCGAACGAATGAAAAGATAAGGAGGCATTATGCCTTGGATTGAAAATGTGGCCGCCGCTGATATTCCAACAGGATTTCATCACGATGCTGGCCCTAATAGCATGTTGATCAGTATTGTTGATCCAGCTAGCTGGCGACCTGAACCTAAACATCAGTTCAAAGAGCGTCACAATTTTGAGTTCTTGGATGTAGAAGAAAAAGATTCCGTGCTAGAGGAAACAATGAAATGTAGTCATGAGCAGGCCGCAGAGTTAGTTCGTTTGCTACAACATGCATTGGAAAATCGTATGAATGTAGTGGTTCATTGCTATGCTGGCGTTTGCAGATCGGGTGCGGTTTGTGAAGTTGGTGTTATGATGGGATTCAACGATACGGAACGTTTCCGTAGTCCTAACCTGCTAGTCAAACATCGTATGATGAAGGCTTTAGGATGGACCTATGATACGGACGAAAAGCCAAACATTGATGATTGGCGAACTTTTAGGTCGGTTGACTGATTGCGGAATAAGTAGTATAATAACTACTTAAACAAGAAAGGTACTCAATGGCTGGCAAAGCAAAATCGGTTTACTTAACAGTAACCAAAAAAGGTTCAATGAAAACAGAGTTTCATAAAATGTTTTTTGATGCTAAATCATTTAATGAGTATGTAAAGTCTGATGAATTTAAGGCCAAATGGCCCGCCGAAGAGTATAATATTGTAAAAGAAACTTATTAAAGAAAGGAGCATAATATGCCAAGTGTATTCTTAGTAAGCGACACGCACTTTGGACACACAGGTGTATGCCGCTTCACACGTAACGATGGTGTTACAAAACTTCGTCCTTGGGACTCCGCTGAGGAAATGGACGAAGCAATGGTCAAGGCGTGGAACGAACGGGTAAAGCCCACTGACAAGGTGTACCATTTGGGCGATGTTGTGATCAACCGTAAAGCATTAGCAATCATGCGTAGGCTTAACGGAGACAAAGTTTTAATTCGTGGTAATCACGATATCTTTAAAGATGAGGACTACCGTGCCCACTTTAGAGAACTTAGAGCTTATCACGTTATGAACGGAATGATCTTAAGTCATATTCCGTTACACTCAGATTCAATGGGTCGTTTTGGAGTTAACATTCACGGACACTTACACGCAAATCGTGTGAAAAAGGCTCGTGGAGTTGATGCTAGAACTGGAGAAATCCTTTACAGCGACGATATCGATACACGTTATCATTGCGTATGCGTGGAACAAACTCCGGACTTTGCTCCTATCTTGTTCGAAGATGTTATCCGTAACATTGAAGCAGAAGGCGGATCAGTAGGATTTAAATCTGGTAACGGACCCACAATGTAATAGTAGTACTTTAATAGGGCCTTAGGGCCCTATTTTTTTGACTGGAATTTTACATTATAAATATGTCATGGATTTAAAAAATATTTTTGTCTTTGATACTGATTTCCAACCAACTAGCGAAAAACTGCCATGGATGATATTGGAGAATCTTGACTGGAAAACCAGTGTGCCATATTTTTTGCCAAACGGGAATACGTGGGCTGAATGGACTCCTGACTGGTGTAAAGAACTAAAGTCCTTGGTAGACAGTAAGTTTTTTGAAATAAACTCAAATGCCAACATAGAAATGTATCAGATGTTCATACATGACATGCCAAAAAGCACGGATCCGTCCAACACAATACATAGGGATTGGCCAATGTTTAACACCTGGGCCGCTGTAGTAATGCTCAAAGGTGCTGGAGATTTAAATTTTTATGGAGAATATGACAACAATTCGTTGTTGCATACTGTTGAGTTTCGAGCAGGTAGAATTTTGATTTTCCCCAGCATATATTGGCATCGAGTAAAATCAGTCACGGCGGACCGATTAAGCGTGGGTATGCTGTATAACAGTGATAATTTAGTACCCGATATGACTGATGCGTTACCGTTATGTACGTGTAGATTACGAACAACTCAGTTAATCTGCGATGGAAGTCATGCCCAATTGGGTTAACTTAGCAGTTTAAACTCATAAGCGTTTAGCTCAAATGAATAAATATACTATAATGATCAATCAATTTTGATTACAGCATATTGGAGATAAACGCATGTCGCTACGTATTAGACGAGGAACAGAAGCTCAAAGACCGAGCGCCGCCTTTGATTTGGGTGAAATAGTATGGACTACTGATACCAATAAACTATATGTTGGTGACGGAGTTAATCTTGGCGGCAAAAACATCTTAGCATCTAGTGCAGGCACTGGACTTGTTTGGAACAACGTTACACAGAGATTAGACTTTAACGGTTCTGGTACGGGTATTGTAAGTGTACAAGCAGACACTAACCCAACATTAGGCGGGAATTTAAATCTAAACAACAGAAATATCACCGGAACAGGTAGTATCACAGTAAGCGGCACGTTGTCTGTCACAGGATTAGGCTCAAACTTAAACTTAAATACACGAAGCATTACAGGAACAGGTAACATTGATATCACTGGAGCAGGTACATTTTCTGCTAACCTTACCGGAGCTAGACTTACTGGCACCCAACTTGAAATAAACGGCCAAAATACAAACACCATTGACGGCCCAACTATTTTTTCGCTGGGCGGTGCTGATGCAAAGGTTGTACAAATTGGTCCACAAAATACTGGACAACCGTCATTGGATATCATACAGATAATGCCGTTCACTCAGGGCGTGTCATTCAGCGGAATGCGTGGAACATTGTTAGCTCCACAAATTTCGCAAGTTGGTGACGGGTTAGGTGCAGTACAATTCCGTGCAAGATTTACAACTACTCCAGTAGCTCCTTCGGACGGTTTTACATCAGTTGCTGGAATAGTTGGCAATGTAACCAACATGGGTAACGGCACTACCATTGCACCTTCGGGAAAACTACAATTTATTTTAGTTAATCCCAATACCCCAAATGATTTTGCAACTGCTTATTTGAGCGAGTTTACTGCTCCAGGCGTGTGGACCGCCCCGGCGTTTATTTCTAAATCTAAAATTTCAGCGGCTGGTATTGGCTACGGAACAGGTGCTGGTAGTGCTGTATCGCAGGGTACTAGCAGAACAACTCCTGTTACTATCAATGCACCATGCGGCACTATCACGTTGTTTAATACAACTGCCACTGCTGGACAAGTGACTACATTCACAGTCAATAACACAATAGTTGATCCAACTGATGTGGTATCAGTAAGCGTAAAAACCGCCACAGGCTTCCATATGGTCAGTGTTACTAATACCGCATTGGATTCATTTACAATCAGTGTTTATACTCCAAATGCAGTTGCAGTAGCTGAAGCTCCTGTATTGAATTTTGCAGTTGTAAAATCAGTAGCTGCCTAATATCATAATTAAAAGCCCTTGTATGTTAGGATAATAAATATCCTACAACAGGGGCTTTCTAATGAATAGATTTATTACAGATCCAGAAAATTATACATTTGATGATCTTCAAAATTATGACTGGGATGTGATACAAACTAACATCACAGTAGATTCTGCTAAAATGTTGGAATGGTTCAATGCCATAGAAGAACAATTTGCCGATTGTTGTTACAGCCCTCTGGATGATATGGATTTAGCCGACCCAGCTAAAAAAGAATTTGCGCTGTCTTTTATGCCAAATAATTTAGTGTGGGGGCAACCACTACAGTGGACTCTTCAGTGGTCTTACGATAGACCAGGAAAACTTCCATTCTTGCAACTTGCTGATCCAGCACAATTTCCAGAAATCTCAGACACTGATTTTCAAAAAAAGTTTAATAAGAATCTTCCAAAGTACTTGTTTGGAATGTACGAAACATATTATAATACATTTGGTCCGGATTGTTTTGAAGTAACACGTTTGGTAAAAATGAATCAAGACGTGGGATTGCGTACTCATGTGGACATACAAAATCCAGAATTTTTAATTAGGATGCATTTGCAAATTCAAATTGATGACAACGCCTGGTGGAAATTTGGCGAAGATATGGATCGTAAATATACATTTGAACAAGGCAGGGTTTATTTGTATAACACAGCAGTTAAACATGCGGCCCGCAATGAAAGCGCAAGCCCATGGATAATGTTACACAACAACCCAACCGCAAATTCAATTGATAAACTTTTAAAAACTTCCATGCATATAGGATAACATGACAGTTACTGGTAAAACACTAAGAGAAGCCCTTCAACTCAATGCAGTAGTTCCACATCCGTTAGATTTATGGCCGTATCGACATACTACTATGATTCCAAATCAAAGTTTTGATTGGTCCGGAACTGATCACGAAACATTGTATAAACGTAATCTTAGAAATTTGCCTGAGAACTGGATTTATAGAACTAAGAAAATTACCTATAACTACAACGAGCAAGGACTCAGAATGCCTAAGAGTGTACATGCTGTTGATAAAGACTATATCTTATTTTCAGGTACCAGCTATACACAAGGATTAGGTGTTGCAGAAGAAGATAGATTTTGTAATCGTGTAAGTGCAGAACTGGGTTTAGATTTTATTCCGCACGGTGGGCCAACATTCACAATCAAGACAAATGCTATTTCGTTTTTTAATTTCTTAGATACTGATATGCCGCTGCCTAAAATATTTGTTATGGAATATCATAAAACCAATTGTTGGACATATTACTCTGATAATAATTTTGTGCATATACATAACTCGCATGGAACATTAAAACATTTGCCTGAAGGTAAACAATTTACCAATCATATAGAATCTTATAAAAAAATAGCGGAAACTGATCACTTTCTGCACGAATCAAATTTATATCGCAATATGATGAAATCAACTTGTAAACGATTAGGAATAAAATTTGTAGAGGTCAGTTTTGACGAACCAACTGAACCGTTTATCTCGGATAACGGCATTAAAAGAGTTGACATGAGCTCACATAGTGATGATATAAATTATTGCTTTGGTAGAGACGTGCGTGTAAGGCCAGAAGGGTATTATTCTCATCCAGGAATTGGATTACATGGAGAAGCAGCCGACTTAATTCTATCTCAAGTATGAGCAATTTAATCTTATTCACTTCAGGAAGTACTACTGAACCTAAAGAGATAACGCATCCTTGGGTGTTTATACATCATCGAGCATTGCAATCAGTTAAAGAAATTAAGTTAACTAGCAAAGATCGGGTATTAGACGTATTTCCTGGCAATACTATAGCACACTTCACAGTTACAGCATTGCCTGCACAACTTGCAGGTGCCCAACTGATATCAGCTAATTTCAACCCGTACACATATATTGAACTATTCAACAAATATCAACCCACATACATTAGTTTGATTCCAAAACACTGGGAGTTGTTATCAAAAACCAAAGGCTGGGAAAACTTTGATATGAGTTGTGTTCGATACATGGTAACAGGAAGCGGCACATGTTCGCAAACCATGATTGATTCGTTTGTAGATAGGGGAGTGCAGTGTGTGGCAAACTGGTATGGCATGACTGAGATGCCGCCGCCTGTATTTGTGGGTATTAATTCTGAAACATTTGATTTTAAACCTAAAAAGAACTACAATGTTGATTTTACAGATGAAGGCGAATGTGTTGTAAACGGTTGGTACACTGGTGATTTATTTGATGTGGCTGGAAGAAAGTTTTTAAAACGCAAAGATACAGCAAATGGAAAGACTTGGAAATCTAACGTTTAGACCTTTGGTCGAGTCCGATCTTCCAGCACTGGCAAATTTTTGTACAGAGTGCGAGAAACTCGGATACGAAAATAACAAATCATTTGAATCAATTAAACTTGACAAAATGAAAATGCCCTACGGTCAATTTTTTGTTGGGTTAGATCAATCAACAATTGTTACTTTTGCAGGAGTGCATCATCTTCCAGAACTGGGCAACAACGCATGGCGTTGTTTGTTTCGCGGCGCCCAGCTCCCAGGCTATACTCCAGTCTGGAGTGTTAATATATTCAAAAGTTGGATACACTTGTCTCACTTGATGTATTATCAAATTAAACTAGTGCAACAGATAGATCCAAATGCTGATTTTTATATTAGCACAAATGTAGACAATAAAAAAGCAGGAGTTAGTTCCCGCTTGGATAAAACAATAATGCCTAAGCTAGTTAAACAAGGCATATTTACATTGCATAGTAAAGACACAATATTGTATAATACGTTACAAAATATTTGGAAATTAAACACAGAAACGTATCTCCGTGAAAGAAATCTTTATATTGAAAATTCGTGAGTTTCTAAATAGCTAGTAAATTCTTCAGGAACTCTAAAAATCAAATGAACGCGATCTGTGTCTCCTCCGTTGATTGTTGCATGTGGAACAGATACATTTGTTAAGTATGCATATCCAGGCTCCATTAGAAATTTTTCATCCTCGTACTCAAAGAAACTTTCAGAATTTGTCTTTACTGGAAAATGAATCTTCACATAATCGCCGGTGTCCACATGAAACCCCAATCTTGTTTCAGGTGGATGCACTACCATCAGTGCTTGAGTAGCTTGTATATTTGCAAAATAATCAACAATCTTTTTTCCAAAACCAAATATTAATTCAGTTGGTACATCGTAATTTCCGCTCATTTGCGTACGAGCCATTTCTTCCGTCACACCTTCTTTGTATGCTGGGCAAGGTTTAGTAGGATCTTTTAAATCGCTTTGTATAGCCCAATTGTAAAATCCGTCCACATGATGAATACTTTTATCAATAGGATTACTGTCCGGAGTGTAAACATCAGCAACTGCCCATTTCATATGCTGATATTTTTCTTCTAAGGTATTGTAATAATCAAGCAGTTCCTGGAAATCAAATTTAAGATTATCCATTCGCTTTATTTTAAAATCAAATTTATACATTTGCGGTATTCCTTAATAAATTGTATACGTGCTGATTATATTTATAATCATGAAATTTACTGTGTGCATTTTTATTTTTATGTTCTTCAATAAATGATGCCACAGCTGGCGACCTAGATTGTCCTTTTGCGCAGTACACATGAACTGTGCTGTTATCTGGTATATTATCAATAAATTGTTTCATCAAATTAGCCTGATCTTGTGTACAAGCAATTGCACTATATGGTATTGGGACATATTCGTGAATCCATTTTTTTCTATCTTTTTCAACATCATCAAACACTAGATTTAATACATTTTTGTGTGGTTGTTTAAAATATGGAATAGCATGAATCCAGCCAGTGGCATGAATGCAAATAAAATATTCGTTAGGAAACTCATCCACATTCTGGTCTGTAAATGCAGTGACTTCTTCAAACCCGTATCTAGAATAAACTTGAACTGTTAACAATTTCTGTTACCTTTTCTACTGGAACTTTAAAAAATAAATGTACCCGTGTGGTACTTCCTTCGTTGCTTGTGCTATGAGGAACTGATGTATTAACCAGATACATTTTTCCTGTTTTCATAGCAAACTTCTCGTTGTTGAAAATAAAATAACTGGCATCGTTAGCAATTAACGGAATATGTATTTTAAAATAATTATCGCTATCAGTGTGTGTTCGGATTCGTGTACCTGGAGGATGCGCCGCAATACTGATTTGTCTAGCATAAGGAAATATATCAAGTATCCATTCAGCAAATCCAAAAACTAATTCAGTATTACGATAAACTTCGCCGCCTTGTTTGTGTATATTATACGGAGGGCAAGGTACGGACAAATCTTCTAAATTGCTCTGTACTCCCCATCCGTAAACACCTTTGATATTATTTTGTAATTCTGCATCGTTTACACTGGACAAGTTTTCGTCTGCTGTCCATTTTAAATGAGTATACTTGTACTCCACAGTATCCAAATACTCTATGGCCCAATCCATATTGACTGGAGTATCAAGTTGTTTAACTAAAAAGTTGTTGTACATCTTTGGTCCATACCTTTCCATACAAATGCACCCTGTTACTAGTGCCTTTATTTTCTATACTGTGAGGCAATGTTGTGTTGACAACATACACCCAACCAGGCTCCATAAACATCTCTTCGCCATCAACGATCCAGTTACTGGAATTATCAACATAGATAGGAATGTGTATACGTATTTTATCAGGACTATCTTGATGTGTAATTAATTTAGTTCCTGGTGTATGATCAGTCACTACCCACTTTTTACTACGCAACGGTAGTTTACTAACAACATCATATGCATATCCTGTAAAGCATTTGCGAGGATTAAGCATGTCGTTGTCGTTGTGGTCTCTGTATTCAATTTTTGCTTGACCTTGTTCGAAAGGCAGTGGTCCTTCAACATCACTACCCCAGCAGAGTGTATAGTATCCAGCATCGTCCGGAATAACATGTCCTGTTTTTCCAGTCATATCTACAATGGGATCCTGCCACACATGTTCATGTTCGCCCATTATAAACTTCCAACTTCCATAATTATTTTCAAGATCCATATACCATGATCTCAGTTTATCAATATCTATTTTAAACCAAGGTTTTATTTTGAATCCAAGATCAACAGCTTGATGTTTTTCTATGTAACGTTTCATTCATTAGTCATATTGATTACATCTAAAATATGCCAATCGGCTATGCGTGTAATAATATGTGCTCGTCTAAATTTCGAGTCATTGCTAGTGCCGTGCCAATCACCTGTATTGAGGATATAAATTTTACCCAGTTTGAAATGATATGAAGTAGCAGTCTCTCTATTTTCTCCAAATGTAAAACAAGCATTTTCATTTGTTTCAATTGGTATATGCAATTTTAAAACTTTGCTGTCAATGTGCTGTTTGATATACATACCAGGATAGTGCAAGGTTATAATCGCCTGACGGAACGCATCTCTTCCAAGTGTTTCGATCATTTCTTTAAAGTAACCATATTCAAATTTTTCCATTATTTTAGCATCGTGGAAAAATGTATCTTTATTGACTTCGGGAAATAATTCTAAATTTGCCTGCGTGGGAGGAGGTAACGGTTCATCTCGATCCACAGGCCATGCCAGTGTAAGTCCTTCGATTGGCCCGCAATAATAACCGCAATATCCTTGCTCCACTAACTCTTTGCTTTTTTCTAAATCCAATTTGTGTGTGTTATCATTAAATCCAAAAAACAAATGCGGGAATTTAGATTGCACATCAGCCCACCACTCTGTTAGTTTATCTGGATCCAGCTCGTAGTTAAGCTCTATAAGATCCCAGTCGTTTGTGTTATACAGCAAATCAAGTGTTATGTCTTTTGGATCGTAATTTTTAATGAATCTTTCCATTTCATATCCCCATGTTAACATATTTATTGGTACTTGCATACCTGGGATGTGTTGAATAGCGTTCACTGCGAATCCTATGAGCTAAATCCTGTGCAAGATAATCTTGTCCATACAACACAAGATTGTTGGGTATTAGGTTTTGAAATTTTAGATATTTTTGTTCCACAACCTCAGGTTCTACGTTCCAATGCAACATCATACTGGCCCATATGTTAGTGGTCCACAATACTTTGACTCCGGACTGTTTGTTAATTTCTTCGAATAATTTTTCAGGTTCGTTAACAAGATCAATAACAAAATAATTATGTTTTAGTTTTCGATAACGATCCCATAATTCTTTGAACTGTTCAGCACTGCCAAATTCTTTCTTGATTTCACTAAGCCAAAACTCTTTGTAGTTGCCACGATACGTGCTGGAAAAATTATATGATAAATCGTGCTCTAACAACCACTCGTCAAAATTTAAACCATTCCATGTTTCTAACAAATGTTTTTTAAAATTCAAACTGGATTCACACCAATCATAATAATTTACAACAGTGTTTTCGTGGAATGTGTTATTGCGTAACAATGCAATAGTCTTAAATCCTGCTGCCGCTGAAAATATGCTGTCAACTGCACTAGGTGCTCGAACGCCTTCTCCACTCAGTCTTTCTGTATTATAAGCATACACACGATTCTTTTCAATATATTCCTGATATGCTAATTTTCGTATCCATGCTCGTTGAGTATAATTTTTTATTGCATCAACTGATTCTTCGTCTTGCAGATTTTTCCATACTTTTTCTAATAAATCAGGATTATCATACGGATATAAAAATGCTTTGCACTCCCGCATTTCAAAATCAAAATTATCAATACGTATGTTATGTTCTAGGGCTAGAGCAATCCAATTGGCTCCTTCTTCAACCACTGTGGGTTTTACGGTGCCGGTGGCAGCTTGAATCCAAGACGGAGTATAGTCAGCACTCATGGTCTGTTCACTGAGAGTGTATTGTGGATATTCTGGTTTTCTATCCCAAAAATATCCCTGCTCCAAGTATTCAGGCTTGCCCAGCTGTTTCCACATCTTGATGTTGACTACCAACAACTGGCGATGCAATCCAGGATACCTATCTTCTCGTGCCATGATGTGACCCATGACAAAAAATTCAGGATTCTTTTTAAAATACTCCACAGCCTTGGCAATAAACTTATACAGTTTTGGAAACATCATGCCTTGTGCAACAATAATACAAATGTTATCTCCGGCCGCGGCACTGTCGTTTAACAGTTTGCTAACACTATCGCTAAATCCTCTGTACCTACACAAGTTGATTTGCAGGCTTTGATTAAGCATCCAGTAAGTCATATCAAACGTTCGTTTTCTTACAAACTTGTTGGGAATGTCTCGGCTGAGATCCAACATGCCTACTCCAACAAAAGTAGAGACTCTACTGGGGGAGAATTCAAAATATCGTTCTCCGGTAGAAACAGAATTCCAATCGCGTACTTGTGTCATTGTCTATTAGTGTAATAACTGCTTCTTAATACGTAAAAGAAATCTCTTATACGTCTACCCAATTCGTAATGAATAATCATATGTATACGTGGTTTATCACTGTTGTTAACCACAGCATGAACATTGCTGATGTCCATCAAGAATGCACTACCATTGTTGTCAAAAGGAACACGACCAAAATCTTTCATAATCATTTCACAACCTTCTGGCATGTTGAGACTGATGTTGCACACACTGAGCCTTTTTTGATCGTTGGGTCTGTCTTGATGAGGCAATATGTATCCGCCAGGCTCCAACAGCATGAATCTAACTCGATTCAAATATTCTGCTGGCCAAACATCTGTTAAGAATTTTTTAGTTACCGGACACTGATCTGCTACCCATGTCCATTCTAGTTGCTTTAATGTATCTGTTCTATTATCGCCATACTGGCCTAGACTTTGTGTATCTTCGTTAAGCCCGTGCAACGTGAGGCTTCCCCAACCGTGGCCGTAATCTTCTCTATGTGGATGGAACTTATCCAATAATGCTTCCGCTTCGGCATGCATTTCTTTCCAAGGCTGGTTGTCCAATGCACTGAGTCTAAACCACGGCCATCCAGACTCCATTATGATCCATTTTGGATCAAACATATCAGGGTATTGTATGCTGTAATTGCTAGAATTTTCTTGCCAAAATTCTTCTAATTGGTTGATGTGTGGTTTCATAATTATTTTTCTTGCACACAATACTTATGTAAATACTACCATGCTATATTAATTTAAGACTCCTAATGAAATGTAAATATTTAGAACATCAAACGTGTATAAGATCCGACGGACAATATCGGCTATGCTGTGTTAGCGTAGAATCAACTAACAAAGAAACTGTACATACCCATACTCCCCAAGAGTGGCATGACAGTGATTTCCATACAGATATCAGAAAACAGTTAGATCTCGAAATCTGGCCAGAAGCATGCCATCCTTGTAAAAATTTAGAAGAAAAAGGAATACAAAGTCAACGTCAAAAGACTCGTCCTTATGGGCCCGGGCTGAGTCATTTTGATTTGAGATTTGGAAATAGTTGTAATTTAAAATGTATTAGCTGTTGGGAAATGAGTAGCAGTAGTATTGCTGAAGAAGCAATTGATATGCAACAATCTGGAACTGCGCCTATATATGGAATTTTAGAAATTCCCAATTTTAACTGGGCTTCTGAGGAAACATTTCGTAAAATTGAAACTGCTGAAATGAAAGAAGTTTATCTAACGGGTGGCGAACCCATGATGGTCCGGCATCTACCAGAATTTTTAGAAAGATTAGATAGCAGTGTTGCGCTACGATTTAATACAAATTGTACAATATGGAATCCAAAACTTGAAAAAATTCTTAGGAAATTTAATAATGTATTAATGGCATTAAGTTTGGATGCAGTCGACAAACGAATAGATTATATTAGATACGGAAGTAACTGGGATGTCATAAATGAAAATGCTCATAGGTACGCAGATTTTTGCAAAGTTGATTTAACTCCTACTATCAGTGTTCTCAATGCCAGCTTTACTGATGATATAAAAGAATATGCTGATAAAAATAATTTTGGTTACTATGAAAATATTTTAAATGGTCCGGCATGGCTTAGTTGCAAAAATGCTCCTCAACGACTTAAAGATCAGTATCAAAGTAATTCGGTAAGAAACTGGTCTGCGGGTGTTGCAGATGAAAAAATGATCGAACATTTTAAATTTAAAATATCAGCATTAGATAGTTGGCGGAAAATTAATATTAGAGACTACTTGCCAGAAGTAGCAACAGCATATGGTCTTAATTAAATCAACTCCTGCAAAACAGAGAGATGTATATGAGCTTCCAAATTCTTATAAAAAAGTTTGGAAATATAAAGATATAGATCTTTTAATTAATCATGTTAACATTATGAAGACAATATGGCCCGACTACATAAAGGAATACGGATGGTCACATGATACGATGTGGGTAGAGGTTAAAAAAATATCAGGAGTTACTGCCAACAAATTTCCTCACAGTCCTGATTTCATAAAAAAAATATATAAATTTTGTTTAGATAATATTAAACAAACTGCACCTTATGCTCACTATGACTGGGTACTAAGTAATATTATAATTGATGATGATAAAATATATATGATAGATTGGGATAATGTGGGACTGTACAGTAACGAAGAAATATTAATAAAGCTACATGCCGACCTTAAATCTGCATTTGGAGAAAAATTTGACCCCGCAAGCATTTAGTTTTCCTACGGTAGGAAAAAACAACATGATCTATGTACCTCCGTACGGATTGAAAGAACGTATTGATTATATGATAAAGGTTGATCCTGTAACTTTCGATGTTACAAAAATATATTTAGAAGCAGATGAAAGTTTTGAAAAATGGCAGTACGGAACTATAGTAGACAATTTTATAGTATTTCTTCCATACAACGAATGTAGTATTTTAATTGTTAATACAGATAATGATGAAATAACTCAGATTAAGTTACCGTTCGATTCTCCGGGGAAATATATTGCTTCACATAGATATAAAAATAAAGTAATAGCATTACCATACGGCGAACACAAAGAATTTGATTTTGCTATTTCATTTGATGTATATACTAAAGAATTACTTTTAAAAAATATTGTTTGTCCAATCAACGACCAAAAGAAATGGCATACTAGTAAACTAATTAATAATTTCATATACGGAGTACCTCGTGGAGAACGTTACATTGAACCGTATTTCCCTTACATAATAAAATTAGATTGCGAGACGTTTAATTACGAATTAACTGATATGTCCCACGCATGGAAAGAATATGATGTGCAACCGTTTCCTATTATAACTAATAAAAAATACACAACCATGGCGCAGGTGGGAAACAAGTTGTATGCACCTCCTTACAGTGAAAATGATAATTTTGATATAATGTTAAAATTCGATGGCACTAGTTGGTCTTATGAAAAAACAGGTATGCAAGACACTTCAAGAAAATACTTTAGTCATGCAGTATCTAAAAATGGTAAAGCATACTTCCCTCCAGCAGGCCATGAAGATAGTTGGAATAAAATGTTGATAATTGATTCTAACAACGATACATGGAAACAAGTTCCAGTAGACGGCGTAGGATATGAAAGCAAAAAATACTTTACCGGGTGGGAAAATACTCAAGGAAAGATATACTGGATACCGCGTGGCGGATGTGTATGCGAACCAGAAGAAAATTGGAAGCAACAAGGCGATCTTGCTGATATACTAGTTGTTGATACAACAAATGATTCATTCTACACTATAGACATTAGCGAATATTTTAAAGATAACACAACCATTGAAAAGTTCAACTCGTCTGTAATCATCGATGATAAAATATTTGCTTTTCCTTACGGACAAAGCGAAACATTTCACACTGTACTGGTATTTGACACCATTAGCGAAACTGTGATTAAAGAGATCAACTTAAATGAAGTATAAAGCGTTTGAGGATTTTTACAAAGAAGAACCAATTAAACATTTGGTACTGCACAATCATAACAATATATTAGTTAGTCCGCCTTTTGCTACAGAACAATGCAAGAACTACAGCAAAGTTATGTGCAAAGACGGAGACAAGACTTGGTTTATAGATTTAGACTTGCCTGCGGCCACTAGTAAATTCAATGCCATTTCAAGCGTGGGCGACAGTGTATGGTTCATACCTTATGGCATATGGGATGATTTTAATGTAGTTGTACAATTAAAAGATTTTAAACCAATATACCATTATATTGATAAACCAGGCAAAGGTCAGTTCTACAGTTCAGCAACTGATGGTAACACTGCTTTTAGTTTTCCGTTAGGATATGAACAAACCAGCTATGGAATATACATCAAAGACGATGCAGTGCATACTGTAGAATTTGATAAGCAGGAACACACTAAAACACACATGGGCACAGTACATGCGAATGGTAGGTACTGGAGTGCTCCTCGAGGAGATACTGCTGGGTACATAAATATGACCAGCTTTGACGGCGTCAAAATAAAAACATTTCCAATCAACGTAAAAAATCCCAGTGTAACAAGAAAGTATTCGGATATAATTGTAACTGGTAATACACTGTACATTCTACCATTTGGCGAAACGTCCGGGGTATCGGAACTAATAGAGTTTGATACTATTACCAACACCTACAAACTTCACGAATTAGACATACCTGACTTTGCAAAGAAATACAATGCTGGGGTATTGGTAGACGACACAATTGTAGCTTTGCCCTACGGCGATGAGCATGCCAACAATAGCCAATGGGGATTAACTTACAATATTGTTACCGGCAAGCATACTACATTTGATATAGGATTATCATTTGGCGGAAAATATAGATTTAGATCAGGAGTTGCTTATGGAGGTAATGCCATGTTCCTACCCACTGGAACTCCCAGTTGTCCAATACTAACTATTAACAAGCATGGCAAAATATTAGCAAGGGACATGTTTGCTGATCATTTGTTGGGTAGGCCAATTATATATAAAAACAGTGTTGTGACAATGGCACACAACTTTAATGACCAAGAAAGCTATATAGTAACTTTGGATTCTTTTTGAAGATAGATATCGCTAAGACAACTGCATTTGTTAGCAGGACAAGTTATAGTTTCAGTTGGCAAATTGTAATTAGCTAAATTACCCAGCTTGCCGCCTTGTTTACATTCAGCTCGATACACATCACCCCACATGTCGATACTCAGCATGTCTACGCCTGCCCAGCAGTCCCAGCCCTTGTAATTGTTTAGACCTTTTACTATAATGTCGTTTCCTGTTACTGGAACATTATCAAGTAACAAAGCTCCTCTATGTATTTTCGAATCATCAATTTTTCTAAAATAAGGCCAAGATTTTATGATGGCTTTTTGTTCGTCGGTATAATCGCTTACTTTGTTAGTTACGAACTCGCCGCTGGTTTTATCTAAAACTACTTTGGGCCATATGGCCAACTTGTCAGTTCCTTTATACAACTGTTGACCTATTCCAACCATGTGATCAAATTTGTCTTGTACCATCATTAAATTAACAACTACTACGCATTCAACAGCATTAGCAACATCGATGATATGATCGATATCAGCATACTCGTCGTGGTAGCTAATCATGATACCGTCAGAAAATTTACTAATTTCTTTATAATACTCAACTGTTTGGCTACCGTTAGTTAAGAAAGTAAACTGATGACCTTTTGATTTAACTAGTTTAGCCAAGTCTAAAAAATGTTTCCAATAAGTGGGTTCGCCGCCGCTTATCCTGTAGCAAATTGTTTTGCCAGGAATATCAAATCCGTTTACAAATTGTTCAACCACCGGCCAATCAGGTTGTCCAGTGCTACCATCATTGAGATATGAAGGACAATAGCTACAGCGATAGTTGCATTTGTTTGACAACGTCCATGCAACTAGGAACCAATTTTCTTTAGCAGTATCGGCGTAAGCTAGTTTCATTTTGACATGGAATGTTTGATAACCAAATCATGTGTTCTACGATTCAATTTAACTGTTAAGATTAGATTATATAAGTTATCTGAAAAACTAAAAACGCTGTGGTTTAATTGAAAATTAACAAAATATAAATGACTGCGTTCTGGCCTGAAAATTTGATCGTGTAATGTTTGCACGTAATTAAAATCTGAACAGCTTCCAAAAACACATGACAGTCGAAAATACTCCGGCGCAACTCCTGCAAAATCTCTGTGGGGAGGAAAGTAGCCGCCTTGATTTACTTTTAGTATATGAACTCTGCCAATATCTGGAGCAAACACATCAACTAGTTTTTTAATTTCTGGTATTGCATGATATACATCCGTAGGAGTTGTAAAGTTTTCTTCCTTCATTTCTACGTCATGATATTTTTGCATATAACCAAAACTATTAAGATGGTAATTATCCATGACGTCGCCAGTATGACTAGTTACTGGGAGTCCCCAGCGATTATTGTGTACATCTTTTTTTTCATTGTAAGGACACCAGTTTTCAGAAAACTTTAATAAATCTTTTGTGACAACAGTTTCAGTTATTCTCAGATCCAGTTTAGCATAGCTTCCTAAATTTGTTAAGCTGTTCCATAACATTGCCCTTTCAAATTCTTCGTTAGTCATACATCATCCCGTGTGTCATTGAATAACTTTTACATGCTAATACCATTGCTTCTTTGTTCCAAGTTTTTCCTAAAGGAGATGCAATAATATGAATTCGCGGAGTACTGCTAAGATTTCTAACACCATGATGTCTTGCAACATCTATGATTCTAACATCTCCCGGCATCCATGGTACTAGTCCGCCATTCTCTAGTCCAAATTCAACTCCTTCTGGATTGGTCATGGCAATATTAATGCCACCGCCCAGCATCTGTCCTTGCCAGTCTCTGTGCGGATTAATATATCCGCCAGCATCTAACACCATTATGCGAATTCTACTGTAACTTGTAAAGGGTATGTTGTCTTTAATCCACTGCACAGTTTTAGGAAAAATACTGCAAGAATCTGTCCACGTTTCAACAGCATCTTGGGAAACTATGCCTTCTTCTTTGTAGTAACCAGAATAATCTGACATCAAAGAAGAGTAACCGTGCAGTGTTATAGTTCTCCAACCAACACTGTCCCCTGCTCTGTGTGGAACTGCAAGTTTACTTGCTTTGTGTTCCAATTCTTCTACAACTTCATCTATTGATGCATTAATATCCAGACGTAAGCAAGCACACCTGCTATTTTCTCGTATCCAATTAAAATAACTTGTCAGTATATTATCATCGGATTGCCAACCAATAAACTCCTTAGGAGCAATTAACGCATCCTGATTAAAGGGACGAGATGATTCATTGACAAAAAATTGATTTATATCCATGGCAGGGCTTTGAATCTGTTGTCTAATTTTTTGTTTTGTATGTCCTTGGCTCTTACACAATTGAAAAATTCGCCGTCGGCTGAATCCATTTCAACATACCAATCAATTTTATCGTTTGCAAGTATTTCAATAAATTGATTTTGCATTTGTAATCTTAATTTCACATCATAAATCAATGCACTTACACTGTATAAGAAACAATTACTCACAACAAAGAAACCTTTGGTTCCTTTACATGTTGCTAAGAATTTTTTAAGTTCTACTGCATTAAAAATATCAAGTTGTTTATAAGATGAAACTTCTTTGTAAATTCCCATGGACTTGTGAATGGCAGTTGGGCTGATATCAACGACATAATGATTATCTCCCAGCAATCCAATGTCTATTGGATTTTTATCAACTTTATCTCCTGCGGCTAGAGACACTAAACAATCAAATGTTTTATAATGCTCTCCCGAAACTTGAATTCTATTTTCTGTATTTTTTGTAAAGTAGGTATTAAAATTAAAAATATCATTTACAATGTGTGTATCTTTAACAGTGTAATCCAAGTCCGTGGTTGGAAACAAGGAACCAATTTCGGCTTGTTCTAACTGAGGATCGGCCCCATTGGTGCAATAAAATACTTCATATCCTTTGCTCAATAGAAATGCTGTGTTGTATTCTGTAATAGATTTTGCCATTTCATTAAGGCTTCGATTATGGTAATCTCTGTGCAACCAAAAAAACTCTTTTTGATTCATAACATTCCTATAAATAGTCGGTGAACATATTTATAGGTACTGGCAATGAATTATAATATTTCTGACAAGGTAATACCAGACAACATCGATCCATCAGATTTTGATAAACAAGAGATATTTGGTGACAGTACCAAGAGTGGCCATGTAATCATACGGACATCAAAAAACGAACAGCTATTCTACTTGGACTATGCTGGTGTGGGCGGTGCTCCAGTGTACGTAGGGTTAACCAAATCAAGAGGCGACCAAAGTAATAAGCTACCAGTTGGTGCTGACGATATGATAGGCGGACTACAAGTTTATGCAAGGACTTCTCCGGGGAATAGTTTAGGCTACTGTCAAGAAGAAACGCCGTTGGCTGGCGGATTGCACTTTAAAGTAGCTGGAGATTATTCTGGAACTGGGCCAGTACTAACAGAGTTTTTATTAGCGTTAACGAATAGTTCCGGAATGGAAATCAAATTAAAAGTTGACTCTGCTGGTAACTTAACAACAATCGGTAACATCACAACTGGGAAGTTGACCATAACTGACCAGGAAGTTTATGCAATGCATCGGCCAGCAAAATTTGTAAAGGCAATTCTTGACGGTGTTGAATATGCTATAGCACTGCACCCAATTCTGGAAAAATAGTTCTAAAATCAGTTCCACGCTGTTGATCGCATTGCTCTAAATATTCAACAGTTACTGGCAATTTGCTGGACCAGTCTTCTGCCATCATGTATCGAACTAGGCCTTGCCATCGTTGTTGGCCGTAAGGATTATCTTGGAATTCTATGTTCCTCGATTGTCTAAAACAAAAATAATCAATTTGAGCCGCTACTTGGTCTTTTAGATGTTTAGGTAGTACCCTTACATTTAAATAGCTAGGAAGATATACCAAATGTGTTCCAATTAATCCAGCGCCGTAAGGTGCCTTATTAACTTTTTTAAAGTTTTTAGTTTCCTTCCAATGTACTAACTCTGTCACAGACAATATATTTAACAACTGCACCGCACACGCTATGTTTACAGTGATGTTATCCGGGGTATCATCTAACCTTTCTAAATTTGCAACAACATTATTCCACTTGCTAGGATAGCGAATATAGTCATTACGATCTCCTACGGCATCCACACTAAAATTAAATTTAACTTCTTTAAAATATTTCCACAAATCAAATAATTTTTCAGGCAATTCTAAACCATTAGAATTATAACGTATAACGCATAATTTTGCGGCTCCTGTTTCTACCATGAACTCTAAAATCTTATAGTGTTCAGGTATTAACAACGGTTCGCCTCCTGCAAAATATAACTCTCTAATATTGGATGCGTTTGAACGCATATCTTCTAAAAAAGATCCTTTTTGATACCATGTGTAATCAAAATCTATATTCCAACTTTGATCTTGTTTTAATTCTTGTATTTTATATTTTGGGAATTGTACCTTCCAATCCTTAATCCAACTACTGCTATCGTGTGGACTGCACATAATGCATTTTAACTGACAAAGATTTCCCAATCGTAAATCAAAGTAGGGAATAGAAACAGGTAGAGATCCGTCTCCAGCTGTCTGATCCACAATTGATTTTAAATCTAAACGCTCGGACCATACTTGTGTTTCCCAGTTACGTTTACTTTTAATTCCTTGTGTTTCTTCTTTAAAACATTTTTCACAGCTGGATGGAATTTTGTTAGACAGCATGTCCAATCGTATATTTTTCATATACTGACTGTTCCATATTTGGCTAATAGTGTGAGTTTTAAGATTTAAATTTTCAGTGCCTTCCTTAACTAAGCCTGCGTCCTTAATATCTATAATGCCTGCGCCACTAGCGTTGGCTGTACAGCATACACGAACGTCGCCGTTAGGACGAGTAGCAATGTGTATAAACGGTAGCGGACAAAATGTTTTATTTGAATTGTTCATTAAATTTATCTACCTTGCCGCACTGTCTACTACAAGCACGTAATGGGTTTTTTGTCCAAGATTGTTCTATTCTTGTAAAAAAGTCGTTGTCAAATATTTGTTTCAAATCTTGTATATGCAAATTTGGATTATTAAAACCCTTGCTAATAAAATCTGCATGACTAGGAGCATTGCTAGAAATAGCATTGAAATCCAACCAGCAACATGGAGCAATCTTTCCTTCGGCACTAACATATAAACTGCCAGGCGTTTTTACCTTACAAGTTATAACAGATTCTTGCTCCGATAACTTCTCAGTAATCTGTTTACTCTTAATAGAAGGTTTTAGTATATGACTTATTGTACCGTCTTTATTTAACACAGTAAGATTATCATTTTGAAATCTACTTGTGTTCTTTGTTACAAATTGTGCAAAACCAAGATTACGACTTAGTTGTTCGCAGGCATCAACTTGGTGTTTGTTATGGTCAAATATTAACATGTCCCACACTGCATAGCCACCGTTGTTTATAAAAGTTTGTACATTGTGTATAACCTTATTCCAATCTGTACCAATTCGATAAAGACTATGAGTATCATTCATGCCGTCAATTCCAAATCTAACTGCAACTTTTAATTCCGCCAATCCTTGCCAAAATTTTATATCTCTGGCACTGCCATTTGTATTCATACTAAGCTCTAATTCTGTATTAACTGTACGTAAGTATTCAAATATGCTCAAAGTATCTTTAGCAAGTATCGGATCTCCTGTATTGCCGCACATATAAACTTTGTCTAATTGTTTTATAAAATCAACAGAGAACCATTTTTTAAATTGATCCAAAGTAATTTCAGAAATTTTTAAATCAGGACTGTCTACTCCGCCGCGGATATTACGTACACACATTGGGCAACTAGCTTGGCATTTGCTAGTTACTTCTAAATGAATAACTTTGATATCTTGTAAATTATACATTTTTCTGTTTTGTAATTCTTATATCAGATGTACAATCACACCATATCTTCTTACATTTAATAGGAGCAACTAACTCGGGTTTGAATTTAGAAATAAAATTAGGATCGTTTATATTTAAACTTGTATTAAAAATCTTTTCGCCGCAGTTGCCTTCTACTTCGCCTGCATAATTAATTCCCAAACGATCAAGACCTACATTGCAATCCCATCCATAAAATTTATTCCAACCATTTTCCATTAAGCGGAAAGAATCATAAGGTTCTTCGTTACCATTTGAAAATATTACCTTTGCTTCTTTTTTATCAGTCTCATCTATCTTACCAGCATTTTTCATGCGCATTACATATTCGTCGGACGGGCGTTTTTTAACAGTGTCTCTCATAAAATCAAAATGTTCATTTTGATAATTTGTCATTACTTCACCAGTTAACGGATCAGTGAGTAATACAGTTTTAACAAGCCAAGGAGTTGGATGATTGACTAATTGATTTAACATACCTATACTAACGTCCCACGCTAGTGGATCCATCAATACTCGGCCTGCACAGAACGCATCTGTTTCTTTGTATATCAAATCTAATAATTCTATAACATGAGCAACATCGCATTGTTCTCGATGTACGCTAATCTGTATATCGTCAAAATATTTGGCATACTCTTTCCACCACCGTATAGTTCGTGAACCGTTAGTATTAAGTGTAACACGACAACCGGTAGATTCGTGTATGCGTTTAACGAACTCTCCTAATTCGGGCCACAACGTTGGCTCGCCGCCTGCTAAGGACAATCTTACATTTGTTTTATTAAAGTGAGTTTTGTAAGTTGATATCAAATGTTCTATATTCTTACAAATTAAATCTAAATTTATAGGAAATCTATGTTTTCCATCGTGAGCATTTGGCCAGCAATAATTGCATTCGTAATTACAAGTAGAAGTTAACGACCATGTGATATACAAATAGTCGTTATGATTAAAATTAACAATAGCAATTGGTTTCATATTATCTTAGATTTTTTTAATAACGACGGTACATCGTTGATTGTAATTAAATTTATACCTATAATGGTTTTATAATTGCACAACCTTCTAACCCAATCAGATCTTTCCGGAACGTAGAAGCCATTCCAAGATTGTGGCATCACCATCTTACCCAGTAACAAATATCCAACGGCCATCTCGGATGTTACGGATTTTCCCGGACATGCATTATTAAACCATTGTATAAATTTATTTAAACGATAAAAAGGATTCGGACTTGGGGGTCTAAATACCAAGTAGCCTCCTGCTTCTAAATGTGTTTCTGCTTGCAATTGACCATCAGTTAGACTATCAGGATCGTTATCGGATTGTAATTCTAACCAATGTTTTCCCTTATGGGTATAGTTCATGCATAAGTCGCCAAACTCTCTGTCAGCTTTAAAAAATAAAAAATCTTCTTTATTTAATGGGATTAAATTTCTAGGCTCAAATCTAAAATATGCGTTAACACGTGGCTCACTATTAATTTGAATCTTATATTGTTCATAAGAATGTATACTGTCATTAATAATTTTCCACAACTCACAATTAACAGGAACAGTTGCTCTATGCAATAAATTTAAATCTGAGTCTGATGTAATTACAGGAATATTGATTTTGTATTTTTTGTTTATTTTATCAACTGTATCGTTTATGGTGTTTAATAGTACAACTTCATCGTGTTCAGATACATTGAAACTAGTATCACTTATAAATGAATTTTTATTATTGATAGCATCGGTTAACAACTTGTAAAACTTAGTGGCAGCTGGCCAATCATAAATTGCATAAAACAAACTAATATTTTCAAAGCCGTTAGAAAATACAATTTCAATTCCAGGTTTGTTGTTGTAAATTTCATACTCCATTATACTTTTCCTATAATCATCCATCGTTTGTATAAAGGTAATTCTAGTTCTCCAGACCATAGTACATTGATATCACATTGTTGTTTAAATTCTTCTAAACTATTGGCAATGCGAACATGTTCGGGAATATTATAATTATTGCTTTGTAAGACAAGTATACTATTATGAGGCATTCCACTTTTCCACAAGTCATACTGATCTTGTGTAATATGTTCGCAACTGGTATTGATAACAATATCTGCATCGCTTCGTATAGCACACATGTCTGAAGTTACTGCACGGAACTTGCCATTTATTTCTTCACCCTTGTTCATCATTGTGGCAATGGATTCACAAGTAGGGTCTATATCAATACTTCGAATATTAGCAACCGGTATCCTACTTTGAAATATCATGCTAGCAAGAACACCAACCCACCCACCGTGAATGTCTATAGAAAAAGGCTTGGGCAATTTACAATCAACTTGAGGATGTACAACTAACTCTAACGAATTGATCAGCCACTCTTTACTTTTAATTTGTCCTGACCAAAAAGCATCCATAGTCCGCATAGGGTCTGGGCTTTGCCTAATAGCCTGCATCCAATAGTGTAAGTGTTCGGTATCAATTTTCATTGCAATACTCTAGCCATGTAGCTAACTCAGGGAATGTTTCTTTAGTTTTAAAATTTCTTCGGCTTACCATATCTTGCTCCCATGCAGTAAATTTTTTTAAATCGGCAACAGAGTGTTTTCCAAAACTATTACCAATGCCTTTTAAAAAATCAATGTAGTGATTCCATTTGGGAGCATCAGTTTCTATCCATGAACACACTTCATCTATGTAGGTATTAAAATTAGGAGTTAACATGCAAGGCGCAAGATGTTCTGGAGTAACAACACTAGTTCGAATTAAATCTACATCAATGCTGTGTTTATCCGATAATTTTTTTATCCACTGTAGTAAGTCTAAACAACTAGTAATACTCATAGCTGAATGTGTAATGCTGAATCTAATTTCACTTGCACCTGATTTAGAAAATTCTAATATTTTATCCACGTTGCTGGAAAATCTATCCCAGTCTAAATTAGTTCTGATGTACTCTGCTTTGTTTCCGTATCCTTCAATGCTGATATGAAATTGAATAGACACTACTTCATTTAATTCTTTTATTTTTTCAAACCACTTAGTTAAATATTTTTCAGGTGTATTGCCATTGGTAAGAATAACTAATTCAGGTTTAACGTTGAATTTATTTGGATTAGCTTTTATTAAAGGGATAAACCTGTCTATGAAATTATAGAACTCCGGTTGTATTAAGGGCTCGCCTCCCAAAATATAATATTGTAGTAGGGTATTTGAACCGTCTTGTTCTAACCATTGCCAAAATATATCTTCAAATCCTTCTGGGGCAACGGCTTGTTGTTTAGATACAATGTTAAATTTTTTATCTTCAGTTTGCCACTGAGAACTAAAAGTGCTACTGCAATATATACATTTTAAATCACAGGTATTATTAAATGCAATTTCTATCATAGTTGGCATAGGGGTTAAATCATTGGTGATTTCTGGAAAACGATCCCTATGCATTTTATAGTAAGGTTCTGGTAATCTACAACTACGAACATTTTTTGATTCGCTACTCCAACACCTTTGACATTCTGGATTTTTTATGTTGTTTAATTTTTCTCGGCGTGTATTAATTTCATATTCGCTGTTAGTAAATAAGTCCTTACCGTACTTGGCAATGTCATCACTAGTAACATATCTGTGAGGAACATTATGGCATCCTTTAACAACTCCTTCACCTAAATGCACATACAGATAGATCCACTTCATAGCACACATAGCGGCATTATCAAACTCTTTTTCAAGTTTGGGAAATGTTTTTACGTAGTCTCTAAAGGTTATTTGCATTTTGGTATCTTTGAGTCTGCACTACTAACACAACTGGGAGTAGTACAGCGTTTGGGTTCTTTGAATAATTCAAAGCTGTCAAGTGTGCCTAACGGCACATCATGACAACTGTAACTTCTTTTAACCTCATTACCTCTTATTATAACACTTTGATAGCCGGCATTACAAGTCCAGTTGGTGAATTTGTTAAATCCAAATGCATTAAATCTTTCTGCTTGGTCAAACAAGTATTCGGTGTTGTCAGCATCGTATAATGCTATTTGATAAGCATCCTCACCATTAGCACGTTGCGGGAAACCTGTTTGCATTTTATGCATCATATCTTTGGTATAACCGTCAACAACCGCACTCGCTGTGGGATCGCTTTGAGGCTTCAATGTAACGTTGATGCCGCGAGAATGAAAACGCTCCATGCGATCATATAATTCGTAAAATTTTTCGGGCACCATTACTTGATTGATTGTAACGTGTACCAGTTCGTATTGCAACTGTAAACACTTGTCGCCAAATTCTTGTTCGCAAGCAAACTCATCGTGAAAACTGGCAGTGATACTTCTACGTTGTAACATCTCAGTATTCCGACACCAAGTGTTCCACCATTTTGATCCAGGCGACAAATTAGTGGTCATATGAATACTTTGATACTTGGATTCTAATTCATCCAAATGTTTAACTAGATCTAGCAACTGTTTGTAAGCAGTAGGCTCACCTCCACTGAACGACCAATGAAACTGGTTGAATCCATTAGCTCGTGCTTGACGCTTAATCTCGTCCACCGTGGCTTTATACACTTCAAGTGGTTGGTGATCTATTCGGTCACTGCGAGCATAGGGCCAACAGTAACTACAATTATAGTTACAGAATCTACCCAAAATCCAACTGGTAGAAAACAATGGTTTGGCTAGCATTGTGCGTTGCCCAAACCGTACAATATTTTGGAAAGGAATGGTTGAAAAGCTCATTGACAGTATTTACAAATAAGTATATAATACAACTGTAGACGTGAGTGGAACTTGGTATACCTCCTCCTAGTAGCTTCGGCGAACGGAGGGTCAGGGTCTAGCTCTTAGAGCGACTTTGTAGGTTCGAATCCTACCGTCTACACCATTTTAACACACACAGAAAGAGGCAAGAATGAAAAAGGCACTGGCAGTATTTTTAATGTTTGTGGGAACAGTTCAAGCCGGCGAACAGTTTTCAACAAGTTCTAATGTTGTTACAACTAGTACCATCAAGTGGATACAAGTTGATAATGTATTTGAAGCTTGCGACACTGAAAGTAAAAATCGGGGCAACGGTGGGTTCGCTAGGTTAGGCAGTGGTCAAAAAATGGACGGTTGCTCTTTTTGGTCTAACCCTGCCCCAAACAAGTCTAACATGTGTACTGTGATTACTGCAAAAACAACTGACCACGATACTTTAGGTCACGAAGTCCGGCATTGTTTCCAAGGCAATTTCCACAAATGAAAAAAATAGCATCAAGTCCTGAGCGACATACGTTCCAAAAGGAAGGGTATGTCAAACACTGTGAAGAAGAAGGCAAATTACCCAATCCTGCATATTTAGAAATGTACAAATCTTGGCGAGAACAAGACGTGGCCAATCTTGAAGATCCAAAGTGGCAGAAGAACAATATGGAGTATGATCTCCGTAGTTCAAAAGAACTGTGCGACAAAGTCAAAGCCAGTGAAAATTATGCTCAAAACTTGTATGCGGCCATGTGCAACATGGATTGGCAAAGCAGAGAGTTTTGGCAAGAACTAAAAGGTGAAACCTGGTCGTGCAGTTGGCGCCATGCTGGCGGTATTGTTGCTGACATGCGAGAGCAAGGTGACTACATCGATTGGTATTGTAGCGGTATTGGCAATCCAGAATTAGGCAATGGTTTAGATGGAACTGTGCCGGATGTCTCTGATGGTCGTACCTATGTTCCAGAAGGTCAAGTAACTGAAGAAATTGAATTAGATTTAAATCGATTGGGATGGAGACCAGTTCCTTATAAAGACGAAGAACTATAAAGTAAATACTATTATGGAAAAACTAACATTTTTAGCAGAAGAAATTTTTGAAGATATTCCTGGAGACCCGGATAATGTCATGATGAAAATTCCACCGGAGATTTGCGAAGCACAAGGATGGGTTGAAGGTACTACGCTGAATATTCAGGTGGAAGATGGAAAAATGATCATTAGCAAAGCATGAGCAAAGACGACCTACTTGAATTAACTGGACAGGTTACTGAAGTATTGCCTGGTAACATGTACAGAGTACAGTTGGACGATAATCAACACATCATATTGGCTTATCTAGGTGGCAGATTAAAACAACACAAAATTAAAATTATTTTAGGCGATAAAGTCCGAGTGGAAGTAAGCACTTATGATTTATCAAAAGGTCGTGTAACATATAGGTTATAAAATGAATGCCGTAATGGAAACTGTCAGTGCTGTTTGCAATCAAGTTAGACGCAAAAGTAAACTCGGTTCCAGTTTCCAAAATCTAGTAGTATCTCTTCGTAGAGAATTTAGGTTGGCAAAATTTAATTTAAAAATTAAATCCACTAGAGATAAAGTACTAGGGCCCGAAGAATTTTATGTTAACGCATATTATGATGCCGAAGAAGATCAAAATAACGAAACACCTATAGAAGTAGTTGTGCATCATAATTTTGATAATACAGTTATTTGGGATACTACACAAACTACAGAATTCTTAATTCAAATTTTTGACGCCACTATACATGAATTCAAACACCAACGACAAAGCGTAAAACGAAAATATGTAATCTATTCAGACTACGTTAAAAAACCCTACAAAGACTATTTGGAAGAAGACGACGAAATTGATGCTTATGCATTTAGCATAGCCGTTGAACTATGTCGTGCTTTAGGAAAATATCGTGCATTACGATATATGCATAGGGTATCTTCTCTAGCCAAATTAAAGTTTAATGGCAAATTCGTTAGTCCGTGTTTGGCTTCTTATTTTGGACAGTTTGGGGATTTAACCAATCCTGTAATCAAACGTTTAACCAAAAAGGTCTATGTGCGATTACAAAAGATTGACACAGATGCTGTTTTCCTGTAAAATACAAAGTATATTAACTCACACACAGAGAGCGAAATGGCTAACAAAGAGTTTCCAACCCAACAAGTTCTTGAGCTGGCTTGTGCGGCACAACGAGTGAACGGTGCTTATATCAAGGAAGCACAGGCAGTGTATTCGGACGACAATATCTACATGTATTCCAAACAGACCAATAAATTAATGATGTTGTGTACACTGGATCCTGCCATTTGGACTGCTGATCCTAAAGAAGCACCAATGCCTTTAAAGGTACTTGCCGAAGATACTGCTCTAGCAGAAGAAATCAAACGACATTTTCGAAAATTCTTGTTCAGTGCCATCGAAGGTGAGAATGATTTTCAAACTAATATAAACACAATACTGTCGGGCGATACAGTTAAACAAAATCAATTTGGTTATGTGGCTTGCTTGCCCAGTGTATATGTAAGAGACATTGCTCAATCTAAAGTTAAGAAGGCCGCACGGTCAGTTGAAGAAGGTTACTTGTCAGATATTGGTAGTAATCTTAAAGACTTGGATGCAGAAATAATTTCCTCAATCAAGTCAAAAAACTTTGAAGGTTACAATATAGATGCTATAATCAACAGTAAGATGTGCTCTTGGCTAAACAAAACTAACTTGCAGTTGGGTGCATGTATTATTGTCAAAGCCAAAGTTAAAGAGCACTCTAAACACTGGAAGCACGGCAACGATGTTACTAGACTTAACTACGTAAAGGCGGCACAATGACATACTCCTGGATTTTAATCATAGCAATGTATAGCCCTGCTGGAGACTTCATGGGGAAAAATACTGTGGGCTTCAATAGTCAAAAAGATTGTGAAGCTGTGAAAATACAATTGACTAATTTAGATCATCCAATGAAAGTACGTCACAAAGGTTTATGCGTAACTCGAGAACATTGGGAAGGCAAGAAACAAATGCCCGGTGTAGCTTACGATTAGGATTAATATGAAAATCAAATTTGATAAAAATACCATGCCCGACGAGTTGTACAATTCACTGTTACAACATTTTGTAAATGAAGCAGTTGGGTTAGGTATCGAAGTTAATAAGTTTACACAATTCAACAATTGGGTTGTTGAATGTACAGTAGACGCAAAGGAATCGGTACATTAATATGAACAATGAAGATCAAGAATTTATAGATTATGAAACATTTGCCCAACGTTTGGAGAAGTCCTATCCTAAAATGTATGGGGGCAAGTACGGCGGGTTTGCTGTGGGCAAGGGCTGGTATCCAATCATTGAACGATTAAGTTCTAGCATCCAGCAACACATTGAATTTGCTAACAGGGAAACTGAAGTTTGCCCACAAGTTGTTGTAATGCAAGTTAAAGAAAAATTTGGCGGACTACGATTCTACTATGAAGGCGGGGATGACTATGTTCATGGGCTAGTTAGTATGGCAGAATCTTGGGCAGATATTGCCTGCGAGGTGTGTGGCGGTATTGGTAAACGCCGCAGTGGTGGTTGGGTGCGTACATTGTGTGATGTACATGAAGCAGAGCGTAATGCTCGAATTGAAGAACAATGTAGAAAGGATGGATTAGAGTTATGATCAAACTTAAACAAATTTTATCAATAGCAATTTTAATAATGTGTGTATTTCAAGTATTTGCTACTTGGGAAACTTCTGCAAACGCAGGATGGTTAGTGGCCTTGATTGGCTGGATTGAAGTTACTTTTTATCAACGTAAAGAAGGATTGGTACAATGATTACAATGAAAGAATGGATGGAATTGGTTGACTATCGAATCACCGAAGGTGGTGAATATGGTTGGAGTTGTTACGGCCCAAATGCCTATACACTGGATTCTTGGAATGGTGTTCACGGCACGGGCGGCTATAGTTTCAGTATTGTGTTCAGTACTAAGAGCCAAAAAGTATACGAAGTAAGCATGTGTGACTACACCAATGACCGTGCTTATCGTATGATCAATCCAAAGAATCAAAAGAAGCACAGCAAGGAAGCAGAATCCCGTAATGTCAATTTGAACGAAGCATGGGATGAAGTGGACTATGTAGATTTAGAAGTAGCGGACGATTTTATTCAAAAAGCACTGTCTATTCGTGCTGGTGAGACTTATGATACACGGGTGCAGGTTCCGGTTGACTTTTCGGATGAAGAACTGTTACAATACATGAAACTAGCGCACGAGCGTGATATGACCTTTAACGAGCTGGTTGAAGAAGCGTTGCGCCGTGCTCTTGCAGAAGTCGAAGCAGGGCGTCTTACTAGAAAAGATGCTCAAAATTTTGTATTAGAAAGCAAAACGGCTTGGCCGTTTGAAAAAGAGAAAGAAGACGATGAGGATTAAGCTGGTTTCCGATCTCCACTTGGAGTTCAGTGACATTAATATTCAAAATGATCAGGACTACGATGTTTTGATCCTCGGTGGTGATATTATGATCGCCCAGGATCTTCACGACCATCATGCCGCGGATTTCAATCCCTACAGCAACGGTGCATTGGCTGACCTTAGCCGTAAGATGCAACGGGTAGCTCGGTTCCGTGATTTTTTCAAACGTTGTAGTTTTCAGTTTCCGCATGTGATCTACATCATGGGCAACCACGAATTCTACCATGGTAAGTTTTATGCGGCCATTGACTACATGCGTGACGAGTGTGCCAAGTATCCCAACATTCATATGTTAGAGAATGATACCTACACTATTCAAGATCGCAATAAAGAAACAGGTGAAGTAACTGATGTTGTGTTTGTGGGCGGGACACTTTGGACCAACATGAACAAACGTGATCCTCTCACCATGCATGCCATTGAAGGCATGATGAACGACTTTCGTATTATTCGTAATGACAAGCGTAACTATGCCACTATGAGTGCGCTGGATGTTGCCATCCGTCATGACAAGACTCTTGCCTACATCAAACACATTGTTCAAGAACACAAGGACAAGAAATGTGTAGTAGTTGGACATCACAGTCCCAGCTTTCAAAGTGTGCATCCAATGTATGCACATGAAACTTTGATGAACGGTGGGTATCACAGTGACTTGAGTGAGTTCATCCTGGATCACCCACAGATTAAATTGTGGACACATGGACATACACATCATCCGTTTGATTATGTAATCGGTGAAACTAGAGTTGTGTGTAACCCACGTGGTTATGAAAACGATGGTTACAGCGAAGACACAGGCTGGAACCCCAACATTTTATTGGAAGTGTAATGCTTACAATAACTGAAATTGTTCCATTCAAGGATGCTGTGTGGCTTGGAGAACTCGGCGGCGTTGATCTTGAAAAATTGCTTGCATTTGCAAAAGAGATAAAACAAGAGCAACCTGTTGGAGTTGCTGTGTCAAATCGTGGCGGTTGGCAAAGCAATTCGTTTTGGCCTCATACTATTGACCACTACTCAAATTCAGATGAATTCCAAAAATTACTTGAAGTATTATCCGGGCTAATTCGAGAAGGTGTGAATCACAGTTATAAAACATCTGAAACATTTGAAATTGAGGTGGGAAACTCTTGGTTCAATTTCAATTTGAAAAATGACTATAACATATTGCACAATCACCCAGGATCAGTTTTTTCATCAGTGGTGTATTTGACCGATGACAATAGCCCGTTGATATTATCCGATGTGGGTTCTTCAAGAAACACATCAGCGGCCGTAACCAAAACTGCCAATATATTTCAAACACAATTTAGATACACACCAAAAAAAGGCGACTACATAATTTTTCCAAGTTGGTTCTTACATCATGTGGAACTGAACAACAGCGATAATTTGCGGGTTAGCCTTGCAACCAATTTTAAAATTCATACGGAGAATTAAATGACAACAGAAAACAAACAAGAAACAATCAAAGTAGCAGACATGATTCGAATCACTGCGGAAAACCAAACAATTTTTCTAACGCAAATTGCCGATCATATTGACAAGTTAGAACAATCTGTAGTACAATTAACAAATAGAATATCCGATTTGGAAAGCAAAGCCGATGACCTTAAATGAAAACGATTTCAAGCTATTTAAAAAATGGCTTAGATCACATTTGAAATTTGGACCCGTTACAGTTACCTTTACCAAAAAGGACGGTACTGAACGAGTTATGAAATGCACAACCAATCCTACATATATTATGTTTAAGGAACCAGCATCGGTTGAAGCTAAAAGAGAAAAGAAAATTAACGAAGATGTGATGCCTGTGTATGACATGGAGGCTGGACATTGGAAGAGTTTTCGTTGGGACTCAATTAAATCTGTTTCATTCACATTAGGTCAAGCATATGAGCACAGTAACGAGACACAGTGATAGATGCACAGTTAAACAGGCCGCTACTGGCAAAGAAGTAGATGGCGAAGTTATGGCGTTTAATGAAGGTCGTAACTTGACTGTGGTCATGAACAAATCAGTCAAATTGTTAATGAACTGGAATGGACGCACATATGAAGGTCGGGCCGCTGGCATGGACTTTACCAGCGAAGGCCCAACTGTTACTAAAACCAAAACAAGCACAAGAGGTTAGCATGTCAGCTTACATGGCATATTTTGATACATTGGGTTTTGAATGGATCTTTAATGTAACCGAATACGAAAAGAAAAAGTTTTGGGCAGTATTAAAAGGTGACGAGAAGGTTGACTTCCCTATACCCAGATATGCTATAATAAGAGCACAAGCTAACCCGCAACGTTTTCCTGAAATTTGGGCTTTCGAAAGCGAAATCAGTTTGGACGAGTTAAATGAGTATGCCAAAGAGCAACCGCAGGAATTGGCAGACGCCATTAGGCGTTGTGGACAGAATGTATTTAAAACACCTAAAACCGAAAGTGTGATTGTATGAAAATTGGACTAAGCTATAGCCGTTGCGTTTTGGACATTGTTGAAGGTCGGGTGGACATGGACGATGTTTTAGTTCTTATTACCCGTACGGATTTTGATCCCCGAGTCGATGAAGAGTGGATAGGTATTTGGCAAGGATACACATTGGGTGGATTGAGTAACCCTGAGTGGGCCAACTATGATTTGAACAACAAAGATCATGAAGACAAATTCCGTAGCATCAGCATCATGCTCTACGAAGATGGTAAGATGCATCAGCCTCGACAGTTTGGTGCTCATCCGAGACGTAGGCCAGAAATTTGGCTGGAGGCGGTATTGCCTAACAGTGAATTGGAAAACAACCCCACAGTTAAATTAGCTTGGGAAAAGTTTCAAACTTTGGCCAGTTTGACTGGTGTTGATTTGAATGACAAATATCAATGAAACTAATAACCATCGCAATTGCATTGACCATGGCAGGGTTATATCCTGCTGTGTGCTCTGCTGAGACCAAAATCTTATCTTTAGAAGAATTGCGTAGTTATCCAGTAGATTGCAAGTTAAAAGAAACACAACTTGCTCATTTACGCCAAATACAAAAAATCAAAAACTTTAATTCAAATCCTGATGCACTAAACGAGTATGACCGTGCATATAACAGCAGATTAAAATCTACCATTTGGTGGTTCTATTTTGGGTGCGAAAAATGATTAAACAATTAATTTTGATAACACTATTACTTGCTAATCAAATTGCCCTTGCCAATTGTAATGTAAGATCTTCAAGTGTGCTAAACGGACAAAATCAAGTCAGTGAAGTAACTGATCTTAAACAAACTGTTGTGCCTGGAAAATGCACAGTTAACTTCAAACTTAATGTAAATGGGCAATGGCATACAGTTGAAGAAACACAGGAAGATAGATGGACCAAAGAATCTGCACTGTGCAGAGATGCTATTAGATATGGCAAGGAAAAACTTCTGGCCAGTATTGGTGGTACATTCACAACCGAAGCCATAACAGTTTGTAGAGAAGGCGACACCAACGCCGAACGCTTATCAAAAGGATTTGAACCACTTAAACTTAAAATTGGTGATAGGATTTTGGAGAGCGAAGTAGGCAGAAGTAAAATTGAAAACTATTTTACTTACAACAAGCAAACTTGCAGAATGTTTACCGAACGTTATACATTCAAAGGCAATCAAGAAATCTACAACGGTGTTATTTGCCAAAATGGCCGCATTGATAATAATTGGACTGTGGTAGATAGATGGTAACCAAATGCTTTGACATTTGACTACGAGTACGCTATAATACTAACATGTTTAACACACATAGAAAGGCAACTTTATGAAGGCATTTATTTTAGGCACAGTCTTTGGATTGGTACTAGCAACTGTTGGATTTTCCGGCATTGCTCGTATGCTTGATAGAGGCGTAGACACAGTTAAAACACACAGTCAGGAGATGGCAAAATGAAAATGAAAATGTTAATTTTGAGTTTAGTAGTAGCAACACTGACCGCTTGTGGTACAATCGGTGGGGCAGTTTCAGGTGCTGGCGATGATTTGAACAAAGCTGGTAATTATATTAAGAAAGTGGGAAACTAAGATGAAAAATATTTTTATTGTATTGCCAATTGTGGCCGCATTAACTGCTTGCGGTACTACTGATGTTTATCAAAAACGTGCAGACAACGAACGTGAGCGTTCAGAACGATATGTTGAAAAAGCTATTGACAAAGCACCCAAATGGTTTCGTGAGCCTCCTATCAGCAACAGTGCTGTTTTTGAAGCAGGTACCAGTGTTAGTGCAGATTGGAGTATGGCTGATCACAAAGCCAAAGCGGATGCGTATGGCAAGATTTGTATGGCGGCTGGCGGAACTGCAAGTCAACAAACTAAAATCTATCGCTCAGACAGTGAAGCAACCAGCACTGAGTTCAGTGAAATGGCTTTGCGTACATCATGCAAAAGTGTTGATTTGACTGGTGTTGAAATCAAAGAAATCAAACACATTGCTGAAGGCCCACGTTTTCGCACATACGTGTTGGTAGCGTTGCCCACAGGTGATGCCAATGTATTGCGTAAAGCCAAAGAAGCTGCCAAACAACGTGAAATTGCCGCAGGTCGTTCTACAGAGGCGTTCAAGGAACTTCAATGATACTTGAGGTATTCTTATATGGCTTCATCACAGCCTTTGGTTGGTGGAGTGCTAATCACTATGTTATCGAACCGTATTTTCCTCCACCGATTGAAAAAGTAGAATCAAAAAATAAAGAAAAACAAAAGGAAAATTAATGCCTAATTTGGTACCAATGGTTATTGAGCAAGAAGCTCGTGGTGAACGCAGTTATGACATTTACAGTCGTCTTCTCAAAGATCGTATTGTTATGCTGGATACAGATGTAAACGAGCACAGTGCTAGTTTGCTGGTAGCTCAACTCTTGTTTTTGGAGAGTCAAGGTAATGAAGACATTACATTTTTTATCAACAGTCCAGGCGGTGTAGTCACAGCTGGTATGGCTATTTACGATACTATGCAATTCATTAAGCCTGACGTTAGTACCATCGTTATGGGCCAAGCCTGTAGTATGGGAAGTCTGCTTGCTACTGCTGGTGCTCCTGGCAAGCGTAAGATGCTACCAAGTGCTAGACACATGATTCACCAACCCTCGGGTGGTGCAGGTGGGCAAGCAACAGACATGGAAATCCAAGTTGAAGAGATTCTTAAAATGAAGAAGAATTTGACACAGATTTATGTGGATCATAATAGCAAGGGCAAGACCTACGAACAATTTAGACACGATATGGAACGTGATAAATTTATGAGTGCGCAAGAAGCTCTAGACTACGGTTTGATTGACGAAATCATTAGAAAACGCCCATAAAGTGCGTATATAAAGGTACACCCTAGTATACTATAAATATACTTACTAGGAGTGTGCAATGACTCAGCTACCGTTCAATTGGTCGGAACTAACACGCAGTAATCTGTACTCTATGTTCTATTCGCTTAACAGTGAAATAGTGGGCAAAGAGCTAAGTCCTAGTCAACTCCAAAAACGCATTTCTAGACATGTCAAACGGCATGTACCCGTTAAGATTAAAAAATGCATATATGCACCCACTACCAAAGGTTTTGTTTTCATGGGTGGTGTTTATTACAGTGATTTGGATCGAAAAAAGGTGCCTGCCATAGAAGTTAATTTCAACTACAATCCCGAGGATAAAAAGTTGAGGTTAACTAATCATCGTTTCAAACGAATGGCTATAAGATTCGCTGATGTGGTACTGCATGAAATCGTGCATCAACGCCAATTCCGTAGCCGTAATTTTAAAAATATTCCCGGATATCAAAGCACCGCAGAATATGCCAAAGAGCGTAAACAGCAAGAGTACTATGGTGATCGAGACGAAATGGGTGCTCATGCGTTCAATTGTGCTTGTGAATTGGTTGACCGTTTTGGCTACGACCCAACTGCTATTGCTCGTTACTTAGATTCAAATCAATGTCGACGACATAAAAATTCCACTTGGAATGACTATTTAAAAGCATTTGATTGGAACCACAATCATCCAATTATACGCAGAATGAGAAATTTGGTTGTGCGTAATTTGGAAAATGCACATCTTGGCAAACCATTTAAGACCACAAATCACTTGACATACTGATAATTACTCTGTATAATATAAACTTATACAGTTAATCATCGGAGTCAAAATGAGCGTTTGTGCCAGTCATATTTGGAATTTAGAAACCCATAATTCACGTTTAGATAAAGAAGGCATTATCGAAGTCATTGCACAAGAAAAATGTGATGAATTTTTTGAAGGGTGTCGCCTTGCTCTTGATCCTATGATTACTTTTGGACTCAAACAAATTCCGGAGAAAAAAGATGAAGATGGGCCTGGCTTACCTTGGAGTAGTTTTACTCTCGCTCTTACTGGTTTCGTTACTCGCAACGTCACAGGCAATACAGCACGTGACATGATTCAAGCAATGATGAAGTCAGCTACTCAAAAAGAATGGAATGGCTGGTATCGTCGTATTTTGATCAAAGACCTGCGCTGTGGTGTAAGCGAAAAAACAATTAACAAAGTAGTGGAAAAGAAGTATGCTGACTATGCTATTCCTGTATTCGGTTGTCAGCTTGCTCATGATAGTGCTAATCATGAGTCGAAGGTATCAGGCAAAAAACTTATCGAAGTTAAACTCGACGGAGTTAGAGTACTTACTATTGTACGCAGTGATGGTCGGGTGGACATGTTCAGTCGTAATGGTAAAGAACTTGCTAATTTTCCACACATTGTAGAACAACTTAGTGCAGTGGTCAAAACACATGGTACTGACCAAAATATAGATGTTGTGCTAGACGGTGAGATCATGTCGTCCAGTTTTCAAGACTTGATGAAACAAGTACACCGCAAGGACAATGTTGAAGCAGGTGATGCTGTGCTTAACTTGTTTGACGTAATACCGTTAGCAGATTTTGAAAAAGGATTCTGGGATAAAGATCAGTCCACTCGTAGTGACATGATTTACCACTGGCACAAAACATATAAAGATATGTTGCCCAATGTCACAGTTGTTGGTCATGAACTTGTTGATTTGGACACAGCAGATGGTCAAGTACGTTTTAAAGAAATTAATCAAAAGGCAGTGGCTGGCGGGTACGAAGGCATTATGATTAAAGATCCTGCGGCGCCTTATGAATGTAAACGCAGTGTGGCATGGCTCAAATTGAAGCCTTTTATTGAAGTGTCTTTGGAGGTGATAGATGTCGAAGAAGGAACAGGAAGAAATATTGGACGCCTTGGAGCAATTGTATGCCAAGGAGTCGATGACGGAAAAACTATTCGAGTCAACGTTGGTAGTGGTTTTAGCGATAGTGATCGCGATAGTTATTGGAGTTCACGTGATTCCTTACTTGGCCAGATCGTGGAAGTGCGAGCAGATGCCGTTACAAGGAACCAAGACGGCACATACAGTTTGCGCTTTCCAAGGTTCTTACGGTTCAGGGGCTTTGAAGTAGGAGAAAAACTATGACAGAAATCAGTAGAGTATCTGCACAAAATGCAGAAATGTATCGTCAGACAGAAATTAAAAAATTGGACAAGCGGCACGAAGAACTGCGTTTGGAAGAGAGACGTGTAAAAGCAAATCTCAAAGCCAACGAAGAAGCAAGAATTGAAATGAACCGACGGATGAACCGTGCAGGACAAAACGTAGATAGGATGGCATAATGACAAACCCATTTAGAGATCAAGAAAAATTTATGAAGGCCTGCGATCAAACCGCAGGAGGTGAATTTGACCAAGAACAATTTAAAATGTATCTTGGCCTTATTGATGAAGAATACAAAGAACTTAGAGTTGCAGTGGACAACAATGATCAATTGGAAACACTTGACGCATTGATTGATATTTTGGTTGTCACTATCGGTGCTATCCATAGCATGGGGTCGGATGCAGAAGGTGCATGGAAAGAAGTTATGAAGACAAACTTTGCCAAAGTTGATCACGACACGGGCAAGGTTCGCAAGCGTGAAGATGGAAAAGTGTTAAAACCTGTGGGCTGGGTGACGCCCAATCTCAAACCATTTATTTAAAGGAGAAAAAAATGTTTGGTGCAAATTATACAAATGGCGGAATTTTAAATTATAGATCCGCCGCTGAAATCAATTCAGCCATGGGCCGTGTGTACGGACATATGAGTCTCGCTGTTATTGTTTCTATGATGGTCAGCTACTTTGTTGGCACTAGTCCAGAGTTGCTGGAATTCTTTTTTACAGGCTGGATAAAATGGATTGTGATATTATCACCACTTGCCGCAATCTTTGGTATTAGCTTTGTGTTAGGTAACAATCCTAGCAAGGGCGTGGCGCAGTTATGTTTACATGGTTTTGCGGCATTAATGGGTCTGAGCTTTGCCACAATTTTTGCAGTGTTTACCATGGGATCTATTGTTAGTGCATTTATGGGTGCGGCAATCTTGTTTGCAGTAATGAGTGGCTATGGTTATTTTACCAAACGGAGTCTAGATAGTCTTGGTAAGTTTATGTTTGTTGGTTTAATTGCAATTGTTATTGCCAGCATCGTCAATATCTTTATTGGTAGTACTGTGATGCAGATGGTGATTTCTGCACTAGCCATTATTATCTTTTTAGGACTTACTGCTTATGATACACAACAAATTCGAGAAGAGCTAAGTGTAGAGACTAGTGACAGTGCAGAAATTCGTGGAGCACTGACTCTGTACATGGACTTTATTAACTTGTTTATCAACTTGTTACAGTTGTTTGGAGATAGAAAATGATTCGTGAATACATCAATATTGTAGAAGGTATGCATATCACTGACGACTGGTTCAAGGACGGTGGATTCAAAGCCTACAAACGTCCTGCCAAAGAACGTTATGAGATTGCAGATAAACCTGGCACTATTGATACACTGGAAGGACCAGTCAAGTATCCTAAAGGTTTTTATATTATGACCGGGCCCAAAGGAGAACAATATCCTATCAGTCCAGAACGGTTTGACGATCTTAAAGACGATTTGGGAGATGGTGTTTGTACACCAAAAAAGATCGTCAAATGGGCCAAGTTGGCGGATCGTTCCGGATCAGTTGACACATCATGGGGTGAGAAGTTACACTATAATCCAGGCGAAGATGTTATTGTTCGACATGGTGAGAACGACTACGGGGTAGTCAAAAAAGATATATTTGCACAAACTTACGAGAAGATTTAATGGCACATCATACACACTATTGGTCATGCACACCTTTTGCAGACTGGCTTCGCGGCACTAAGAAATTGAGTGCAGGAACAGCAGAAGAATGGGACGAGTGGACCACTCGGGCTCAAATGAAACACAACTTCCGTTATTGGCTAGCCGAAGAAGCACTTGGACACGTTCAAGATTTTGTCACATGGCCTGTAAGGAAAATTTATGATGCAAAGTATTATATCAATAATCGATTCGTTACTCGAACCCACTCACTCACTGCTCACCCTCGTGATATTACCCCTGGTAATTGGTGCGATGTTGGCAATCGGTTTCTCCCATGTCTTTTTAACGAACTTGTGGATTTTGTTGAAGTAGAGTCTGCATGGAGTCACATCGCTTGGGGAAGCAAAGAAGATCGTGCCAAATACAATCCTCCTTTCTGGGCCAGTGGTTGGTGGCGTTGGAGAACTTGGCGTTGCCCACAAGCAGGACTCGATCATCTTGATTGGGCAATGACTTTGACTAACACTGACTGGTGTGAACCAGATCATCCCGACTACGGCAAACCTACCGGACAAGCAATTCGTGCTAAAGAAATCAAAGAGCTGTACACTTGGTGGACAGTGACTTATCGCAACCGACCCGATCCATATGAAGCCAGTGGGTGGACTGCGGTCTGCGAAGCAAGTCGTATCGCCAATGGTGGCAAGTTAAATTGGGGACAGGAAAAAGATCCTACACTTAAAAAGGCCAGCGATAAAGCACACAAGCTACTGCAAAAGATTGAAGCGGCTTACGAAAAAGAAGATACCGAAATGATGATTCGTCTTATTAAGGCCCGAGACAGTCTTTGGACATGATTTCAATACGGCCGGTTTTAGAAAAGTATTATCGTAAATACAAACGATTTATACATAAGAGAAAAAATAAAATGAGTAAAGATACCCTATGTGCAGTGCCGTGGATGCATTTGGCATTCGAACCTAGTGGACAAGTTGTGCCGTGTTGTTTAACTTCGGTGCATAATTATTTTGCGGGCGACCTAAATACGCAAACTATTGATCAGGTTTGGAATAGTCAAAATATGAAAGATCTCCGCAAAGATATGATCAACGGAGTAGAGCCTAAAATTTGCAACAAATGTTTTGACCGAGAAAAAGTCACCGGAGAAAGTGGAAGATTTTATCACAATAAAGATTTTCCTGATGTAATTAAGATTATTCCAGAAATTACAGAACCTGATGGCACATGTAAAACTATGGAGTTAAAATACTGGGACTTTCGTTTTAGCAATTTGTGCAATATGAAATGTCGCAGTTGCGGCCCACGATATAGTAGCGCATGGGTTCCTGATGCTAAAAAACTTGGTTATTCTGATCAAGAAAAAGTTTGGAGTATTGACCAAGTTGGCACATCTACCAATTTTGATTTCTTAAAAGATCAAGTAGAACATGTACAAAAAATTTACTTTGCGGGCGGTGAGCCACTGTTGATGCCCGAGCATTGGCAAATCTTAGATATGCTAGTGGAGCATAAGAGATTCGATGTCAAAGTCAGTTACAATACCAATGCAAGTACGTTGATGTACGGCAAAAAGAATGTGCTGGACTATTGGAGATTGTGGGACGATTGGAAAGTTGAAGTATGGCCCAGTATTGACGAAATCGACGAACGTGCTGAGATCATAAGGTCAGGCACTGTGTGGAGCAAGGTAGAAGACAACTTGAAAGAGATGGTCAAACTGGACAACATTGTTGTTAGACCAGGATTAACTATTGGTGCATGGAATGTTAATCGATTGCCCGAAATTATCAACAGACTAGTGGAAATTGGTGTTGTGCGTAAGAAACATAAATTTCAAAATTTCTTTATTAATCTTTTGTTTGATCCAACTCATTATCACATGCATATATTGCCAGATGATTTTAGACAAGCAACCATTAAAAAATTAGAAAAGTTCATTGTGGAACACAACAAAAAATACGATACCACTATTGATCATTTGTTTACACATACTATTCATGAGCTAAAACAGCCCTTTGATTTGTCAGCGGCCAAAAAATTCTTAAAGGTAACTGAACAAGTTGATGCTGTTAGAGATGAAAAATTGCTAGATGTAATTCCTGAAATGAGACTAGTAAAACAAGCTGTGGAAAATTTATCAAATGAGTAATGCAAATCGATTTATAAATGACGCAGTCCGAGTCACTTTGATTGATCCCAAGACTTTGGAAAACTACGATCTTTATTTTAATTTGTTTGATGTACCACTTGCACACAAATGGGTAGCTGAATTAAAAAAACTTAAAAAAAGTGATTACAGCTTTCGAGAAAGAAAAGTACATCATAAAAATTTTAAAATTGATGAAGATTTTATAAAAAAATTCAATACCATTATCAAGAGAATAAATTCTTTTTATGATTTAAAATTAAGATATCCCATAACTATATTAACACAAGATATACTGAACGAATTACACGACAACTATGCAATATACGGTGTTCGAAATCAGGAAAAATTAAAAGAAAAATGGTGGGATACTGCTTATCAACTGTACGATGAAACTCATGCTTATGCAAAGCGTTGGCCAGGCATAACATTCAACGAAGACATGCACAATGCATTTGTACTGCTCAACGACCTAATACATTCAGCAGAAGTTGCATTAAAAGAAGACTGGACAGAAGCGTCAGAATTTGTTTGTGTGGCAAGTTATAATCCTCGAACAAATTATGAATTGGAAGATGAAGATTTATTTTGCCTAAAGCCATTTCTAGACTTTGGGGATTTTTGCCTGGGTTACAATACTCTGGGCAAAAGTCTCAAACATATCATACACGATGAAGATTTAGAAAGTTTAAAGAAAAATTTAATATCCCCACAAACCACATGGTCAAACGAAATATTGATACACATGTTTCCGTCGGATAATACACCCGAAAGATTTAAACTATACCACCATCGCTGGAAGAAATTAAATCCAGAGCAATTTGGTTTTAGTTACGGCGAATTTTTTAAAAATAGAGAAGGATACTATGCCATTGGAACCTTGGATGGCAGACAAAAAGAAGAGTTATGGTCAGATCGTCAATACTCTTTAAAAGTTGATTTGTCAAGATTTACTGAAATATTTGATTATTCTATCATATCGTCCAGTCAAGCCTACGAGGAATATGAGGACAAGGAAAAAAGACAACCCTATTGGAAACAGTTGCCGCCCATACAAGGTACGGAGATTGTCAAAATTGAAAATAACGAATTTTCATTAGTGACCTGGATCCTTAATGATGTGTGTAACTACTCGTGCAGATATTGTCCAAGCGAATTGCATGACGGTAAAAATTATCCTCTCAGCTGGGAACAAGTGGAGCCTTTTATATCTCACTCCATAGACATGCTATCAGAAAACGATAGAAAAATTATTTTTTCAATATCAGGCGGCGAACCAACCATGAGTCCGTTTTTCACGCAGTTGATTAAAGAGATATATGATCGCGGTCATCACACTGTGCTGACTACCAATTTATCTCGCACTGAACGATTTATTGAAGAAAATTTCAAATATTTGTTACAAGCATCATGTAGCTTTCATCCTGCATTTGAATTCAAAAATCAAACCAGTGATGCATTTATTGAAAAATTAAAAGTTTCCAGCAGGTTTACTAAAACAACGGTGAGGGTTATGATGGATCCGTTATATTGGGACAACTGTATAGAATTCATTGAAAAAGTAAAAACACAGACCAATGTGAGAATTGACATTGTTATGATTGAGGAACAATATGGTCAGCAGGCCAACAAACTTTGTGTAATAAACTACAGTCCAGAACAGCTGAAATTTTTTGAAAACTTTAAAACTATAGAACCAAGAACAGCTTCTCCTAATTATTTTGTTAAAAATCTAAATATGAGCCCAATGATAACATACAAAGACGGCACTGTTGTAAAAGGAGCGGATAGTTATCAATCGTTGATCAATAAAGGACAAACTAGATTTTACAACTGGAACTGTTCTATTGGTAAAGAAAGTATGTTCATACATCAGACTGGCAACATACGCAAGGCAAACTGTCAAGTAGGTGGTAGGTCTTGGGGAACCATGGCCGAGTGGGAAAAAATCAATTGGGTTAATTTTAAAAAAGAAATAGTTTGCACACAGAGATCATGTACTTGTGGTGCCGACATTCCACTGTCAAAATCTAGCGAAGTGTAAAATGAAAATAGTATATGCCATTGACAGTTTTGGCCCACATGGGCCTATTCCTAACTCTATAGGAATGAAAACTGAAGAATTTTTTTCACACTTTTATCAAACCCCTATCAATCACGGTATGTCATATTTTGCATTGCCAAGTTTTCATAGATTTCTTGGTTTTGGTGACATGTATGTTCATCACTCTGATATCTTAAAAAATACAGAGATATATGCTTCGCAAGGGCCAATCATATATATGATTAATGTTCATCACAACATGCGGTATCAAGGACATTTTTTATTTGCCAATGGTCGAGGTTCTTGGATAGAATACTTGCCCGATAATATTATTACATTATGGAAAAACAAAAAGTGTAAAATTGTCATAAGTCACATCTGGGACGATTGCGAGTTGGATATTGCTAACAGAATATTAGACGGCTTTTATAAAGAATTTGGTTCGTGTGATGGCATGTATGTGTGGACCACTTCTATATTTAAATCCACTGATGTAGAACGCATCAATCCTGCTTATCGGAATCAGCTGGTACATATTCCTTATGCGGAAATGTGGAGTGTGGATCAATTGCCTCCTTATGTAGCACCAGAACCCAGTGTTGTTCGAAACAAAAAATTTGTCAAATTGGTTCGTCGATACACCAAAGGTCGTGTTTTATCGCATGTGTCTTTTGCAAGAGAAAATTTAAATGAGCAAGGGTTTGTCTCCATGCCAGAAAAATGTACTGGCGCTGGAAAATCATTACACGAGTACATTAGAAATGATTTAAATATTCAGGACAGTGCTGATGTTTTACCAAGTATTTTAGATCAAAGATCAGTCACGGATCGAGAGCGCGGTGGCATGACTTCGTGGTTGGGATTCGGCAGTCGTGAACAATTGCTAGATTATTTTCATCGCAGTTATTTTAGCGTGGTGTTTGAAAGCAGGTTTGAAAGCCCTAAACCTTATAGCTTTTACACAGAAAAATTGATGAGAGCTGTATTATATAAACATCCATTTATACTGATGTCTACTCCGCAGTCTTTGAATTATTTACGAACTGCTGGCTACAAAACTTTTGATAGTGTTTGGCCAGAAGATTATGACAACATTGAAGATTATGCTCAACGAGTCGAAAGAGTTACACAAATTGTAAAAGGCCTATGTTCACAAGATTTAGACGGAATTATTTCACAATGTTCTGAGATAGTGGAACACAATCGATTGAACGTATATAAACGTGCTGACGAATTCAGAGCATACGTTGAAGGACTTGCAAGTTAACAATGAATTATTCATTTGATACAATTCGAAATATTGAGATCGAAATCAGCACTCATTGCAATGCCGCATGTCCGCAATGTCCAAGAAACAACTATGGCGGCAAGACTATAGAAAACTTACCGTTAATCAATTGGAATTTGGCACAGTTTAAGACTGTGTTAGATATTGATTTTGTTAAACAGCTTGAATTAATATACTTTTGCGGAACATATGGTGATCCATTGATGAACGCAGATTTGCCAAAAATGTGCGAATGGTTGATGCAGGTTAATCCAGCTCTTAAAATTGGCATACATACCAATGGTGGAGTGGGTCGAACACAAACATATGAACAATTGGCCAAACTAGTTGATTTTATTGCGTTTGGGATAGATGGACTGTCGGATACCAATCACCTTTATAGAAAAAATACCAATTGGGACAGCATTATTGGCAATGCAGACACATTTATCAAGTCGGGTGGCAAAGCTGTTTGGGATTTTATAGTGTTTCGTCACAATCAGCATCAAGTTGATCAAGCTAGAGAATTGAGTTTATCGTTGGGTTTTGCAGAATTTAATGTTAAAAAAACAGGAAGATTTTTCAACAAGAATCATCAATTGGTAAATAAAATTGATGTTTTAGATCATAAAGGCAATAAAGAATACGAATTACTGCCTCCAGATAATGAATACTTAAATACTTCATATAGTGCAATTAAACACACTGATTTATCAGAGTATGTTAAAAATACAAAAATAGAGTGCTATTGGATGAAAAATTATAAATTATATATAGGAGCCGATGGCAATGTATTTCCTTGCGGATTCTTACACGATCGCATATATGGTATAGAAGCAGAATCCAACTCCGATCATGTGAAAATTCTAAAAATGATGGATGGGGTGGATACTAATGTTTTTAAAAAGAATTTAAAAGACATTGTAAACGGACAATGGTTTGATCGTATACGAAAATCTTGGGAAAACGACAGATTAGAAAGATGTGCAATAATGTGTGGCAGTAACATAAATCTACTCAAAGATCAGAATACTCAAATAAAATATAAAGAAAATTGAATATGTTAAAAGAAATACAACTAGATTATGATTTTGAAATGTTTCTAAGTGCAGATTATTCTGTTCACGAAGGCAGTTGCATCAAACATCAAGTACATGAATTAACAGATGTGCATGAAACATATGGCGGATTTCCCAAGAGCTATTGTTTTGAAAATACCATTATACATCAACTTTGGTGGACTGCTGATCAAGTTGACTATGTGGAATTAGGCCAACAACTAAACATGGAAGTCATTACTGTGAGCACCATATTGCAACCTCCGGGTTGTGTAGTGCCTTTGCATAGAGATACATTCTTTCAAATTTCAAAACAATATCCCAATCGAACAGATTTAAAAGTCAGGGCTAACATTTATTTAGAAGATTGGAAACTGGGACAGTTTATTCAGTATCAAACTGAAGACTCTTACAAAACTAGTGTTGACTGGCAGAAAGGATCGGGCTTTATGTGGGACAGCAATGTGTTACATCTCAGTTCAAATGCAGGTATGCAAGACAAATATACTTTACAAATTTCAGGATTTTATAAAGGTTAATGTATGCCATGTGCAGGTGCAACACCTATTCCCAACAGTGCAATTGCTGAAGAAATAAAATATCATAATCCGCCCGAGGTCAATCTATCGGAATATCTAGAAACATACACTCAATGGATTGTCAACAGCAAACATAATCATCTTTTGGGTTTAGAAAACTATGGTTCTAGATCATTTATTCACGGCACTGTACAGGGTTTTGATCACTTTTATTTAAAACATTTTGCCAGACGATTTAGATTTTTCCAAGGCGAGTTCATGTACCACAAGGCTTCTGTAAAAGCTGGATTGTCATGGTCTTGGCTGAATGACAGTGTTGTGGAATCAAACGATGCTGTTATTATCAGTGTGCCATTCAGCGACTCTGGATCTAAACATACGGAATTGGACAGTATACTGGAGCAATGCGAATTATTAAATGTGCCAGTACTGCTGGATTTTGCTTATCTAGGCATATCTAAAAATATCAATGTTAATTTAAACTACAAATGCATAGACTCCGTTTGCACCAGCATAAGCAAAGTGTTTGATGGCGCACAATATTTGAGATGTGGGATTAGATTCCAAAGAGAAAATTTAGACGATGGCATAGATGCGTTCAACAGTGTGGGCATGGTGCCGCATAAGAACATGGCCACAGCAGTATTCCTTATGAAAAAATACACAATAGATCACAACTGGGATACCTATGCTAACCAGTATGATCTAGTTTGCAAAGAATTAAATTTACAGCCAACTGATTGCATTTTATTTGGTCTCAGTGCGGAATATTCAGAATTTAACAGAGGCAACATGTTGAATCGTGTTTGTATTGCCAAGGATCTTGTATGAAAATAGTATTAGTCACAGGCGGATTTGACCCATTACACAGTGGACACATTGAGTATTTTAATGCTGCCAGACAGCTTGGTGATAAATTAGTTGTTGGACTTAACAGTGATGCTTGGTTATCACGTAAGAAAGGTGCGGCATTTATGCCTTGGGGAGAACGTGCCACAATTATTGCGGCATTATCTGTGGTTGATAGAGTTATTACTTTTAATGACAACGACGGCTCTGCCAAAGATGCTGTACGTAAGGCCAGATCAATTTTTCCCAATCATGATATTATTTTTGCCAACGGCGGAGATAGGACTCAACATAATGTTCCAGAAATGGATTTACTCGAAGAATATTTAAATTTACAATTTGTGTTTGGAGTAGGCGGAGAAGACAAAAAGAATTCAAGTAGTTGGATCTTGAGCAACTGGAGTGGCGAACGTGTTGGCCGAACATGGGGAGAATGGCGTGTGTTATCTCAAATAAATAACGCTGTAAAAACCAAAGAACTAATAGTTAATCCCGGTGAGAAATTAAGTATGCAACGTCATGCGTATCGAACGGAATTTTGGTTTGTGGCACAGGGCTCAGCCCGAGTACACTGGCATTTGGGCTATACTGATATTAAACAGTATGGCACTATTGAAATACATAAAAGCGAATGGCATCAGCTTGAAAACATTGGCAGCAACATTTTGCATGTGGTAGAGATACAATACGGAGATAATTGCACTGAATTGGATATAGAAAGAAAATAATGATGTTTGAACACAAAGACATACTGATAGTGGGCGATAGTTTTTGCGGAGATAGAGACACTCACAACGACTGGCCTATGATTATAAGTCAGCGATTGACTGGTTATAATAACATCCCACGAGGATACGGATTTGGCGGAGGCTCGTGGTGGAGCACTAGAAAACGTTTGTTGTCAGAGCTGGAAATTTGCGTACCAAAAGTTTTGATAATGTGTCATACTGAACCAAATAGAATACCCAACGACATGGATTGTGGTATCAATAGCGGTATACTTGGCCATGGAAAAATAGCGTTGCACGGTGAACATCTGGATATGGATAGATCTACACAACAGAAAATTGTTAAGGCGGCAGTATCTTATTATGAACAACTATGGTGTGGAGAGTATTGTAGGTGGGCACAACAGGCTTGGCATCTAGAACTGGATGCGCTCATCGCATCTTATAATATTCCTTATGTGGTACATCTGCTGTGTTTTGACAGTACTGTAAACTATGTGTTTCAAAATGGCATGACTATCAAAGAAAGATTATGGGCATGGGCAGGTTACCCAGAAGATCAATCAAATCGTAACCATTTTACAGACGACCAAAATCAAAAATTTGGAAATAGATTAGCTGATTTGATTTTAATTAACCCAACTGGTTTAGTGGAATTGAGTTTACCATGAGTACCCTAAGAATTTACGGATGTAGTTATGCGGCCGAGTATGACTATAGTCAAGATAGTTGGCCTAAACTGCTATCCAAAAGCCTTGGTATCCCATTAATCAACCAAGCAGTAGGTGGCAGTAGTACGGAATTTTCTATGCTTAATATTTGCAGAGACATTAGTAATAATGTTATTGCTGATGATGATATAATTTGTTTTGTAATGACTACTGCTGGCAGAGTAAATCTTAGATATGTAACCGACAATGTGCCTAACAAGGCTAGTAATTATGTGCATGATGTGCCAGACAATTATAGAGACACTTGGTATTGTGATAATAAATCATTTATTGAATGGTACTTGGTAAACCAAGACTATAGACTGATAGACATAAATCAACAAAGCTATATACATTCTCTAATTAACTATGCATACGCTAAACCAAGCGTAAAATTTATTTTATTGAAGAATTTACCGTTCCGTGAAAAATTACCGTATGCGATGCCAAAAAATTTTTTAATGCCCGATGTGTATCTAGGGCATATTTCTAGAAATGAAATTTATGATTTTTATTCCAACGACGAGTATCGTGGTAATATGATTGGATTTGACCCACGTTCAAACCATTTATCCGAACCTAATATAAAGATACTAGTTGATTTGATAACACAGTCTATTCAAGAGTTGGATGTAAATAATTTTAAACATGAATATTTTCATTCAAAAATATTAAATAAAAAAATCAATTTAAATCAATATTTAGATTATGTTAATTTGGGAATTTTGCCCAAAAATGACAGTACAATAAGAAAATTGTCTGGTTGACAACACCGCAGTTTGGCAGTATAATATGTATATTGTTAAACAAACAGGAGCAGAAATGGCTACTAAAGCACCAGCAACAAAAACTCGTGTAACCAAAAAGCAAGTGATTGCACATCGCACCAAAGCGGTTAAGGATCACAGCCCAACTTGGGAAGGTTGTGAAACTATGGACGCTGATCAATTCATGCGCCATTTTCACAGTGCTATGAGCTACTATCGTTTGGAATTTTCGGGCAAGGATTTGAAGCCTGCTGTTATCAAATGGATGACTACTATTGGTTGTACCAAAGAAGACATTGCGGCTTTCAAGCGAACCAAAGATAATCGTTGTAATGTCACAATGGGTGCCATTGCCAGTTGCTTGCTTCGAGGTATGCCTGCTGTTCGTGAAGATTTTAACAAGGGCCGAGACACTACAGTTTGGTTGCGTAACGAAATTGTGCAAATCGTTGCACAGGGTAAAGACGACGTAGACGAAGAAGCAGTTGTCGAAGTAAAGCCCACGGTGGCGCAACCCACTATTCAAGAGCGTGTTAAAGAATCTGCCTTGCGTATGACTGAAGAAATTGAAGACGCCATCGAAGGTTTCCACGCAGATCCAGAAAACTTTGATCCTAAAGCATTTAAAATGCTTAACTTGCTGAAAGGCAAGGAAGTCAAAGCGGCACATGCTAGAATCATTAAAACCCTCTACAGTAGGGATTTAGCTGAGCTTGAAGAGTTGGCTAGCGGTAAGGCAGATGAACAGCTCAAAGAGGGCTATAGCCACCGTAGCCGTAAGCAAATTAAGAACTTGATTGCTTTTTATCAAGAGATTATGAGTGCTTGCGATATGCTGGCACAAGAAGCCAAAGTTAATCGTGCTCCACGTAAAACTAAAGCAGTTCCAAAAGAAAAGTTAGTTGCTAAACTCAAGTTTATGAAGACAAATGAGCCTTTGAAACTTGTTTCGATTAATCCCACTGACATTATCGGTGCTGGCGAACTGTGGATTTTTAATACCAAAACTCGTAAACTGGGCAAGTATGTGGCCGCAGAGTTTAACACATTAAACGTCAAAGGTACTACAATTACCAACTTTAACGAGTTTACCAGTATTCAAAAGACTATACGTAAGCCCGAAGAAAAACTCAAAGAGTTCAAGGCCGCGGGCAAGGTGCAGTTGCGTAAATTCTTAGATGACATTAACGCTACGGACACCAAATTAAACGGCCGTATTAACGAAGATACCATCTTGCTTAAGGTAGCATAATTTGGTAGTTCATTGATGGAGTCTCTGATAAATATTAGATAAAGAGACTCCATTATGACAACACAACAATTAACCGTACGAAACGATAGATTATGGGCAGATAGTAACCTAGATCTGTCTGCTGATCACGCTTACAAAATTGATAATACTCCTGTGTTATCAAGCACTGAGCTTGGTATTACTGTTACTAAAAGTAATCTAAGAGAAATTGGTACTCTTAAAAGTTTAGAAGTATCAGGCACTACCACACTGGCAGAATTTGCACATTTTAACAGCTCAAACGGCCGATTGGGTCTTGGCACTTTAGATGCCAACGCCAGCATCAGTATTTTAGACAACGACGTTGAAATTGCTATTGGAAGCCCTGAGCCTGGTATTGCACATTTTGGAACTTATTCCACTAGCGATGTTGCTATCATTTCTGACAATATTCCACGCATACTTGTAAAAAGCAACGGTGAAGTAGTTATTGGAAATGAAGCTGGAAAATCTGGTGTATTGCGAGTGCATGGGTCTTTGCACGTTGACAATTTTGTTTCAGATACTCGTGTTGAACGTAACAGTCCGTTAGAATTCAAAGCCAATAGAGACGGCAGCATATACGGTTTGGGTTTAATTTGGTCTGCAGATCGTATTACTCGTCAGTTGATCATGCGTGATGGTCCTGATAGATTATGGGCCAGTACATCCTTGGATCTGGATGACCAGCAAGCATATCATATAAATGGTAGATCTGTATTGAGTGCGACTGATTTGGGTTCAAGTGTGGTTAACAGTAACCTAATCACTGTGGGACCACTACAGTGGTTGACCGTTACTGGTGATGCTGAAATACAAGGCAATTTAAATGCTAGACTAAGCAACGCAAGTTTTAAATCTGTGTTTATTAACAACGGTATTGAAAGTTTATCTGTAACTGCACAAGGCACTAACAGTAACAAACACCATAAAATCTCCATCAATGAAGAAGATATATTTTATGGCAGTAATGACGAAATCATTGTTGGTAATCCAAACTTTGGTCGCAGACCAGTTAAGATATTTGGTCCAATTGCCACCACTTCAGATTTAACCGTTGATGGTGCAGTTACTTTGAATAATAAGAAATTTATCAAAGGTAGTCAAGTTCCAACCGAAGGACAGTTCAACAAAGGTGATATCCAATGGAATGAGAATCCAGTTGAAAGCGGTTACGTTGGTTGGGTGTGCATTTCGTCTGGTACGCCTGGACAATGGTTACCATTTGGTGCAATTGGTCGCCAATAAACTTGACCATACGCTGTAAAAGCGTATAATTATATTATGCGGACTTAGACGCTCATCCCGCAATATAAACTCTGCGTGTCATTGTTAATAGGAAAAACAACAATGGCAAAGTATTACTCAACAAAACATTACGGACACAACATTGGACTCAGTGCTGTGTTTAGACAACCAAATGCAGATCATTCGCATTGTCATTTACTACATGGTTACAGTCTAGCGTTCACATTCACTTTTGGCTGTGATGAATTAGACAACAAAAACTGGGCAGTGGACTTTGGCGGACTCAAATCGCTGAAAGCATGGCTGGAAGATCACTTTGATCACAAGTTGGCTTTGGATAAAAATGATCCACACTTGGCCAAATTCCAAGAACTGGAAGCATTGGATCTAGCAGAGATACGAATCTTTGATGGTGTGGGTGCAGAAAAGTTTGCAGAACATGCTTTCAATTTTGCTGATAAATTGATTAGAGAAAAAACTAATAATCGTTGTTATTGTGTCAAAGTGGAGTGTGCAGAACATGGGGCCAATTCGGCTATCTACCAAGGCTAAAGATATTTGGCGACTCTGGGCCAAAGCATTAGGTGAAAAATCAGGCAGTACGGACGAGGAATCGGACCGTATTGCTTGCATTCGTACTTTGATTGTGTTATCATATGTACTTACAAACATTTTTATAATCTTAGGTGTCATACGACACTGGTAAAGGCACACATGAAACGTATAGGCTATGCTTGCAAATGGTTAGACGATGCTAGCGAAGTGAGAGGCATGAAGGTCAATGCCGCCAACAGAGTGATGAATGGTCGCAGTACCACCATGCGATGGTTGCGTGAGCATCCGTTAGAAGCTGAACAGCGTCAATATGACCTGATGAATCACAACACATCAGCCGCAATCAAAATGATTGAGAAGGTTGCTACTCTACCTGCCGAACGCAGAATGATGCGTATTGGATCCGAAATGCTGAGTGGTTATACTGAAAAAGATTGGATTGTGTGGTGGCAACATCCAGATCAACAACGCCACTGTGAACGCATCTTTGCTCCAGTAGGTGAAGCCGCTCGTAAGCATGATGTGCGTATCAGTTTCCATCCCGGACAGTTCTGTGTACTTGCTTCGGAAAATCCAGGCATTGTGGAACGTTCAATTGAAGAATTTGAATATCATGCGGATATGGCTCGCTGGATGGGCTTTGGTAAAACATTCCAGGATATGAAGATAAATGTGCATATCTCAGGCAAACGTGGTCCTGAAGGTATCAAAGAAACAATAAAGAAGTTGAGTCCCGAAGCTCGTAACTGCATCACCATTGAGAATGATGAAAATTGCTGGGGTGTGGACAGCAGTATTGAATTGGTGGATAGCTGTGCTCTTGTGCTGGATCTGCACCACCATTGGATACGCACTGGTGAATACATTCAGCCCACAGACGACAGAGTCAAACGTATTATCGATTCATGGCGTGGAGTGAGGCCGGTGTGCCATTACAGTGTATCAAGAGAAGATGTGCTGGTTGATCATCCTATCGATGTATTACCCAATCATTCTGATCTGATAGCCGCAGGCTACAAGAAACAAAAAATGCGAGCACACAGTGACTGGTACTGGAACCAGCCCGTAACAGACTGGGCACTCAGTTTCTGGGAAAACTTTGATATCATGTGCGAAAGCAAAGGCAAAAATTTGAGCAGTGAACAAGTTTACAACAGAGCCGTAGAACTCAAATTAGTATAGGAAAAATGAAACAAACAAATGGGTTACAATCCTAAAAAAAGTCAACACAACTCACAACGTCAAAATGCTCGTTCATCAAACCCAAAACTATCTCGAGAACAACTGATACACAGGTTGGAAACCCTTAGAGAAGAGCTGGAAGAAAATCCCAAATTGAATGATCAACGTCGGGCTAAAATTCAAGAGGATATGGCCAATTACTCTCAGCAATTAAGCAAGTTTTAATATAAGGGCGTAATGCCCTTATATTATTTTGCTACTTTAGGTGCTTTTGGAGCACGTGGCTTTTTAGCCGCTGGTGCTTTTTTAGCCGCAGGTTTTTTCTTAGCTGGAGCAACTGATTCAACCATAGCTTCAGAAGCTTGAACCGCAACTGGTGTTGGTTCTGCTACAGTTGCAACTTCAACTTTATAAGGAGCTTCTGGTTGAACTTCTGCCTTTGGTTTAATACCAAATAATTTTTTAATGTGATGTAACATATCTTTTCCTTTAAGGTGTCAAGCGCCAATTCGCCGTTGAGCTACATTAGCTGTGCCAAGAAGAAATAGGGAAAATTCTTAACTTGCGGATCCTTGGATACCCTATTGATCACTTGACTGAGTTATTTAACAATAAATACAATCATGTATAATTTTATCAAATATGTGACCCTAAATGAAGGTAAAACTCCCACTACCTTAGAACAAGCACCATTGCCCTACGCCGCTGGTGGGCTGGGTCGAAGTTTGAGCAAAAAAACTATAGATTATCATTATGGCCAGCTTTATAAAGGCTATGTGGATCGATACAACAAGGGCGAAGGCGACCCGGATTTCAACGAAGCTGGTGCTTTTTTACACGACATATATTTTAGACAATTCCAATCTCCTACCAACTCTAACAAACCTGAGCACATTGCTGAAAACTTTATCAACAAACATTTCAAAAGTTTTGATAGATTCAAGGACGAATTTTCTAAAACAGCAATGAAAATACAGGGCAGTGGCTGGGCTTACTTGGCTAGAGATGGCAGTATTAAAACCATTAAGAATCACGAAATTAAGATGGATATTATACTATTGATCGACTGGTGGGAACATGCGTGGGCTCTTGATTATCAAGCTGACAAGAAGGGTTATCTTAATAACCAGTGGAAAATTATCAACTGGAACTTGATTAGTTCTAGAATTGGTCGAGTGTCTTAAGACTGCTTACAGGCATGTCCCACACTTTACGTGCTTCTACCCCTTTCATCTGTGCAAATTTCTTAGGGTCACAATCCCCGCACACATGATAAAAATTGTTGTTTAATCGTTTGGGATCCATGGATCCTTTTTCTCGGTTGAATACTCCGTGACACGAATCGCACTTGAACACAACCACTGTTACTTTACGGCTATAAGAATGTGTCTTACCCTTCTTACTGGTGCGTATGTGCTGGTTTATTCTAAATTCAGTTCCAATATACATAACTGTATTTACATTAAGGTTATAAAATCCTTTGATAAATATTCAATCAAGGACAAATATGATCACTATTTCTCAGTCAGCAAAGACAAAAATTAAAGATTTACTCTCGGAAGAGAACAATCCCAAACTAGCATTACGCACATTTGTGCAAGGCGGTGGCTGTAGCGGTTTTAGCTACGGGTTTACTTTTGATGATGTGGCAAACGAAGATGATTTTGAAGTTCCACTGGACGAGTTTCGTGTACTTGTGGATGCAATGAGTATGCAGTATCTATCAGGTGCAGAAATAGATTATAAAGAAGATTTACAGGGCAGTTCATTCAGCATAAAGAACCCCAACGCAACCACAACTTGCGGGTGCGGTTCAAGTTTCGGAGTTTAAAGACAAATGACACAACAACTAATTGACATTGGCGTACAAGGTAATGACGGTACGGGCGACAGTATTCGCGAATCTTTCCGTAAAGTAAATGAAAACTTTAATGAAATTTACTCAGTCTTTGGACTAGGCGGTACTATTAGATTTACCGATTTGGGAGATACTCCTACCAGTTATTCCGCTAATCAAGTAATCATGTCTGACACTACCGGGACAACATTAACTGCTAGAGACCTAGTGGCTGGTGCTGGTATTGCAATTGATAAAACTAATAACGCTAGTGTAACTATTAGATCGACTACGGCGGGATTGATCGGCGATAGCGCACCTAGCCTAGGACTGAACTTAAATGCAAATAATTTTACTATTGCTCGATTAGCAAATCCCAGTCAGGCCTTAGTTGATGCGTTCAATGCATCCTACGCCAGCTTGGGTGTGTCAACTACTCTTTCACAACTGGCCATTAACAAAGGCTATGCAGACAGTCATTATGTTGCTGTTTCAAATGGATATATTACTGATGCTTTGAGAGCAAGAAATGAACCAGCTATTCCTCAAATCAATGACCCAGATTACGATAAAACTTTGACTGGTAATTATGTATCTACTGAGGTAATGCAACGCAAAGATACAGTGTATCGCGGCGGTGACAAGATGACTGGGCCATTGACTCTTAGCGATCATCCAGCTCCATTGGAGGGCTTTGGCACGCCAAATGGCGCCAACGATTTGCAAGCGGCCACCAAATACTATGTGGATAACAACAGTTATTCCAGCAATATCAATTTGTTTGTATCAACAACTAGTGGTGACGACAATCAAACAAAAAGCCCAGAGGGCAAAGAAGGACGTTTTTGGCAGTATGCTTATAAAACAGTTGGCCAGGCCGCATTGGCCGCTGAAAGTTTAATTAACTTATCAAGCATTGAGCCAGGACCTTATAGACAAAAAATTGCTTACACAGTTGGCGTTAATCAAACATTCAGCACTATACAAAGTGTGACACTGAGTGGCGGTAATGCTGGAGTTAGTGGTTACGAACACGCAAGTGAATTGTTGCGTCTTAACAAAAGTTTTATTCAAAGCGAAACGATTGCGTATCTTAATAAAAAATATGTAAATTATATTCCAATTGATTCAGCACGTTATAACTCAATCATAAGCAATATTGTAGATGGCATTGGTTATGATTTGGTATTAAACACAAATTACAATTCAGTAACGCAGGCTTCTAAATTATTCAATCCTATTTACATAGACCTAGTTACAGAACAATTAACTCAGCTGTTGGATGGTATTGACTATGCCAAAAACATAATTTTAGCCTACAGTTACAGCACTGTTAATGCACAAAATTACATTGGTGCAGTCATTGACGCTATATGTTACGATCTAGTTTTTCAAGGGTCTTTCCAAAGCATACAAGTTGCACTAGCGTTTGGTCAATACAATACCGGATTAGACCTTGACGAAATCAAAGCTACATTATTAAATTTACAAACTACTCTAGTAGCAATACCATCAGTAGCGTTGAGTACAAACGCTGTGTCATCCATCACTAATAATATCAACTTGATTAATAATTTGTTGACTACAGGTGACATACCAGCAGTATCATTTCCAAGATTACAAGGAACTGCATCTGGATTAGTTAGTGCAAGAGATCTGTTGTTGGCTAACATACCGTTTATCCAAGCTGAAGTTACTGCTTACTTAAAAGCAAACTTTCCAACAGTCGCATACAGCAAAACACGCAGTGAACGCGATATAAACTACATAGTTTGGAGTGTAGTATACGATTTGATGTATGGTGGGAATCAGCAAAGTGTATACACTGGTTTGCAATACTGGCAGGGTGGAGTTTATCAATTATTAAGTTCAGAAAAAGAATCATGGGTTGCGGCTATCAACTACGTAAATAATTTAGCACAAGCCATTATTATCAATGCTCAGCCTGCAACTGTGTATCAAACCAGTTTTAGACAATACACAAACGAAACTGTGCTGGGCGGCTCAGCCGCTTCAGGCAGTATTTCAACAAACATAGCTTCTATTGCTAGCATTGTCAATGCAAACAGTGTGCCAACCCCCACAGTTGTGCTTCCCACAATCAGTGCTGTATCGTCTGTGTTGCTAACAGCAAGAACTGATATTGTGTCTCAGAAAACAGCATTAAAAACAGCGGCCACTGCATACATTAATTCTAACACAAGTTTTTCTGTTATTAATAACGATGTTATAAACGGTATTATTACTGCTAATTTCAACACAATAAAAAATATATTAACATTGGGTATTGGTTCTCGATCTGTTCCTACATATGTTAGTCCATCTGGATTAGATGCAGGTTATACTTATGCTAGACAAGCATTACTGGCCAACAGCAATTTCTTAGTAGAAGAAACATATGTTTGGCAGCTGGTACAAACTCCTACTTTTGTTCCCTCAGAAGGAGTTGCATCTTTTAAACGCAGACTCAATTATTTTATAGAAGCAATTGCATATGACATTACCTATGGTGGAAATTCAGGCAGTTTGCCAACTGGTTACGAGTACTGGCTCAACGGAGTATCAACGCTGTCAAGCACTGAGCGTAGCATCTATGCACAAGCAATTGGTCGTTTACAGAATATAGCATCACTGGTGTCGTCTAATTCAGTAGTAACTCCTACATTCCAAGGTGATATTAGTCAAACATTTAACATCATATGGGTTGGCGGCAGCGCGGCACAATCAACCATTAATGAAAGATTTTCAAATATTTCAACTATCATTCAAAACAACACATCATTGGTGTATGTGTATCCAACCTTAGATGGATTTGATAGTGTATACAAAGCCGCACGAACAACTATTATTGGTAACAAGGCATCAATATCAGCCAGTGTGGTCAACTACTTAACTGCAAAATACAAAGGCGGATTTAATTATAACGAAGTAACTTGTTATAGAGATATTGGCTATATTATTGAAGGTATGCGCATTGATTTACTAACAGGTGGCAATTATCAAACTGTTACTGCTGGTAAAAGTTATTACAAAAGTGCCAGTGCTAGACTAGCTATCACAACACAATTGACAGAAACTGTTGATGGTTTAACGTTTGCTAAGAATTTGGCATTGCAAGTATTAAATCAAACTTCCGCTACTCGTTTTCAATCATTGGTTACTCAAGTGTTCAATGTGTCATTGACTGCATCAGCACCAGCAAAGACCACTCTGACTAATAATATGAATACTATCCTTAGTATCATTACTAACGGATATGGTTCAGCTCCTGCGGCATCGTTTGGCACTGGCATATACACTGTGGTGTTTGGCAACGGCGGCAACGGCTATGTGGATCAAGGATCTCCAGGCAGCGTTCACATTATTCCTGCCAAGATATTGTTAGGTAGTACATCGGGTGCGGCAGGTACTATTGTGAAATATTTGCCAGGCAGTGGTGCAAGTACAGATTCTATTCAAGTAAGATTAACTAAACCTGCTTTCTTTCAAACAACTGAGCAGATGGAATTTGGTGAAACTGTTAACGATCTCAACATTACTATTTTTGTTGAAAGCGGAGTATACTATGAAGACTACCCAATACGTTTGCCCGCTAACTGTAGTATCAAAGGCGATGAATTCCGTCGAACAATTATTCGTCCATTGGATAGAATTTCGCAATCTCCTTGGAGAAAGATTTTCTTTTATCGAGATGCGGTTATCGACGGACTACAAATTGGATTGACCAATACATCAGTTGATTATGCAACTGCCGCTAGCATTACATTAGGCAGTACCACAGATAAAATTATTATCACGTTGGGTTCTGGGCAGGCCCAGGCCAATTGGATTGGAAAAATTGTTCAAGACAATAACGTTCCTCCTGGTAAAGCTGTAGTTGAATCTGTAGCAGGAAATACCATGAACTGCTCAGTTATCTATCCGTTTGCCGCCAAAACAACTTATGCTTCTGGCAATTGGCATTTGTATGGAACATACAATTACGGCAGACATTATTTGACCAATCCATTAGACATAACCAGCACTGCCAAAAATAATCGAGACATTGACGTTATTTTGTGTGGAGATGCAGTAAGAGTTAGCAATATAACATTCCAAGGGCATGGTGGTTTTGCCATGGTGCTGGATCCAGAAGGTCAAATTAAAACCAAATCACCTTATGGGCAAGTTTGTTCAAGTTTTAGTCAATCGGTAAATCGACAGGCCTTCAGGGGCGGCCAATTTGTTGACGGATTTGCTGGTAGATTGTTTGGCACCATTACCAATGTGGCCGATGCAGGTATCACTGTAACTGTGACTGGTTCCGTAAACAGTGGATTAGACATTCGTCCACCACAAGCACCTTGTGTGTTTTATGTGCAAGGTAATCGTTTCCAAGTTAACGATGTTGTTAGTTTTGATCCAGCCACATACACAGTTGTATTGACATTGGATGTGTCAACACCATTCAACACTGTTAACATTTATAACACTGCTAATTTCTCAACTGCTGTTGGCTTGCGCATCGACGATTTAACCAATGACTTAGTACTGGGATCTAATTTCCAAAGCATCAAAACAGGATTGTATTATCTTCAAACTGCAAATGTTGTGGTGGGAATTAAACAGACATATCTGCTGGCCGGGTTAAACAAAACTCGAGACTTGATGAACGCAGCCATTTCAAATGGTACTTCTCGTGGTATCATAACCAGTCAGATGACCACTGTCACTGACATGATATCTTCCGGCTTGGCAGCATTGCCTGCGGCCACATTCCCAGAGCCCATTGGTGTGGCCACTAACGTGTCACGGGCAGTAAACATATTAAAAGCCAACAAACAATTCATTCGAGACGAGCTAGTTGCATGGGTTGCAAGTAACTTTGCCACTAGAGGATACTTGGGATATAGTGCATTTGATTTGAGTCAGCGCATGGGGTATTTGATCGATGCAATGACTTATGATTTGTTATACGGCGGCAACAGTGCAACTAGAGATATTGCACAATTCTATTACAGCAACAGTGTTAGTCAGATTGCAGGGTTGGAGTACTTGTATTCACCTGCAATTTCTAAACTGATATCTTTGGTAAAGTCAGTGGTAGTAAATACCACTGTTACACCAACGGTGGGAAATGTATCTCCGCAAGTTACTAATTTGCCTGTGGCCACTTCAGCGCAAGGAACTATACTGGCTAACTTGGCCAGTTTGGCCATTGATTACATATTGGATGGCAATTTTAATAATTCCATAATTGGTACTATTACATCAGGATCTGCTAACATAACCAACGTGTCATACAATCCTGCACTGATAAATGGAGCAACAATTGCCAGCGCAGTCAATGCCGGTGTACCTTCAGGAACAACTATTGTATCATATGATCCAGTAACTAATATTGTTGTTATGAGTGCAATTGCTACAGTAACTAGCACTAACTTAAAATTAACAGTGGGCGGAACTGTGCCAAGTAGAACAGCACCTACCACAGCTGGACAAAATAGCCAACGCATACTGGATGCTGGCGCTATTGTGTCTGCAAAAACTTCTATACAAAACGGAGTCATCAGTTACTTAGATGCTGGCGGCGGCACTAGTATTAACATTGAGATGGGTGGTAATCGATCAATGTTGGCCAATGACTTTGCTATGATTAACGACTTGGGTTATGCGATTGTGGCCACCAACGGCGGCGTAACTGAACAAGTTTCAACATTTACATATTATTGTCATACTCACTATTGGGCCAACAACGGCGGACAAATTCGTTCTGTAGCAGGCTCCAATGCACATGGTAATTACGGTTTGAGATCCAGCGGTTACGATGTGACTGAATTGCCCGATTCTGTAAAATTGGCCAACGACATGGTCCAGACTGCACAGGTATACAAACAGGGATTAGTTTCAACACAGATGGCTCCAACTGCCACTGCTCAGGCCTTGGGAATTTGGATTATTGGTTATACATATACTCCTCCAAACAATGCTGAGATTGAGATTGATCACTCCGCATCAGGCGGTGCTATCTATCGATACCTTATCAGTACTATTGAGCATACCACCATCACAGTCAACGGGCAAAACGTACTTAAATTAAATTTAAGTACCGCTGGTACAAACAGCACTATCACCACAGGACTGGCATACGCATTATACGATGGACAAATGCTGACCATTCGTGTTAATCAAAATATCAAATTTAATGATATCGACAACGTCAAACCAACAAGACCCAGTACTGCTGTTCAGTACAGTGAAAACTTAGGCGACATTTATAGAATTATTGCTTATAACTTGACAGAATCAACAGGCGAATTGTTGCCAGCAAACGTTGCTGTTCTACAAAGTGATAGTTCATTCAACTATTATAAATTCACAACTGATGGCACAAATATTACCCAATTGGATCCTAGTGATTCTAATAAAACACAGGGTAGTAAAGTTGGTGATAATAAAATAGCAGTGTTGCAAATCAGTCAGCAAAGCCAAATTGACCAATTGAACAAGGGAATCTTTTTGGCTGGCTGGAATGGACGAGTTCACCGTATCACTGGTTATACTCCGCCGTTGTTTATTGCAACTGGGGCATTCAGTAGCTACGATGATGCAACACTTAGATTAATTGTAACCAACGTGGCAGGAAGTATTGACATTGGCGATGTTGTCACTGGTACTGGGTTCAGCAGTGGACAAACTGTTTCAAATGTCACATTGACTGGAACTGGAACCATAACCGCAACTGTTACGCTAAGTGCTATAGCAAATACCACACCTGCTGGTACCATTACATTTGGTGTTAGTAAAAACGGATATTTGAGTATAGATCCCAATGCTGTACTGAATAACTCAGCTGACGGTACTGGTGTATCATCATTGAATTACAACTCAAAAGTTAGTGGGCCTACTAACACAAATTATACTCAAGTGTTTTTTGATGTGCCATTTACTACCACATTGCCTGTGGTGGACAGTTATTTAACAATTGCCAATCAAGCAAACGCCAGTTATAATGGCACATATCAAGTGTTGTCGGTTATAAGTAAAACACAAATTTCTATTGCCAGCACTAGTGCATTATCAGTGGGTATGGTTATTTCTAGTTCTGCAACTGGTACATATGTGCCTAGTACTTGTGTTATTCAAAGCATTGACAGTTCTACATTATTCACAGTCAGTCCAGCGGCTTGGATTCCAAGCGGAAGTAGCATTGTGTCAACACTGGTAGCATACTTGTCAGGATTGACTATCAGTAATCCCGGAACTAACTATACCGTAGTTCCTCAAATTGAAATATCGGGTGGTGGCGCATTGGTACAGGCTATTGCTACTTGCGTAGTTGCAAACGGCAGTATTCAATCAGTAACTATTGTTAGTCCAGGATACGGATACAGCAGTGCTCCTAACGTTACAGTCAGCTATGGCGATGCAGTATTAACTCCAGTTCTTTCTGAATCGCCTCAGATTAATTCTACAGTGACAGCAGGTAACATAACAACTAGATTGGGGTTAATTTATGCTAGTGATCCTGGTGCATTTACTGTGGGCGCTAGTAGGACCGTTAGTGGATTTGGCAGCATTGCCGGAAGCGGACCATACACAGTTAACTTAACTATAAATTCCGGTGCAGTACCAACAGCTGGCACGTGGTATCAAGTTACTGGTAACACAAATACACTGTATAATGGTTTTTACAAAGTCGACACCACTGGATCAACAACAACTAATATTAGATTAATTTATAATTTTAATCCAGGAACATGGAGTACCAGTACGCCCACCACAGTGATATTGTCAGTGACTAGCGGAACCAGTACTCAATTGGGTATCAGCAAACCATTCAGTACCGGAACCGCAGTGACTTTAAGAGCAGGATATCCTATAAATTCATCAGCTCAAGTTACTACACGTATTAGTACTTGTCGTGTTACTGGTCATGATTTACTAGACATTGGAACTGGTAGTTATACCACTACCAACTGGCCAACTGTGATTTACGGTAACCCTGCCAAAGTTTATCAACAATCTCAAGAAATTAAAGAAGAAGGCGTGGGTCGTGTGTTCTATGTGACCACTGACCAAAACGGTATCTTCCGTGTGGGACGTTTCTTTACAGTTGACCAAGGAACTGGATCAGTTACATTCTCCGCAAGTATTGCGTTGAGTAACTTGGACGGATTGGGATTCAAACGTGGTGTTGTGGTCAGTGAATTTTCAACTGATCCAAGCATGACCAACAACGCCAGTGACACTGTTCCTGTACAAAGTGCTATTAGAAGTTACATTGATAAACGTTTGGGCATTGACCACGGAGGCAGTCCGGTTGCACTTGCAAGTTTGATTGGTTCAGGATATGTGCCATTAAACGGCACGTTGGCCATGAAATCCACTTTCAACATGGGCAATTTTAATATTGTTAACTTGGGTACACCAGGCACTGACTACGAAGCCGCAAATAAATTATATGTTGATGGCAGAGTACTGGCATACAATGCTATTAATAAGTTGATTGATACCACCGTGGTGGGGCCGTCAACAAATAACATTCTTGTGTACGACCAAACAGTGAGCAAATGGAAAAATAAAACCATTACTGGTGACGTAAATCTTGATTTTAACACTAGCACTGGAGTGTTGTCTGCTGTTATACAACCAAGTTCAATTGTCAATACACAAATTTCACCCAGTGCTGGTATTCTGCAAAGCAAGTTGTCAATGACCATTGCCGGAGTATCTGGATCAGCGCCAAGTGGCAATGCGGCTTCAATACAGTCAAGCAATGGCGTGTCCAGTTTTAACTCTAACGAATTTACATTGTTTAACGGCTGGGCCAGTTTACGAACAAGCTCCAGTGCAAGCACTGGCGTAACGTTGAGTAAAATTCAGCAGATCAGTAACGGAACCATACTGGGTAACAGAAGCGGGTCCACTGCAAGTCCTGTTGAATTAACTCCTGCACAGGTAGTGGGAGATGCAGGTGGACTTACTAATTCGTTATTCAATGCCAGCGGTGCTGTGACAGTGGCATTTGATGGCGTAAACGTGGCAAACAATGTGTATGCGGTAACAGGCATTACTACCACACGAGCTGTTAACAGTCTTGTTAAAACAGACAGTTCAGGCGGCATTGATGTCAACTATATAAAGATAGGTGGATACAAAGCATTAGGAATTACATCTTTAACTAATACATTTACTACACCTGGCGGATTTGATTACATGACTGTGCTGGGAACAACGTCAAGTAATTCCAACATGACTGTGTTTGGTACATTGGATGTCAGCAATGGTACATTAAAAACCAACTTGTTGACCACTGACAAATCAGGAGCACCAAGTGGCCCTAACGCAGGCAGTGCAAGTATTAACGGATGGTGGGCAATACAGGCATCAAGTCAAATTGACTTTAGTCTAGGTACACTAAAATCCTTGTCACTGACCACAGGCGGCGACACTATTCCAGGTGTTATGACTGGACGTTGGAGACTGGATGGTGCAAGTAGACTACAAGCTACCTATGCCGACTTGGCAGAATATTATGAAGGCGACCAGGATTACGAAGAAGGCACAGTGTTGGTGTTCGGTGGTGACAAAGAAGTCACTGTCACAACACAAATAAACGATACACGTTCAGCTGGCGTGGTCAGTGCCAACCCAGCGTATGTGATGAACGGTGAGCAAACTGGCATTAAGGTGTGTATTGCACTGGCCGGTCGTGTGCCAGTAAAAGTTATTGGGCGTGTTAAGAAAGGTGACATGCTGACCACCAGTGCCACTGCTGGTTATGCTGTTAAGGCTTTGAATCCTACTTTGGGTGCAGTAATTGGTAAAGCACTGGAAGATAAAGACTACGGAGAAGCAGGTATGATACAAGTTGCTGTGGGGAGAGTATAATGACTAAATTAAATGTTAATATTGGACAAAGTGTCAACGATAAAACCGGTGACACACTTCGCTCAGCGTTTGATAAAATAAATCAAAACTTTACTGAACTGTATACCTTGACAGGTGGCACTAGTGCAGACTTGAGAGAGCTGGCGCAGGACTATGCGGCACCCATGTTCAATCATGCCAGTCACACCAACATCACTGTGACCTATGATGATGCCAATAACAAAATATTGTTAACTGGGGCGGCTCTGGCCGTTTGGCCAGTGGCCAACACTAACAATGAGTTTGGTCCAACTAGAATAGCAATTGGTAACAGTGCTGGTAACATAGCTCAAGGCGGCGCAACCGTTGCTGTTGGTTCGTACGCCGGAAACGACACACAAGGTGGCGCGGCAGTGGCTATTGGAACATACGCTGGAACAACCACACAAAGAAATGATGCTATTGCTATTGGTTATTTGTCTGGGAACGACACACAAGGTACCGGTGCTATTTCTATTGGTAGGCAATCTGGCCAAACTAGTCAGGGTGCATATTCAATAGCTATTGGTAAACTAGCTGGTCAAACTAGTCAACCCGCTAACACAATTATTCTTAATGCTGTAAATGCACCGCTCAATGGCGTCAGTGCCCAAACCAATAGTTTCTATGTTAATCCTATTAGAACCGATGCCACACCCAGTAATGTTTTGTTTTACAACACCACAACTAAAGAAGTTACCTACGGATCTATACCCAGTGCTTACACATTGCCCACAGCATCCGCATCCATATTGGGTGGTATCAAAATTGGCTCTGGCCTAAGTATAGATGGCAGTGGCGTTGTTACTGCCAGCAGTGGCAGTGTAAGCAGTTTGGTCAACGGTGCTCGCACAGTGAGCCTTGGCTCGGATGGCACATTGACTTTACCAGCACAGTCAGCTACACTGACCAATGTGAATCAAATTGTCTCAGCTAAAATCTATCGAGCTGGTGCCAGTACAGATACAGCCACAATACGAACTGCTCTAGAAAATTGGATGGGATCTGAGCAAGCGTGGATAGATATACGTACTGAAGATGCGCAGATTAATGCTGGCCGAGGTGCAAGACCGTGGGCAGGTATGCCCAGCTACACAGCATATCCATTAGTGGTGGGTTATCAGCCAACTGGCGGACAATTACCAGTACCCGGTAATATGGCGCCCACAGCCAAGACCGCAAGCGATAATTACCTAGCATACAAAGAACTGCAACGCAACATTGACATTGTGGCAGGCACCAACACATTCAGCTTTGAGAACACTGGCGCTTTGAGAGTTCCAGGTGTAATTACCAAAAACAATAATCTCACATTGGTCAGTGTAGGCACAACCGTCTATCAAGGATTATCTGATCAAGGATTACCTGTAGAGACTCGAAACGATCTAACAGCGGCAGTTGTTGCTGACGGAGAGAATGGCAGAGTATTCATAAGAACAGATGATGGAACAACATTACGCACTTGGCAGTTTGATAAAAATGGCCTCTTGACATTCCCCAATGCCACAGTGCAGACCACAGCCTGGCTTGGCAGTGTAAGCAGTTTGGTCAACGGTGGCAGCACATTGAGTCTTAGCACAGATGGTAGCTTGACATTTCCCAGCAACACCATTAAATCTGCGGTAGACACTGCGCTTGCAGTTACCACTCAGAAAACAGTGGTTACCACCAGTCCGACCTATAACAATGCAACAGCCTTCTCAAGAGACATAACAGTAAACGGCACATTTATACAGGGATGGTATCAACGCAATAGTCAACAGATTGAGTTTGCCCTGTTCGGAACCCCTGCGTTTGTGACCTATGTGACTGGACTGGCTCTGGGCACGGGTATGGGTGTGGTGTATGAAACATCCGGTGGTCAGCCTAATTCGTTTACTGGCACCATAACACAGGCGTTTACAACTCAAGGACAATACGATCCAGCACATCCAACCTGGCAGCGTGTGAGTGGTAGAGTAGACGGCACACTGCCTAACAATACGGGTATCCGTAGTGTATCTTTTTCAACCTCAAGCACAGTTCCACATAATTTTACATTTGGCACAGATGGTAGCTTGACATTTCCAGATGGTTATCTTAAGATAGTACCGAATGGTGCGAATCCTTATATCAGCAATAATACTATCACTGACTTAGGTGGTGGATCTGCAAGTTCAACAGTTTCTGCTATTGCCATAAGTCAGTCAGTTGCAGATAACGCCGGCATCACTATTGATACCTCAGTTACTAATATTCTAAACGGCGACCCTTCATTGGGCAGTGGTAGTAGCATTAACGTTAATGGCAATAAGATTGTTCTTGGGCGGTATACTGTTAATAGCTTAGGTGGGGGTGGTCCTACTCTATTTACTCAAAATAAAATTGAAATCAATAACAACGCAATTCTCATTGGACCATATTCGTCCAACACCGCGGAAGGAAACACTGTAACGGCATTTACTGGTTGGACCTTTACCGGAAATACTGGTGAGTTAACATTACCTCAAGGTGGCATCATTGCAGATGGCAGCAGTGGCAGCGGAGTTGGACACTCCATTATCCTTAAACCTCAAGGAGGTTCGGCCACACAAGCATTAAAAATTTACCCAACCGCAGCCGGTGACGGTGATCACGTACACTTGACCGCAGGCCAGATAGGCGGCACCACTGAACTGTACTTGGGCGATGACTTTCAATATGTCAAGTTGGTCAACGATGGTAATGTACAAGTAAGAGCCTCTACTTGGGGTGCATCGCCCGTCTCAGCGGCATGGACCTTTGGCACAACTGGTAGTTTATCATTGCCTAACTCAGCTGTTATTGGTCAAGCAAGCGATGTTGAAATCACTGTCGCGGCCACAGCCTATACCGATAGTTTGACTTTTTGGGCCGGGGTACGAGCCAGTTATCAGGCACAGGCCACTACTTCGGGTCTCACATCTTCTAATTGGCCATTTATAGCGTGGAGCGCAACTGGCCCAACTGCCGCTGGGTTGATAGCTCAGCTGTTAACAGCTTGGCAAATACAGCAAGGTGCACCAACCAGTCCACCAACGCCGCTGATATTTCAGCCTCCTATTACATCTGCAACGTATGCTGAACTTAGAGCCGCATTGGTACTTGTTCGAGACAGCTACGCCACTTGGCAAGCATTACTGACCAGTGTGGAGATTACCTCGGGCACTGAATCCGTGACCTTGTTGAGCAATGGCAAGTTGCAGGTTCCTAACATAATCCAAACTGATCCAGAAGAAGATTTAGTTATCCGAACAAGATATGCCGGTGTAACCAGCCCACCGGCTGGCAGTGGTGCTCTTTCATATGCTAATGTGGACTTTACATTTGGTACAAACGGCTCATTAAAATTGCCAACGGGTATTACCAACACCACAGGTAATTTATCTATTACACCACAATCGGCTGTGTCTAGTAAATTCTTTAACTTTTTTGTAGACAGCTATGCTGGAACATTTATTCGTTCTACGTTAGCAATGCCCACAGCGGAAAATAACAAAACCGTTGATGCTCAATTCTATCATAACAATGGCACCATTGGCTATCTTTGGAATCAAGGTACAGATACCAATGTAACCAATCTCAACAATGCTTTCAATATGTTTGCCAACGGCACGGCCATAAAACTCACAACACAAGATAGTAGTCAGTTTACGTGGACGTTTGCCAAGGACGGTACGTTAACCGTGCCAGGCAGTATCATTGGCACAGCCACACAAAATGTATTCAACACAATATCAACTACAGTTAACGCATTTGGTGCGGCCACTACGCTGAACATGGGCGCGGCAGGCGGCACTACTACCATTGCTGGCGACTTGGTTGTTAACGGTACCACAACCACTATCAATTCAACAACTGTCACAGTTGATGACAAGAACATTGAACTTGGCAGTGTTGCATCACCAACCAACACCACAGCTGATGGCGGCGGTATCACACTGAAAGGTACTACTGATAAAACCATAGTCTGGGACAATGCCAATACCAACTGGACTGCAAGTGAACATTGGAACATTGCTTCAGGCAAGTCCTACAAGATCAACAATGTTGCTGTACTAACTGCTACAGCCGTGTTGAATGATGCAAGTCAAACTTCAGTTACCATTGCTGGCAGTGCTACCACAGCATTGAACATTGGTGCAAGCGGTGCACCTATTACTGGCTTTGCGGCAACTGCTACCACATCAAGTACAGCCGCAAGTTTAGGCTACTTGGGCTTGCCACAAAGTGCCACTGCTACCACTGCCACATTGGCCATAGGTGATGCTGGCAAACACATTTATGTAACCACAGCAAGTCAAACAATAACAATTCCAGCCAATGCTTCAGTGGCCTATCCAATAGGAACCACTCTCACATTTATTGCTGGATCAAGTGCTACCACAGTCAGCATTGCTATTGCCACAGACACACTGAGATTGGCAGGTGGCACATCAACAGGTTCAAGAACTCTGGCCGCAAATGGTATGGCCACAGCAGTCAAGGTAGCTGCCACTACCTGGTACATCAACGGTGTAGGACTAACATAATATGACAGGCGTAACAGCATTAATGACCAGTTATGGAACAAGCCTTCCCACACTGGTATACGATTTAGATGCAGCCAACTATTCTGCTGTGCCTACTACAGGAAGCACAGTGGCTGGCGCCGGCGCACATACTATCACAGTGGCCAATGCTGGCAGTAGTATCACTTGGCAATCTTCCAACGGTGGGGTATTTAGAAAAAGCAACAACGTGGGCACTGATGTTATCTATGGTGGTCCTGACTATGTCACTGGACAAAGTTACACAGTGTTCATGGCCTACAAACGCATAGCAACTGCTGATGGTAGATTATTGAACACACAAAGCGAAGCCAGCAAAGACTGGCTTATGGGCCTGTACAACGGCCACGACCAAACATTCTATCCAAACTTTGCAGTTAACCTGCCGTCATCGGGTGCTGATCTCTTCTGGCACCTTGATTGGGCTACTTGGAACACTTCAACAGGTCTAGGACAACTATATTCTGCAACCAGTTCCTCGCCAACTGGCACATCGTTCACCGGCACCAATGCTGGTGGCGGAGGTTTCAATCAGTTGCGATTGTTCAGTCGTTCATCAGGCAGTGAAGTACAAACAGCTGATATAGGATTTATCAAAGTGTATAATGGTGTGTTAACTCTGGCCAACGTTCAGTCGCTGTATACCACATATCGAACAAGATTTGGCTACCCATGAAAGCATTTGTTATTATACTACAAGAAAGTGAACACAGCCGTATGGTTGGTGCTGAAGCCATTGAGGCTGCTCGCAAGTTTGGCATTGAGCCAGAAGTACACAACGCGGTGTTGGGATACAATGCTCCAGAACTGTTTGCCAAGTATGGAATCACTAGATTCTTAACTAGAGACCTTATTGACAATCCTGGACATCAAGGTTGCTTTCTCAGCCACTTTGAACTGTGGATGAAATGTGTCAAGTTGGACGAACCCATTATTATCTTGGAACACGATGGTGTTTTTATTCGACCACTGCCAGATGACTTGTTGGACAAGTTTAACGGTGTACTGAAACTGGAACCATACGATGTGTTCGTTGATAGTTATGAAGGCAAAGTGGATGCCAGTTTAAATGACCCAGTAGATGTATGGCATCCGCCAGCAAGAAATATTTGGCACGGTGTAGGCGAGTTCCTATGGGGTGCTTACGGATACATTATCAAACCTCATGCGGCTATGGAACTAATACAGTTTGCCCGTAGAATAGGTGCGGCTCCTACTGATGTACACATTGGTCGCAACATTGTGGACATTAAAGCAACTACAGCAACAGTGGTTAGAATGAGCAAGACCTATACTGAAAACGATGTAAAAGGCATGAGTAGCACCAGCAACTTGCATCAGTACGTGCCGGGACACAATCGCATGGCGCTGGCACCTTATTTGAGCCCTAAAAAGTATGCTGAACTCATCAAGACTTTAGAGTTTCTAGAAACGGTAAATATATAAAACGGAGCAGAACATGCCAATACAAAGAATTGAAATAGGTGGATATGCGAATGACGGTACTGGTGACGATTTGCGCACGGCATTCAACAAAGTCAATGCTAATTTTACGTTGTTAGACAGCGATGCACAGATCAATGACGGTGTTAATCTAGGCGCAGGCGTTGCTGTACTAAAGGGTAAAACCAGCACTATATTACAGTTTAAAAGTATTACCAGTACAGATAACTCAGTTACACTGACCGCAACTGATAACACAGTAAATTTAAAAGCCAACACACGATTAGTAGAAGATATTACGCCCGCACTGGGCGGCAATTTAAATTTAAATAACAGAGATATTGTCGGAGCAGGCGATGTAAAAGCCAGTGTTTATGGCATTGATATCGTAGCTCTTAACTCCATGATAGCCTTGCTGATTGAATCCAACAACAACATTGCTGTTGACTTTGGATCATTTAACAATCCCACAGGTTACGAAACCAACGCTCAGGGTTATACGTTTGACATGGGCACCTTTATTGGTCCACAGTCCGCTAACAGATTTAATTTTGGCACATTTGTTTAACAGAGAAAATGCATGGCATTGAATATTTGGTCACAACCGTCAGGCTATACTTTTGGAACATTCCAAGAACAGGCTATTTTTAATAGGCCATTGCCATTAGTGTCTGGGTACGCTGGCGGAACAACATTCAAAGTTATTTCAGGTAAGTTGCCGCCTGGGTTGGAAATTGTTGGTAGTACAATTACTGGAACTCCATATTCAGTTGCCGACGTTACTACGTTTACATTTTGTGTGAGAGCAACATCTACCTCAGGCGAAATAGCTGACCGAACATATTCTATAACCATAGACGGAGCAGATGCTCCGGAATTCATAACCACAACTGGAAGATTGGCAGTTGGCACACATAAACAAATGTATGTGTTGGACAAGACTTACATCAATTATCAAATTGAAGCATTTGACCTGGATACCAGTGCTGGTCAAAAATTAACATATTTTATATCTTCAGGCGATGGAAAACTGCCTCCAGGACTGACCATGTCGTCAGATGGAAAAATTAGCGGATTTATTTTGCCTGCTATAAAGATTAAACCAGCAGATAATAACGGCACTTACGACGAAACATACTATGATGCGGCAGCTTTTGACTTTGGTCTACGAGCGACCAACGGATTTGATAGTTACATTTACGATAGAGTTTTTTATGATTATAATTTACCCAATCTTCGACCATCAACACTAAATGTTAATTATCAATTTAAAGTAACTGTGTCCGATGGTACCAGTATTGCTCAGAGAATTTTTAAAATATTTGTTGTGGGCGATGGCCAATTTAGAGCAGACACCACTACCACAGATGGATTTGCCGATGAGCTATTCACCGCTGACGTTACTTATCTTAGACAGCCAGCATGGCTTACCAACCCCAACATAGGATTATTTAGAGCCAATAACTATCTAACTGTACCAGTTGCACTGTATGATGACTCCAATGTGTTTTATAATTTAGAATTGATCAATCAGGAAGTAAAAGCTCAGGCAGTCAATATTTTACCTTCAGACAATTTTAAAAACGGAAATAAAATAACTGTAACTAACGTTACTGGAACCATACAGCCTGGATATTATTGCCACTTTGAAGGCATAATCCCAGGTGCAACTGATCAACTTTATAAAATCAGTGTGGTGGAGAATTTAGGCAATGGACGTTATCGTCTCACTATCTTAACACCGCTACAAGTAAGCATACCAACAGGAACCAGTTTTTATATTGGAACTTTGAGTGTGTTACCCAAAGGTACCAATTTTGATATACAAACTGCTACGGTATACGGACTGGTTCCATATCAGCCAGCTATCACAAAAACTTATAACTTCACCATCACTGCTACTAGATTTGGAGACAAACAAGACAGTGCGACTGCATCCAGAACATTTACTATTGGTATTATTGGCGAGATTGACAGTGTAATAACGTGGCTAACTGATGCCAACTTGGGCAACATCAATGCAAATTTTATTTCTAATTTGCATGTGGCCGCTTCAAGTACCATACCTGATGCAATTATTTCTTATACGTTAACAAGTGGATCACTGCCTCCAGGTTTATCACTAAACTATGACGGAGAAATTATAGGCAAGGTCAATCAATTTTATGATGCTGTTTCTGGATCCAAAGGCCTTACGAGATTTTACGACACAGTTGGCTCAAGTAGAAAATTTATAACTTTTGATTTTGATACTACCAGTATAGACAAGCAATATACGTTTACCGTGCAAGCTAGAGATCAATATGACTATAGTGCAACTACTCGCGCATTTACCTTGTACATTGATACCCCAAACGATATAAGTTTCAGCAATATCAGAACCAAGCCGTTCTTAAAACAATCACAACGAGCTCTTTGGAAATCATTCATTACCGATACTTCTATTTTTACACCTAGTAGCATTTATAGAACCAATGATGCTAATTTTGGAGTTCAGACTGATTTAAACATGATGGTATATGCTGGTATAGAAACCAAAGATGCCGCTAGGTTTGTTGGTGCAATTGGTTTGAATCACAAAAGAAAACGATTTGCTTTTGGTCCGGTTAAATCCGCAGTTGCTATTCAGCCCGGTACTACCGATACAGTATATGAAGTGATATATGTCAGTGTTGTGGACCCGCAAGAGCCAAACGGCAAATATTTGCCAAGAAATATTCAATTACCAGGGCTGTCTAGCGATACTATAACTATCGATAGCAGTACCAATATTTGGAGTAGAACTTTGGATTCATTAGGTGCCGACAGTCCGGAAAACATTAGGCCGGAGCCAATAATCACAGCCGACAGCACAGGTTACGAAGTTTCAAATCCCAATGTCAATACCTATTTTCCAAACAGTATTACCAATTGGCGTAGCAGGATTAAAGATACTGGTGCAACAGAGAGGAACTACATGCCTTTATGGATGCGTAGTATACAACCTGGGAATAGTCAAGAATTAGGATTTGTGTTGGCTATTCCAATTTGTTACTGCGAAGCGGGCAAAAGTGCTGATATTTTATTAAATATCCAACACAGCGAATTTGATTTTAAATCTTTAGATTACACAGTGGACAGATACATAATAGATTCTGTCACCGGTTCGATTAACGATAAATATCTTGTATTTAGAAACGATAGGATAACAGTATGACCAGTCAAATAAATGTCGGAACAATTAACACATCTTACCCAGTTGCAGGTGTTGACAATAACAGCCAAGGGTTTCGTGATAATTTTACAGCTATTTCAGCAGGATTAGCCATTGCCAAAACTGAACTTACCGCATTGCAAACCAATGCAGTGTTGAAAGCCAACCTCGCAACCAACGCAGTTGTTAACAACGACCTAAATGGTAGCACTATAAGCAATGGCTTGTACAATAGATTTTACGGCGTGTATTTTAGCGGAGGCACTGTTTCAACAGCTTCTAATGTAGATTTAATTAACGGTCCTGTGCAGAGATTCATTCTAGCAGGAGATGCAACTTTAACATTTACAGGATGGCCAACTGCGGGCAAAATGGGATTAATTCGTGTATTGATTGCCAGCGATCAAAACGGAGTGCGAACACCAGGATTTGCAACCAGCGGTGGCGGATCTATTAGATATGATGTGGCATATCCCACATTGCCAAACAGCACAACTTATGGATTTAAAGTTGGTGGAGAAAGTGTTAGAAGCATTACTGTTACTGAACCAGGTAGTAAATATATTACACCAACTACTGTTTCATTTACTAGTCCAACATTAGCTGGCGGTACAGTTGCAACCGCAACTGCCAAATACAAAGTTCTGTCAGCAACTGTTAGTTCAGGTTCACTTGGTTCTAATTATGCCAACGGCGATTTGCTAGTTGTAAACCAAGACACAAGTATTGTGTTATCAGTAACCGGAGTTAACGGTTCAGGTGGTATTACCAACGTCAGCGTCAGTGTTAACGGCCCGTTGACAACACCACTGGCTGGTTCAAAAACTGTCACAGCATTAACCGGTATAGGTTCAGGAGCAAGAGTAGATTTGGTATGTGCTATTGACAGCATAGTTGTTACAGATGGCGGAGACGGCTGGACTACTGTGCCACCGCAAGTTACTATAGGAGCTCCTGCGGTGACTGGAGTACAAGCAACTGCAACTGCTGTGTTAACAACCATAACTAATGATAACGTTAAAGTTATAGAAGCATGGAGTATTGACGGCGGTCTCAATGTGTATCTTCGATATTTAGGCGAATACAATTAATGCATCCATTAATATCAAATTTAGAAAATTTAAAAGACAGTGAGATTGATTTTAAAATCAACGATCTCACTAAAAAATATTTTCAATCCGCAAATCCAGATTTGCGACAACAAGTATCATTGGCTTTGGACACATATAAAACTGAGCAAGCCAGAAGGCAACGTGCTGAATGGCAAAAAATGGTTGATAATCGCGATAAAAACCTTGACAAGCTAATCAACATACAGTAAAATATAGGCTATGCGCCTAGACAAATACAGTAATCCCATATTTTCAGAACAAGATCTGTTTGATGCGTTGTATCAAAGTTATCAATTTGATGCAACGGATACCTTACTAGTTGATCAACGATCTGACGCAATCAAACAACTGGAATCCAAAATAGGATTTAAATTCCTAGAACCTTACGATACCCACTTTGAAGTCGGTGACTACGATTCAGCTTGCCAATCAAATTGGTACATGCCTGAAGAATACAAAACACTGGATATAGAAGCGTGGATTTGGCAACAAACACCCCCTTGGGATCCGCAACACACTAGAGTTACTGAAGAACTAGTGGCATTCAAAGAGCGCAATATGCTGGATTTATTACGTTGGCTCAAATATTTTGTGGATACTTGCAATAAAAACAATGTGGTTTGGGGTGTGGGTAGAGGATCCAGTGTGGCCAGTTACATACTCTATTTGATAGGGGTACACCATATTGATAGTATTAAATATAATCTTGACTGGCAGGAATTCCTGAGATAAGTACTAGTATAATTAAGGAGATTTAAAATGGAACAACAACCAAAACAAATATATCGTTCAATGCAAGGCAAAGAAGTTGATATGAATCGTTTAGTAAACATAAACGAACTCACGCCAGCTGTGGGTAATCTTAAGGTAAATGCACGTGGTGACGAACTAGGGCCAGGCGGCAAGATCGTTAGAAAGCGCGAAGATATTCTAAGAGAAGCAGAAGCCAACAGAATCGTACCTGATCAAATTAATGTACGTCAAGTCGAAGAAGTTGCTACTGCAAAACCAGTGATTGCTAAGAAAAATGTAGCAGACATGGATCCAGAAGGCAACGAATGAAAAGAACACCAGTATATGCCAGCAAACTAAGACCAATTCGCGATAATATTGTTATTGTTGATATGGATTTTGGTGCGCAAGTAACTAAAGGCGGAATTGTTCTACCCAGCGATGATGGTAAAAGCGAGGGTGTTAAAAGTCGATGGGGTCGAGTGTATTCCGTTGGGCCGGAACAAATTGATGTAAAAGTAGGCGAGTGGATCTTACTCGAACATGGCCGGTGGAGTAGAGGATTTACAGTGCTAGACGACGATGGCAACGATATGATTATTCGTCGTGCTGACCCAAATGGTATATTAATGGTCACTGATGAAAAACCTGATCAAATTATTCACGGCGCTCACAGTACCGTAACACACGCAACATTTGATCCAGCTTCGTTTTCAAGACCAAGTTTTGAACAATAAATGATAATTGAGTCTGTATTTCCAACATTTGTGCTTCAGGACTCAAATATTGAGTTGGCAAACACATTGCTTCCGCTGTGTAATAAGTATACGTCGCTAACTAAGGACAATTTACTTAATATTGATAATTTTCCGTCAACGCTGGGATCAGATGATCTTAATCCTGTTGTAATGTCGGATCCGGTTGTACAACAGACATTGAGTATGATCATCATGACCTATGCTGTTCAACTGGCTGAAGCTTCAGAAATGGATTACAATCAAATAGAATTTAAACCTTACGGTTTTTTTAGTTCTATGAATAAAAATGCTTATCTAAGAAGGCACATGCATCATCGATGTACATTTTCTGGAATCATTTATTTAGAAGTGGGCAAAGATGTTCCGCCATTAGTGTTGTTTAATCCAAAACCGATATCGGTATTTAATGGTGAAATACAAAATACAAAATTTATTGAGCCTCAAGCTGGAAAGATTGTGATGTGGAATTCGTGGATAGAACATGAAGTTCCACAAAAATTAAACGATAATCCTAGAAAAACATTTTCATTTAATATTTGAGTAATATTTTCCTTGACTATCGCTAACGTTCATAGTACAATTAGAGCAAGAGTTTCTAATTAAGGAGATACTATGAACGCTAAAGATCAAGCAAAGCAAGACTACGAAGCAAATATTCAACTAATGCAAGACCTTATGGGTCGTTTAGATGCTGTAGAGAAAAAAACTACTAGCGAAGTTGAACACCCAGATCCAACTAAACACAAATATATTAGCTTTGTAAAAAGCTTCTTTAGAATTATTGCTGGCATTGCATTGTGCTTTGGTGAATTTACTGTTGCTGGCGTACTATTAATTGTTGCAGAAGCACTTGGCATTTACGAGGAAATGGTTTAAAATGAAAGAATTATGGGTTGAGAAATACCGTCCTAACACTATTGACGGCTATGTGTTTAGAGATAATCATCAAAAAGAGCAAGTAGAATCTTGGATTAAACAAAAAAGTATCCCGCATTTGTTGTTTAGCGGTAATGCTGGCATTGGTAAAACTACTCTTGCCAGAGTGTTGTTCAATGAACTACAAATTAATGATCTAGATGTTTTGGAAATCAACGCATCACGTACAAACTCAGTTGAGGATGTTCGTGATAAGATTGTGAACTTTGTACAGATGATTCCATTTGGAGACTTTAAAGTTGTGCTGTTAGACGAAGCAGACTATTTGAGTCCCAATGCACAAGCGGCATTGCGTGGAGTTATGGAAGAGTATCATACCACTGCACGTTTTATTCTTACTTGTAATTATCCCAATAGGATTATTCCTGCACTGCACAGTCGTTGCCAAGGTTTTCATATCGAACGTGTTGACATTGCAGAATTTACTGCCCGTGTTGCTACTATTCTTATGGAGGAATCCGTAGAGTTTGATTTGGACACATTGGACACCTTTGTCAAAGCAACTTACCCTGACCTTCGCAAGTGTATTAACACTACACAAATGAACAGTATGGATGGAAAATTGCATACTCCTGAGAAAGCAGATAGCGGACAAGCTGATTATAAGTTAGACATGGTTCGATTGTTTAAAGCAGGAAAAATTACAGAAGGTCGTAAACTTGTTTGTAGTCAAGCACGGCCAGAAGAGATGGAGGAAATATTCCGTTGGTTATATGATAATGTGGAAATTTTTGGAGATGAAACCGTTCAAGACAAGGCAATTCTTATTATTAAACAAGGACTGGTAGATCATACATTAATTATTGATCCAGAAATTAATCTTGCGGCAACCCTAATTAGACTGAGTCACCTATGACATATTTGGTATTAGAGAATTGTATTAAATGCAAACATACTGATTGTGTAGAAGTTTGTCCTGTTGATTGTTTTAAAGAAGGTCCTAACTTTCTTGTTATCGATCCAGACGAATGTATTGACTGTGGTGTGTGCGTTCCTGAGTGCCCGATCGATGCTATTGTTCCCGATACTGATAAAACTGTTGATGTTGTGTTTTGGACTGAGCTTAATACACGGCTTGCTAAAAAATGGCCTACCATTACTAAACGTAAACCTGCGCTACCTGATGCAGAAGAATGGAATAACAAACCTAATAAATTAGACTTGCTAGAAGAATGAAAGAAAAATTCATAAATGCCTACATGGATGTTGCTGAACGATTTGCTGAACTTAGTTCAGCACGTAGGCTTCATGTTGGTGCTATTGTGGTCAAGGATGATCGTATTATCAGTATTGGCTATAATGGCATGCCCGCAGGATGGGATAACGATTGCGAGTACGTTATCCAACATAGTGATGATACAGTTACATTAAAAAGTAAACCAGAGGTGTTACATGCAGAAACTAATGCTATTGCTAAACTTGCGAAAAGTACAGAATCTGGTGATGGGGCTGTATTGTTTGTTACTCATAGCCCATGCTTGGACTGTGCAAAACTTATATTTCAAAGTGGCATTCGCAGTGTATTCTATCGTAACAGTTATCGTAGTACTGATGGTGTTACGTTCCTTGAACGATCAGGAATAACTGTAACACAACTGTAAAAAAGGACCCGAAGGTCCTTTTTTTATGAATCACCGTATAATGCTAAAACCTCCTTAACAGCATTATGACGTTCAATATCTTTGGCATTAAATTGAACAATGTCAATATGTTTCAATCCTGGCTTCCCTCCAAGTAAATTACAAAAATTGATTAATCCATTATCGTTTAATCTATCTGCTTGAGCTAAATCTCCTGTCACTACCATTCTAGAATTATCTCCAAGTCTGGTCAACAACATTTTCATTTGGTTTACAGTTGTATTCTGACATTCGTCAGCGATAATGTAAGCGTTTTTAAATGTGCGGCCTCGCATATAAGCGAGCGGGCTTATTTCGATAGTTCCATCCTCCAACATCTTTGCAATGTCTTTTTGCTGGTAATACTCTCCTAAGACGTCAAATATAGGTCTTGTCCAAGGCGCCATTTTTTCATTCAGCGTTCCTGGCAAAAATCCCAAATCTTCATCTACACTCACGGCGGGTCTTGTCACAATGATCTTGTCAACTTTACCCTCTTGAAATAATCTAATCCCGTTCTGTACGGCTAGCATAGTTTTACCTGTGCCGGCTGGACCAATGGCTAAAATAATGCTTTTAGCATCATCTTGCAATTTTCTTACGTATAATTCTTGATTAGAGTTTCTTGGTGATAATTGTACACGTTGCTTCTTTTGAGGCAAGTATGGTTGAAAATCAATTATGTTAACTTCTGATGTAAAACGTTTTTTCACTCGTTGCGTTACTCGCTGTTTACTCATCTAAGTTGCTCCTACTTTACTTGGTTAAGTAGGACTTGTAGCGACCGCCCTTGATAACTACAGAGGTCCTACATTTTTATTTACTCGATCCGCAGAATAATAAACTGTTATGTTATCGTTTAAAACCAGCTAAATAAGTATAGAAACTTCTGGGACTTACCATAATGCATGATATAATAGACGTCATTAACAATATACAAACACTGTATGAAAACAACTCTAATCTAGCTGTTTTAAAAGATTTTGAGCGTGTTCTCGACGAGATGGACACTTACGTATTTGAAAACTGGGTTGACGGCGAGTTGGCATATGGGCCTCGAGTTGACCGTCACTGGATAACTGCTAGTTTTATGTGGCCTCAAGACAAGATGCCTGATCCCAATGCAGGCAAGAGACTAATAGATTTAGGTTGCAAAGTAAGATATCAAAAAAGTCATTTACTTGAACCACGTAAAATCCGCACACATGAAGATATTCGTCCAGGCAGTAAAAAAGGCAAATTAGATCGTAAGCCTATCTGGCTTGTTGAAATTCAAATGCCAAAAAAAGTAGCGTTTGATGTTTACAAAGGCTACATGGACAAGATGAAAAACGAAAATCAATCAGGAACTGCTCCAAGTGAAGCTCAGGGTCCAGCAACAGCGGCTCCTACCACTCCGGCAGCTCCTGGTGGAATGGCTCCGCCGGGCGGCGCTCCAGCAGGTGGTGGTATGCCAGGTGGCGCTCCAGCGGGTGGAATGGCTCCGGTAGCGTAAGGATCAATATGAAAATTACTGAAAGTTTGAGAGCAGGCGACTTGCGCCACATGATTAAAAAAGTATTTGGAATTGACAGCTACAAAAGTAAAGTTGGCAACGACGAAGAAGTTATTGTTTTAAGTTTTGTAGTGGCCGAAGAAGATCCTGCTAAAGATTTAGAAAATTTTATTGAGATGGGCTACGATTTTGTACTTGACGCAGATGTCACACCAGGCGAAACAGACGACGGCGAATTTTTAGTTTTTGTAGAATTAGAACGCGGTAGGCATGCGGCTGAACAAATTATGGAAATTATCAACGGAGTTACTAAGTTAACAGAATTTGATTATATGAGATTCCGTTATTTTAAAAATTTCAAAAGCCAAGAAGCAACTAAAGAAAATATTACATCGATCGTTCCCACAGATAAAAATTCTTATAAAATTGCCACAGAAAGAACTGGATTGAATAACTTCAGTGAGTTTTTTGCTAAAAGTTATGCTGATAAAGTAACAGTACTAGACGAGTCTATTACATTTAGACGATCTGTTAATCAACCAGTATCGTTTAATATCGTTGACAGTGGATCAAGGCACGATGTATACAATAATATACAAGGGCCTATTATGTTAGAAGGAAAAGATATCTCAGAAGTATTATTTCTAACTAAAACAATTGGTAACTACAATATTACCAAAATTAATAGTAAGTTTATATTTGAAAACAACGGATGGGCCGTTGCACTTGAAAGGATTTAATAATGTCAAACTTTGATTTTGAATTTACAGAAAATAAATTATCACAAATTATCACAAATAATCAGTATGTTAATCATTGGTATGAAGCACTAGCATTGCTACTTCCAGACTATGACATTAACACAGTGCCACGTGTAGCGGCTTTTTTAGCGCAAACAGCACACGAGTCAGGCGGTTATAAAGCATTAAAGGAAAATTTAAACTATCGTGCAGAAACATTGATGAAAGTGTGGCCACGTTATTTTCCCAATATTGATGTAGCTCGACAGTATGCACAACAACCAGAACGCATTGCTAATCGCGCATACGGCGGGCGTATGGGTAACGGTCCTGAGGCATCAGGCGACGGTTTCCGTTATTGTGGTCGTGGTCTAATTCAATTAACCGGCAAAGACAACTATACTCGATTTGCAGAAAGTATCGAAACTCCTGTGGAAGAGATTCCAGAATTTCTTGGAACATTTGAAGGCGCTGTACAAAGTGCTTGCTGGTTTTGGGAAACCAACAACTTGAATCAATGGGCAGACAGTGGAGACATGCTAACATTGACTAAACGTATTAATGGTGGCACATTGGGTTTAGATGATCGCATCAAGCATTATAATCATGCCATGCACATTTTAGGAAGCTAACATGGGCCAACTTGGATGGATGCTAAGTCTCATTCCAGATAATTTGTTTGTTTGGATTTATTATATAATCCTAACAGCAGGTGTTGCACTTTACATTGCTAGTAAACTGGTAAAGTGGCTTCCTTTAATGGGTCAATATAAATTACCAGCGGAATTAGTTGGTGTTGTATTGTTAGTAGTAGGAGCGTATTTTTACGGTGGGCACGGCGTACAACAAGCATGGTTGGCCAGAGTCCAAGAATTAGAAGCCAAAGTTAAAATTGCAGAAGAAAAAAGTCAGCAAGTTAACAAAGTTATAGAAACTAAAATAGTTGAAAAAATTAAAGTAGTCAAGGAAAATGTTTATGTCAACAGAGAAATCATTAAAGAAGTTGCCGGCAAGCAGTTGGATGCTAGTTGTAGCTTGCCTAAGTCTACTGTCAGCTTGCACGACAGCGCCAGTCGTAATGAAGTGGCCGGACGTGCCGCCGCAACTGATGGAACCCCCAGCGAAGTTAAAGCCAGTCAACTCCTCGACAGAGTCGTTGAAAACTACGGAAGCTGTCACGAAAACGCAGCCAAATTAGAAGCATGGCAAGAATGGTACAAGGAACAGAAAAAAATCTTTGAATCAGTTAAATAGTAGTATAATTTAGGAGCGAACTAAATGTCAGAAGAAGTCAAAAGCGCAAGCGAGCAAAAGAAAGAAGATTGGATGAACAGCAAATGGCGTCCAATGATGGGTTGGATGTACATGTTGGTTTGTACTATGGACATGGTGGTATTTCCAATCTTATGGAGTCTGTTACAAACAATGACCCACACACAAATCACACAGTGGAATCCGCTAACACTACAAGGTGCTGGTTTATTCCACATTGCAATGGGTGCTGTTTTAGGTATTGCGGCATTTGGTCGTACACAAGAAAAATTAGGCGGAGCAAATAATGGTGGACTTGCACCCGTATCACAGAGCGTCACAACAACATTTGGCTCACCTCAAACAGGATTTGGTGCCTCGCCTGGGGGCTTCAGTACTCCAGCACCAACAGGGTTCAACCAACCAGCGCCAAGTGGCTTTGGCGGAGGCGGGTTTGGAAGCATACCTTCAGCGCCAACAACAAGTTTTACACCAGCACCAAGTTGGGGGACAACTCCAACAGGAGTAACAACAACAGCTGGTGGTAAGAAAATAGTACCTCAGGATCCAGATCCTGTTTTATAAGGAAAATAAAATGAAATTAATTTTAGCATTGATGATGAGTTTTGGTATTGCTGTATGTGCATATGCCGGTGGCGAGACCAAAGAAGTTTGTAAAGACAAATTGGACAAGGCTGGTAAAGTTGTAAATGGTAAGGACGGTAAGCCAGTTCAAGTGTGCAAGAAGATCAAAGTACATGAAAAAGCCGAAGGTCACGCAGTTCCAGAGCCAGCTAAAAAGAAATAATTAGCTCAGACTCTTGACGGGTCAAGTCTAATATAGTATAATTACTGTATTACTTGACCCATTATTATGACTGAACAACCGATTATGATTAGCCCTTTTGGGCCCGTATTTTTAAAATTTCATTTACCCGATGATATACTTGCGGCCGTGCTTGCCGAAAGCGAAGCAATGAAGGCAAAGACACAAGACGAAGCATATCTTAAAGAATACGACTGGTCAGAATATCTTGTAGGGAAAAATACAAATCAACTGTTGCTGAATTATGATTTTTTTGTTGAATCAAATTTACAATCGTTTTTAGTAGCATTAGGGGAATATTATTTACAAAGTCATCATACTGCGGATCAGTCAGTTAAAGAAACAAAATTAGCAATTGCATCTGCTTGGTTAAATATTACTCGAAAACACGACTATAATTGTTTACACGATCATAATAAAAGTCCATTATCCGGTATTATATATCTAAAAGAAGATCCTAGCATAGCCGAAGAAATTGATGCATTAGAAGAACTTTCTAAAATTAAAGGTGGAAGTTATTTGCCGGGTGTGACTCATTTTATATACAGTGCAAACAAAAACTTTCTAGATTCAACTAGTTTTTCTTTTAGAGGAAAACCTGGAGATGTATTAATTTTTCCCGGTTGGATGTCTCATTTGGTTAATCCTTTTACTGCGGACGGTGAAAGAATGACCGTGGCATTTAACTTTCATAACGATGAAAATGTTATTCATAAATATCCTTAAGGAATTACATCAATGACTGATTATTATCAAACCCTTGGAGTTAATGAACAAGCAACTCCTGAAGAAATTAAAAAAGCCTACAGAAGTTTGGCCAATAAGCATCACCCGGACAAAGGCGGTGATCAAGCCAAGTTTAAAGATATTAGTGTGGCATACGACACACTAAGTGATCAAAATAAACGTGCTGAATACGACCAACAAAGAATGGGTGGCCCACAAGTACGTTTTCATACTGGTGGTTGGGATCCGTTTGAACAAGCATTTGGGCAAAACAATCCATTTGCTGGACATCCGTTTGGAGATATTTTTGGCAGACACGGTGGCCGTGGCCGAAATAGAGATTTAAATATCCAATGTCAAATTACGTTAATGGATTCGTTTGTAGGCAAACAACTAGAAGCAAATTATAAATTGCCTAGTGGACGTACACAAACTGTTGTTATTAATGTGCCGCCTGGTATTGGACATGCTGAAACTATCAGATATCAAGGACTTGGTGACGACAGTATTCCAAATGCACCCCGTGGTAATTTAAATGTTACTATTGTGATATTGCCCGATGCTAACTTTACCCGTGTGGGCGATGACATTTACACAAAAGTGTACATTAGTCCCATTGACGCTATGGTTGGTTGTAGAAAACAAGTAAAAACATTGTCAGGACAAGCATTGGATCTTGATTTACGTGCTGGTATTGAAGACGGTTCAGAATTTGCCAGTCACGGTAATGGATTTCCAAATGTAAACACTGGGCACAAAGGTCGTTTTGTATCTGTTATTAAAATCCGAACTCCGGCCGTTACAGATCCTTCGTTAGTAGAAAGACTTCGCTCAATTAACAATGAAATTAATAAAACATCCTAATCCAATATTAAAACAATCAGCAACGCCTTGGCAATTTGAAAGTGCAGAAGATTGTGAACAAGCGGCACGTGTCGAGCAAGAGATGCTTAGTTTAATGAAGATATCAAACGGTATAGGACTTGCCGCACAACAAGTTGGATTGTTGAAACGTGTATTTGTCATGCGTACTCAGGATGGTCGAGAGTGTGGGCTGTTTAATCCCATTATCCTTGAAGTAAATAATGAAAAAGCCATAGGAGACGAAGGATGTTTGAGTTTTCCGGATTTATGGTTAAAAGTTGAACGCAGTACAAGTTTGATTGCAAAATACCTTGACAATACAGGCCAAGAGCGTATAATACAATTAGAGGGTCTAGATGCCAGATGTTTCTTACACGAACTAGATCATTTGGATGGCGTATGTTTTACAGATGGACTAAGTCCACTTAAACTAGCAATGGCAATTAAAAAACAGAGGAAATTAAATGGTAGAACCAAGTGATAATTTGCAGGCAGTATTTGAAAAAGCATTAGAGACTGCTAAAAAACTGCATCATGAATATTTAACAATCGAACATATCTTTCTAGCTATGCTGACTGAAGAATCGTTTGTTAGTTGTTTACAAAGTTTTGGTTCCAAGCCTGAAACAATGAAATCAGAATTAACTGATTATTTGAAAAACAAATGCGGTGAAATCACTGTGCAAGATGTTGTGGTCAAGCCTAAGAAAACACAAAGCGTGGAGCGTGTGTTGAATCGTGCGTTTACACAAGTGTTGTTCAACGGACGCCAGCGCATTGAGCCCACTGATGTGTTTGTTGCAATGATGGGTGAAAAACGCAGTTGGGCATATTTTTATATTGCAAAAGCTGGCATTGATAGAGACAAGTTTGCTGACTTCTTGAATAACAGCGTGGATGATCCTGAAGAGGAAGAACAACCTCAAGAAGGCGGTCAACCAAGTAAAGCTCTGCAGGCGTTTACTACAAACTTAAATGCTCAAGTAGAAAAAAATAAAATTGACCCAGTTATTGGTCGTGTTGACGAACTGGAAAATATTGCACTTGCAATGGGTCGTCGTAATAAAAATAATGTTATCTTAGTTGGAGATCCGGGTGTAGGTAAGACTGCCATAGCAGAAGGACTAGCCTACAATATTGTCAAGGGTGCTGTTCCAGACTTCTTAAAAGACTACACTGTTTATAATTTAGATATCTCAGCTATGCTAGCTGGATCTAAATATCGCGGAGACTTTGAAGAAAGATTTAAAGCAGTTATCAAAGCTCTTCAAAAGAAAGGCAAGACTGTGTTGTTTATCGACGAAGCACACATGATCTCTGGTGCAGGATCTGCTGGTAACAGTGCAAACGACCTTGCCAACATGATGAAACCTGCATTGAGCAAAGGCAATATCAAAGTTGTTGCTAGTACAACATGGGAAGAATATCGCAAGCACTTTGAAAAGGATCGTGCATTGATGCGTCGTTTCCAACGTATTACTGTTGATGAACCAACAATTGAAGTTACTACACAGATCCTTAAGGGTATTAAAAAATACTATGAAGGATTCCATAATGTTAAAATTAAAGACGATGCATTACATTCAGCAATCAAGCTAAGTGTAAAATATCAAACAGATAAGAAACTTCCAGATAAGGCCATTGATTTGATTGACTTGGCTTGTAGTCGTTTCAATCTCAAACTTGCAGACGAGCGTATCATTACCGAACGTGAAATTCAATACGAACTTGCTAAGATGGTACAAATTCCTGAAGAACAAGTTTCTGAAACTGAAAGTGCAAGTATTTCCAAATTGCAAGACAATGTCAGCGCAGATGTGTTTGGACAAGACACCGCTGTGGAAGAAATTGTGGACAAGATCATTGTTGCACAGGCAGGACTTAAGAGTGAAAACAAACCTGTTGGATCATTTATATTCATGGGGCCAACTGGTTGCGGTAAGACCGAAACTGCCAAGTCGCTGGCCAAGCACTTGGGTGTCAAACTGTTGCGGTTTGACATGTCAGAATACCAAGAGAAGCATAGCATCTCCAAACTGATTGGTAGTCCACCAGGGTATGTTGGCTTTGAAGAAAATGCTGGCTTGTTGATTACACAGATTCAAGAAAACCCTAATGCTGTTTTGTTGTTTGACGAAGTTGAAAAGTCACATCCAGATGTCAGCACAGTATTGTTGCAAATTATGGATAACGGTTTTATTACTGGTTCGAATGGTAAAAAAGCTGATTGCCGTAACATTGTATTGATTCTCACCACCAATGCAGGTGCGCAGGATGCTGAAAAGAATACTATTGGATTTGGATCACAAAGTAAAGACTACAGCGATAAAGACTTGAAAAAGTTTTTTACTCCAGAGTTTCGAAATCGACTTGATGCAGTTATTACATTCAACAAACTCAATAAAGAAACAATGGTCAAAGTTGTTACCAAGTTCATTGACGAAATGCGTGATCAAGTTAAAGAAAAAGGTATTCGTATCAAAATTAATAACGAGGCTACCAACTGGCTTATTGCCAAAGGCTTTGATCCTAAAATGGGTGCTCGTCCATTACAACGTGTTATTGACAAGGAAATTAAACGTGACCTTGCTCGCATGATGTTGTTTGGAGACCTCAAGAACGGCGGGTGGCTTACTATCTCTATTAGTGAAGATAAAATAGCATTGGTAGCTAAAGGTAAAACATCTAAAGCGCCAATGTTGGCAATTGAAACTACTGACCATGCAGTTCAAGCAGACTAAAAAACTGTTTTACGGAAAGTACCAGTACAAAATTGTATTGGTATTTTCTGGCGCTCATTTATTTAGAAACGCACCCAGCGATGTTATTGCTGACCGCATAAAAAATGTAAAATTAGAAACTGATGTGTATTCTAGAAAACGTTGGACTATCAAAACTGAAGAAGAGTTGCAATATGCTATCAAGTTAGAGCATGTGCTTTCTGCGTTAGACAACATAGAAATACGTGTAGAAACTCCATGGGTCACAGTGTATACTAATAACAAACAAGATGTTGACAAATTAATCAAATTGGATGCATCTCGAGTAAAGTATATTTGCAAGCCGGCAACCGGCACAACTCTAGAAGAAAACACAGTTATTTTGCCCAAGATAAAATACGATTACAGGGTAACACTGGGCAAAACTTCGCAAGAATACAGCACTTTTATCACATGGGCTAGTAATAATTCCAAGATAAAACTAACTAAATCTTGTAAAATTCAGCTGTTAAGAAACAATAGCTGGGGCGGCAGTTACTTTTACATTACAGGTGATAATAATTTGCTCATGGCAAAGATGCATCTTAGCGGCGTAATTTCCAAAGTTGAGCGGGTCGTAAACGAGAAAGCCTAAACAGTAATTGTGTTTTACGATAAATACTCTAAAGGCGAGCATCTGCCGCCATGTATGTAATTTTTGTTAAAACCGGGCTTTATAATGCGTATACGTGAACTATTAGAAAATAAATTCTTTAAAGATTTAGATTTTGTTAAATCTACTGAAAAGGGTAGAGAACTGGACTATGACCTTGTAGAAGACTTGACTCATTTCATGAATCATGACGATGATGTGTATCGACGTCATGTTTATCCCAGCATTGCCCGCTGCCTTGATAGGGCCAACAGCAATCGTTCAATAAATCCTGATGTTTTTAAGCCAGCAGTTGTAAGTAGCTATCAGCAATATGTTAAACGATTCCCTATACGTGAACTGCCTGAATCGTTAGACGACAAAACTGTTACTAGTATTTGCAAAAAAATGCAAGAAGACTTTAAACAACATCTAGCTGATGGCAAGTACAAGGACTAATTGTGTTACTAAGAGAATTGTTTATACGTGAGGCTGTTGAACCTGTCAAAGCAAAAGTTGGCAGAGCATTTAACCACGTAGAAGATTTGACTTTTTTACACGGCACTGCTGGTGTAATCAAAGCTCTTGAGCATATACGTAAAGCTGGAACTGCTAGTTCAGAAAATACCAGATTTAAATGGGACGGAGCACCGCAAATTTATTGGGGCTACACTAAAGACGGACAGTTTATCTTATGCGGTCACAACGGTTGGAGTCGCGGTGGAACAGGCACTAGCGATATAAGCGATTTTACCAGTGTGCGTGGCATTTATAATTTTATTTTGAACAAAAGCGGTGATGCTGGCAACGATCCTGCCAAACAAGCAGAGCGCCAACAGTTTGCCACAGAGTTTAGTCACTTGTATGAGATTTTCAAAGCTTCTACCAAAGTTCCACGTAAAGGTAAAGAAATTTATTTTTATGCCGATGGTCTATTTACAACACCCCCAGAAGAAGTGGATGGTGTGTATGAATTAAATCCTAATTTAAAAAGTCAAACACAATATCACATTGCTGTCGACTCTACACTGGGTCAGCGTATTGCGGAAGGTGCACAGGCCATGGTTGCCGCACACGGTAGCTTTGATAAATTTGGTGCTGGTGATAGTGAACAAAAACCAGTTAGAGATTTTACTACATATATGAATCCAATACCTGAGTTAATTGTATTGAGTCCATACTATGCCAAAGTACAACCAAAAATGGATACCAAAGTTATTGATAAAATTGAAATGGATCTCAAACAAGATAAAGCAACTATTGATGCGTTCTTGTCACCTATTCCAAAAGTATCAAACTTCAAAGGTATTATATATCGTTACATGAATGAAAAATCCAAATCAGGACAGTTGGCCAATGTTGGTGATGATTTTATAACTTGGGTTGATACAGGTGCAAGTGGTATGGTCAAATCCGACAGCATGAAGTTGAATATTAGATCCCGTATAGATGCTGTTCCGGCTGGCGTTACTACTGTGTTTAATTATGTTAAGCGAATTATGAATTTGAAAAATCAACTGTTATCGCAATTAGAAATGAATCCTCCAGAAATTAAAGTTATCAATTCAGAAGGATGGGTACAGTACGATTCAGCAGGTGATATGCATACTAAATTTGTTCCACGAGATAACGTTCAACACGGTAGCGGGGAAACATTATCAAGGTGGGTACCATGAAGTTAAGAGAAATGTTTGAAGGTGAGCAACCAACTAATAGTATAAAGACTATTGGGATTTCATTTGGACGCTTTAATCCTCCGCACAAAGGTCACAAAGGTGTATGGAAAGCAGCCAGCAAAAATCCAATTTGGTATGTAGGAACTAACGACAGCACTAGCGGCCCTAAAGATCCATTACCCTATGATGTTAAATTACAATGCATGGCCGCAGTATTTCCGCCAGTTGCAGGTCATGTTGTTCCTGAACAAAGTTTGCTAACATTAGCCACCAGTGTTTACGACAAGTATGGTGAAAATGTACATTTGAAAGTATATACCGATGAAACATGGTTAGCTGACGTATTGGTCAAATACAATGGCGCTGAAAGCGAACATGGTATGTATAAATTTAAAAATATTGAGCATGTTGCAACAGAACGATTGGCAAGTGCAACGGATTTGCGTAAGGCTGTAAGAACCGGTGACCGTAATGCGTTCTATAAAGACATGGGCATTGATCCTAGTGTGACCGTCGAAGTTGATGGTGAAGCAAAACCTATATTTGATGTGGTTGCATATTATTTAAATCAGTATCCAGAAAAAGTTAAAAAAGCAGTTAAAGCCAAAGAAGATGCCGCAGGTGTTGGTATTATTACAAAACAAAACACCACAGTTGACGTAAACAAGAATACACCAAAGAAAAATCTTCGTGCATTTCAACTAGCAGAACAAATTAGAGAAATGACTGCAATGCTAGAGTCATCGCAGGCTAAAATGACCAAGCGACAACAACAGCCCACTAGAGGTGTTAATACTTACGGTGATAGCGAGCATGTTAGCGGTGATTACACCGCATATCGATTAGGCATGGCCGTGGCTGGTGCTAACGGCAAAGACCCTATTGAGATGAAGGCCAAGAGCTGGATTGGTAAACAAAAAACAACTCATCCTTATACACAAGAAGAACAAGACATGCTTAAACAAGCATATAAGGTTGTTGGTGCTAGTTACAAGGATACAAATAAAGGCGATATGAAGAGTCGAGAATTGGATTCTACTCATAAAGTCAGTCCTGTAGCAAAACCTAAACGAAACAAATACGGAGTTTAAAGTGGACGAAAAATATCATTTAGCATTAAAAACAGCATTTGCCAGCGAATATTCATTTGCATTAAAGGCGCAAAACTTTCACTGGAATACCGAAGGGCCGTTGTTTTATCAGCATCATTTGTTGTTTGAAAGAATATATGACGAAGTGTATGGAGTAGTTGATAAATTTGCAGAAGAACTACGTGCTTTGCAAATTTATGCGCCTGCTAGTTACAGCAAATTTAGTATGCTGAGCAAGATTGAAGATGAGAACTCAGTTCCAGATTTTCAAAGTATGTTACGCGAACTGTTAGCTGATAGTGATAAAATGGCCAACATGTTCAAGATAGTGTTTGCCATGGCCGAAGATGCTGGTGATCACGGACTAAGTAACTTCTTTGCAGATCGTCAGGATGCGCATAAGAAACACAGTTGGATGTTAAGAGCAAGTTTAAAATGAAACAATATAGGATCACTACACAGGATTTGAATCAAAGTGCAGATGACGATTGTTATCTCGATCCCAATGATCCTATACACGAATTAAAAGCACTGGCTGGTCTAGGTGGTCTAGGTGGTGAAGCAAGACTACACGAGTATCGTGCTAGCTTAGGCAGCAACATCAGTGTAACCGGCGATAACAACGGTGAGATACAGCGCAAAAACAATATTAAACCAGGAACTCCTGAATGGTTCAAATTATGGTTTAGTTTACCATACATGACTGGGGAGAAAAAATTATGAAAATGCATGAATTAGATGAAAGTGTTAAAAAAGATATAGTAGAAAGTGAAAAGAAAGGACTATACTACTATGTGAACAAACGTAAAAAAGCAGGCACTAGTAGAGATGCTGATAGTCCTAAAGCGCCCACAGCACAAGCATGGAAAGATGCGGCCAAAACTGCCAAGAAGGAAAGTGTGGCTGAAAGCTATCGTAACTACGATGACAATCGTACTGGATTTGGGGATCGCGAAAAACGTGAATTCAAACGTCGTGAGATGGAACACGAATTAGGCCATGAAACTAACAATTACGCAGTTGCAATAGATGGTAAAACTTGGAAGGTGTTTGGTAGCAAATCACACGCAGAAGCTGTGGCTAGAAGTTTGCAAAACAAAGGTAAAAAAGCTTCAGTACACGAAACTGGCGCTCCGGTCAGTGAAACCCTAAAAGAATTCGCCAGCGCACCTGGAAACATGACTACTGCGGCCAATGTGGGCGTTGGTGCAGTATACAAGAACAAACCAGTAAAACAGCCTAAGAACAAAGATGGTACTGCTAAAAATGCCCTTGATATGAAGGGTGCCAACCTATTGGGCGGCGGCAGCGTCAAAAGATAAATATTACAAGTTAACGGAGTTACAAATATGTCAGATCAAATGAACCCAATGGGACCAGCAGAGCCAGAAATCATGTCGCAAGACGCGGAAAATGTAATTGGATTACAGCCCGGACAGTCCGATCGCGAAGGTGCAATGGCCAAAGCTGATTTATACAAGATTGCAAACTATTCACACAAGCTGTTTAAACAGATTAATGATGAAGATCAGATGGAAGCCTGGGTGCAAGCCAAGATTACCAAAGCCGCTGACTATATTGCATCCGTTTACCATTATCTTGAATATGAAATGAAGTTTAGCCAGTATGGCAAAGCTCTTGAAGACAGCGAAGTTTATACCGAAAGCCAAAAGCGTATTATTAATAATCGCCTGATGGAGGCTAAATCTAAAGTTAAAGAGCTTAAGAAAGTACACGCAGAAAAAATCAAAGCCGATGCCGACGACAAAATTGCCGAAGGTATTTTGAGTGGTGGACATCGTGAATGTACAGAATGTGGCGGCAGTGGAATGGTTTACGAAGAGCCTAAAGCAATTCCAGATCATGTTAAATCAAAAGTTGAAAAATACAATCGTCAAGCCAAAGCGTTCCATGCTGCCAGCAAACGTCTTGACCGTAACCACAATGGTATTCCAGACGACGAAGAAGTGGACGAAGATTTTGATGCAAATGCCAAAGTGGGTTCCACAAAGAAAACAGCCACTGGCGAATTAACTAAAACTGACACAGGTGTAATTCATAAAAATACCAGCTACAAAGATGACGGCGACGAGCTGGATTCGATGGCTAAATCAGGCAAAGGCAAAGCAAGTCATGCCAAAGCACAATCAGCTGAAGAGAAAGCAAAGCGAGCTCCAGCACAAAAGCAAAGTCCAAAGAGTGCCAAGACTTGGGGCATGAAGGACAGCGAGAAGTTTGACAACAGAGATGGTGCTCCTGCTAAACCAAAGAAAGCCAAAGAAGTTGACGAAACTTATGGCACAGGCGTTTACGAAGCTAAAAAGAAAGGCGATGGCAACTTGGCCAACAATGCCAAACCATACGACAAAGTAACACGCGGTGATGTTATTGCCGGACGTCTTGGTAAAGATGAAAAAGGCGGCAAGACAGTTAAAGAAGCTGCCAAGTGGCGTGATCCTAAACACAAAGACAAATTGTATACTCAAGAGCCGCGTGATTATGACCAGTATGATTATCATGATGATGATTATTACAATGGTCCAAAACCAGATGACTATCCGGGCGAAAAGAATCTAAAGGGCGGTGGCGAATTTGACCACAATGATCCACTAGTCAAAGGATACGGCCGCGGCGGTGCTGGTTCGATGAACACACACGGCAAACGCAAAGGCATGCCAAGTAGAAATCACGTCAGTAGTTTAAAAGGCAGTATCAAATCAGCACAAGGCACTCATCCTCGTCCAAATTTACCAGAGGCCGCCAAACCAAGTGCAGGTCTAAGCAAGGCTAAGAAGTCAGCTGTAGTTAAAGATGCTAAAGCAGGCAAAGACATTGGCAAGCCAGGTAAGAGTTTTGACAAAGTGGCCAAGGCTGCTGGTGGTGGTGAGAAAGGTGAAAAGATTGCCGCTGCCGCTATGTGGAAGAACATTAAAGAAACACAAGCATACATTGCCGAAAAATCAGCTGTTCAGAAAAAAGACAAACCTACCAAAGGCAATGATGTGGCTGATGAGGGTAACGAATTTTCAGGAGAATTAGACGCGGCTAGAAAAGCTGGCAAGACTGAATTCAAAGTGGATGGAAAAACATACCCTGTTAAAGAATCAGCGGACTTAGATCGCATGAAACAATTCTTGACACGTTTGAACGGTTAATAGTATGCGTATAACTGATGTTGAACCAGGATTTATTTTTGAGTATAATACTCGATTATCTGAGCTAAATGGTCAGCCTGGATGGCCTGGGGACGATCGTGCAGAAGCTGATCAAGCTGATAAAGACTATAACAATAAAAATCCACAATTTAGGCAACTTAATGATTTGTTATCACGTGCCCGTGAGCCGTGGGAAAGAAATCAAATTAAATGGCGTATTGAAAATCTTCGCAGTGCAGAAGCTATGGCTGGGGAACCTGGTGCCGGAAACGGAGCACCGTTAGATTCTAAAGGAAATTACATTCCTGTGTTACCTGCTAAAGAATGGATGGCGAGAAATCCAAGTGTTGTTAAGACATTACCAAACAATTGCTTACCGCCAAGTATGCAAAAGCCAAGCATAGTAGATAAAATTAAAGGTGCTATTGGTTTAGAAGAAGGTGCTGATCAGGATTTAGGAAATGGATTTACTTTAACAACAACTAACTATGATGGGCAGAATTATCCTACTGTATTTGATACACAAGGTAAAATATATTGGCTTGAATTAACAGACAATATCCATACCATTGGGTTTGGTTCACATATCAAGATTGAAAATGGCAAAGCAACTGCCGGAATGCCAGGAAAGCAAACACTTGCCGCAATGAAAGCCGCAGGATGGAATGTCCGCGAACCTAGACAACGCGAGCCAGAACCTGCTCCATCTGCGCCATTTGTTCCTAAAGATTATCAAACTGGAGAACCACTGACAAAAGGTCAAGATGGTAAGTGGTACAACAAAGCAGGACAAGAACGCGACAACTTGCATGGCGGGCCAATAATGCCCGGCGGTACTGCACAGTTTAGAAGTTTAAAAGAAAATTCAGAATTAACTCGCATTAAAGATATAACCAGCAGAGTATTAAAAGGTTAATAGCATGGACATGAAGAAAATTTTACAGGCAATGGACGGTGTTGCTTCAAAGCCTGTAGAAGGTGCTGACAGCATGTCTAAGTTTCTTCGTGTGGTCAAAGAAGCTGAGATTAATCAACCAGCCGTTAAACCAGTCAAAGTTCCTCCCATACCGCAACTGCCTGCACAAGATGGCGACCAAGGCGATGGATCTAAATTAACAACAAATCCAGATGGTACTAAAACTTATGCTGGTGGGTTTGGAACATTTATCTATGATAAGTCAGGTAAGGCTATAAAATACACTACACCTCAATTCACTGGAGCAAGTCAAACAATTGATTTGACTAATAATCAAACTACACAAAATTATAATGCTGGCCCAATGAATACTACCCAAACTGTTGATGCTAAAGGTAAAGTGGTATCACATAATACTGAATACGATTTAGGTGTAGGTAAGATGGCAATGGGTCGAGATGCCAAAGGAATAACATCTAAATCATGGCAGGGCCGTGGCGAGGAAGCTAACAATATTGTGTCAAATAAAGATTTATACGCTATGGGTAACAAAGATAAAGAAGCCACATATGGTCGTGCAATGGCGCAAGTTAATGGTGCGCCAGTCCAAGAAAACAGTCTAAGTAAATTCTTATCTATTGTAGATAAAAATGATGTTAGTATACTAAGTGAAGGCACTAATCCACACAAGGTTGCATTGCCAGTGCAAATGGCCATGCAACATTATCAGCAACCTAAAACAAAACCACAACCACGTGAACGACTAATTGACAAATACTTTGTTGAAGCTGAAACTGAGATTATGCAACGCAAAGAAGAAAAACGTGCATTGATTAATCAATATGCCAAGACCATTGCTGAACGAGTGCTGATGAAAGAATCTGCACAAACAGTATCGGAGACTCCGATTGAAATGACTGGAGATCCCAATGATCCGCACATATACGGACACGAGAAAGCAAACCCAATGAGCTTGAAAGGTCGCATTGCACAAGCTCGCGCACAATTAAAAGAATTAGCTGAACTAGCAGAAAGCGATAGTCTGCTTGCTTGGGAAGAAATTTGTAAGAAAGCCAAAGGCGGCATGTTCATGGGTCTTGAACAAAATCTAGAACAAATTCGTCATGGTATTGGTGAGCTTGCCGCAAAACGTCGTAAAGGCGGAGTGCAGAGCAAAGGTATTAATCCACACATTGGAGAGCAAGGTGCTAACTCAGTGGTAAATAAAGTTACCAATACCTTGGTGTCAGCAGGTGCAAATGCAAGACAAGCAGTGGATAAAGCGGTTAGCTCAATACCAAGACCATTTGACGAAAAAGAAATTTCTAATGATTTAAAGTCTGGTCAAGGCGCAAGTATTACAAAGAAAAAATAATTGGAAAAAGAAATGAACTTTAGAGAACTCATTAATAAATTAGATCATATCAATGAAGCAGAAGGTTCTCTTACCTTGCAAAGCATTGCCGCTGTAGAAAAAGCCGCAATGGACAAAGCTGTTGCTGAAAAAGCCAAAGGCGGTTGGACTGGATTTACCACATGGGATCCTCGTGTTGCTGGTAACATTGCGTTAGCTAAACTGGCACAGCAAAACAATTTTGAAGGCTTATTCAACAGCGAAGGCGATTTTGTTGTGGCCTACGGAAATAGAACGTGGAGTTCTAATAGCGAAATGCACCCTGGAGAAAATCCTCGGGTCGTTCCACCAAGTCCAGATGATTGGAAGCCGCTAGCCGCTAAGGGATTAATCCCTGCAAATGCAAAGGGCCCAGCAGGATTAACCAACTGGTTATCCAGCGGTGGAGCACAAAAAGAATTTGATGCTGTTAAAAAACAATCAGCAGATGTGGCGGCTAATACAACAGCGCCAGTTGATGCGGCACAAGCCGCTAAAGTTTCATCAGCAGATGAAGAAGCAAAAATGACTCAACTGGAAGGCTTGGTTGATCAGTATCTCAAACTTAAAGAAGATATCAACACTGGTGCTAAAAAAGATCAGGCCGCAAAAGTTACTTCAACTAGAGACCCCATGGACGATAGCGATGATGCCAATGCACATGCATTTGATCCCACATGGGGTGGCACAAAAGCCACGGGCGGGCAAACTGTGGCGCCAAATGCTGGAGCTACATGGGACAACGCAAAACAAATAGCAGTGCCCGGTGTTGTTAAAGAATCTAACCTAGCCGCTTCACTAGTTGAAAGTTTTGGTTATCAAAAAAAAACTTCAATTGCAGAACTGATTGAAAGTTTTGGTTATAGAAAAAATCATCCTTACTCATTGCTAGAAGCTGAAGCTGATTTGAATTTGTCGTCTAAGTATGACAAACCCAAAGATACAAAATCTAAAAAAGACGATGATGACTTTGATGTGGATGCGTATTTACAAAGCAAATACGGAGATCCAGATGATACTAAATCTGGCAGAGTTGATCGCCGTACATGGAAAGAGAAAAATATAGTAACAACTATCCCTAATGCCATATGGAACGAAGGCACTTTGTCTTGGGAAGACGAAATTATACCCGGAGTATACAGCTTTAAAGATCTTGGAATAGATTTAGGCATTGCGGCTGGGTTTGTACTTGTGGGAACTATTATGGCTCCATTTACCGCAGGTGGTTCTGCAGTGGTTGGATATGCAGGAGCTGGTGCAATATTTGTTAGATGGATTATTAGAATAGCTCGTGGCATTCAAAGTATGGTAAAAATCTGGGGTAAACCTTATTGGGAATTAGTAAAATTAAATCCCACAAAGGCTGCTGAAGCAGTAAGCGCCGCACTTAAAGTACATGCAGATGCATTTTATAAAGGCTTAACAGGTAATTTGTCAAAATTGGCTTTGTTAATTTCAGCTTTAATTTCTGCAGGATTCAATGGTGCGGCTTTGATATTAAAAGAATTTTTACCAGATACATACAAAGCCATAGGTAAAGGGGTTGATAAGGCCTTGGACACTATACAACCTGGCATAGACTGGGCAAGGAAAAAAACAGGGTTAGAGGAAGGCCTACAATGACAAATTTAACTACACACATGTCAGAACTTAAACGTATTCTTGACAGTATTGAAAACAAAACCCTAACCGAAGGCGCTGTTGGAGAAACCGGCGAACAATTTGTAAAAAGACTAATTGGCAAAAGCGGCAAAGAGTTAATAAAAGAACTAGGGCCGCGTGTTGAAATTACTAGTGTGAAAATGGTACCAAAAGTAGATAAGGGCGTCAAGGTCCTCGCTGAGCGTGAAATTACCGAAGTATGGGAACACATGCCTGGAACTGAACTGTATGCCATTAAAACCGTTAACGGTAAAGTACCCAAAAAAATCACAACCAGAACAGCTGATGTTATCAAAACTGAAGTTGAAACAGCCGCAAACGAAGGCAGAGTGGTAAAAAGTACTAGTGCTAATGCTGGCAAAACAGTTGCTGAACCAACAGGCCCTGCCTTAGACCCTGCCGCTGAAGCAACTGCAAAAGCTGAAAAATTAAGTATTCCTGAATTAGAAAAAAGAATTGCATCCGGAGAAGGCACTGCAATAGAACGAAAAGCATTTGCTGATGAACTAGCCAAGAAAAAAGGGTCAGCGCCGCCGGCAGAAGCACCTAAAGATAAATTTGATAGTGCAGAAGTTGCAAGAAAAAAAGCTCAAGGCATGAGTCGAGAAGAACTCGAAGCCGCATTAAAAAATAAAGACATTCCAGCAGTAACAAGAAAAGAATACGAACTTGAATTAGCAAAACGTCCAAAATCTACAACATCACCAAAAGAAGAACCAACTGCTCCTAAAACTGGTGAAGAAGTACTTGTTAAAAAAGAAATTGCAAAAGAAAAAGATGCTGTTAAGCCAGCACTCGATGACGGTACAATAAAAGTTAAAGAAGGCGAGTTGCTACCTAAGAAACCTAACGAAACTCCTAGCGAACAATTAGAGCGTACATTAAAAGATGACCCATCTTATAAAGGTGCATGGGAAGGAATTGAAGGCACTGAAAAAGAAGTTGGATTCTGGCGCTGGTTAGGTAGAAAACTTAAAGTCGGTGGATTAATCAGTATTCCTGTAGCTTTGGCTGCTGGCGGCGCATACCTTGCTATGCGAGATAAACCATTACCTGAACCAGAAGAAGTATTAGACAACCCAACAGATGATAAAACTGATGACAGTACAGATGCCAATACTGATGGTAAAACTGATGGTAAGACTGATGGTAAGACTGATGGTAAGACTGATGGTAAGACTGATGGTAAGACTGATGGTAAGACTGATGGTAAGACTGATGGTAAGACTGCTAATGGTCCTGAAGGAAAGACTGATGCTGAGAAAAAAGCCGAAGTTAATCAAGCAGGAAAAGTAAAAGACAAAGAAACTGTTGTTGCTAATAAACCTACAGCAGAACAAGCCGCAGAGTTAGCAAAATTAAAAGCACAAATTGATGCTCTTATTGCAGAGTTAGCAAAATCCAAAGATCCTGCAATACAAAAACGATTAGCGGCGGTTAGAGCAAAATTAGGGCAAACTAATCAAGGCGCAAGTGTTACATCAACTGAAAAAGGTGGATGGAAAAACATTGGTAACAACTATAGAAGATGGTATGGTCCGGACGGCTACGATGAAGACGGCACCTTTGTTAAACGTGGAACAGTGGAAAATATTCCGTATGATGCTGGACAGGTAGATAAGTACTCCAAGATGACCAATGCAGAATTATTGAAACATGCAAGGCTAACAGACCGATCTGGCAAAAATTAAATAAGGGGCTGGCGTGGGAACAAAAAAATTTACAATTGAATTTACCGATAAAACATCTGTAGTTTGGAACGCTGATGATAGATATACCAACGAACTATTAGTTAAAAAAGCCAAAGAGAAATATCCAGATAAAACAGTTGCCACTATTAACGGCGAACCTGTCAGCGGTCAGGCTCCTAAAGTAACAGAGCCAGAGTTAACTGCGGATGAAGCAGGTAAAAAAACAGGAAAAGTGGCTAAAGATGTTGTGGTTGGGACTGGAGAACTAATCGGCGATGTTGCTGACAAAGCATGGCGATTTGGCAAGGGCGTTGTAAAAGGTATAGCAGGAATGGATGAATCAGTCAAAGCGCAAGACGATGCAGTATTGGAAAGAATTAAAAGTATCAAATATTGATTATGGCGGATTGATTCCGCCATTTTCACCTCAAAAATATCATTGAGGTTGCATTAACAACATAAGTACTGTACAATAGGCAATATACATTAGGAGACTTACATGTCAGGACGTTCATACGGCGCAGAAGAAAAGGCAAAACTAGAAAGATTGATTACCGAAGGATCAACAGTATTACGTGAAATTGAAGACTTGCAAGTAGGCTTAAAAGAAACAGTACAGGCAGTGGCAGAAGAATTACAAGTTAAACCCAGTGTTATTAACAAAGCTATTAAAATTGCACACAAAGGCGATTGGCAGGCACATAATGCAGACTGGGAAGAAATTGAAGCAATTTTAGATATTACAAAACGTATCTAATAAGTAGTACATGCAAGGGCAAGCGGGCCATAAACCGCAAGTTGGGTATTTGTCAGCCAAAAATGACATATGGAGAATATATTGAGCTATGTAGACGCATGGTTTGACCGCGAGAATGACGTTATTAAAGTGGTCGAACGTAATAAAAAACAAGAACGTGAGTTCCGTGACATTCCTGTCAAACACACGTTTTACTTTAAAGACCCCAAGGGCAAATTTCAAAGTATTTACGGTGATCCACTCACACGTATTATTTGTAAAAATACCAAAGAGCTAAGAAAAGAACAAGCTATTAATTCAAGCAAAAAACTGTTTGAAGCAGACATTAACCCCATCTTTGTTTGTCTAAGCGAAAACTATCTAAACGCAGAACCTCCCAAACTAAATGTAGCATTTTTCGATATTGAAGTAGACTTCGACCCAGAGCGTGGCTATGCGTCACCCGATGATGCATTTATGCCAATCACTGCGATTGCTGTTTACCTACAATGGATGGAAACAATGATATGTTTGGCTGTGCCACCCAAGAAACTCAACATGGCGGATGCCAAAGAAATGGTCAAAGACTTTGACAACGTAATGCTGTATGAAACAGAAGCAGAGATGTTGGATGTGTTCTTGGATTTGATCAAAGATGCTGATGTACTGAGTGGTTGGAACAGCGAAGGCTTTGATATTCCCTACACGGTTAATCGTGTGACCAAGGCATTAAGCAAAGAAGATACAAGACGTTTTTGTTTGTTTGACCAATTGCCAAAGAAACGTGAATATGAAAAATATGGAAGACAAGCTGTTACATACGACTTTATTGGTCGTGTACACTTGGATAGTCTTGAACTGTATCGAAAGTATACTTATGAAGAACGTCATACCTATCGACTGGATGCTATTGCTGAATACGAACTAGGTGAGCGTAAGACGCAATACGAAGGCACATTGGATCAGTTGTACAACAATGATTTTAGAACTTTCATTGAATACAACATCAATGACTGTATGCTTCTTGAAAAATTAGACAAGAAATTAAAATTCATGGACCTTGCTAACACGCTGGCACATGAATGTACTGTGTTGTTACAGACTACAATGGGTGCTGTGGCTGTGACTGAGCAGGCTATTATTAACGAAGCACACCGCAGAGGTTTCCAAGTTCCCAACAGAACTAAAATGGACGACAGAGAAGGCAACGAGGGGGCCGCAGGTGCGTATGTTGCTTATCCTAAAGAAGGCATCCATGATTGGATCGGTTCACTAGACATTAACTCACTGTATCCTAGTGCTATTAGAGCACTTAACATGGGGCCAGAGACCATTGTAGGGCAGTTACGTCAAACACTTACGCAAGAATACATTGATAATCTTGTAGCAAAAGGTAAGAGTTTTGCGGCGGCATGGGAAGGTGTGTTTGGATCATTAGAGTATACTGCTGTGATAAATCAAGAAATTGGCACAGACATTACTATTGACTGGGAGAACGGCGACACTGATGTTGTCAGTGCCGCAGAAGTGTATAGATTAATTTACGAAAGCAACCAGCCGTGGATCCTCAGTGCCAACGGCACAATTTTCACGTATGAAAAAGAAGGTATTATTCCTGGCTTGTTAAAGCGTTGGTATGCTGAACGTAAAGAGATGCAGGCTAAACTTAAAGAAGCTATCAAAGCCGGCAATAAGGTTGAAGAAGAATACTGGGACAAACGACAACTAGTCAAGAAAATTAACTTGAACAGTTTGTATGGTGCTATTCTTAACAACGGTTGTAGATTCTTTGACAAGCGTATCGGACAATCAACTACACTAACAGGTCGTGCTATTGCTAAACACATGGCCAGTAAAGTTAATGAGATTATTGCGGGTGAATACAATCACACAGGCAAAGCTATTATCTACGGTGATACAGACTCATGTTATTTCTCAGCATATAAAACATTGGAAAAAGAAATCAATGCAGGGCAGTTGCCGTGGACTAAAGAATCAGTTGTTCAGTTGTACGACCAAATTGGTGAGGAAGTTAACAGTACATTTCCACAGTTTATGTTGGATTCGTTTCACGTGCCCAAGTCGCGTGGAGAAGTTATCAAAGCAGGTCGTGAGATTGTTGGTAGTAAAAGTTTGTTTATTACCAAGAAGCGTTATGCTGTGTTGTATTACGACAAAGAAGGCAAACGTACAGACGTTGAAGGTAAACCCGGCAAAATTAAAGCCATGGGGTTGGACCTCAAGCGTAGTGACACGCCTGAATTTATTCAAAACTTTTTAAGTGATGTACTTGAACTAGTATTGACAGGTGCAACTGAACAACAAGTATTGGATCATATTAGTGAATTTAGAATTCGATTTAAAGCTCGTCCCGGTTGGGAAAAAGGCAGTCCAAAACGTGCCAACAACATTACAGACTACCAAGCCAAAGAAGCCAAAGCTGGCAAGACTAATATGCCTGGTCACGTTCGTGCAAGTATTAATTGGAACACATTAAAACGCATGTACGGAGACAAGTATAGCATGGCTATTACAGACGGTGCTAAAGTTATTGTATGTAAACTAAAACCTAATGCACTAGGTTTTACTAGTGTTGCTTATCCGGTAGACGAGTTGCGACTTCCGCAGTGGTTTAAAGATTTAGCATTTGATCATGCCGAAATGGAACAGACAATTATTGATAATAAATTAGACAACTTAATTGGTGTTCTTAACTGGGATATCAACAGCACAGAAGAAAAGAATACCTTTAACAGTTTTTTCGAGTTCTAATATGAAAATTATAATTGCAGGATACGGATTTGTTGGCAAAGCAGTTGGACAAACATTACAAACTAAACACGAAATTGTAATTGTTGATCCAAAATATACCGAAGAACAAATAAAAGATCATCCAGATGCAGACGGATTAATTATCTGTGTGAATACTCCTACCACAGAAGATGGCATATGTGATGTCCGAAACATCGCTGATATTTTAGATACAGTGCCAATTTTTATGCCGGTAATGATTAAAAGCACTGTAACACCTAGTGCGCTGGAAGCATTCGATGATGTATATAAAGATCATTCCGTTGTGTATAGTCCAGAATTTTTACGGGCGGCTACTTCTGCTAAGGACTTTGCCGAACAAAAGTTTATGATTATTGGCGGTGAAGATCCTGAAGGATTTTGGCAGGAGACTTTTAGTTCAGTATTGCCTAATTGTAAACTGTTTTTTCAATGTACTAAATTAGAAGCGGCTATGACCAAGTACAGTATAAACTCTTTCCTAGCGGCAAAAGTAGCCTTTTTTAATCAACTGTTTGATATATGTGAGGCAAATGGTGCAGACTATTCAATAGTGCGTCAAATGATTACACATGATCAAAGAATTGGTTCCAGTCATACCTTAGTACCTGGGCTTGATGGGGAACGTGGTTTTGGTGGTGCGTGTTTTCCTAAAGACACTCAAGCATTTATAAAATATGCCAAAACTATCAATGCACCGTTTAGTATTTTAGAAGCTTCGGCGGAATACAATGAAACGGTAAGAAAAAATGCTTGACATAATCAAAAAACCTAAGTATAATCATAACATATGGAGAATCTCATGAAAGACTTTTTACAAGACCTAGTAGCACATACACACAGTTTGGGCTTTTTACCTTTGGTCAAGGTAAGTGCAACAGACAAAGAAACTACAATCGAATCTATGGCTGAAGATCGTAGCGTTATTTTGAATGCCAAAGCGCACGAACCAGTCAGTGACTTTGAAGGCACCTTTGGCATGCCTAACTTGAACAAGCTAGATATTCACCTCAAGTGTCCAGAGTACAAAGAAGGTGCAACTATCAAGGTAGTTAAACAGCAACGTAACGGAGAAGAAGTTCCAACAGGTTTGCATTTTATCAATGCAACTGCTGACTTTGAAAACGATTATCGTTTCATGAACCAGGACATTATTAACGACAAATTGAAGTCGGCCAAGTTCAAAGGCGCACAGTGGGATATTGAATTTACGCCTGCTGTTGCCAGTATACAGAAATTGAAATTCCAATCAAATGCACATTCAGAAGAAACTGTTTTTCAAGTTAAAACAGAAGACGGTCATTTGGTGTTTAGCTTTGGTGATTCAAGCACACACGCTGGTAGTTTTATTTTCCAAGCAAATGTCAAAGGCAAACTAAAACAAACATGGTCGTGGCCCGTTAATCAAGTTCAAAGTATTCTTGGACTAAGCGGTACTGCTACTATGCGTATTGCAGATGGTGGGTTGTTGAACATTAACATCGACAGCGGTGTTGCAGTATACGATTATATTCTTCCAGCACAGTCTAAGTAATGAATAAAAATCTAACGAAAGCACAATTTGATGCCTCTGGTGAACCGTATGCTTACTTTTTGCCGGCAACTTCAGGATTCTATAGTACATATATAGGTAAACAGAGATATAGCAACTACGTGGATCCTGCACGTATTCCTGCTAGCTTTGGGCCTATGGGCATTGAAGCTATGAACTATTTGAATCCCAATGCGGCATTTTACTTTGACCATTGTTTGTATTCTGCTGGTCATGCTAACTTAGATTTGACTAAACCAGATCCTAGTGAAGACATGTTTCGTAACAGAGACCGTAGCACTAGTTGGGTGTTAGGCGACTCTGGAGGTTTCCAGATTGGTAAAGGCGTATGGGCAGGCGAATGGAATGATCCTAACGGTCCAGTAGTAGCACAACGTATGGCCGAAGCCGTTGCCAAAGGTGTTGAACTAGTTCCTCAATTACACCCAACAGGTCATCCTAAGACAGATAAAAACGGTAATCCTAAGTATACTAAGATTGATCATGTTAAACTGTATCAAGCACAATTAGATGCGGCACAGAAAAAACGTGAACAAGTACTAGCATGGATGGATGCACTAATGGATTATGGCATGGTGCTAGATATTCCAGCATGGGTTGGTCGAAGTCCTGTTGGTGCTAAAAATAGCGGCGTTGGTAATTATCCACAAGCTGTCGCGGCTACCAAATATAATAACGAATATTTTATCAAACATCGCACAGGCGCTTGTAAATTCTTAAATGTATTACAAGGCGAAAACCACGACCAAGCAGAAGACTGGTATCAACAAATGAAAGACTTTTGCGACCCAAAGAAATATGACAAGCCATTTAATGGCTGGGCCATGGGTGGGCAGAATATGTGTGACGTAGATCTAGTACTGCGTAGACTTGTTGCATTAAAGTTTGACGGTTTGTTAGAACAAGGTCATCAAGACTGGATGCACTTTCTTGGAACAAGTAAATTAGAATGGGCGTTGTTGCTGACAGATATACAACGTGCTATTCGAAAATATCATAATCCCAGTTTTACAATTAGTTTTGATTGTGCTAGTCCTTTTCTTGCTACAGCTAATGGACAAATTTATGTTCAAACAGAAATTACAGATAGAGAAAAATGGCTCTACCGTATGTTGCCAAGTTTAGACAACAAAAAGTACAGCAAAGACACTAGACTGTTCCAAGATGTGGTTGTGCAAGATGGTCATTTTAAATCGTTTACTACTAGTCCGCTAATGGACGGTGTGGAAGTTAAAGACATTTGCATCTATGGTCCTAACGATGTAAACAAAATCGGTAAAGTTGGTAAAACAAGTTGGGATAGTTTTACCTATGCTATTATGATGGGTCATAATGTGTGGCTACATTTGAACAGCGTACAAGAAGCCAATCGTCAATATGATGCTGGGTTATGTCCTGGCATGTTAGATGTTACTACAGCTATACCAAAACCATTTACAGATTACTCTCCGTTACCAAATAAATTTAGAGATGTTGTAGACGCTATCTTTAGTGCGCCAGATAGAGATTCAGCAATGGCAATTATTGATTATTATGATAAATTTTGGCAAGCTATACCTGGTACACGTGGCGCAACTGGTAAGAAAACAGTTAATGCATCAACTATGTACTCCAAATTCTTTGAAGAAGTCCAAGAAGATATTGTACAATTAGAAGACGACCTTGAATTTGATGATAACAAACTAGACGAATTAGAAGCTAGTGTACACGAATAACATCACCCGCGAAAACTTTCACAAAAAGAGCTATAAAATGACTTTACCCGACGAAAGATATCGAGCAGTAGTACAGACTCAAAGATTTTTACTAAAGATCTTAACCACTCCTCGAGTTCCCAAAGCCGTTAAAGACGAAGCACGTAGTATGTTGCGTCACTATCCTAGCGAATATGATATGCAAATTGCGGCAATCGGTGCGCCTGAAGTGTTCCAAAAACAAATGGAAGAAGTGACTCGAATGTTTAGAGTCTACGAGGAAAAGAAAAATGAACAAGCGTAGTCTCGTTATCGGTATGGGTATTGGACAGTTATACAAGACTGTCCTAGAAAATATTGGGCACACAGTTATTACAGTAGATATGGATCCTTCCAAAGGTGCTGAGTTTACTAGTGTTGCAGATGCTATTAGAAAATATAGTATTTTTGATACTGCACATATTTGTACGCCAAATTTTACGCATAAAGACATAGCCGAACAGGTAGCACCTTATACTAAAATAGTGTTTGTTGAAAAGCCAGGATTCAAAACAAGTAACGACTGGACTGGTATGATTAAGACCAGACCGTTTACACGTTTTATGATGGTCAAAAATAATATGTGGCGAGACAACATTGTTGAGCTAAAAGATTTAGCAAATAAATCTAAAAAAGTTAATCTTAATTGGATTAACAAAGATCGTATACCAAATCCAGGTAGTTGGTTTACTAATAAAGAACTGGCATTTGGTGGTGTTAGTAGAGATTTAATGCCTCACTTGTTAAGTTGGTTCATAGCATTGGCACCAGACTGGATTAGAGCTAACTTGACTAAGCAAACTGCATTTAAAAGGTGGACACTGGGTCAATTGACTGGCACAGATTACGGAACTGTTAATGTTAATGGCACGTATGATGTAGATGATTTTTGTCAAATTAATTTTACAGACAAATGGCAACTAACTGCTGATTGGCGAGATTTAAAATCTGATAAAAGAAATATCGAATTTGTTATGGAAGACGACAGCGTGATTACTGTTGAGTTAGGCCTTTGTCCAGAATATGCTTATCAGAATATGATTTCTGATGCTATTAAAAATATAGATAATCAGACTTTTTGGCTTGAGCAATATAAACAAGATTCGTGGATCCATGAAAGGATCGAAAATCTATGACACGCTGTTTGCAAACTACAGGTCAAGGTTACTTTGAAGAAGTAACCTATGAATTGCCTCCACTAGGGCCTACTGATATTCGTGTACAAGCTATCATGACAGGCGTATGTCGTAGCGACATTGATATGATGCAAGGTAATTTTGGACCATTGCCACTTAGTATGCAAGGACACGAAGGCTTGGGTCAAGTAATTGAAATGGGTGCTGGTGTCACTGGTCTTGCAAAAGGCGACTTTGTTGCTACTCGGGGTGAACCAGCATACGCAGACTTTTATAATGTACGTGCCAATGAATATGTACAAGTTCCAGAAGCACATCCAAAATATATTTTAGAACCAGTTGCTTGTGGTATTAATTGTGTTAGTCAAGCATACGAAGAATTTGAACGCAGATCCAAAGGTAAATGTTTGATCTTAGGTAGCGGATTTCTTGCTTGGGTTGTTTTTAATAATTTAAAACATCATTTTCCAGATATGGATGTTGACGCATTGGGATCTAATAACATAGATCTCTGGGGAGACACTTTGTTATTGTGGACCAGTGAAAGTTATGACATTGTCGTGGACTTATCAGGAAAATATGATATAGGTACAGATATTAACCTAAATAACGAAGCACTAATTATAGATGCCGTTGGTAAAGCAGTAACCAAAGAAGAAGCACAACAGCAACTTTGGAAAGCTGTTACCACAGTTAAACCTAGTCCAAGAACGTCTCGATTTATCACAGCCATGCATCAAGCACGTTGGATGATTGAAAACGGTGAACTTGAGGTTGATTCTTTTTGGACTAGAGGTTATAATAGAAACATAGAGTGGCAACAAGCGTTTGCGGATGGTAAGGATCGTCCAAACGGTTACAGCAGAGGTTATATCAAATGGGACTAAACACTGAAGAACGACAAGACGTCGTATACTTTACAGGTTATGAAGTCGAGCATACTATTTGTTATGGTATGTTTACACTATTTGTAGTGGGCACTCCTCCACTTGAAGAAATTTTGCGTAAGGCAGACGACACTCAAGCACTGTTAGACGAGTCTAAACGCATTAAACACATTTACTTTGGCACTAGTCAAAGTTTTAATCCCAAATCTATCTCGCAAGAAGAATATAAAGCGTGGGATGAAGTTATTATTGGTTGCCTTAAAGCCGACTATTGGGTTTCATTGGACTTCGGTGTTGAACACATTGAAGGTGTATTGGAATCTGCTTATAACGAATATCCTCGCTTTGTCCCTATGATTAGTGTCAAGTTACCTTACATTAATCAACTCAACTATAATGCCACACTTAAACTGGACGACCGAACTTGGGGTGCTACAAATCCAGGTGTGTGGACACATCACCTACAGAGCTTAATGAGTAAAGACAAGTATACTCATTGGGATCAGTACACACAAGATACAACATTATGATTAAACGTATACCGGCAGGAACACTGCTACCAAAAAAAAGAAATGACGGCTCTGACGGTCGATTTATCGAAGACGCATACGAAAAAGCAGGAAATATTATAGATCGTGTTGGGCCTGTAGATATGCCAACAGAAGGTACTGAAATAAAAAGTCATAGTATATACAGCAATTCGTCGTACTCTCAAGGTTCTATAACTATAGATAATATAAAAACTTTGCCGTGGAATAAAACTGATATCTATAAAAAAGTTCAGAAACAAGAAGTAGTTTTAACAGATCCAATTTTTAGGATTACTAAAGAACCTATAAATGTTGATATGACTGATAACGAAATACAAGAAAAATTTGAACAAGACTATAATTATATTGCCAAACAAGTATTGCAAGGCAATTCTTCTAAAGACATTTATGGACCTAATAAGTATCTAGTTGGAGATTGCTGGGGCCATGAAAATTCTGTTAGGATTAGAATTCCAGTTAAATCTATGAAAAAAATTATAAGCATCTCTCGTACATCTCAATCTAGAGAAAGGTTCTTTGACTAAAATGATTATTAAACAAGACATCCGCCCTAACAAAATGATTTGGGTTACATTTCGTAAGGAGGGTATTCACAAATACCCAGCGGCATTAACAAACCCTAACTTAGCTACAGGAGATGAATATGATGTATCGTTTCTGGGTTATCCTCATCGTCACATCTTTCATTTTAGGGTATGGCTTAGTGTTACCCACAATGACCGAGATGTGGAATTCATACAATTCAAGCGATGGCTTGAACAACTGTATTCTAGCACACAAGGTGTTTTGTCGCTAGATCACAAGAGTTGCGAAATGATGTCGGACGAATTGTACGACACTATTTCACAAAAGTATCCAGACCGTGAGGTCTGGATTGAAGTCTCCGAAGACGGAGAAAATGGTTCATTTATTAAGTACTAAGGAAAGCTACAATGGCTAAGAATTACAAAGACATCAATTATTTTGAAACTCGCCCGGATATCGTTAAGATTTTCGATGAACTAGAATCTTTTCTTAACTTCTGTAGGATTGAATTGTTCCCTTACAACGAAGCCGACTTGTACAATAGAGAAAGTTGGGTGTGGCGCAACTACGAAAAGAGCAAGCGTCCAAAGAAAGCATGGACCGGCGAGAAAAAACCTTATCAAGGCAATCGTCCGTTTGTTAACAGAAACCAATGAACATATTCATAATTGATCTAGAAGCTGTTGAAACACGGTACACGGGACAATGGAAATCCCATGTGCCTAAACTTCTTAAAAAGGCAGGACACCATGTTCAAATTATCTCTGGCCCTGAGGATATTCCTACAGCCACTACTCCTGGTGCTTTCCTTAATTTTGGTGGTACCAATATATACAAGGCTAGTCAGGTTGAGCAAATGGGCCGTTTATTTTGTAACGGAGCCGTTCATTCCGGCGACAGTCTTATTCTTTCTAACTGTTCTGTATAAATAAAAGTGCCAGTCGCGATGCTACCAACATCCACTGACTCTAACAGTTTATTAGGAACTATCAGCATGAATATTTATAGTAATATTCCATCACCGGAATTTAAGCCAACCTGGCTTTATATCAAGCAACACAATACCACTGGACTACGATACTTTGGCAAGACTACCAAGGACCCACAGACCTATTTGGGTTCTGGTAAGTATTGGTTGAGACACTTAAAAGAACACAGCGAAGATATCACAACTGTATGGTGTGAAGAATTTACTGACATGGATCAGTTGGTAGAGTTTGCTACATTCTTTAGTGAATTCCATAACATAGTAGATGCTGTAGATTCCCGTGGCAAGAAAGTATGGGCTAATATGATTCCGGAGAATGGATTAGATGGTGCTCCTGCTGGAGTTAAAATGCCCAGTACAAGTAAAGCCAATGCTATCCATAAGAAAGGTATAACACCTTGGAACAAGGGCAAGGCAACTGGTCCTGCTCCACATATATCAGAATCAAATAAGCGTAGGAAGGGATTGCCTTCTGGTAGATTGGGTGTTTCTACTTCGCTGAAAGGAACACTACAACCTGTACTTGTTTGTCCTCACTGTGCTAAACAAGGCGGAGTTAGCGGTATGAAGAGATACCACTTTGATAACTGTAAGGAAAAGAAATGATACATATCACAGAGGAAGGCGGAGTGATCCGCAATGGTTTTAACTTTTATCCGATCGGTGATAAAAGTAGCCTTGGATTTAGGTTCCGTTATGGATCAAAAATCGTTTGGCTAAGGTATAGCAAGGTGACTAAACGATTAACAGTCGGGAGTTGAAGAATGAACGAACGAATTAAAGAACTTGCTTTACAGGCTAATTTCCTAAGAAAGGATGAAGAATCTATTGAATATTTCGCCGAGTTGATTGTTCGGGAATGTATCGGATGTTGTGAACAAGTTATTAGTGATCCTGTCCCTAAATCAGTTGACACTTGGCTTAACGGTGGTTCTCAGTGTATTGACCAGATTAAAGAACATTTCGGAGTTGAAGAATGAACGAACGAATTCGAGAACTTGCTGTACAGGCTGGTGCTGACTTTATGCGTAGGATCAACTATAACAATTTAGAAGGCAAAGAATACGAAGAAGATGCCGGTGTGATTTTTGATTCAAACGATTCGTTTGAAAAGTTCGCCGAGTTGATTGTTCGAGAATGTATTGAACAGGTTTGGTATACTCGTGAAGACGGTATCAATGGCAATGTTTCTGAAGTTATCAAGGACAGGATTAAAGAACATTTCGGAGTTGATGGTATGTCAACTGAAGATAAAAAGACCCTGATCAAAGAATTACTAGGAGTGAAGAATGATTGAATGGACTACACATTTTAAGTTTCTTGGATTTACAGTACAAACCTGTGATTATGGTGGACGCTATCTTTGGTGGAAACTCGGTAACTTTAATATCGGGTACAGCCGGGATCCTGACTTTAGTAAGATGGAACAAGAATGATTGATTACTACGAAGCACTTAAAGAAATGAACACAGGAAAAGTTGTGAAGTATGTGGGCACAGTCAATGGTAATGTGTGGTCGGATAATGGTGCCAGTTTTTGTATGTGTCGTGGATGCGTCTTTCTTTTTGATGCGGGCGTAATCAAATGGAACAAGTTAGGCTATATGGTCTACGATCCAGATTTTCGTTATGAACTAACGGGCGAAACTGTTGATCCTAGAGCATGGAAACCAGAGAAGAACCGAGACCGTAAAGAGATTAAGTCCAAGTTAGGTTATAGTAGAGTTGGATTAGGAAATATATGAGAGTAGAGTTTCCACAAGGTGTACCCGAAGGGTGTATTGAATGGTTGTATAAAAATATTGGTAGAGGCAACATGACCAGCATTTATGACAGCGACGATTATACTTGGTTCTATAAGCGTGAGCGGATGTATCCACAAGGACATGAAGCGTTTGAAGGGTTTAACCTAGCACCAAAATATGTGCCCACCATCACAGTCAAAGATCCCAAGTTGGCCACATGGTTTGCGTTAAGGTGGAGTTGAAGAATGAGCAAAATATATTTGACCTATACCCCACTTTACTATATAATGTAGTATAGGAGACAACTTTGAAATCAACAATATGGATATTCTCACTGGAGCCCATTGAGACTCGCTATACAGCACAGTGGCACAGTCATGTGCCAGCACTACTCAAGAACAAGTTAGGCGACAAGTTTAATGTGGTTCAAGTAGATGGTGTTCAGAAGAACAGCCAACTGACTCCGGGTGCGTTCTTAAACTTCTCCGATACTAACTATTGGAAGAGTGCTCAAATGTGTGCGTTCTTGGAACAGCACAATCAAGGCAAGACCAGTCCCGACGATCACTTTATCTTTACAGATGCGTGGAACCCCACTGTGATCCAACTGAAATATATGTCGGACCTATTAGGCTTTAACTGGACCTTACATGGCTTATGGCATGCTGGCAGTTATGATCCTCAAGATTTCCTAGGACGTCTTGTTGGAGGCAAACCTTGGGTACGTAATGCGGAGAAAAGTTTCTTCCACGCATTTGATCACAACTATTTTGCTACCAATTTTCATATTGAGTTATTTCATAGGGAATTACTTAATGGCGGGTTCCAAACAGAAAATCCCTGGTATGAAGAGGAACTGAGTGAGATACTAGCCGGCGAGTATACTAAAATTATACGTACTGGTTGGCCCATGGAATATATGCACGATACTTTGTTACCGTACAAGGGTATGCCTAAGCGTGACTTAATTTTATTTCCGCACAGGATTGCTCCAGAAAAACAAGTTGAAATTTTTAGAGATCTCGCTACTCATTTACCACAATACGAATTTGTAGTTTGCCAAGATCAATATCTAACAAAAAATGAATATCATAACTTGTTAGGCGAAGCAAAGATGGTGTTTAGTGCTAACTTACAAGAAACTTTAGGCATTAGTTGCTACGAAGGTGCAGTAGTTGATGCTATACCACTAGTGCCTGATAGACTTAGTTATACTGAAATGTACTTTGATACATTTAAATATCCTAGTGAATGGACTGAAAATTTTGAGTCCTACACAACATATAGACCAAATTTATGCGCAAAGATAATCCAATATATGGATAACTACACGCATATGATTCCGTCTATACATAAACAAACGGAGGCATTACATGAGCAGTTCTTCTCAGCAACCGGACTCATCGATAACATTAAATGATACGTACACTATTGATTTAAGTGGTATAAACTGTCACAATACATATAACAGTGATACTATTACATTAACTGGTTATAATCCTTGTGTAGTATCTTATCCTAGTTATTATAGTAGTTCATCGATTTCAACAATTACTACTACACAAATTGCAGGATTGACTACTGCACAACTTGGTGCAATAACTAGCATAGATACTTCTTCGTTTACAATAAATTTTCCGGAAGAGTGGGTCAATTGTTTTCCTGATTTTAAACGTATTGAAAAAATGTGTGAAGAATATCCTGGATTAAAGATAGCCTACGAAAAATTTGTAACAACTTATAAACTAGTAACAGATCACTATGATACTCCAAAAGATAAAAGACCTAAGCCTTAACTGGTTAGAGCGACATGATCGCAAACGAGTTATTATGGATCGTCAGTGTAACGAGCCGTTGTTAACTCGTTATTATTTGTTTTTAAAAGATCGAAAAACATTTCCATTCAATGTGTTCTTACACAAGTTTCACAAAGGTGATCCCGGTGATGTACACGATCATCCGTGGCCGTACTTTACACTAATACTAGCAGGCGGGTATTATGAGTGGGTACTCAGTGGAAATTGCGAAATACGTAAATGGCGCGGACCTGGACATTTTAGATTTTGTAGTGCTAATAGCTATCACCGAATTGAATTAAAAGAAGGCGTAACGCCTTGGACCTTGTTTATGCCAGGTCCACAAACGAGAGAATGGGGATTCCTCGTTAAAGACAAATGGATTCATAATGACAACTACCTTGAAGAACGTCGTCAGTAATGGATTAGTTGGTAGCACTGTGTCTGTCGGATACGGTGCTATTCCGCCTGCAACTCCGCTAACAGTTGGAACAGTTTACCCAGCTGGCGGTGTTAGTGGTCAGATTTATACCACTACAGGAACCGGTGCTCATCCACATTGGATAACTCCCGATGTATTGGTTGCCAAAAATAATCCTCCAGAATTAGAAGTCAAAGGTCGAATGGTTATTAATGGTCGAGACTTAGAAGAACGGTTAAACACCATTGAAAAAGTCTTGCAAATTCCTGAAAGAGATGTTATACTTGAAAAGAAGCATCCGAAGCTAAAGAAACTGTATGATGAATACATTACGGCATTGGGTAAGTATAGAACATTCGAATCAATTAAAGGAGATGAATAATGAAAGAACTGCATGAATCAGTAGCGCATACTGCTAAAAAAATAACTGTTAGAGAAAACGCCGGATCTAGAGTACGATTAGAAAAACACGAAGTACTTGCTCCAAAGGGTTTGTTTAGTTTGGACATTATTCAAGAGTCCTTAGACGAAGATGGACTTGTGCGTGATTCACAAACCTATAACTTCTTTATGACTAAAGAAGAACTGCAATCACTTGCAAACGGGCTAACAGCGTGAAAAAAATTCATTATACTTGGCAACAAGTAGAAGGTGCATGTTTAGAAATTGCTAGGCAGATGCACGTTCATTATTGGCGTCCGGATTATATAGTAGGCATTACTAGAGGTGGACTTGTTCCTGCTAATTTGCTTAGTCAATATACTGGCACTAAAATGAACAGTTTAGATGTTAGTCTTCGAGACGGCGGCGATTGTGTTAGTAATTTGGGTATGGCCGAAGATGCATTTAACGGTAAAAAGATTCTTATAGTCGATGATATTAACGATCAAGGATCCACTGTTAATTGGATTAAACAAGATTGGCCAAGTGGTTGTTTTTCCGACGATCCTAAATGGGAAGGCATCTGGGGAGATAATGTTCGGTTTGCAGTTTTAACACACAATCAATCAAGTCAGTTTAAAGATCCAGACTATTATGTATGGACTGTAAACAAAGCAGAAGAAGATTGTTGGTTAGTTTATCCTTGGGAGGATTTTTGGTTATGACATCAGCATTTATTAAATTAATTTTAGGCATTGCACTAATTGTGATTGTTGTTGTGTTTGGCCCCATTGTAGGAATATGGAGCTTAAACACACTATTTCCTGTGTTGCAGATACCATTAACAGTAGAAACATGGTGTGCATTTTTCTTACTATTTGGAAGCATAACAGGCTTACGAATTGGTACAAACAAGTAAAGGAATAATATGGCAAATCCAACTCCACCAGAAATATTGATTGCTGATTTTCAAACTAAGATTGATATAGTTGAAAACGATATTAAAAAATTGCAAGCAGACGGCTCTAGTCCGCGCAAAGTTGAAGCATTAACAGAATATAAAAAATATTTAGAAGACCAACTTAACTCAATGACCCATGGCGACAGATCTTGAAAGAGCACTTGATGAAAACAGAGCACCGTGGACCGGTATTGAATACCGAACTAAAGACTATTGGGTCTTTCGAGATGCATACCCTGTCACAGAAGGACATTTGCTTTTTGTGCCTACCAAAGAAGACTGGGACCATCTCTGGGACTGCTACAAAGCCGCATACAAATTTGGCTACATGGGTGTCGAATCAGGCAAGTGGGACGCTTTCAATGTCGGACAAAACTGTGGCGAGGCTGCTGGTCAAACAGTAATGTATCCACACGTTCATATGATTCCAAGACGTAAGGGAGATATGCAAGATCCCCGTGGAGGAGTTAGACATGTTATACCAGAAAAAGGAAACTATAAAAATGCAAATAAGAGTTAAAGAAAATCCAGAAGAGTTTGGCAAATGCGGTTGTGGGCGTAGTCCAACAGGCAAGTGCTGTGGTTGGCACGGGCTAACCGAAGAGCAATATCAAACAGCCAAACACGACTACGAATTAAATGAATATAAAAAACAAGCACAAGAATTGTGGAATGACAGTTGCACCAGCGGGCGGGCTGAGTGATTACGGAAAATACAGTCTCCGTAGTATGGGATAACCAAAATGGATTTTGGTGGAATGAAACCTGTGCTATTGTGTTAGAAGTATTCGGATTGCCTGGTGAAAGATATTCAACTCATCCAAAACATGATGCTATGTTTTTTAATTTTAAAAACGAAAAGGATGCTGACTTATGCAGAATTTTACTAAGCGAGAGACTGTAGAAATAGCCGTAGTTGCTGTTGCATTTTTAATAGCAATTCCGATAATATTTTTATCACTTCCAAAAAAAGGCGATGTGATAGCGTATAACTGTTCAATATCAGAGATTAGTCCGGACTTTCCGTTAGAAGTTAAGGAACAATGTCGAAAACTTCGAGCAGAAAATATCTTGCAAAAACCTAAATAAACCTATATAATACAAACATAGGAGTAATAATGACTAGAGAATTTAAAACAGATCCGGTAATGAACGCCCCCGATGGTCGAGAATTTATTGAGGACAAATACGAGCCACTAGGTAAGCCTGTATATATTAAAAAAGAAACAGCACTAGACGCTATGGCTGGAGATGGCGGATATCAAGAAGCATACCTCGGCGATCATCTTCGTTTTAAAATGAAACGCGATAAAAAACGGTTTTGGGCTGGAGATAATATCAGTGATTATCTTCACGAAGGCGATAAAGAAAAACTAATTGACGAGGCAACAGAAGCATTTGAACTAGTGCTCGATCGATTGCTTATTGATCGAGAAAACGATCCAAACTCAAAAGGCACAGCACGTAGACTTGCCAAGATGTACTTTAATGAAATAATGGCAGGTAGATATGAACCAGCACCAGACGCAACAGCATTTCCAAACGATACGAAGGATCGCTACGAAGGTATGCTGGTTGTTCGTAGCGAGCTTCGCAGTATGTGTAGCCATCATCACCAACCCGTTACTGGCGTTGCTTATATTGGTATTATTGCGGCTGAGAAACTCATCGGACTCAGCAAGTACACACGTATCGCCCAGTGGTGTGCCCGTAGAGGTACTCTCCAGGAGGAACTTTGTAATGACATTGCTAGAGAGATCCAAAAAGCCACAGGCGCTGAAAACTTAGGCGTATATATTCAGGCTATACATGGGTGTTGTGAGAATCGTGGAATTATGGCACACTCAAGTCTTACACAGACTACGGTGCTACAAGGTACATTTAAGACTGACCCTGGAGCGAAGAAAGAATTTTTTGACAATATTAAAATGCAACAGGAGTTTGCCCCAAGATGACAACAGCCCAAGATTTAACTAATCAATTAATACATCGTGCAAAAAATCTAAAAGAGTTTGTAGTTGAACGAGATTTTAATAGCATACCTGGTGGTATTGTTAGATTTAATATACAACATACAATAGGACAACCTGCTCGATTATTTGTGCCTGCACTTACGCAAGCGGAAGCAGAAGAAATGGTAGACGAATGGTTCGAAGAGGATGTAGAATGAATCCAAAATATCTTTATACTATTAAGTGGACGCAACCGTATGCCACTTACCAAATGCGTCCTTATCTTAGACACCTTCGCGAAGAATACGAAATTCAAATTGAAGCTAGGTTGGATCGTGGTGAATTTGCTGATGCGAAGAAAGTAATAGAAAGGATCATGTCATTATGAAATGGTTTAAAAGAATGATAGTCAAGTGGGTGCGAGAAGATTGGGAAAACGCTGGTCAGGCTCGTGAAGAAGATTGTTATCCAACTCCTAAATTGAGTCGCGGTATGAATACCGCTAGCACACGCTCAGGCATTGACAGCGAACCCACACTTCAATTTAAAGTGTATAGTGCAGTCGGTGGTAAAGTTGTAGAATTTAATCGTTATGATCCTAAAACTGATCGTAATGATCGCCAGGTATACATTATTGGTAAAGACGAAGACTTTGGCGAAAAGATTGCTAAAATTTCAATGTTGGAGTCACTACGATGAAAATACAAGTGCCGGCCGAAGGCATTATGAAAACAAACGATTGGGGTGACAGTAAAGTCTACCGAATTGCTTGTAATTGTCATGACGAAAATCACAATCATAACATGTGGGTAGAAGCAGATGATTGCGATATTGTTGTGACCATTTATACTACAGGCAAAACAAATTATTGGAGTAAAACACGATGGTATCATATTTGGACATTATTGACCAAAGGTTATATCGATACTGAATCTTCAGTACATCTAAGTAAACAACAAGCTCTTAACTATGCAGAAACTTTGAAAAGTGCTATTACAGATGTTGAAGAGTTTCAAAATGCTAGGCGAAACAAAGAAGAACGTGCTACAATAGCAAAAATGGCAAAAGAACAGGATTGTGTATGAGTAAATTAAAAGTTGCTGAATTGTTTTATTCAATTCAAGGAGAAGGACGCTATATGGGCGTCCCGTCGGTGTTTCTACGTACATTTGGTTGTAACTTTAAATGTTCTGGATTTGGCATGCCTAAAGGTCAACTAAGTAATGAAATAGAACCAATTGCAGAACGCATTGCAGAATTTAAAACTTACAACGACTTACCATTAGTAAGTACAGGGTGTGATAGTTATGCAAGTTGGGATCCACGTTTTAAAGACCTAAGCCCTTTGATGGAAACAGATGGCATTGCAGAACAGATTGTAGAAATACTTCCACATAAAACATGGGTCGACGAGCATTTGGTTATTACTGGCGGTGAACCGTTGTTGGGTTGGCAACGTGCTTATCCTGATTTACTGGATCATGTTTATATGAATCAGTTAAAGGAAATTACTTTTGAAACCAATGGAACTCAACCATTAACACCCGAATTTAAAGAATACTTGCAGGATTGGACCATGCGTATGCCTGGTGAACGGTGTGTGACATTTAGTGTTAGTGCCAAATTAAGTTGCAGTGGTGAGGCAAGACACGAAGCTATTAAACCCGAAGTTGTTAATGACTATCAAGATGTGGGTTATGTATATTTGAAATTTGTTGTTGCAACTGAAGAAGATGCAGAAGAAGCAATTGAAACCGCAGACATTTATAGAGAAAATGGATTTACTGGTCCAGTATACTTAATGCCTGTTGGTGGTGTTGAAAGCGTTTATACTTTGAACAATCGCCGTGTTGCAGAACTTGCTATGAAAAATGGCTTGCGCTACAGCGATAGACTACAAGTGCCGTTGTTTAAAAACGAGTGGGGAACTTGATGAAAAAATTAATCAAACGATTATTTGGTATTGATAAACTTGAAGCTGAAAAAACTCAAGCGCAAGAAGCACTGGCTCTAGCACAAGCAGAAACAACCAAAGCTCAAGAATTAGAAGCTCAAGCTAAACTAACACCAAAAGAACGTGCTACTGCCAAAGGCGAGCCGTGGGTAGCTGTGCTGGACACTCATGTAAACAAAGATAATATCCGTAACGGTTTTTTTGAGCTTGACTGGAATGAGATATTTGTGCTAGAATTAAAACGTGCAGGATACGGCTACGATGGAGATCCTGATGAAGAAATTGTAGATCGTTGGTTTAGAGATTTGGCAAGAAACATGTTGGGCGAAGCTGGAGTAGCCGATCCCGGACGTGTAGGTGCTGGATATATTAATGTAACAAAACTTGCCGATGGCAAAGCAGAGGTAGAATGACACATATTATAGTTGATACTGCTAACACGTTCTTTCGTGCTAGACATGTGGTGCAAGGCAGTGCTGATATCAAACTTGGCATGGCTTTTCATATTACTTTCAACTCTATTAAAAAAGCATGGCAAGACTTTGGTGGTAGTCATGTGGTGTTCTGCCTCGAAGGTCGTAGCTGGCGCAAGGACTTTTATACTCCGTATAAGGCCAATCGTAAAGAAGCTAGAGATGCGTTAACTGAAAAACAACAAGAAGAAGACAAGTTGTTTTGGGAAGCATTTGACGAATTCAAAAAGTTTGTCACAGAAAAGACCAACTGCACTGTGATGCAACATCCTAATCTAGAAGCAGATGACTTAATTGCTGGCTGGGTACAAGCACATCCAGATACAAAACATGTTATCATCAGCACAGATGGGGATTTTGCACAATTGATTAACGCTAATGTGAGCCAATATAATGGCGTAGGCGATTTGCATATTACACACGAAGGCACCTTTGATGCTAAAGGTAAACCTGTTAAGGATAAAAAGACCGGTGAGCCTAAGGCCGCACAAGATCCCGAATGGATGCTGTTTGAAAAATGTATGCGGGGCGATACCAGCGACAACGTCTTTTCTGCATATCCTGGTGTACGTACTAAAGGCAGTAAAAACAAAGTTGGTCTAATTGAAGCGTTTGAAGATCGTAAAAGCAAAGGCTACTCGTGGAACAATCTCATGCTTCAGCGTTGGACCGACCATAACGGTTTAGAACATCGTGTGCTAGAGGATTATCAACGCAACATACAGTTGTGCGACTTGACTGCACAGCCCGCTGAGATTAAAGAAAAGATTATGGAAACTGTGAAAGCAAATGCTGTTTCTAAATCTGTAGATCAAGTGGGAATTCGCATGTTAAAATTTTGCAATACGTGGGATATGAAAAAGATTGCGGACAATATACAAACATATGCAGAACCGTTCCAAGCAAAATACAAGGAAGAATAATGACAGAAATATACGCAAAACCTATTGTGGATGGAAAATTTTGGATTGTTGAAAAAGATGGATCCAAAATTGCCACATTACATAAAAAAGAAAATAACAAATTTATTTTGAGTAGCACTACCGGCGAGGTAATGTTCAACAAAAAGCAAGATTTAACCAAACAGTTTGGTGATGGTTTCTTTCTATCTAGTAGCAAAGTCAAAGTCAAAGTTACTGCATCCGAAGAAGAAAATTTTGAATGTCACGGATACCCAACATTGTGTGAGCCGTTTAATAGTATGTACGATGTGAGACGTAAATTGGCATTATTTACAAAATCAAATGCCAGTAAAAGTTTATACTGTGCGGGCTATTACATTATTAAATTTAATAAAGGGTGGGTTAAGAGTTTTTGTCCTAAAGCTATTACCATTGAACGATATCCATTTAAAGGTCCTTTTAAAGATAAACTAGAAATGAAGGCAGTGTTGGCAAATGCAAAATCCTATTAATCTAACTCCAATAACACAATTTGTTCAGCTACTTAGAGTAGCTGAACTTAATCAACAAAAAGAAGTTAAATTGACCATACAGCAAGCAAGGTTATTAAATCTAGCACTAACTGAAACGTTGGATAAACTGAATAGGGACTGGGAAACATTGTACAGTGCTCTTAAAAATACTCAAAATACAGAAGTAATAACTGTTACTATGGATGGCGGAGGCTTTGTAGAGCCTAAATAAAAGATAAATATATGCGTACTTATCGAGAGACGCATATTATGTCAAGACCCAAGCCTAAAGTGTTGTTAGAGTATACTAACAAAAAAACTTACAAATCTGAGCAGATTTTAGAATCTGAAGCCATTTGGGCCGTGTTCTATAAGAACGAGCCTTTCAATTTAAAATCGTTTAACAGTCTTACCAGCTATCCCGGTCCTAAATATAAAAAGACCAGTTTCAGTAATCCTGGTCACGCATTGAACCTTGCTAAGAAATTAAATTTAACGTTTGGCACTGAAGACTTCCAAGTGATAAAATTGACACAAGGCACTGTAGTACCATGATTGATCGAAATTTGCTAACCAAAATATTTTTACAACAATGGGGTAAAAGTATAGATGATGCAAATATCGAACTGTACAATAGAAAATGGTGGCAATCAAATCGAGTCAATAAACCCAATGCATTTAGACTAAGCGACGAAGGTTATGAATTTCTAACAACCATTTTAGAAATTCAGATGTATGAAATCCCATTCACTGAGCCAATTGAGCTCAGTCCTCAAACAATCATATTTTTGGAAAAATATATCGATTGTCCTTACTACTTAACAAACCAAAGTATTACAGTGTTTTCCGAACGTAAGAGTTTTGAACTGTATTTGTTTTCGGACGATATCCGCAAATTTGGTTTGGTTAAGGCCATGAGCGAACGCCAAAAAGAATCTTAATTTTTGGCTAGATTCAAGAATACTGCTTGAAAATTTACTTGACTTTGTTGCGGTTAGGCCATATAATATACACATAGCTTAATTTTTTAACCCCGCTAACTTAAGATAGGAAATGTAAAATGGCAGAAATTATTAGCCGCACCGTAGGCCCTAAAGGTGCTAAAAAGTCTTTGCGCAAAGCGTTTAAGAATCAGCGTCCAATTTTCCTGTGGGGTCCTCCCGGAATTGGCAAGTCGGATATTATTAAACAACTCGGTACTGAGCTAGAAGCTCACGTTATTGACGTTCGTTTGTCATTGTGGGAACCTACTGATATTAAAGGTATTCCATATTTTGACTCAAACACAAGCAAAATGGTTTGGGCTCCTCCTAGCGAATTGCCAGACGAAGTAATGGCAAAACATCATAAAACTATTATTTTGTTCATGGACGAAATGAATAGTGCGGCTCCCAGCGTACAGGCCGCGGCTTATCAATTGATTTTGAATCGCCGAGTTGGTACTTACAAACTGCCAGACAATGTGGTAATGGTTGCGGCTGGTAATCGTGAAACTGACAAGGGTGTTACATTCCGTATGCCTGCTCCGTTGGCTAACCGTTTTGTTCACTTGGAAATGACTGTTGAGTGGGATGACTACTTTGAGTGGGCCGCTGAAAACAAAGTGCATAAGGACGTAGTTGGTTTCTTGAGTTTCTCTAAGAAAGACTTGTATGACTTTGATCCTAAGTCTAGCTCACGTGCATTTGCTACTCCACGTAGCTGGTCTTTTGTTAGCGAATTGTTGCACGATGACGACTGCGATGCAGATACATTGACTGATTTGGTGTCAGGTTCTGTTGGTGAAGGGCTTGCTCTTAAGTTTATGGCTCACCGTAAACATGCTAGCAAAATGCCAAATCCAAGCGATATTTTGAGTGGCAAAGTTAAGAAAATGGATAGTAAAGAAATTTCTGCCATGTACTCTTTGACTGTGTCATTGTGCTACGAATTGAAAGAATCTTGCGACAAGAAAGCCAAAAACTGGAGCGAGCAAACTAACAATTTCTTCGAATTTATGATGAATAACTTTGAAACAGAATTGGTTATCATGGGAACTAAGTTGGCATTGAGCACTTACAAATTGCCACTGGATCCGGACGAAATTGCATGTTTTGACGAGTTCCATAAAAAGTTTGGCAAGTACATTGCACAAGCCACTGACAAGACTAAGTAATTGAAAATGCAGTGATTGACACCGCCTTCGGGCGGTGTTATAATATATACATACAGTAAATTCAGGAGCAAATATGTCACACGCAGATCCAATTATCGACAAAATTATCGTAGCCCGTGTAGGTCTACTACTCCGCCATCCATTCTTTGGCAATATGGCTACACGCCTAAAAATTGAAGAAGCAAGCGACTGGCTTCCCACTGCCGCTACAGACGGGCGTACAATTTATTTTAATCGTGAATTTTTTACACCTTTAACTACTAAACAAATCGAATTTGTTATTGCACATGAAATTTTGCATAACGTGTTTGATCATATGACTCGTGTGGAAGGTCGAAATAAACGTATTTGGAATATTGCCGCTGACTATTGTGTTAACGGACAATTGGTGCGTGATCGCATTGGCGAGCAACCTCCAGAGATTAAAATCTTCCACGATGCCAAGTATTACGGCAAAGGTGCAGAAGAAGTCTATGACGAAATTTACAACAAACACGACGAAGAAGAATTAGATGCACTTGGTCAGTTGTTAGACGAACACGTTGACTGGGGTGAGAACGGTAAAGACGGACAGCCGCAGTACAGCAAAGACGAGTTGAAGAAAATTCGTGACGAGATTCGTGAAGCTACTTTGCAAGCCGCTCAGGCCGCGGGTGCAGGAAATACACCTGCAAGTATCCAACGAATGATTAAAGAACTCACCGAGCCTAAGATGAACTGGCGTGAAATTATTCGTCAGCAAATCCAAAGTACTATCCGAGACGACTTTAGTTTTATGCGTCCAAATCGCAAAGGCTGGCACATGGGTGCTATTCTTCCAGGAACTAACTTTAAAGAAACAATTGACATTTGTGTAGCAATTGATATGTCAGGGTCTATTGGAGACGACCAAGCTAAGGATTTCTTAACAGAGATCAAAGGTATTATGCAAGAGTATCAAGACTTTAACATTAAAGTATGGTGTTTTGATACTAAAGTATATAACGAAGCCGACTACGATGGCTATAGCATGGACGAGTTTGATGACTACAAAGTTATGGGTGGCGGTGGCACTGAGTTTGATGCTAACTGGGAATACATGAAAGCTAACGATATTCAACCTAAAAAGTTTATCATGTTTACAGACGGGTATCCCTGGGGCTCTTGGGGCGATGAAAATTACTGCGATACAGTATTCATCATTCACGGGAATACAACTATTGTTCCACCATTCGGTGAATTTGCATACTACGAAGAAGTGACTGAAAACGCATAATATGAGTTTGAAAAACGGCAAACCTAATCCTTTAAATTATTTCGAATTACGGAGGGTTAGGGTTGCCTGTCCTCATTTTAAATACACTACTATAGAACGATACAATCCAATTTTACTCAAGAATATAGATCATTGGATCTTTAATAATTTAAATAGTAGGTATTATATTGGACAAAGCATTGGGTTAGACCAATCTAACACAATTGTGCATAATACACGAATAGGTTTTGAAAGCGAAAAAGAATTAAGTTTCTTCAGGATTGCCTGCCCGCTTTTAGAAACGAGATAATTAACTATGTACTTAACCGAAGGAGATACACTATGACTGAATCCGTACAAGACAATCAAGAGCTACCAAAAACTGAAGCTCCGGCAGAAAATCCAAACGATTTAACTATTAACGATTTAAATGCAATGAAAGTTATCATTGATATTGCCAGTTCACGTGGTGCATTTAAACCAAATGAAATGACAGCAGTTGGACAAACTTATACAAAATTAACAGCTTTTTTAGATCAAGTAGCTAAACAAGCTGAAGGACAAAAACAAAATGGCTGAACTCAAACACGTAGGTAGAGTAAAATCTACCAACAAGAAATGTGTTGTTGCATACCGTACACTACCCGGTGATGCATACAACTGCTTAATTGTGCCAACAGAAAATTTACCAGATAGCTATCATGATGCTATTATCAATCTTGTGGAAAGCACAACTGGCCAAGATGCTCATGAATTTGCAGATGCATTGGCAAGAGGTAATTTTCCAGATGGTAGCATTATGCTCTCAGCATTGCATACACAAGGTAAGTTGATTAAGATTTCAACAGATCAAGTTGAAATGCAACCAACAACATCCGTATCAATTTTGTTGTCGGAACTTAACCAAGTTATTGCAGAACAGCGCGGTGTAGCAATTGACGATTTGTCTGTTAAATCAGGTATTCCTGATGCTAAACAAGCAGAAACACCCAATGCTAAACAAGCAGAAAGCAATGTTACACGAACAACATCGTCATCAGTTAATGAAGTTGAAACTGTTGCTGATGCAAGCCCAGAAGCACAGGCTAAATTGTATCGTAGTCAAGCTGATAGACTAGCTAAAGAAGCCGCAAATTTCCGTAGACTTGCCGAAGACTTAGTGCCAACTAAAAAACAAAAATGATGTCCAAGGGAAAAATCTTTCCCAAAGAAATCATTGAACATTGGCCCGAAGTATTCGGTGAAGTAAAACTTAACGTATTACCTCTTGGGTATTTGCATTCAGTTTTGGTTAATTTTAAAGATGGTAAAACGTGGGAAATCAAAGTAACTACAGTCACTCGTAACGAAGGATGGTCTAGTTTTGAATTGAATCTTCGTGAGCTTGTAAAAACTTACGAAGATTCTATTGATAATATTGATTTTAAACTTGACACTGAACGTGTTAAAAAAGACATTGTAAAATCAACCCAAAAATTCTTAAAGAAAAAGAAGTTATAAATAATGAATGTTCAGCTATTATCCTATTCTCAGCCAACAGCGGAATTTAGAGATTTGGGCCTTGCAGATGCGCAAGAACTTATTGCGTATTGCGCCCGTGTCAGCAATCCTTCCAATCAACTTAACACAGACACATCAGAAAAACTCATCAAGTACTTGGTCAAACACCAACACTGGAGCCCACTTGAAATGGTCTCCGCCTGTATCGAAATCACAACCACAAGAGATATTGCTCGCCAAATCTTGCGACACAGAAGTTTCAGTTTCCAAGAGTTCTCTCAACGCTATGCTGACCCAACGAAAGATCTCAATTTTGTTACAAGAGAAGCTAGACTGCAAGACGACAAAAATAGACAGAACAGCATCGAAGTGGATGATCAACTGTTACAAAATGAATGGTACAGAGCTCAACAACGAGTCATTTATGCCGCTAAACGTGAATACGAATGGGCTATCAAAAACGGCATAGCAAAAGAGCAAGCTCGTGCTGTGCTTCCAGAAGGACTTATTGAAAGTCGTTTATATATGAATGGTACTCTACGTAGTTGGATTCATTTTATTGAACTACGCAGTGCCAACGGTACTCAGAAAGAACATCAAGAAGTTGCTGTTGCTTGTGCCAAAGTAATAGCCACTATTTTTCCTCTAGCGGCCAGTCTCCTTTAAATGTCTCTGGCGGAAACATTTTAATATGACTGTTGAATTGAGATTCTAGCCAAGCATAATCATTTATCTTGGCTAGCATTTTTTTGTCGTCCTTATAAGTTTTTCCAAACCACTCTCCAGCACTTGCTCCGCCTTTGGCATATTCTCCAAAAGGATTATCGCCGCCAATGTGTGTCCATACTTTCAATCTATACGCAGATTCATCGTCTAATTGTCCAGCAATAGTTCTGCTGGCTAATTTGGCACATTCTCTAAATGCACTGCGCCATGTGCATAATGGATTAATATTGAATGCTGTTAAATTGGACGCAGTTGTCATTGCCTTAAATCTAGTGGATATGCTAGTAGTCATATCTGCAGAATTAACATCCATATCTAATGTCAATTGAGTTGGCAATAATTTGACTCCGCCATAACCGTATTCTAAATTGTTAATAGGATTGATACTGCGCCATACATGTACAATGTCTTCTTCGCTAGGATCCAATTTTATATCAAATTTAAAACTAGGCAATAGATCTGCATCTGCATCAACTACATAAAACATTGAAGTTTTTACTTGTTTTGCGGCTTCTATATGAGCTTGATGTATGCCCTTGATTCCGTGAATTCTATGTATTTGATTTGGAATATTAACAATTTTTTTTAAAAATTGAAAGTAAAGATTGTCAGCGTTTGGTTCATTAAATGATAAAAATACAATATCGTACATTAGCGTCTCCGTATGATTCTAGGGGAATTATTATAAACTGATTTAAAAAATTTACTACCATCAGAGTCTAAGTCTGCAACCTCTAAACCGCACTCGTGACGTAATGTTTCACCAAGGCCCATAATTTCATAAGGTAGCATTTCAGTCGTTACTTTGCTGTATTTTGTTTCCCACTCATTAGTCAACCATTCAAAGTCTCGCACATTAGAATAATCCCAATCGGTGCAATTAGTCAAGTATGCTCCTTCTCTTGCTCCGTACATACTCCATTCACCGTTCTCTACATCAGCACCAATGTTACACCATATTAACATTCTGTCGTAATTTTGCCACCACACAGTTTTTAAATCTTCAACTTTGGCACCTTGATTCAATGACATCTTTACGCCTTCACGAAATCCGGCACGCCAGGCTTGAAATGGTGTGGCATTGGTAAAACTCTCGCTGTAGTTTTCATTGAATTGATAATATTTGTCATCAAAACAAAATTCAACTAATCCCTTGGCATCATTAGGATCTGAATTTTCATGTGTACGCATATTGTTTACAAACTTGCGTGTCCACATTTTTAAACCACCATTGCCGTACATTAGACCATTTACGTGAACTCGACCGCACCAGCTGAACACATGATCAGCAGTTAATCCCAAAGCGTCTAAATCTATTTCAACTTCAAGAAATTTTGGATCAATAATATTATCAGCGTCCACTGTAACAAAGTATTCAGTATCACTTAATGCGGCGCAGGCTTTGTGCGCGGCATCACTGCCCTTGACTCCATGTACACGTTTTGCCCAAGGCACTTTGTTGCACAAGTCTGCATAATTTTTTTCAGCATTTGGTTCGTCGTAACTAAGAAAAATAATATCTTGCTCTATAACTTTAATAACATTATTCATTTGTTGTGTCCCATATTTGAATACCGTAAGAGAAAAATGGGTTTCTTGTAAAAATATTAATTTTTTTAGCGTCTAATTCGTATTTAGATACAAACGGTATTACTATCTTATCTTGGATTAATTTTTGAATATCTATACTTATTTGTTGTATCAATAAATTTGGTTCGTTTGCCGCTGTGATATAGAATTCAACATTTTTATGACGTATGCCGGTTTGCGCAGTTTCATCATATATACGTTGTCTAAATTCATCTGTAATAATAACAATCCAATTTTTGCCTGGAATGTCATAGTGAACTGTTAACTCTGTATTATCTCCAGCAGGGTTTGTTATTTTTTCAAACAAATTATTTTTAAAAAGTACACTTTGCTGATGTTTTTGTACTAATTCAAATTCAAAATCAACATTTTTTGTTCTAGAAACTACCCAGTCAGTAAATTTTTCAATGCCGCTAACGAACATATGATACTGTTCTTTAGTTACTTCTAGTTTGTATTCGTATTCAGTTCTTATTTCGTTGGAAAATGCCAACAAGTTACCTGTGCTAACATCAAAATATGCATATAATTTAGGACTTGGCATTGATCAATTCCTTTAATTCCAATAGTAGATTGTCTGTTATAAAATTTTTCTCTACATAGTGAAATAATTTATCTTGAGAAATATTTCCAACCACTAATTTTCCAGCGGGTGTTAAGTGCCAGGCTATCATGTCTTGCCAGCTTTCCGGAGTTACTGACCATCCTTGTATAGGCGTTTTCATATGAGTAAATTGCAAGGGAGAATTAATGTCTATCAATTCTTGCATACCCGATAATTCTATTGCAACTGCACAAGCCAAATCCATGCTTAACCAATTTTGATATTCGTTGGGTGCAATCTGTCCATAACAAAATGCCCAGTTGTTTACAACGTATTCTAGTACTTTATAAAAATTGGCAGCTTCATCGGATTTTTTAAAATAATGCAATGCATGATACACATTGGGAAGTTTGTTTGCTACAAAAGATTTTCTATGTACAGTATCAACTACATTTTCTAATTTATAGTTGGTAATTTTAGAACAAAATCGAATATTGAAATTGCCACAGTATTCCCACCAGCCACTGATATCTTCTAACAATAACATGTCCACATCCAACACAATGGATTCGTAATATGGGCTGGCATGATACAGCTTCCATCGATTCTCAATTTTCCACTGTGTTTCTACAGCATCATCGTTCCACGGTATTGGAATAATTTTATCAAACACTGATTTATATTTTTTTGGAACTTTGTCATTTGTAACTAATGAAATGTTCGTAATTTCTTTTTGACTGCTTTTGATACTCAAGGCCAGTGCATATGCCTGTTTGATATAATCAACAGTACCATTGTTTTGTGCAAGAACTACAAATCCTTTAGACACCTGAACCTCCGTCAATAAACCTTGAAAGACTAAGTTTATTCATAATATGTACATCCGTATCTTGGATACTGACTGCTGTGTATTCTCCTAGATAATTTTCTTTTTCAATTAAGAATTTCATCTTGCTGTCATCTAACGAAATTAATAAATCTCTATCGGATATATAAAACATCTTTCCTGGCAATTCTTGTGCAAAGATTCCTGCTGATTTTGCATTCATTAAATGTATAGCAATACTAAAAGCAAAATCATTCCTAAATGTAGGAACTTCTATGCTGTACAATGTTCTAAAGTATTGCCAGTTGTTTTTAATATATTCTACCAGGGTAAAAAAACATTCTACTTCTAATGTTTTTTCAAAAACAAAAGTAGTGGCCCAATAAAAAGGAATAGAATATTGATTTATTTTTTTGAATTCAGTATCATTTCTCCAGGATGCAATACCAACACTGTTTTTATACAACTGAAAACTGTGATCTGAATTTAATGCATTGGTTAGTATGCTTGAATTGATAATATAATCACTATCAATTACCAAAGTTTTATCGTACGGCGTTAAATTATACACTGAATTCCTAGATAAATTTTTCCATTCTAAAAATTTTGAAGATAATGTGCCGTCGTTGAATCTTTTTTGATTGTGTTCTGATGTGTTATCTATACTGATAAGTTGATCAAATATTCCACATTCTTTGGGATAAGTTTTTAACATCCAATCTGCAGAATCTGTTATGATGCTGACTGGGATTTTTAAGAATTTTTGCAGACGCTGAGCCGCAAAAATCGCCAGTTTGACGTAATCAACTGAAGAATTATTCTGAGCAAAAATTACAGCACCAACTGTTTTCATAGATCAATTAAATCGCTTATTTTTCTTTTAGATTTAATGGCCAGGAATCTAGCAGAGTAAGTTTCTGTTACTTCAAAATATTGTTTTGTAATACTTTCAAAGAATTTTTTTACATCCTCTACCACAACTGGATTGTTGTTATCGTCAATGAATACAGCATCAACGGTATGCTTCAAATCAATCATCAATTTTGCAAAATTAATTAAAGTAGGTGTAATTTTAAATGTTGATCCGTTGATATAATAGATTAATTTTTGATCTATTTCTTCAGCCAGCAAGCGTCTTTGATTTGACAGCGTTGCCATATAGTTGACAACTTCAAATGCTTTTTCAATTTTTTCGTCCATAGATAACTCCGAGATAGTGTAATAATACACTATTATAATTATCTAGTCAAGGAAATTAGATCAGTTATTGTGAAATATAACTAGTTCAGGACTGTAAGGGCTCAACGTGTGTCCAAGCCGCTTGTTCTTCTGGAGTTGCGGCCATGTACTTTTGGTAATCTTCTGCTACCCGTTGAGCGTATGTTGGGTCTGCTTTTGTAGCAAGATTACGTGCAATTACTTCATCCAGTTGCTGTTGCGTAAATCTTAAATTTTGATAAGCTTCAATTAATTCATTGCCAGGCGTTTCATTAATTCCAGCGACAAATGTATCGATAATTTGTTGTCTTGTTAACATGTTAATCCTTTATGGTTTATCTGAAAAGTCACCCCAACCAGTGCCGTATTGGAAACTGTTTTTTGGGCCTGTAAACGTCTCCGGAGCGGAGCCAAATGCGTCAAGGAATTGTTGAGAACTTGTAGTCAACCCATTGGTTATTAGATAGTTAGTCCAATAAGCGGCGCCGCCTGACTCTGGAGCACGATACGGCTGATAACGAGGTACTCCTGGATCATGAGTTACATAGAACGTGCCATTTCCATTATAGAAAGCAACCACACTGGCAGCAACACCAGCAGATACACCAAATTCTTGTGTAAACCCGTTAGAAGCAGTGTATGGTGTATATACCGTATTAGCAGGAACATATATGCTGGTATTATAGGAAGTATATCCAGATGCCGACACAGTTATATACACATATCCACCGGCGTGAGGTCCGTTGAATCCAATAAGAGCACGAGTTATGCCGCCAAAGAATGTCCCAGAAGGGCTTGAACCAAATCCACTTTGTTGACTAAAACTAGTAGTCACATTATAATATTGTCCGAATCCGCCAGGTGCGGCGCTAATTTCTATATAGTACGCTTTGGTGTTTGCGCCTGGTCCAAAAACCACATAATTATAATAAGGCCCAACTGCACTAGCGGCCAATGTTGGAGCTGGAGTTGGGTCAGGCGCGGGTGGTGGAGGTGGAGGTGGAGTTTGACTAGTATCACCGATGGTTACGGTGGGACTGGTTGCTACTACCTGTCCAGAAATACTGACAGTTCTAAGCGATACTGAAAAACTTTCAGGGCCTTCTGTGGTTGAGTCCGATGTTGGCGTTACTGAGAACTGCGCCGCGTTTGAATTTATCGTGACTGAACCGTTGGTACTACTACTGAAATCTGCATTGTTGCTTGTACTGTTATTAATGGTCCAATACAGCACAGTTCCGTTGGCCACACGCGAAGTGGTAACATAAAATATCAAACTGCTGCCTTCGTTGACACTGTATATACTTGGTGCCACATCGTAAGTTGGTAATAATGGAGTAGTACTAGCATCATTTATTGTTACTGTACTGCTGGTTGCCAGCAAAGGCCCGTTCACACTGCCGGAACGCAATTCCAAAATAAGAGTTTCAGGACCTTCTGTTGTAAGATCAGCAGTTGCTGGCCGTGTAATACTAGCAGTGCCATTGTTTATAACAACAGTTCCGTCATTGACACTATTTGGAAAGTCAGTGCCGTTGGTTGTACCTGTGTTGATCCAATATAATACTGTTCCAGTTGTAACTCCAGTTGTGGTGATAGTAAAGATAACTGGCAACCCTTCATCTTGAGAAAGAACATTTGGCGTTATTGAATAACTAACAGGAGTCAATGATGTGTCGCTGATCGTTACAGTATCAGCAGTTGCTACTGGAACTCCAGTGAGCGACCCAGTTAACAATTGTAAAATAACAGTTTCAGTACCTTCTGTTATAGTGTCTGAGCGTATTTGTCTAGTTATAGTACCAGTATCGGCTGTTATAGTAACAGTTCCTGAATTGTTTCCGTCAACAAAATCCTGTGACGTAGAAGATCCTAAATTTTTCCAATACAATACTGTTCCGTTTATGATGTTGTCAGTACTCACTGTGTAAGTAACTGTGCTGCCTTCGTTCACTAATGTAACATTAGGTCGGATGCTATAGGACGGTGGAGGTGTAGCATATGCTGATGAATATGTCCATGCAACTCCACTGAATTGCACTTGAGGATATGCAACAGCCACGTTTGCACCAGTAGCAATATACATCTGACAAAAACTATTCAAAGTTCCAAGAACTGGCTCAAATATCCTATAGCCGCCGTCATTACCAGCATCTGTATAACTCCAAGTTGGTGTGAGCACCAATGCTGATCCGCCTGATATTCTTGCATATAAATCGTACTGATTAGGAGTATATTGATTTCCAGCTTCAACTAGTTTACTAAAAATCAATCGGTTAGTTGAAGTTAAGTTGACAAAACCAATATTAGTGGCAGGAGTTCCTGTTCCTGTATTGGTAGTTGTCAAATTTGACAACTTTATTATTCCCATATTTTTTAATAACACTTCCCATGATTCATTCACTAATCTACTGTCGCCAGTTGTGGTAAAATTAGTAAGAGAAGCACTGAGTTGAAAATTTCCGCCGGCATTAAAAAACCAGCGAAGATTATCAGCTGTTCCAAATTCTATAGTTATTGATTGATCAACTGTGGTATTCCAACCAGAAGATCTGTTTGATGTTATTAGAGTTACAAAGCTGGCTTCACCGCTAGGTGGTGTAACATTCCTATTATTGTTAATCAAATTTGCCATGCTCAAATATGCCGCACGGTCTGCTTCAGTTAATTTAATATCAAGTGTAGGAAGACCCAAATTTCCAGATTCATCCACACCGCTTTGATGCTGTCTAGCTTTGAGAAGATCGTTTCTTAACGAATTCCATTGGGAAACTGTGACTAGCGAATTTTGGGCAACTTGACTACTACTAACTGTTTGTCCGTAGCCCGAGTCTCCTGACCCCGAGCCAAGAACATTGTTTAATATAGTTTGTATTTGATTGTAATCTAAATATTCTACTTTAGATCCGACGCCTGCTGCCATTACTGTCCCCTATTATATGTGTATTTATTATCAAAGTATTGGTATCAAAAAATACCTTAACTTACACATTTTTATAAATTAGTTGTGGAACTTGTTGGAGGTGTTACTGAAACGTTGGCTCCGCTAGCAGTGTATGCCTGAATCAGACTGGTCAATGTGCCATCCGCTGGTTCAAAATTTCCATAATTTCCATCTTCTACATAACTCCAAGTTGGCGTAAAAATGATGCTGTTTCCAGATTTTCTTACGTACAGCTCATAACGATTAGGAGTATACTGGTTACCTGCTTCAACTAGTTTAGTGAAAACCAATTGATTTGTAGTGGTTAAATTATAAAAACCAATTGTTTGAGCAGTTCCTGTTCCGGTTTTGGTAGTTGAGTACGCATTAAAACTAATAATTCCCATGTTTGCTAGCAAGGTGGCCCATGATTGATTGACCAATAAACTAAGACCAGCGGAATATCCAGTCATTGAAGAACTAAATTTGATAGAACTGCCGCTATTAAAAAAATATCTACTTTCATCTGCTGATGCAAAAGTTACAGTTACCTGATGACTAATAGTAGTTGCCCATGGGGAGGTTCTGGTTACGGTTTGTAAATTTGTCAGCGACGCTTGATCACTAGGAGGTGTTACCAATCTGTTTGTGGTGATAGTATCAGAAAATGTGTTATAAGCCAATCTGTCAGATTCTCTTATACGAGTCGTAGTCGATGCAATAGATAAAAGTCCGCTTTCATCTGTTGCAGTTTGATGTCTACGTGCTTTTAATAAATCATTTCTTAAAGCGTTCCATTGAGCCACTGTAATCCTGTTTGTTCTAGCAACTTGGCTACTAGTAACTGGTTGCCCGTAGCCGTAGTCACCTGAGCCAGTACCCAATATATTATTGACTTTAGATTGTATAGTATTGTAATCAGTTGCTAAAACAGCAGTGTTTGCGCCGGCCATAGTGATTCCTTTATAATATTATGCATTCAACTAATTTAACTAAAGGATCAATGTTACTTTCTAATGCTATAGCAAACGTGTCTGGATTTCCAGCACCAGCGGACTGTGCTGTTCCGTTTAAACCAGCAACCAAATGCTGACCTTTAACAATAGGCCCAGTAACTTTCACTGGAACTCTTCCTTTTAATGCAATGACTGTTCCGTTTTCTAAATCTTTATTCATCAAATAGGCAGGATTTGCAGACACTGGGCCAATTGCTCGACTACCAATGGTACAAGCAGTAACTTCTTTTTCACCGCCAATCATTAAAACTGTACCAACTTCATATTCAGCATCAGCAAGATATTTTTCTGCCAAGTCAGCATAATTAGCTTGTGTTGCTACTCCTGAGAATAAAATTGCTGAAAGAGTTCCTATTCCATCTCTAGCGGCAATAGTGTTAATGCCAGGGTCAGTACTTGCAGATCTGTAAACACCATTAACAGTTAATTTATCTGCTTGTTCAATTGTGGCGTATATGTAGTTTGCATACACGTCTTTGAACTTTAATGTAGGAGATCCTAAGTTGGAAGTAAGAGTTATACCAGGTACAATATCAGTACCTACCAGTTTCATTGGAGTCTTTTCGGCACTTGCAACAGTTGTTTTAAAAACAATAGTGTCACCTTGCTGGTTATAAATTGTTGGAGTAGTGGCGCTGTCATTGAATACACGTAATTTGACAACTGGATTACCAACTGTGTATCCTACATCAGCAAAATTGATTGAAGAAGTAAAACTAGTTGCGCCAGCTCTTACAAATTCACTAATTTCGTATCCGCCCAATCTTTCCGAGTTTGTTGCTGTTCCAAAGAATCTGTGTCCGCTGGTGGTTTGACCAAGTTGTGAACCTTCTGAGTTAGTGTAGCATAAGGTAACACCTTGACGAATTTTTGTAAAACCAGTAATTGCATTAACAGCGGCGTTTAGTGTGAAATCTGCATCAGAACTAATAGTGAAAATAGTTTGTCCGTTGGAAATACCTTGTATAACTGCATGAGGAGCACCGTTGGTATCTGTTAAACTAACTGAGCGCATCTGTGTTGTTGCTGATCCAGCAACGCCTTGCGGACCAATCAATTCAAATCTAGATCCAGTCCATGCATGTAGTTGGGTGTTTGATTTGTCCCACCAAAAATCACCTTCTGATAATCCAGTTGGAGGTGTGGTAGAAACTTCAGCACCGCCAGTTGTTTTAAATTTTGTGCCGTCGTAAAATTTTAACTTGTTGTTAGAACTATCAAACCATACTTGTCCCGAAAGTGGGCGTGGAGGTTGTGTGGGGCTAGCAAAATTTTCAAGTAAAAATACAAGATTTTCATTTTGTATTTCACCATAACCTGCGTAATTTTTACCAATTAATTTAACATCGAGCGTAGTATCAATAGTGCCGTCAGCAACTACTGTAATTTGTGCTCCATTATATCTGTTTATAGTGTATGCCATTGCGCTCTTTTCCTTATTTCAGTATTTATGCTAATTTGCTGTTATAGCGGGCCACCGTATTGCCATTCTTTTGTATCGCCAACGGTTGGTGTTAAGTTAAATTGTTTGTATCGACTATTAAGATCAGTTCCAGCTTCTGGTTTATCTGTACAGATTAAACGCAATTTTGTACCAGATTCGTGCTCAGTGGGCGGGAATATTTTTGCAAGAATTACTGTAGCAATTTGTGCAGGAGTTAAACCAGTAGTATCTGCGCTTAATCCTAGTGAAGCTATTCGTACTGTGTAATCTACATATGATTTATTGGCACCATGCCCCGGTGCAGTAGGAGTGGCTAAATTTGAAATATTAGCATTATTCACACTTACCGTTCCAGATCCGTTGGGACTTAGCACAATATTAGCATTAGCTGTTGTGCTAGCTATCGTAGTGTTGCTAAAATTTAAATTGCTAACTTGCAAGCTAGTTAATATTCCAACACTGGTCAAACCTGGCGCACTTGCAACAGTTGTGCCTAAACTAGTTTGACTCAATACATCAAAACCTGCAATTCTATATACTTTGTTAGTTGCTAGATTGAAATTTTCAGAAGACGACCAAGTTGATCCAGTGCTGTTCCAAGTAAGAGTTTTATCACCGTCGGTGCCGCCTTCGACTGAGAGTCCGCCGCCATTGGCTGTAGAATTTGAAGGAGAAGCTACTTTTGCAAGCTCGATTAATTTGTCGGCTATTTCAACATTGGTTGTATTAACTGAAGTTAAATTACCTTCCACTGTTAAACTTCCTCGAATACGTGCATCTCCGTTAACATCTAAAGTTGCTGTTGGAAGTTCAGTATATACTCCCATGCGCTGACTTGTGGCATTAATAAAAAATGCAGTTGTTAAACCGCTGCCACTTAATAAATTAACACCAAAGTTTTGATTGCTAGTATTTGATTTAAATTGAAATATAGATGTAGTAGCATTAATTTCAGTACTTGCACCTTCTCCTAACACTAACGGAACTGCATTTTGTATAGATATTGTACCAGTTGTGGCAGAGTCGTCTAGTGTAGATAAAAAATTGGCAGCAGTTCTTGGAGTACCATCTGCGGCTAACAACGAGTCTGCTTGAGATGTTGGCACTGCAAATTTTACTCCAGATAATGTACTGACATTAAATCCAGATGCAATACTTCCCGAGAACCCAGCAATTGCTGAGCCTGGCGTGAACGAGTCTTTACTGAAAATTCCTAACAAAGATTGTGCTACATATAATTTTAAAATAGTATGGGAAACACCAACAGTATCAAGTATGTCTTCAGCATTGAATCCGGTAATTCCCTGAGCCGATGTGTAAATTGGTCCTGCAAGTTTTGTTGATAATCCGTCATTAAAATATAGCTGTTGTCTAGTACTGTCAATCCAGATATCTCCTGCTGAGATTGAACTTGGAGGAGTTTTAGAAATAATAGTGCCGCCGCTGACTTTAAAATTGTTGCCGTCGTACACTTTTAATCTATTTTCAGTAGTATCAAACCATAATTGTCCAGTTAACGGATAGGAAGGCTGTGAAGTACTTGCAAAATTTTCTAATAATTTAACTAAGTTTTCATTGATAAAAATACCGTAGCCTGCAAGATTTTTTCCAATAAGAGTAAGGTCTGTTGAAGTTTGATCTAAACTTCCGTCAACAATTTGTGTTATTGTTGTACCATCTGTTTTTGTAATTGTATAGCTCATTATAGGACACCAGTAAAAATTATATAATTTATAGTTGTATACGGATTCATTATTGTAACTGCTGATCCTAGTGTACTTGAAATGATTCCGCCACTATTTGGTAATCCAGAACCAGTACTTGAATTTGGAAGACCTAATCCTGGAACTGCTGCCGTGTCACTAACACCGCTGGGCAATCCTGCCGCATAATACTGAGCAGATGTACTGCTGAGATTATGTTTATGGTCTGGTAAATTATTAATTGACAACGTAACTGTTTGCGAGCCGGACCCTGTACCAACTATGTCAGCTGTGACGTCAGTGACTCTATTAGCTGAACCGCCGCCAGCATCAATCAAAATACTGGCATCGTCTTTTGACGGAATACGCTGGCCGTTGTCCATGCTGTCTCTACCTAACGGGAATCGACCTCTCAAATCAGGTAATGCAAATGTTGCGGCGCCTTGTAATAATGTTGCTGATTTGTATGTGTATCCTATAACTCCGTACAACGCAGGATAATCAGCTGTTTTAACTTCACTACCATCGCATAACAAATAACCGTCAGGTACTGTTGTTCCTGCATATGGCATTATTACACCAATAGGAACTGTTGCCACATGGCTCAACAACGTTTCTTTGGTCATTCGTAGCAAGTTACTACTGCCGCTACGATAAACTAAAATTTGATCAGATAATAATGAATCAGTTGCCGCTGGTTTGTTACTAATAAAGTTTTGACTAATTGTTGTTGTAAATGTTGCAGTTCCTAATGAGCTTTGTCCTGTAAAGCTGATATTATCACTACTGACATCGCCTTGCATACTAAAAACTGTTGGACTGGCTAGTCTTGCGGCTGATCCACTAATACTGCCCTGTAATGTTCCAGTGAATGTTCCGGAAAAATTTCCCACAAAAGAATCAGCATATATATTTCTAAAAGATGCAGTACTGGAACCAATATCAAATATTCCAGTTGTGGATGGTAATATTACAGAACCTGGAGATTCTAATCCCGTAGCAGGGTCTAATGTATTCAAATATAGTTGGCCGTTGATAGTTACATCTTTACCAACTCTGATATTTTTGCTGACTGCAAGTCCGCCTGTTGTTTTAATGCTTCCAGTAGTTAACGATGTTGCATTAGTGGTGCTGGTTACTGATAAGTCACCGCTAGATGTAAATGTTCCAGCAACATCCAATGTAGCAGTGGGTGCAGTGTTGTTTGATCCAATACCTACTCTAGCTAAAGCATCAATATGTAACACTGTGACTGGTATGCTGTTGTTGTTTAATCTAAAATCAACACTATCTCCACTAGACTTTGAATATAAAACTGTGCTGGTGCCATCTCGTCCAATATTAAAGCTGGAATTGCTACCAATAGTCAAGCCGCCGTCAGCTCGGATTGTTAAAGGAAAGTTACTAGTACTAGATGTATCAGACCTTAAAAAATTTGCAGAAGGTATTGAAACGCCTGAAACTAATAATGCATCAGAGTTACTGGCAGTTCCCCATATTCTTGATAAACTTGTGGTGTTAGTTGAATCAGTTGAGCTAAGATTAAAACCTTGATTAATAGTTGTAAATCCAACAATTGTTGATTTTGGAGTAAATGTTTCTTTGCTGATGATTGCCAACTGATAGTTGTTGGCGTATAAAGATATCACACTGTGAGTTACGTTGGATGTGTCAACAATTGTGTCAACTACCGTGCCTGTTAAACTGCCAGAACTGAACTGCGGACCAACCAACAGCCAATTGCTACCAGAGAACACATATAACTGTGCTGTGGTAGTGTTGACCCACAAGTCTCCCGGATTGCTGTTAGCGGCTAAAGGAGCCGCACCTGCTTTTTTTACAGAACCCGCCGATGTCCAAATTGTTCCGTCAAACACTTTTAACAAACTTACACCGCTGGTATTATCATACCATAATTGCCCTTCAACTGGATTTGCCGGGGCTGTGTTATTTGCAAAATTTTCTAATAAATGCAAAAAGTTGTTTGCAACAACTGGAGCATAACCCGCATAATTTTTTCCTACAAAAGTTAAACTTGTTTGTGAATTTAAAGTTTGATCTGCTACAGTTAGCGCAGGTTTTGCAGGATTAGTTGTTTCGGTGAATGTAACTTGATAACTCATGTGTTATACTCCCACAATGCCAGTCAAACTTTGTATACGCACAGTGTAATCAATTTGAATTAGTCGATTTAAAGATTTCTGTACAGGGTGAAAAATCACATGTGTCAACAACAAACTAGATCCACTGGCACTGTAAGATTTTAAACCTAGTTCATCAAACACAAATGAACCGTTTGCATCTGTTGTGTTATCAAAGGCCTGCTGTCCCGAAGTGTTTCCATCGCCATAGTCTAATAAACAGGTTACAAATACATCTGTATAGTTTGTGCCAGTAACGTGTCTAACTTCAATGAAGTTTCTGCTGGGGTCTTTGTTATTAACGGAATTTTGATTAACTACTTTCTGGAAAGTTTGATTGTATAAACTAGCATTAGATCCCGAACTGTTTGAAGTTAAGTATGTGATAATGCCAGTTGGGTCAATGGCAGTTCCGCCGTTACCAAATGCCATCTCGTACACAAATCCGTTACCGCTGTTTGCTATACTGTTAGCCAATGCTATGCTGATGTTTTCATAATGAATAGCATTACGCTTGTTAATATAGACGGTTTTAGACTCAGGGTCCCATATTTTAATATGCCCTTCAATGTGGATTCCAGTTGTTTCTTGACTCTGCATAGTAGACTCTCTTTATATTGTATTTATCAAGTATTATTATCTGCTAGTTTAATGTTATAAGTATTGAATTTATGAATACCAAATACCCGGAGTTGCTTTTAAAAATTCAGTTATAGCACCCGAATCGTATTGTATATTTAACTTGCTGTCCCAATCTGTACCCATTCTCTTAACAACAGTTACTTTGACTCCTATATCAACAGGTGTTGTTAGTTGAACAGCCGCAGAAATACCGTCCACGGTGAATTCAGCAGCCATGAGTTGATCAAAATTGCTAGGATTTAGCGATTCCACTGAACTTTGCAATTCGTGGTGTACTATGTAAGGCGTTTTCTTTAATCGAGTGTTGCCAACAAATAACTTCCAATAACCCAAATCGTAATCTTGTTTAAAGTTTGCCTTACTGGTATGCGCAACGGTTGCTTGATATGTATAGCTACCTGAAATAACTATTGCACCAACTGCATAAGCTACGTTGGAAGTCCAAACTGTATCAATATTATAACCGCCAATAAACACTTCTATTTCATCACTCTGGCCATAAGATGTAGATATTGCTGTGCCCGTACCTGTTGCTGATTTAGCTATGGTCACTGTACTGCCAACAGCATACAACACTCCTGTTGTGTTGGCAACTTTATTCCAATCTGTTGTTCCCAGAGTAACAATTTTATATTGGCGGCCTATTGTAAAATTAACGGCTGTTTCTACTACTTTTGTAGGAACAAAATTTAAGTTGATAACAGACGAACCGTCAGATTCTATTTGCTGTATTACAGAGGATTCAGTATAAGGCAATGTTTCCGATGGTCCTATATCTTGTACCAAAGTTCCAATTTTGTGCAATGTTGGTACACCAGTACCTAATGTGCCGCGGCGTAACTTGCTTAATGTATTCCCTGTTAGACCAAAATATTCTATGCGCTCGCCACGAATCTCAATAATACCTGGACGATTAATAGAAGGATTTGGAGCATCAAAATTGCTTGCATCATCAACCACTATGCTGGTATCATTGAATTTTAAAGGTTGCATCAATCGTGTTTGTTTATTTCTACTTAATCGTTTGTAATGCACACGATTCAACATGTCTTTAAATTGCATATAAGATATTGTTGATCCTAAAACATTATTACCAAATGTAATCAATGTGAACACATCACTAATAGCAGGTGTAGTTGCAAGTTGAATACTTTGTTTGTTGTCGTTCAATTTGTAGTCTACTGACGGTGTTAGTAGTGTATTATTCTTTATGACCCATATGTATTCATCAGAAATCACAGTTCTGTCAAGTGCAATCAATCCAGATAACGCTTCTTTATAAGTGTAGTACTCTGTTGAATTTTGAGTTATTGATAAATTAGTACTGATTGTGATTGCAGTTCTTTGCAAATCTAATATGTCATGATTATAAGAACTAATAACCTCAACTACATCTGCACTGGTATACGATTGCGAAAACACAATGGTATTATTAGTTGGGTTATACAGGTAACCTTGCGAGCTGTTTACTGTCACTATTAATGTTTTATTAACATAAGTTGCATAAGTTATCTTGTTTATTTTGATAGTTAAGCCACCTGGATCTACAGTATAATCGGTTCCCAACTTTAGAACTGTTGTCCCAACAATGACCAAAATATTTGTAATAGGAGTAGAATACGGAACTATCCTTGTTGGATCAACTTTATAAGATAATTTATTATTTTTTATTGTAAAATAACTGCTGATAGGTGAAGGTAAAATGTTTTGATTTACTCTAACAATCATGTTTGCTTCAGCAGGTAAATTATTTCCCACTGGGAATGCCAGTGTGTAAGTGTTTGTTCCTGTAGTAACAATTTTTTCTTTTTTAGTTATTGCAAATGTTTTTTGGTTGCCTGAAACAATAACATAATTTATCAATGCATTATTAGCAGGTGCTGATTCAAATCGTAGTGCAACACGATTTGCAGTTTCATAACTTGCATCTGTTTGGAACAATTCAGGAGTTGCAACAACACCATCTATATAAACAATACTAGTCACTGCTGATAACCAAGGAGCTTTAGTAATAAATTCAGTTGTTGTTCCGTCGGAAACAAAATAATCAATATCTAAGATATTATTGCCGTTAAATCCTATGTTATAAATGCTTACTATTTCCCCGATTGGTGGAGTTGATGTTAATGATATTTCTCTATTTCTATAATCAATTGTGTATTGATCTGAATTTAAAATAATATTAGATTTTTTAACAACAATTGATTCTGCGCTGTTTGGCGTTTGAGACATTTTGAATGTTCGTGTTAACCCATCTCCAACAAAATTGTCAACTTTAATATTAGCGGCTCCAGAATTTGGCTGATCGTATACTTTGATAGCAACTGCATCAACCACTTGCCCAGGCACTACTTCTTCAGGAGCAGGGCTACTAGTTGGGGTTACAAATCCATCGCCGTCAATTAAGATATCATCTGCATTTAGACCTGAAGCAGTGGCATAATTCATATCGCCACCGGTAACCAATGAGTCGTAATCAATATCCTGGGGAACAATTGATCCATCGCTGGTACTCTTTCGAAGTATAAATTTGTCGCCAGCTGATACTGTAAAAGTATTAGGAATAGTTATAATGTTTGAATTGCCGTTGCCAACAAACGTAGATACGATTGCGCTGGTATTAGTTTGCTGAGGTGTTCCAAAATTTTCGTCGTCTAATTTAACACTTGGTAACGTGCTGGTAATATTGATAACACTTCCAGAAGTTAAGGAATTCGTTAAGTTTACAAATCCATTAGAAATAGTTATGTCAGTATATTTGTTTAAAGGTCTAGTGAACACAAGAGTTGCCGCTGTTGGAACTGTAACATAAATTATTTGATTCAACAAAATTTCTGTGCTGTTTAGAATCGTTTTAATTACAGTGTCAACACCAAAAGAAGGTGCGGAAGATGTAGATACCTTATCACCAACTTTTAATCCAATTGTACTGCTTAACGATAATGTGGTAGATCCTGCAACACTCTTAGTGAAATACAAAGTACCGTTAGGTTGTACATTTGGCGGAGCACTTAATGTAACTGTGTTATATGTAGGATTAGTTAACAATACAATTTGTTTTGAAGTAAAACCTACACCTAGTACAGACATCCCTGGCAATATGCCAGTAACACTTGCTACTTTTATAATAACTGAAGTTGGATCATAAGCTCCCACTGGAATATAATTTGCTGATGTTCCTCCTGCTGTTGCATTTCTTACCAATGTTGCTGTGGGATTTGTTCCAATGTAAGTGTACGGATAAATCAATGTATTAGTCACTACTGGTATTGTAGTTAAATTTAAACCTACATAATACGTATTAATTTTAGTTCCCACGGAAGGAGTATACGGCAATGTAAAAGAATGTGTATTGGCTGCTACAGTTAGTATGTAGTCGTCGAATAACGGATCAAAACTATCCCACTTGTCCGTGAACCAAGGCGTTGTTCCCCAACCTGCACTGATGTCAAATCCAAGACCTTGTATTATTACTCCACCGTAGTCCACTCCAGTCATTAATTGCGATAAATCATTACCAATATCACCGTCTTGTGGATTGTAATAATGATGTATTCTATCGGCAGCATTTAACAAAGATTGATTCTTTAGATAAACAATTTTAAGCACTTGTCCAGACTTTGGTTGCGTACCTGGCACAAATGTTATCAATCCTGAATACTTAGTATAATCAGTTGTTGTTGTAACTGTTGTTAATTTATAGTTTTCTCGCAATACTGGAATATTGTTAATTGTAACTGTTGCGGCCCCGATGATAACATCCGGCGCATACGTTAGTTTATATTGTAAATTTCCAGTAGTGTTAATAAACTCAGTTTCTTCTAGGTTAACAAAGAAATAAGAACTTGATATTCTATCAAATTTTATTTTAATTAAACTGGATCTAATAACACCGTGATGTTCAGAAGACGATACACTATTTCCAATAATTGCAACTGCACGAGCCGCAACACCAGTTGGAGACAATCCACCTGTAAGTGTCACAGTTGGTGCTGATAGGTATCCGGTACCGTGAGTAAGTAGAATAATTCGATTAATTACTCCATTTGTAAAAAATGCTCTAGCAGTTGCGCCACTTCCAGAATCATTTGTAATTTTTACAACAGGTTCTCCGATATAACCAGATCCTCCATTGATAATTTTTATATCTGTTACAATAAATCCAACATTGTCTAACCAGTTTTTCCAAGGATATTGTCTAATAGTAGCATCGTCTGCTGTTATAACTCCTCGAGTTGCATTTGTAGCAATTGTTGTTATCGCATTATTTCTATATATAGGCGGCAAGTCAAAATCTGAAACCATAGTAGGAGTTGGATCTACCAACTGATAACCACTAACATATTCTCTAATTTTAGATTTAAATGGTTTTACCTCATTTATATAATCTTGAAAGTTTGACAAATTATCGTTGTTGTATGTTACCGGAGTTGACAGTTCTCCAACATTGTGACGTGCTTTAATGAAACTTGTCTTAAATATCCAATCTAAATAAACTTGTTCGCTTAATGCATATCTTACTGTTGTAAAAAATAGATTTAAATATTTTATTTTCAAGTCATCAGTAAAAATATCGTTCTTTAAAGATTCTAAAATAATTCTAAGTTCTAAATTAGGATTATTATCAAATGCGATTCCATCATACGTTGTTCCATCGTATCCTGTACTAACGGTTGACGACTGATACAGTGCGGAGCTTAATTGTATTGTGCCGTTTTCCAAACCAATCACTTTGTACATTTGTGTATAATCAAACGACTCTATGTTGGATATTTTTTCTAATAATGACCAACCTGTGGTAGTTGTTCGAACTTTGATAATTTGTCCAACAGTGTCATTTAGTGTTTTTAAATCCGAAACCATATCTACTGCATGATCAATTGCAGTGAATTGACTGTAACCGGATGCAAACCAATCAGTTTTCTTCCAGTATGCAGTTACGTCGTACGATTGAGATTTTGTTCTAGACCAAAGTTTTCCATCTGGATCATACGAGTATATACTCCAAACACCTCGAGCTCCTGAATCATTTATTACTAATGCAGAATAATCTCGAACAGTTGCAACGGTATTGTCATCATACCCTTCTCCTGAGTTTATAATAGTTACTCCAACAATTTGTCCCGTTCCATTACTACTTAATACAGCTCTAACTATTGCACCTTCGCCGCTGCCTGATATTGAAATATACGGAGCAACTAAGTATCCTCTACCAGTATAAGAAATGTTGATGTCTGTTATTTTACCATCAACAATAGTACAACTGTCTATCACTGGTCTTCTAAAAGCCCCAACGTTCACAAAACGTAGCTCTTCCGAAGTTGCTTGAGTAGTATCATACAATCCAGATACTAGATTAGGTGCAGATTCTTTTACGTCAATGTTGGCAATATTTCGACTGTCAACAATTGGATTTTCCAACAGCACTGCATTGGTTTCTTCGACCAACTGTTTCAATGCTTCAAATCTATTGATAAACATACTTTGTCTAGGTCGATTTTCTATGCCGTAGCGAAGTTTTTCTGCCAGCGAAGCATCTGGAACATCTCTACCTATGGCATCCTTGCCGCATAAACTGTCAAACCATTTCTGTTCAAGATGTGCAGGAATTACTGTGGCAGAATCATTATTAATAATTTTCCACTGGCTATGGATATTTTGAGATGTATTATTTACAGTCCAATACTCTACTGATAGTACTATATTAGAATCTTGTAAATATTCTGCGGCATTTACTAAACTAAATGAGTTTGTTCCAGTTAATGCAAGATATGTGTAAGCAGAACCGCGTGGGTTCTCAATTAAACTTGCAATATCGCTAGCCGATAAATTCCTACTAGGTATATTAGGAATAGTTTTTTTATTTTTCACCCAATAATAATACGTGTACTTCTTTGTTTGAGATCCAGTGTCAAATCTTTCTTTGATAGAATAAACATTATTTCCGTACAAACTCTTACCGCTGATACCATTAGCAATCCCAGCTTCGGTGTCAGACTGAACATCCCATGCTGCCGGTAATAATGTGCTTTCAACCCATTCATACAAGTCTACTGTTGCTCCAACTGCCAATGAATTCCATACGCTATTTCTATAGACTACAGAGTTGTCGTAAGCATCAATTAGCTTAGTAGTTCGTAAATCCCACCAGATATAACCAACTTGTGATTTGCCCCACGGAGCACCAGAGTCAACTGTTACATCATCGCTGGCATTGCTAATAGAGTAAGTGGCAGGATCATAGTAACATGAATATTTGATTTCTTCTCTGGCCGGGCCTGCAATTTTACCCTGTGCTAAATCAATAACATCTATGTACTTTACTAATTCGCCAGTAGCTTTGTTGTATAAAAATGCAGATTTTATTTTAGAAGGATCAGGCACAGTTGTTTGCTGATGTTTAATTGTCCAGCTAAAAGTATTTTCTTTTTTCTCATAATCAATCACTATACCCGATTGTAAATTTTGATCGAATTCAAAAGGAGCCGTTACAATAATATGATTATTGCCTGTAGCAATACTTTGTCCAAATCCTGCGCCGGCTGTCTGTAAATTTTCTAAAGTTTCACTATAAATCCATTTTGTTTCGTACATGTCGTACACATCAACACGGCCAGACTCAGTTGCCAGTTGTGATACATTAGTAGAATTTTTATCAAAAATTGTTTCGTTTTCGTCAAAGATAGTTTTTAGAACAGTATCTTCATCAGAACTATAAATCACAATAGTTTTATAATCATCTATAAATGCAACTTTACTTCCAAAGTATCCTGAATTTTCTGGTTTGTGATTTTTCAATGTTTGATATTGCACAAATACAGATGCTGTGAATTTATAAACATTTACTGTACCTGCTTTAGGTTTTTCATTATCTGCTAAACTATCAGAAATTACCAAGTAGTCTGCATTATCAGAAATATCAACACTCTTTCCAAAATTTAAATTGTTTCCTGTTATAGTTTGAGATAGTGTTCCTGATCTATAAATTTTAATTTGTCCAGATAAAGAATCGTTATTGGCAGTAACTACTAACGTACTGTCGTCGTCAGTTGCTACTATGCCTGATCCAAAATTTCGATTTGCAACATCTCCAGATAAAGTTGCCGATAGATCAAATCCCCAACCCACAGTTGAAAATTTAATTAGACCTGTAGGTGTTATATCTGGTCGTTGTGAAATTGTCAGTGTTGTTGAATCTGTTACAGAAGATACAATTTGGCCAGAAGTGAATCCAACACCAGTAATCAGCATGCCAGGTAAAACTCCTACTGTAGAAGTAACTTTTAATGTAGTACCTAAACTGCCAACAGGATTATAATATGTAGTTGCTTGAACATCCACTGAATGTTTTAATTTATAAACACGACCGGCATTACTATTATATCCAACTGCTGAAATATATAAGATGTCGTTAGCAAATGCTAATTGAGAACCAAATTTTTCATTATTGGTTGGGAACGGACTTATGATTGTGTCAACAAGTGTAAAAATATTATTAGCATCTTTGCTATAAAGACTAATAACACCTTGCTCTGTTAAATTGCTAGATGTTCCACCAAGTATTGTGGAAACATATTTTATTTTTTTCCAAGATGATACATTGGGTATTAGTCCCGCAACACCATCTGGACGTGGCATTGTACTATTGGTATTGTTTTGTAGTGCTTGATAAAATCCAGTATATGCACCGCTGTTGCCTAGGTATACAATATCATCTGTAACATATGCAGTATTAGTATTAAAATTGCCTTTTAATTTTGTGTATGCATTGCTTGCTAGCGGACTTCCTGTAGCTAACCATTTTCCGTCAAACGATAATGCAACTACCGTTGCTAGTTTAGATACATTAGGCGAATAGCTGACAAACGGTTTAGTAACAAGTTGTCTTTGTATCCACTGCGCATTGTATCCAGATTTATCCCATATCTCTGTGTCGCCAGAGTTAGAACCAATTGCAATAATTTTTCCTAGTTTGGTACAAGAAATAGTTTTTCCATAATTTACACCATCAACAGGATTAGAGTTTGGAATAAGTTTTCTACTGTATACTGGGGAATATTCCCACACGGCCCATTTATTATTACTATCAGAATCAATCCATAATTTGTCACCAGGAATCAAAGGAGGGCGTGTTAGATTATCAACCAAATCCATTGCCGCTGACCTTTGGCTAACAAATCTAAAAATTATTACATTCTGAGATTGCGTAAATGGAGGAACCCAACTTGGAATTGTTGCAGAGACTGTGAATGTATTCAGTGATACTGAAAGAATTTTATAAAATCCTTTTATTAAATCAACTTGGTCTATGCCTATGTAAGAGCCAACTGCAAAATCTACTAGTTCGCTTAATTTAATAGTTAAAGTTTTTGTACTGTTATTGTAATCTACATTAGTAACAGTAACATTAGAATCAATATATTTGTACACATTCCATCCAGTTCCTTCAAAAGTAACTGCTACAGATATGTTTGGTTGAAAAAGTGATGGGTCTGTATTTGTTGATACAATGTCTTCAAGAGATTTTACAGTAGTATACACTTCGTCAGATCTAAAATAACCTGCGCTTCTTAAATAAGGACGATATTGTGTTAATACAGGCCATGGATTAGATGTGTATCCAACTGGTTTTAAATATACTTGGCTCGAATTGTATGTGATTATGAAATCGTTTGGATCGTCAAAATTTTCTGATAGGTAAAACCCTTGAGGATTACTTCTCATTTTTGATTCTTCTAACACAAATTCTATAGCCTCAAATGCTTCGCTAGCTCCGTACTGACCAGTTCTAATTGCCCACTCTTCGTAAAATTTTAAACTTTCTTCGCCAAGTGCAGATTTCACATCAAACAATTTGTTTAAACTGTTTTGTGTTCCTTTTTCGCGAATCATTCCTTGATAAAATTTGAACTCGCTTACATCATCTTTGATGATGTTTGTAAGATACTGTCTCTTTTGATACCCAATTAAGTGCTGAGCTAACTGTTGTTGTGCAGTGTCAAAATTATCACTATCTAAACTATAAAAGTCAGTAAACTGTTCTGCCTTATATGTCCAGTTTGGTAATAGTTGCGTTACTGGTTTTTTATCTAACAATATCCAATCTTCATTAACAAAAGAAACTGCTCCTGGTAAAAATCTACTTGCAGTATAGTAGAATTGCTTGTATTTTACAATATCGCCAAGGTCGTAATCCTCCCACGGAGTCCAATTTTGTATCTTAGCAACATCAAGAATAAATCCAGGAATATCTAACCCACCATACCAGTTGGTGCTGACATAACCTGCAACTTTAATTCTATCCTGTTTATAACCAGTTTCTGGTTTGAAAATTGTATCATTAAATATAGTAACATTGTTTAACAAAACAACATGCTCTTGCTGTATTAGATAAAATGTTGCGCCGTAGATACCATCTTCTCCGCGCGGACTGTAACTAACTGCGTTGTCTTCTCTATAAGAATTAATGAAAGTAGGTTCAAGAGGTGTGCCATCAACTTTAAAAATTTCATATCCGTTAAATGGATTTCGGATGTCATCTATTACGCTTAATTCTGTTTTAAATGTCAGCTTTGCGGCTGCAGGACTTAGACTTATTGCGGAACCACCGTTGTTGTTAAGGCCGTCTAATTTTGTAAAGTCAGTTTCTAAAAACACTGAGGCAGTTGAATTTTTATTAGCTTTGAAATAGTCGCCGTTATAACGAACTATATCGCCATATGTCATACGCATACCTGGCGTCCACTCGGCCCATTTATCCTCGCCTGTGCTCCAATTTTGTGTTGTCCAGAACAAGAATTCTTTGACACTGGTTTCCCAATTAGTGACTGCGTTTAGTATTGGGTTAAATTCATCAAATATAAATCCTTCATCTTTTAACCACTCACCGTATCCCAACAAGAAATCAACAACGTCTTGTATTTTTTCAAATTTAGTACCGTACGGGCTAGTGTTGATAATAGATTTATCCCACGATTTTCTTATCACTGCATCGCGACCGCCAATAATTGGTAAACGCGGTAATGCTTCGTAATAGGAATCACTAAAAGTGCCTGAAGTGGTGTGCGTTACTAATGATCTAAAATATTGATTATTATATTTGACAACTTGGCCAAGCCCGTAACGTTCGTTGGCTGTCCATGCAACAAAATTTTCAGATATTCCGCCAATGTTTATAGTGATACCAGACTGTTGATACTGATAGTATTTAAAATAAGGAGTACTTCTACTGTATCCTTTAATTTCATAACCGTCGGCTAATTTACTAACAATTACTCCGCTGTATGTTAATTTCTTTATTGGAGAAGAAGAATTTAAAATTACAGTGTAATCTTCGGGAGGCACAAACACACTGCTAGTTGACAACGGAGATTTAGAGTCTAGTAATAATTTAAATTTTTCTTTTGATGTAAATGCGCCTACTCTATGACTTAATTTTGTATTAATATAAGTTAAATCATAAGCATACGTATCGTAAGATTTTAAATTATCACTTAGAATATAATTGATAATATAATTGATAATGCCCGATGTCTGTACACGTTCGGTACTGGAATAGATGCTTGGAAACTTAACAACTTCCGATTTGATTCGTAAACCAGTTTCATTATAAATCAGTTGTCCGCAAAGATTTCTTGTTATTCTAGACCTATCTAATAATTTTCCAAAAGTATCAGAAGGTTTTAATAAGATCGCTGTTAATATAACGCTGAACGCATAGTGGCTACTTCTTCTCCAAGCAGTTTCAACAGGGCTACCGTCACCAAATACAAAATCTGTTTGAGAATGAGCTGTTATTGTTCCAGAAATAAATCCAGATACCAACGGATTAACCAAGTTACCAGTAGCATCTACAGGTAAATGTTTTAATAAAAACGGTTTAATATATTTTTTTGTCTGAACTGCTGGTGCATTTGGGTTTCGTATAAAGCCTTCGGATATGTCTTTCCACATCACAAGATTATCGCTGGTATACGGTGCTGGGCCGTATAATGTTTTCCACCATAACGGTTCAATACTAAATCCTAACATTTCCCACGGGCAAATATTTGGTCGGTCTGTATCATAAATCCACTGATAAATTCCGCGCCAGTATCCTGGAGTTTCTTGACCATCAGGAGTGCTAAAGGAATTATATTTAAAAGTAAAAGGATTATTTCTGTCAAAACTTAACGGTTTTGTAAAATCTCTATCAACTAACGAAGCCCATTGATAAAACGAAGGAGCTAGTACTTGATCAAATTCTTTTCTAGAATAATCTCCAGGTCTATTATAACTAGGTACTAGTTCTGCAATATCAAAAATTTCTGTATTGTATTCTACTTTGATATTGTTAAAAATTCTTTTTTCTAATTCAAGGATAATTGCATCTCGATAGTCGGCAACACCGCTTGCGCCGTATGTACCGTATGCAAGTACATGACTACCATCGTGTCCTTGTATCATCCAACGTGGAGTAACCAATGTTGTATCTAAATAAAGCATTGGTTTGTATTTTGGCCACATGCCTAATTTAGTTGGAGTTTCTGGAATGAATGAGCCGTCTGTGCTGTCATATTCAACAATAGATATTGTATCGTTTTCAACTAGAGTATGGTTGATAACAACAAATCCTTGCTCATTAAAATAATAATCTGCTTGATAAATTAATTGTAAATCGTTAACATAGACAATAACAGCTTTATTGGATAAAGTATCTAATATAAAGTTTGTTTTTAACGGATATGTTTTTATTCGAGGATCAACAACTGTGATATTTGTTTTTACGCCGGCACGATACGGCACCATATCACTAAAATAATATGGATCTGTTTTAGATTTATCTTTGTTAATTTGTTCCAGTATTAAATCAACTTGTTTAGACGGAGTAGTTTCAATTCCTAAATTTAATGCCACTGCTAAGAAATTCTTTTTAAATTGAATATACTTGTCTCTGCTTTCTTGTATTGCTCGGATCACATTGTTGGTTTCAGTTGTAATGTGATATAAAGAAATACTTGAAGGGCTACTGTGTTGTACAAACTTAGTACCGTACGGTGTTATATTACCTAAATCTCGTAAATTACTTGCGCCTGGGAAGGTTCCAATAAAAGTAAGAGTTTTTGTAAAATCAGACTTTACATCATAATTATTTCCTTCTATGTTGCCAGCATCGGCTGCATAGATATTATCAACAATGCTGTCTACATGATCAATTACTTCACCCAGCGTTAATGTTGTTAATCCGCTGTTCAAAGGATTGTGTTGTAAATTTAATGGAATTTCATAAAATCCATTAGAATTTATTGGCTGTGAGGCGTATGTTTTTATTGTTAATACATCAGTTTTTAAAATATCTGCTTTTAATTTAATTGTTTTGTAGTCTGGGGCATCAACTACCGACCAATGATCAGTTGCTAAACGTTTACCATTAATGTATACACGAACTACTAAATCTTTAAGATCTGAAATATTATCAAAGATATCTAATTTAAAATTATTAGTTTTGTTTGAATTTTTGTAAATTCGTATACCAGCTTGAGTATTTGGTGCTGTACAAGTTTCCCATGCATTTTTGTAAATTGTATTTCCTGCATAATCTTTTGTACTGAGATACCCTGTATTAACAGGAACAGTTATAATATTAACAGATTCTCTATAAGAAAATACGTCTGTATCAAAATTGAAATCAAAAACAATATCTCCTATATTTTCTATATTTCTGTAAGAAAGCGCAAATCCAAGATTCGAGTCGCTTATTCCTGTTGGATTAACCCTATAAGAAAATAAGTAAGTTCCTTTAAAAGTAGTTCCATCATACTTGTCTATATTGCTAAAACTAGTTCCAGTTGCATCAACTACATCAAACAACGGAAACTGGTTGGTATTAGTTTTTTGCTGTGCTGAAATCCATGTGGTACCAGTGAACCAATACATTAATCCTTGATTTGCAATTCCTTGTTTTACTAGTACTACTTCATTATCAGCTGGTGAGTGTAGTTCAACTAAATGAATTTGGCGTGAATTAGCAGATAGATGCTTAACATCTATAAACTCTACTTTAAAAATTTTATTTTTAACTAATCTATCTGTATCCGATAAAAATAATATTTTTTGTCCTTCAGATAAACTGATTCCATCAATGCTATATCCCAGACTGCCTTCAATGGTTGAAAATGCATCTGTTGTGAACGAATCAACTAAGTCAATATCAAAAATTGCATCTGTACCAAAATTAAATAATTTTAAATCTGCATTGAATTCAATAATAGGACGTACTGCTCTAAGGCTTTGATCCAAAGATGCTATCGTTTTATTAAATGATGCGCTGGCATTTATTACATCTTTATGAAACCATCGGTTATATCGAGACCAAGGGTTATGATCTCGACTTGCTCTATTAATAACCATATAGTCTAATGTTTTTGCAAAGCCGGTAGAATCGCTAAACGCATCTATATCAAAGGGGTTAGAATCAAATAACAATGTTTCAGATTCTGTATAAGTTGTTGAGATTTCTAAAATTGATTTTTCAATCAATTGAATAGCAGTGCCTACTCCTTCAACATAGTATTCACCCGTTGCATATTCCGCGGGAGAAACTTGTCCACCAAACGATACCTTCATGCCATTACTCAATGCAGTGCCATCACTTAGTGTATAGTTAACTTTACCTAAAATTTCTGATTTAATGTTAATGGATGAATTTTCATCTATATTGTATATTTCAAAGAGTCCGCCTAAATTTACATCAGTCTCGCTTTGATAATATAAAACATTTGGAGAGTTTACAGGAATAGTCATTGTGATTACTCCACTTTCAACTCCATAAGAGTCTATCCCCGGTATTTCATACCTATCGTCGATACCGGTTGATCTTGCAGTTTTTATGCTGATTGGATTGCTTGGACTAGATATAATAAATTTATAAGTTTGTCCTCTGTATAATTTAATCACAGGGTTTGGAGTTAACCCGTCGGGAGTAAACACATACTGATTGTTTTGTCCTTGATATTCAAGGGCAATTTTATAAGTACTCTGTGCTGTAAGTTGTTGACCAAATATTTTAATAGTCTCAGGGCCGTACGATAACCAGTAGTAATTTTGAAAATTAACAAACTTATCCCAATCAATATGAGGATTCCAAGAATAAAATTCTTGTTTATTAAGCCTATCATGATTGGATACGTTGGCTCCAAATACACTCAGTTGGTTTATGTAATCAATGTAGTCTTTAAAGAAAGTATTATTACCTAATGTATCCTGTACAGTTAATGCTGGCTCCAATTGGTAATTCTGACGAACTAAATTTGGAGCTTCAATGAATAAATCTGTACCTGAAGTTGATTTTGAATACGGTCTGCCAACAAATCCGTTAACTTTTTTAACCGTGCCAGGTGCTACCAGCTGATCTACTGTTGCTTGTAAAAATCGTTTATTAGCATCTGTTTTAAAAAAGTTAGGTATTAAATTTACACTAAGTCCTTTAGACCCTGATGGATTTGTAAAATCAGTCATTAGATATTTCCGTATGTTGAGCTAGTTGTGTTTTGTGATGATACTGCGCTGAGTGCTTGTCCAGTCACTGATTTAATATTGCCTGAAGTTATTCCGGTAATTATTTCAATATCATCTACCGTTGCACTACTGATAAAAATCTGATCACTTGGGCATTTTATTTCAAATAAACTACCAAAGTAAGATCCGTCTTGTCTTGGCACAATAATAAAATTAGTAATATCAGGAGCAAGCTGTGTCATTACATAAGTTGATAATTCTGTAAAATAAAATATATCTCCAAAATTCCAATTATCTAATGTGAAAAATTGGTTGATTGCAGTTATTGCCCTTGATTTGATATCGTTTTCTGAAACTACTGAATTTAAACTTTTGGTTATTTTAAAACTGGCTTGCAAATCAATTGTTGCCGAAGTTCCAAATAACAATTTATATGTAACTGGGTGGTACACAATTTCATCGCTGATTGATTTGATTAAATTCAATTTTGGAGCAATTAAATTGTACAATTCAGCTGAACTTGGAGGTAACGGCTTAACCACCGTTGAGCCATCCAACCACTGACGGAATAGTGTGTCGTAACTCTTGGTTAATACGTAAATATCCATGATGTTGCTTGCACCTGGATCTATTCTAGATTCGTAATCGGCTCTATGAATGTACTGAAATTTTAAATTATCTCTGCCAACATATACTTTGTAATCCAATGTTGGCACCAATAAAGATTTTGTTAAATTTAATTTTTTAACTACTCCAGTATCTGAGAAGTAAAAATACTGTCCGTCTTTATATTGAGATAACGATCCAATACTGCTTTGAGTTGCAAAAAATAATACTTTGTTATCAGAATTACTTCTATAACGATAATCATTTTGTCCAGCTGAGATAGCGTATTTTTCTTGTACTATAAAAGAATTTTGAATATTCTGGTAATCAACAATATCAAGGAACAATTGAGGATTATCAACTATGTCGTTGTTATCTGAATCTTGGAACGATACCACTATTTTTTTATTATCAATGTAACCGTCTAATCCGTTAAATGATGCTACAATATCCCATTTTAAATCCTGTGTAAAAGGCTTGCCAGATGATCCAGGTTTTGTGTTTATACTTAAAATATTAATTAAATCTTTCACAACTGAATTAGAAGTGCTGTCATAAACTGCTGTATTATCTTCAAAGAAAAATCTTATTTCGTCATCACTTTCAAATACATATCGCAACAATCTAGTTGTAATTGTATAAAAATCGTTATCAGTAGTAAACAATAATATCCAACTTGAATCGTTCTTTAAATTAGATAAACTGCCTTGATTAGACAAGCTAAAACCAGATGTTGCATCCAAATTAGTTTCAAAGATAATTTTCCAGCTCTGATCAGTTGCATCATAGCGCAGTCCAAATGGTCTGTTACTGTATATTAAATCTATCATTTGTGTTATTACTGAGCTGGGAATTGATAATGATAGTTTAGGAATAATTTGTGTTATCTGCGCAGTTGAGGGAATCACTTGATTTAAAGTAATAGGCCCAAGACCGCTGGAAAGAATTCCTGTTCCAGCGGCAGTGCCGTTTGCGTTAACAGATACCACTTGTGCCCATATATAACTTGAGCGGCCAGACAATGTGGCATCTCCAACTTTTAATGCGTTTGACTTATTGAGGTCAAAATAGTAACCAGTCGGGGCTGTAAATTTTACCAAAGCATTGGCTGTTAAATATTTTAAATCTGTTGCTGTATAAGAGCCTACCGGATAAGGTCTGGTGTCGTTTAATTCTCCAACATAACCAGTACTAGAAGTTGTATCAGATGTTTTGTTATACCATACAATGTTTAAACTTGTAGATAAAAAGTTAATAAAGTTTGAGTAATAAAAATTTCTCAAATCTTCATTTTTGATGATATCAACGATTTGATTATAAATTATTCCTTCAATATCTACCTTAGTGGTATATTTAAATTTGATAGGCAGTGTGTATGATTCTTGGAATATAACCCCGTCATTTCCAAATAAATTAGTACTACTGTATTTCCCAGTAGGATCTTTAAGATCAAAATATCTACTAATACCGCTAGATGTTCTATTAACTGATTTTATTTTAGCAACTTGTTGATTAGCTGACAACGGACTAATGTTATAGTCTTCGGCTGTTATCATTCTGTTTTGTGTATAGTAAGTGGCTGATGCATTTGCTTTAATATATGCATTAGTTTCGCTGGCTGCGGCATTGGAGACAGTGCTTACTAAACTTAATGTAACTGTTAGCGTTTCATTTTGTCCTTTGCGAGAAGTATATGGAATAGATATAGAAATATTTCTAACATCTGCAGGATTTATAATATAAGAAAGTCCGTTACTAATTCGATAGTAAGTTCTAAAATCTCCAAGAGGCAATGTGCCAAATGTACCATCACTAAATGCTAAACTAACAGCATCTCCTGTTCTAGTAACTACAGCATATATATTTTTTATACTTTTATTAAGACTATTATAAATGACATTGTTACCAGTTAGCTCTGGAATTTTAGTCCATAATTCTGATTCTGCACCATTTTGATCTAATCTATAAAGCCACACATCTGTGTTATTAATATTTTGTGTTGCAATATCTATACTTTCATTTGTACTAGGTTGGCTAATAGTAAATGCTCCTGCATTTAACGTGCCCTGTGTAAAATTGAAAAAGAATCCAGTGTTAATACTGGCGGCGCCATGGCCGTCGTCTCTATAAACACAAGCAGGACTGTTACCTACTTTTGGAGCTTCTTCATAGATATAATCTTCGCCTGTGAATGTGGTGCTGGTAATTTCAAAATTCATAGATTTACCTGCTATTGATTTTGAAAAAGCATACACTGGCACATCTGTGTTGGATCCTTGAAATCTATATTGACTTGTTGGAATGCCGTAGATATCTGCTTTGGATGCAGGGTTTCCAAATTGTTGTGTGGCAGGCATGGCAGCATTCATCACTTTGGTAAACTGATCTAACCAGTTGGCATTTGATGGGTCGTTCCATGTGATAACTTGACCTGCTAAGTTTCTTCCGTTGCTATCTACTACAGTTTCAGTTGTTCGCACTGTAGTAAATTTTAATAAACCTTTGGCTGGAATATTACGCTTGGCATTGTAGCTGATTAATCGTGCTAAACGTAGTACACTGTCACGGCGTTCTGCCAGCTCTAAAAAGTTTTCGCGAGCATTTAAATCTACACGGAACGCAATGCTTTGTCCAAGGAAAGCAATAAGATCCACTAGAGCAAGATACTCGCTGGATTCAATATAATCGTTAAAATCTTCAGGGTAATTTGTTCGAAGATAGGTGATCATGGTCCTGCGAAGATTTTCAAAGTCATAGCTTTGGAAATCTGCATTTTTAAAAGACTGATAAATCTTTTTCCAATCTTCAGTAATCAGCAAGTTATTTTGTCTATCAATAGAGCTCATATTTTATCCTAGTATTGTATTTATTTTCAAAGATTAACTGCGTATTTTACTGCATTAGTAGACCGTTAGCTTGATCAAATCGTAACTGCAAAGTTTGCGAAATATTATAAGGTAAAAATATCAAGGTGCATTGTACCTGTATGCCCTGATCATACGCTGTCACTGTAACGTTTTCTGCCTTTACTCGCGGATCATAATTGACTATTTGATTGATATTTTCTAACACTAGATTTTTTATTTCTGGTGTTAATGGTTCAAACAACAAGTCCCAAATAATTGTTCCAAAATCGGGTTGCATCAATCTCTCACCCTGACGTGTGTAAAAATGATTAAACAAATCTTGTTTAATTAACTCAAAGTCATAAAGATTATAGTTTTCTGTGTTAGTGTTAACTGTACTAAATCCTTTGTATTTTTTTTCGCCAAGATTATCAGGCTGACTCGCCGCGGGCAGGGTTATTTTTTTATATAATTTTGCATTTGAACTCATTATTGTTGCTCCTCTGGTGGTGCTTCTGGCGGAATTATTTTAAATGTATCATTAGTCGTTGAATATGTTTTCCAAGCTGTTGGAACTTCTATAGCGGTTACTGCTTCTCTGTCCGTTGCGTCTGGCTTAAACTTAGAACCATCTAAATTCTCATGATGTGGATATGGTTCAGTAGTAGGAACACGGGCCATGATACTAGTAATAGTGTCGCCTTCTATTTCTGTAGGATTGTCAATTGTTTCTAAAGGTTCTGGCACTGTTGCGGCAGTAGCTGATCCAGCCGATGCGGCCGATGGACCATTAAGATTAATATTTCCACCAGATATTGTAGTGTTAGCGGCGGCGATTTCCATATTTCCACCAGATGTTAATTTGTTAGAGTCACTTGTGTTCAAATCAAATCCTGCTCCAACAGTTATATTGGTCTGCTCACCAGTAGTAACATCCCATGTTGCTTCAAATGATTGGGTGTGGGCTCCGGTGATTGTTTCGTCCTGTGTACCGTCAACTTTTATGGCAACATTTCCATTTACAATACAAATTTTATCTTTCCCCACTTCCGTTTGATGACGCTCCGAAACTTTTAGATTAAAGTTGCGTCCTGCTTCCATATTGATGTCTCTATCAGCATAAAAATTTAAATCGTTTTCTGTTCTTACACTTATACTATCTTTTGCATAAACATCTATCTTACCGTCACTGGTCAATTCAATCCATGCTGTTCCTCTAGCATTGGTAATATAAATTAAATCTTCACTGTTGTGTAACAGTATTTGATGTCCAGTCCTAGTTCTAATACGAATTAATTCGTTGTGTGGAATTTCTACATCACCATCAGTATCACCATCTTCTAAAGATGCATATTCTGGAGGGCCTTCGCTTGCTGGTTTCTTTCGCAAAAATCTAGAGTCGCCGTCGTCCATTACCCAAGTGCTGCCGCCAAGTCTACCAACAAATGCATTGTCAATTTTCCATTCTTTTTTTCCAATGCGGCCGCGGGGAGCACCATCTCGTTTATCAACTGGGCCTGGTGTGCTGATACCAAACACCATACTTGGAACTTCTCGTCTGGCACTGCTGGTTGTGATACCTCTAATGTCATCAAACAACAAACCTTGACGATCCAAAGCGTCTGCCAACGGATGTTTAGGTTTAAGTAATTGTGTAACGTCTGGGTCTTTTAAATCATTTACTTTCTTATTGTATTCTGCTACTGGAACTCTGCCATAATTACCTGCATTATCAGACTCTACATCTTCAACAACTTTTTGTGTTGCCGCAAGACCAGGCACCATAAAATTCATGCCTTCATCTTGTACACAACCAATCCAGTAACCACGACGAGCATCGCCGTCAATGAAAATTACCACAACCGTGGTACCCACATCAGGAGGTACTGCCCACCAGCCATAACTTTTTTGTGTGCTACTATAGTCATCGTTTTCGCCAAGGTGACTTGCTGAAGTAACTCCGTAAAATGGACTCATATATTTTACTTGATGGATTGAAGTTTCGTCGCTGGTGTTGCCTGTTGGTCTTAACAACTCCACTTCAATGGTGCCCATGTATGTGGGGTCTTGGTGGCCGATTACTGTGGCAAGAAACGGTCCTGGCCTGGAATCAGGTGATCCTGTGGACGCATAGTTAAAATTATTTTCAGAACCCATTATTCTTCCTCTGTGGCCACGTCTTCTGCTTTTGGCTGGGCATCTTTTGTTGTTCCATATGTGTCAGCTACGCCTGCTTCTTCTAGCAATTCTTGCAATGGCCTTCTAAAGCCCTTCAACGTTTGTTTGAACTGGCCATCTCTAAAAGTGCTTATGACATCTGTCACAGAATACAATCCGCTCCACTGTGTCATTAAGGCAGTAGCTCCGCCGCCAAAATTGTATAGCCCGCTTGTTTGATTAATGTCTACTGGTGTTCTAAAATTTACAATTATGTCAACTTCACCGTTTTGATAATTTACTGAGCCGTCGTCGTTTAGATTAGTGTATTGTGTTGCCGATGCGGTGTAATTGCCTTGGCCGCTTTGTACAATAAAATAAGGATCTCCAATAATTTCCATATCTAAATCCATCATCGATTGTTGGCTATTAGTTACCGCATCGTGGAACAGCCGCGCCGCACGAGTTGCTTGACTATCTGCAGATCCACCTCCGCCTTTGTCGGTTCCGGTTAGTGTTTTTATAAATTTTATAACCGTTGAAGTGGTGCCTGGAGTAGGTAGTTGTCCAGGTGGCATAGGATTAACTATTTCTTTTTCATTGTCTTTGCTGCCGCCAGCGGCTGTTTCTTTAACACTGTCTTGAGTTCGTTGTAATCCGTCAGCGGCAAGTTCATATGAAAAACCAGTATTGTATTTTATTTCAAATTTTAAAATGTCAACGTTGGCGCCTGTATAGATATAGTTGTATTCTTTCACAACTTGTAATTTTAAATTGTCGTAACCTGGCGCTCGTTTGCCCGCTGGCATTAATCTGCTGGAGTGTACATTATACGGCACGACTCTATACACATATAATTTAGGTTTTGTGCCAGTGTTGGCTCTGGTTGGTCCAATGTTATACACTTGAGCATCCACTCTCCACCAATTTCTGTATCCTTCAGGTGTTAAGTTTTGTGCGTCAAATGTTTTTTTAATATATGTGCTTTTTAAAATTACTTGATTAATTGCATTAACAATGTCACTGTCTTGTGAAAATTTGAAGTCACTTTTTCCCGGATCTATTGTTAATTTGCCTTTGAAAAATGTTCCTGATTTGTTATCATAAACTTCGCTGTCTTTTCCAGCTGGCACTGCATCTCGGGTCGCACTGTCTTTATCAAAATCCAGTAATGCCTTGCCAATTTCGTTGGCTTGGTCGCCGCTTTGCTGTAAATTATTGTTTGGGCCATTTCTTGAAACACCCAATGATTTTTCCACTGTTGAGCTTGATGCAACATCAGTACTGCCGCTTGCTGGGGCAAAATTTTCAGAATCTCCAAATGATGAACTGGTTGATTCTGAAGATAAATTTTGCGGAAATAGTATAAGATATTCATCAGCTACATCAATTACACCAGCATCAACTAATAATTTTTGTCTTTTATTAAGTGCAACCTGTAAACTTTTTTCTCCAGATTGTAATAACTGTTGTACACTTGCACCAGTAACAGTTACATCGCTGGTAAGATTGCTGTTGGCGTCAGTAAGTGCTATGCCGCCAAACGGTATTGCTTTTACTTCATAAACTGTACCTTTATCAGTGACTGTAAAATCTATGTCGCTAATAAGTATGGGAATATAACGAGAAGTTTTTGGAATGCTGACCAATTTTCCAGTTTCTGTATTGCCTCGAAACTCAAGACTTAATATGTATGGTGCTTCTTGCCAAGTATCGTGTCCTTGCTCAAGTGCAAGTTGTTGGCACGCCGTTAAAAACATGCCCATACTGTATGGTTCAGTTACCTTGAAAGTTATGTTGCTGACATTGGTGTTTTCACCATCTTGTAATCCTATTTGACTTTCCAGTACTAAATCATCAATGAAGAAATCAAATTTTCCGTAAGCAGTTTCCACACGATTATTTGGATCCATTGCGGCAGATTTGCAAATCAAGCGTGGTCTAGATACTCCCATGTAACTTGCGGCCGGGTCGTTTAGCTCGTCGTCTGTTAATACCCCTAAACCTATAATATAATTATAACTTGCATATGCATGTAACGGATTAGGCATGGGTAAAGACACACCGTCCAGCTGTTTGAAGATTGTATTAAAAGATTTAAACGCTCCTGATACAGCATCAACTAGAGATGACAAGCCTGAAGCAGATCCTAAACTAGAAACTACTTTAGAAGCCACAACTGCAACTCCGGCAATTTTTGCCACTTTGCCCACTGCACTTGTTGCTTGGTCAAGAAAACTCATTATAATCCTAGTATGTTAAACAGACTTGATTTTTTTGGAATGTATATGTTTTTTCCAGGAACAAAATCAAATACTGGATCTTGTAACACATCAAGATTTCGTTGTATGAACACCCACCACAATGTAGGATCACCATACAAGTCAAACGCCAACAAGTCGGGTCGGTAAGTGTATTGACTTTCTATCCCATATAAGAAGTCATCGGGCTCAGCACTAACTGTCCTAATTCTTAAAACATCCAGATAGTTTTTTTTAATAGGAGTAGAAAACCACGGACTTGTATTTTTGTAAGTTGCACCCATTTTAAATATATCCAAAAGGACTGTTAAGATATCCACCTGATACAAATCTATCAAGACTGAATTTACGACTACTAGTTCTACTGTAGATTGGTTGTACTGTTACGGTAAAAGAACTTTTTGTTGGAACATGTGATATACCACCGCTGACTGATCCGCCAAACCCTAAACTTCCTGCAAGTCCAGCAACTTGTCCTATGCCACCAGCAATACTACCAACTGCTCCAGCAACACTGGCAACTGATCCGCCAAACAATCCGCCTAATGCACTGGCAGTGCCACTGATTGAATCAGCAAGTCCTTCTATTTCGCCTGCCGCTGATCCAACAACTGGTACACTGATATAATCACAAGTATTTTCTAAACTCACTTGCATAGATGTCACAACCACTGGAACATTTTTAAAAACATAATTTCCATATCCATTTAAAAATACAATGGGAGGTGGGTTGCCGGCTTTTGGATCATTTCCTGCAAACATTTTGGTTAGACTTCTTAAATAGTGTACCATTGCGATCCAGTACAACCCTTCCGCGGCGTCAGAAACATACATAGGTGCTGTAATAGTTATCGATCCAGGATCACTATTTTTAAAGTTTTGAAATGTGTAGTTTGTGTGAGTAGTTGGGATAGTGCCATAGTTTGCTTTTGACGCAATGTTAATTTTAGGAGTGTAAGGAAATATTAATCCGCCTGCATCTTTTAATGGTTGTAGCACTGGACTACCTTTGAAACTGGTCCATTTGGCCATGCTTAATCTAACTCGCCAATCATTTGCATTGTCAGAGTCTGTAAATTCAGCCACTGCTCCTAAGACATCTCCAATTGCTTCTCCAGCGGCGGGTAAGTTTATTGCTCGAATTGCACTGGCAACTCCGCCAACATTGTATCCGGCAGAGATAGCAGAACTCAATCGACCAGCTGTACCTACTGCACTGCCAATTGCGCCTATTGCATTGGCAGATTTGCCTAATGTTGAAGCAAGGCTGGCACCTGTATCAAATAAACCCATAATAATATCCCTCTTTGGTGTATTATTTATTTGACTTTAATAAGTGCGTAGTTTATAATGTAACTTACGAGGACTCATCTAATGACAGTGAAAGTTAATTACCTAAACAACAAGGATATGTTGTTGGAAATACATAGAAGTAAAAGCTCATATTGCAGTTTTACAGACCCAATTTATCACCAATATGATTTGATTTTATCCGATATATCTAAAATTAACATCAGAACCATAGCAGAAGCCAAACGTGCAAGGGCCAAACGCATTGGCGATGCGGAATACCAAAGGCGCAAAGCCGCTGGTGAAAAAGTCAAACAAGCAGACTGCGAAGTAGACTACAAAAAAATGTTAAAAACCGATTTAGTATTCAGGATCATGACATTTGATCATATTCCACTTAACGGTATCAGAAAGAAAAATCCAAAAACACTTGCTGATCATAGAGACAAAGTAAACTTTCCTCCATTCCAACACTGGAAGTTTGATGACAAAGACGAACTAGTATGTGTGGGCAAGAGTCATTGGAAGGGTGATCTAATCAAAGGCAAGTTTGATAAAGATGCGGGCCAAATTACTCCAACTTTAGCTCGGATGATGTTAAAATTGTGTGAGCGATATGCCACACGAGGCAATGTTCGTGGTTACACTTACAACGACGAAATGAAGGGTCAGGCAATCTTGCAATTAACACAAATAGGATTACAGTTTGATGAAAGTAAATCGGATAACCCGTTTGCGTATTTCACGGCGGCTGTTACAAATAGTTTTGTACGTGTTATTAATATCGAGAAGCGTAACCAAAATATTCGTGATGACATTTTGGAAATAAATGGCATGAACCCTAGTTACAGCAGAACTGGTGCTGGCGAACATGCGGCCGCACTTAAACGACACAACGAGGACACGTCTAGTGAGTAATTTGTTTAAAAAAGTAGCGTGTTTCACAGACATACACTTTGGATTAAAAAGCAATAGTAGTGTACACAATCAAGATTGCGAAGACTTTGTGGATTGGTACATTGCTAAAGCAAAGGAGGAAGGGTGTGACACAGGAATTTTTATGGGCGATTGGCATCACAATCGCAATAGTCTTAATATCACTACTATGGACTACTCGCTTCGAGCACTGGAAAAACTGGGTAAAGCATTTGATCAGTTTTACTTTTTTCCTGGTAATCATGATTTATATTATAAAGACAAACGTGATATCCATTCCGTTGAGTTTGGCAAGTATATTCCCGGAATCACTGTGGTACACGAACCGACTACCATTGGGGATGTTACACTCTGCCCGTGGCTTGTAGGAGATGAGTGGCGAAGCATTGGTAAGAAAGGCGGCAAGTACATCTTTGGACACTTTGAATTGCCCAGCTTCTTTATGAACGCTATGGTACAGATGCCAGATCATGGCGAGATTCAACTAGATAGTTTTCAAAATTACGAACTAGGATTTAGTGGACACTTCCACAAACGTCAGCAACAGCGTAATATGATCTATATTGGCAATGCGTTTCCCCACAATTATGCAGATACATGGGATGACGACCGCGGTATGATGATATTAGAGTGGGATGGGCAACCTGAATATCACAGTTGGCCTGCTCAACCTACGTTCCGTACTGTTAAACTAAGCCAATTGATCGACGATGCTGATAAAATTATCAAACCCAAACAACATTTGCGGGTTGCACTGGATATTGATATCAGTTATGAAGAAGCAAGTTTCATTAAAGAAAAGTTTATTGCTGATTATAATATTCGCGAACTTACCTTGATTGCGGAAAAGAAAGAGATTGAAATTAATACCAATATTGATGTGCAATCTTTTGAAAGTGTTGATCAAATTGTTAGCAGTCAAATCGTAAACATTGATTCTGATCAGTTCGATAAGAATCTATTACTGAACATTTATAATAGCCTATGATAAAGATTAAAGATTTAACAGTTAAGAATTTCATGAGTGTGGGTAATCAAACCCAGGCTGTAAACTTTGATAAAGAAAATCTAACACTTGTCCTTGGAGAGAACTTGGATCAAGGCGGTGATGACAGCGGATCACGTAACGGTACTGGTAAAACCACTATTGTAAATGCATTAAGCTATGCGTTATACGGTAATGCGCTCACTAACATCAAAAAAGACAACTTGATCAATAAAATCAACAATAAAAATATGTTGGTTACACTTACATTTGATAAAGACGGCACTGAATATCGCATTGAACGTGGGCGTAAACCCAACGTGTTGCAATTCTTTGTTAATAACCAAGCACAGGATACAGAAGAAACTGACGATGCTCAAGGCGATATGCGTGAAACGCAACGAGATCTTGACGACTTGTTGGGCATGAGTCATGATATGTTTAGGCACATTGTTGCGCTTAACACTTATACAGAGCCTTTCTTATCTATGAAGGCAAATGATCAGCGTGTAATTATTGAGCAGTTGCTTGGTATTACCTTACTCAGTGAAAAAGCTGAAGGTCTTAAAGAGATGATTAAGACTACCAAGGACAATATCTATCAAGAAAATGCAGATATTGAAGCCGCAAAAAAGTCTAACGAAAAAATACAACAAAGTATTGACTCATTAACATCTAGACAAAATGCATGGAACAATCAGCACACTGAAGAAATAGAAAAAATAGCAAGAGCTATTGTGGAATTAGAAAATGTAGACATTGATTCTGAGCTGACCAAGCATAATGACTTGAAACTGTTCGAAGAACAGACAGCGAAGCTGAAAAGCCTAAATAAGGAACGGGCTACGTTAGACAGCGCGACAGCGCAAGCGGAGCGAAGCGTAAAAAAGTACGCTGACGAGCTTGCTAAGTTGAAAGACAAAAAGTGTCACGCTTGTGAGCAAGAACTACATGATCACAAACATGAAGAAATGAGTACCACTGCTCAACAACATTTGGCAGAAGCACAAAAGTATTTGGACAAAGTTAACAGCGACTTGACCAAGATCATGAAAGAGATCAAAGGCATTGGTGAAGTGTCTGGACGTCCCAACACTTATTACGACTCTGTTGAGCAAGCACTCAAACATCAAAACAATCTCAAGACACTGGAAACGCAATTAACAATCAAAGCAGGCGAAACGGATCCTTATCAAGAGCAAATTGACGAACTACAGCACACTGCCATGCAGACTATCTCATGGGACAATGTTAATCAACTGAACACGCTTAAAGATCATCAAGAGTTCTTGCTAAAGCTGTTGACCAGCAAGGATAGTTTTATCCGTAAGAAGATTATTGATCAGAACTTGGCATATCTCAACAATAGACTTACATATTATCTTGACAAGATGGGATTACCGCATACTGTGGTGTTCCAAAACGATTTAACTGTTATTATCACACAGCTGGGGCAAGATCTTGACTTTGATAACTTGAGCCGTGGTGAACGCAATCGTTTGATACTAGGTTTGAGTTGGAGTTTCCGTGATGTTTGGGAAAGTTTATATCAATCAATTAACTTGTTGTTTGTTGACGAGTTAGTGGATAACGGCTTAGACGCATCAGGAGTTGAAGGCGCATTGGCTGTACTTAAGAAAATGGCACGTGAACGCAAGAAGAATATTTTCTTGATCAGTCACAAGGACGAATTAATTGGTCGTGTGAACAATGTTCTTAAAGTTATTAAGGAAAATGGCTTTACAAACTATGCCAACGACTTAGAAGTAACAGAATAATGAGCAAACGGGTACCTCCATTAGATTATCAGGACGAAGAAACGCATGAGCGTTTAATGGAAGCCTTTAGGCAATATTTCAAAGCAAATCAAAACTGGATCAACAAAGGCACAAGACGGGCAGGAGAAAATATGCGCTACTGGCTAGCGCAGATTCGTATCATTGCACGTGAACGCAGGGAAAAAGTTCAACAGTACAGAGTACATTTGGACGAAACCAAGGCTCAAAAGAAAGGTGACACGGCGGAATGATATGCTAACTACTGCATGTCATGGACTTATCAAAACGAAATTGTTGAAACACTGCCCGAAGATTGTGTTGGTTTCGTGTACTTGATAACAAATGTCATCTCTGGACGCAAATATATAGGCAAAAAACTAGCCAAGTTCGCTAAGACCAGCTACAAAGTAGTTAAACTTAAGAACGGCACTAAGAAAAAAAAGAAAATACGTAGCAAAGTCGACAGCGACTGGCGTGATTATTATGGGTCAAACCTGGAATTAAACGTGGACGTATTGAAATTAGGCAAAGAAAACTTCACAAGAGAAATCCTATATTATTGCACATCCAAGGCGCAATGCTCTTACATCGAGGCCAGAGAACAGTTTACCCACAAAGTTCTAGAATCAAAAGACTATTATAACGGCCAGATCAGTGTCCGTGTACATGGTTCGCATATACTCAAAGGCTAATAATTCAGGCCGTTTAATCGCCAAATAAGCCCGCACAGGCGTTGATAGTGTGCCCTGAATCCGTTCTGATGTGTGACGGTAAGGTGTATCTGCTTGGCGACAGACCAGTAAACTACTACCCGCAAGGATGCTGATGGGATATGCCTATAACCCGTTTAGTTTATGAAACCCAGTAAAAAAGGCTAAAAGAGGGAGAAATACCCACGGCTTGATGTGTGTTAGCGTATATATTAAGACCCGCCGTTGTATAAAGACTCAGCTCGAGGTACCGGACAACCGCCTCTGTAATTGCTGTAACGCTAGTGTGACATGTTCAACTCAGATAATGTTTCATTTTTGCCCGCCAGGGCAAAGTGTGACTGAACAATCTAGATAATATTTAAACTGCTTCGCAGTTAATCATGTGCTACTGTTGAAAAAGAAAGAAAAGTTCGAGCGCAAGCGATGAACAGATGAACGTAGTTCATCTTGATAGTGTATAAATATGTCATAATGGAAAAATCTCTATGAAAGTGTTGGATGTTATTCTTGAAGGTGCCGCAGGTGAAACTGCTGAATATGCGTGGAAGTTTCTTGGCAAACAAACTGCCAAAGCCGCATTTGGTCGTGAAGTGGCCACTGACATAGGCTCTCAAGTATTCAACACTTATACCAAAAAAGGCATCAAAGTGCCTCGTGCTGAACTGGATAAAATGCTGGACGAGCGCATCAGCAAGAGTCAATACAAGAACGATCCAGAATTTATTGAACAAGTTGAAAAAGACACAGTTGGTTATCACAACAAATTGTACAACGACTGGAAAGCCATCAATAAGCCAAAACCCAAACCTAGAGAAGAACCTGATGCTCCTGCGGTGTTACCAGCGCACATAAGAAATCAAGCTCGTAAAGCACGATCATCTTGGAAATCATTAACTGCAAACGGTCTATCAAAAGTTCTGTATGCTTGGCAAGCCGCAGACATCTGGGAAGCAGTAAACCTATACTGGAAACAGATGGACTGGGCATTGGATAAACTGTCAGTTGGCCCAGACGGCATTGCGGAAGATGGCAAGCCTGGATTTGATCTTGAAGCATTTCACGATTATCACAAAGAAGTTTTAGCAGTGCTGTTTGCACAATTAGTTGCAACTTTCCCAAGTGCATGGAACAAAGTGCCAGTGTTGGGTTGGGCTAGTGCTATTGTTTCCAACAAAGTTACTGGACTTGCTGGTAAAACTTTATGGTTGTCATTCTTGGACGCACACAAGTTTGGCGGCGACCTCAGTGTAAGAAACTTCATTGACAACTTTATGCTGTGGCAACTCAATGCCATTCCTATTATTGGTCCGTTGTTGTTCAGCGACAAAGTCACAATTGCCAGTGTGATTGGTCAACCGCTGGTGTGGACTGAAGATTTAATTAAAAAAGAATGGGTCAAGTTTTTAAAAGCAACTGCTTACAAAGACTCTGACATTCCTGCTGGGTTATTGCCAACTGATTATCCCAATCCAAACAATCCAGCAGACGCTGAAGCAGAAAAGAAAAAACAAGCTGGAAAAGTAACGCCAGCTGATGCTGATAGCCAAACTGATACTAATCCCACCAATACAAATACTGCTGGAAAAATGTTGCCAAATAAAAATCCCAACGGTGATTGGGAAGACATGGGTAACGGGTTTGAAGTCAATCGCATGAACAATCATGTGCGTGTCAAACGATATTAACTTACAACAGAGGCATGTTTGATTCTTTGGTTATTTCAATGTTTTCATTGATCACAGCGTAGATTGCCTGTCGATCTTCATAGCTGTAGATGTGCAGTAGTTCATTTACTGTTACACCTCCCCGCATGTACCAACTGATTCTAAACAACTCTTGTTTAAATTCTTTGGCCTGTTTGTCCAGCCTAACTAGTTCTTCAAGTATCTCTTCGGGAGAGAATCTAATTAGGCGTTGTCGAAAAAACTAGAGTTATCAAGCTCAATATAAATCTTAGACTCTGCTTCACATTTTTCACATTTTGCTGGCCATGTGGGCATGTCCCAAGCTGTTCTGTTGTCTTCAACATGTTTTTTGAGTTTTTCAAACACACTCTTGTCACAATTTTTCAGCCACTCTTCAATATAAACTGTATCAGTAACCACCTGATCGCCAACTTCAACAGCTTCCACACTCTTTGAAAATATTTTCTGTTGAGTTACTGACAGTTCTTCAAACAGTTCTTTGAACAATCGTTGTTTTTCAGTAACATCTTCAATTTGATCTGCTTGATTTAATTTTTGTTGCAAGTTGTAATTTTCCAAACTAAAATCGTTGGATTCTTTAAATGTCAACGGTCTAGTTTTAACAGTTAATCCATCCAACACCAACTTGTGATTGTAATGGCAATTGCCATAATGTTCTACAACATGATTCAAATCAATGTCAAAATCATTTTCAGTTTCACATTCTGCGCACGTTTGTGTTACTGACAATTCATGTCCGTAAGTGGCAATCCGTATAGCGGCATACACTAGATTGGTATCCAGTGTGGTCAATGACCAAGCATCTTTGATACTGGGGCAACAGCTTTGAATTAGTTTAACAGTGCTTTCGCCGGACATCAATGCATCAGGAGTCTTTAAAATAATTTCATCCATGCCAGTCATGCCATAAACTGGCATATTTTCAAAAGTTCCCGACAACGACTCTGGACTATTAAAAACACCCTTGCTGGGCAATGTAATATAAATTTTTGGTTGTCTAAAAAACTGTTGTAAGGGATTTTGGGACATATCTGACTCCTGATAAATATAATGTATAGCTATTTATATACGCATATTTTTGGGGATTTTTTTTATGGCAGAGTTAGATTACGGACAAATAGCAACTAAGCTACTTGAAGCAATAAAAGAAGCTCTAGGCAACAATTCAGAAGCCAAGAAAGCCGCTTCTCCGGTTGCTGCCCCAACCAGTAACCCACTAGAAATTTTTAATAAAGGTACTAGCGATTTCCTCGGTCTGATGACAAGAGAATTACCACAGCTTGCTAGTGGATTTATGAATGTTAGAAATGCCAGTGATGCTGCCAAAAATAGCTTAGAGGCTGTTGCATCCATAGGTGGGCAATTAGGCAAGGCAAGTTATAAATTAATAGAAGAATACAGAGACTTAGCTAACCAAGCAAATAAGATTGGAATAGGCCAGCTAGACTACACACAATTAACCGCAGACGCACAAAAAGCAGGATATAAAAACGGTAAAGACTATATTGACCAATTAACTAAGACTGCTGGAAACAGTTTAAAAACTATTGACCAATCTAATGAATTAAGTTCTAGAAAATTTTTAGAGTTTGCTAAAGACGTACAAGGTACTCCACAAGCACAAAAGTTAAAAGGATTAGCTGGGGTAAGTCCAGAAGAGATTGCACAAATTGCCGCCATTGCGGCTGGAGGCAAAACTACCCAACTGAATTCAAAAGAAGGCAGAGAAGAGTTATTGGCCAAGACTGCTGAAATGTCCAATAACATCAACAGACTGTCAACTGTTACTGGAGTTGGGCGAGAACAGATTATTGCAAGTATGCAAGAGTATAACAAATCTGCTAGAGGGCAATTGGAACTGCAAGCAGTTGGCAATGATCAAACTAGAGATGCATTACAAGCAACTAGATTAGCAACTGCCGGACTAGGGCAATCTATGCAAAACATCACCAGTACTATCATAGCCGGTGGCGCTCTTAGTAAAGATCAACGAACACAATTGCAAGTTTCTACCGGTGGACGAGCAGGGCAATACATGCGAGCTGCCAGAGATGTTAGACGAACTGCTGGACTAGCTGAAGACGATCCTCAAAAAATTGCGGCAGAAGAACGCATGAGATCTGAAGTTGCTAGAGCAAATCAATATCAAAACAGCAAACAATTTGCACAGCGAGCACTGACTACACAAGATCCAAATCAAAAAGCCGCTTACGAACGAGCTCAAGCAGAAAATACTCAAAAATTTGGCCAAGGTGCCGCACAACGTACAGGACTAACTGCTGAACAAGCACAACAAGCACAGCTAGTTGGACTGGGAGATGCAGCCATAAGTGGTAGAACTCAAGAAGGCAGAGATCGTCCTTACGGAGCCCCGGGTACACAAAACGAAGGCGCACGAGCTACTCAAGCACTAAACTCGGTATATGAATCTGCAAGGATGAATGCCGCGGCAGCAAGCGGCGCATTGGCAGGATTTAATAAAGAATTAGGACAAAGTCCTGACAAAATCAATGCAGTTAGACAAACATTAGAGCGAGCATTTGGTAATAACACAAATCAAGATGAAGCCGATAAACGATTTAAAGCAGCCGGCACCAAAATAGTAGAAACTGTGGCACCAGGACAGTCTTCTGAAGTTGCTAAACAACGAAAAGCAGCCGGCGAAGGTCCTAAACGCGAACACGGTACACTAGGTGAAATAGGACAAGCAACTGAACCCAAAGATGTAGTGGCAAAATTACACAAAGGGGAAACAGTGGTAACTCCTGAACAATTAAAGAACTTGTTGTCTGGTTCAGCAAGCAATGCTATTAATGATGTAATGAAATCTGCAACAACTAAAACACCAACCGTTGGTGCTGGTGGACTTGATGTTAGCAAAATTACCAGCGGTTTAAAAGAGATCACAACTACAATTAGTTCAGTAAGTGGTGGTGGTTCTACTACCAGATCCAGTGTTGAAAATGATGATGCCAAAGCCGCTAAGAAAGAATTAGAAGCAGTCAAAGCACAATATCAAACAGATAGAGATGGCATACGATCTCAAGTAAAAAGCAATCTTGGACCAGATGCCAAAGGCATAGATGTTATACGGGCCATGAAAGATAATCCACAGGCCAAAGCACTTGAAGCAAAAATGTTAGAAATATCTTCTAAGATAGAAGCTCGAATCAGTGCGGGCACCACAACTAAAACTGTTACAGAACCCAACACAAAATCAGTAAGCATTACTGATATACAGAAAAATATATCACAGGGATTGGGCCAGGTAGATGCTCAAAAGAAAGTAGAAGCACAAGCCGCTAAAATTAATAATGCTGTAACACCTGAAATTAACAGAGCTAAAATTAACAATGCTGAATCAGAGTCTATAGATTCCATAACCAAACCCAGTACTGATAAAGCTGTACCAAATGATTTGGAAGAAATTGAATACAAAACCGAAGAACCAAAGTTTGAAGAACAATCAAACAAAGTTGGCCTAAATGATCTTAACGAACAATTAATTCAGTTAAATACAAGCATACGACAACTAATAGAACACAGCGCCGAAACAGTTGAAACTGCAACTAAGCAAGTTAAAGCCACTAAACGACTGTCAGGTAATAGATTCGGTTAAGGATATAACACTTATATGTCATGGAAAAAATATTTTACGCCTGCGGATGTGTCATCGTCCCTTAGCCCTATTTCGGGAAATATGGGTGGTGCCAGTCGTCCTGGGCCAAGCCAGACAAACTACAGTAACTACTTGCCCGATGTGTACACAGGTAGCCCAAACAGAATTGAACGTTATCAACAATACGAAGTCATGGACAGCGATCCAGAAGTCAATGCGGCTTTGGATATTCTTGCAGAATTTTGCACACAAAAACTCAAAGACGGCAAAAGTCCGTTCACTGTGCAATGGAGAAACAAAGCCACTAACAGCGAAGTTAGAATATTAGCTGAGTACTTGCAACAGTGGGTCAAGTTGCAACAGTTTGACATTAGAATCTTTAGAATTTTACGCAATACTTTCAAATACGGTGATTGTTTTTTCATACGTGATCCTGAAACACAAAAGTGGAACTGGATGGATCCAAGCAAGCTGGTCAAAGTCATTGTGAATGAAAGTGACGGCAAAAAGCCAGAGCAGTACATAGTTAAAGATCTTGCTCCTAACTTTATGAGTTTGGTGGCCACACAGATCACTGCCAATATTAACCCTAAAAATGCAGGTGGTGGATTGCCCAACAGCGGCCTAACCGGCATGGCCTCAAACAAAGGCACCAACGGATCTTTTCCAACAAGTGGCGGCTCAAATAGATTTGGCATCAGCGAAACTGAACATGCTATTGATGCGGAACATGTGATTCATTTGAGTCTAAGTGAAGGTTTAGACAACAATTTTCCATTTGGTAACAGTCTTTTAGAAAACATTTTTAAAGTTTACAAACAGAAAGAGTTGCTTGAAGATGCAATTTTAATCTATCGTATACAACGTGCTCCGGAGCGTAGAGTGTTTCATATTGACGTGGGCAACATGCCAAGTCACTTGGCCATGGCATTTGTAGAACGTGTTAAAAACGAAATCCATCAAAGACGTATTCCAAGTCAAAGCGGCGGCGGCCAAAACGTTATTGATTCAGCGTATAATCCACTAAGCATCAACGAAGATTACTTCTTTCCAACAACAGCTGAAGGTCGCGGCAGCAAGGTAGAAACACTTGCAGGCGGCACAAATCTTGGCGAAATTGACGATTTAAAGTATTTTACCAACAAGTTATTCCGTGGTTTACGTATACCCAGTAGCTACTTGCCAACAGGTGCAGACGATAGTCAAGCAAGTTTTAATGACGGACGTGTGGGCACAGCATACATTCAAGAACTGCGATTCAACAAGTATTGTGAACGATTACAAGCACTGGTAGCAACTGTTTTTGATGTGGAATTCAAACGATTCATGTATTTCAAAGGCATGAATATAGATGCAAACTTGTTTGAATTAAAGTTTAATCCGCCGTTAAACTTTGCAAGTAGCAAGCAAGCCAGTATTGATGCTGAACGTATCAACACATTTAACACAGTGCAAGCCGTGCCTTACATGAGCAAACGATTTGCACTAAAACGTTTCTTGGGATTAACAGACGAAGAAGTAGCAGAAAACGAACGCATGTGGGGCGAAGAAAGCGGTAAAGGTCAACCAACCAGTACTGACGCTGCCGGCGAACTACGCAGTGCAGGACTCAGCGCCGCTGGTATTGAAGGCGACTTAGGAGCCGCAGGCGACATGACTCCTCCAGAAGACATGGAAGATGCTATGCCTGAAGAAGGAGCGGTTCCTCCAGTTGCACCTGCAGGCCCAGCAACTGCACCTGCCGCATAAATACAAGATGATACTTAGAGAATTGTTTTATATTGATCCAAATACTCGTGACTTAGGTAACGAGTTACGTTATAGCCCCGAGCGTGACGACACTATGTTACATACTGACGACACTCGTAAAACAAGATTAACATTAAAACAAATCAATGAACTTAGAAAAAGTAGTGAAGCACATATTCTAGAACAGGAAAATGAATTAGAATTTATACATTCAATGTATGCCGCACCACTGGCAGCACCACAATAATCAAACTATAGCATAAAAAAGGCTAAATTTATGCTATATCTACCCACTTTTGTAATTAAAGTGTAAATATATTACAGCCTTGTATCACAAATCACAGGAGAATAAACATGACTGACCGCGCTCAATTTGAAGCAATGCTTGAAGCTTTGATCAACGAAGATCAAGAAACAGCAAAAGAAATATTCCACAATATCGTAGTTGCTAAATCACGTGAAATCTATGAAGAGTTACTATCTGAAGATTTTGAAGCAACTGACTCAGGTAACCCATATGCTCAAGAAGCATTTGGCGACGAAGAAGACGACAGCGAAGAACCAGCTGACGACGAAGCCGACGACGCTGACATGGATGACGACAGCGAAGACGACAGCGAAGACGACAGCGAAGACGAAATGGATTTTGGCGACGAAGAAGGCGACGAAGAAGGTTCTATGGATGATGCAGAACAATCAGATCGCATTTTAGATCTAGAAGACGCTTTAGAAGAATTAAAAGCAGAATTTGAACAGCTAATGGCTGGCGAAGAAGGCGAAGAGCACATGGGCGGTGACGACATGGGCGACATGGATTCCATGGATGTAATGCCAGAAGAAGGTGATGACATGATGGCAATGGAGCCAATGGAAGGCGACGACGAACTAATGTTAGAGTACAAAAACAAAGTTCCAGCTCCTAAGCATGGCGACAATGGACAAAATACAAAAAGCCCAGTTGCAAAGCCAAACAGAATGGGTGGCGCAAACTTAATGGCGGGTAGCAGAGAAGAATCAGGCACCGGTGGTACAAAGGGTGGTCTGTTAAACCCAAGTACTAAAGAAGAAAACTTTGGAAACGTAAATGTACCAGGCGGCAACGCAGGTAAGACAGCGTTTAAAAAGAAAGAACCAGGTCACGGTGCTGAGCGTAAAGGTTCGCCAGCAGGACAAAACGTAGGTGCAGAAACGGGCAAAAACAGTCGTGATGGTGAAAAATTCACAACTAGTATGTTGAACGGCGCACCAAAGCGTGCCAAGTAATTAAGAGACAACATTGAAAAATATGTTATATCTCCGAGAGAATCTCAGTTTCAACGAAGCAAAAATGATCGTTGAGTCTGATGACAAAGATGGGAAAAACTTATACATGTCCGGGATTTGTATCCAGGGCGGTATTCGTAACGCTAACCAGCGTGTTTACCCTGTGAATGAGATTGGCAAGGCTGTCAAAACCCTAAACGATCAGATTCAGAACGGTTATTCAGTACTCGGAGAAGTGGATCATCCAGATGATCTAAAAATTAACCTGGACCGTGTGTCCCACATGATAACAAATATGTGGATGGACGGTCCTAATGGTTACGGTAAACTGAAAATTTTACCAACCCCAATGGGACAATTGATTCGTACTATGTTAGAGTCAGGGGTCAAATTGGGTGTCAGTTCACGCGGATCCGGAAACGTCAAAGAAGACGGTTCCGGTGAAGTTTCAGATTTTGAGATTATCACAGTAGATATGGTAGCTCAACCTAGTGCTCCAGGAGCATATCCTACACCAATTTATGAACACTTGATGAATAGTCGAGGCGGATTAAATGCCTTACGCATAGCGCAAGAGGTGAAAGGTGATCCTAAGGCACAGAAATATCTCAAAGAGAGTTTATTATCAATAATAAACAAACTCCAATAATAAGGAGAATCACATGTTGGATGCGCTAAAAAGTTTATTTGAAAACAACGTGATTTCACAAGAGATCAAAGAGTCTATTGAAGTGGCTTTCGAAAGTCGTGTAAACGAAGCTCGTACACAAGTCGCTCAACAATTACGCGAAGAATTTGCACAAAAATACGAACACGATAAGTCAGCAATGGTTGAAGCAGTAGATCGCATGATCTCTGAACAACTGGCTGTTGAACTTGTTGAGTTTGCCGATGATCGTAAGCAATTAGCTGAGATGAAAGTCAAATATGCTAAAAAGATGAAGCAAGACACTGCGGTAATGAAGGAATTCGTTACACGTCAATTAGCGTCAGAAGTTGCTGAATTGCACGAAGATCAAGTTGTAATGGCAAGTAAATTTGGTAAATTAGAAAATTTCGTAGTTGAAGCTCTTGCTCAAGAAATTACAGAATTTTACAAAGACAAACAAGATCTTGCGGAAACTAAGGTACGCCTAGTCCGTGAAGGTCGTCAAGAAATCAAGAAAGTAAAAGAAGCATTTGTTCAACGTGCAGCCGCAATGGTCGAAGGTGTTGTAACTACAGGACTACGTTCTGAAATTACTTCATTGAAAGAAGACATTGAAGCCGCTCGTCGTCAAGACTTCGGTCGCAAGTTATTTGAAGCGTTTGCTTCCGAATACCAAGCGAGTTACCTAAATGACAAATCGGAAACTGCAAAATTACTCAAAGTCATAGACATGAAAGATTTGGCAATGCAAGAAGCCGCTCAGGCAGTTGTGCAAGCTGAAAAAATAATAGAAAGTAAAGAAGCAGAAGTACGTGCTTTGAAAGAAGCTCAAGAAAGAAAAGCAATCATGAGTGAACTATTGTCTCCACTAAACACGGAACAAAAAGCAATCATGGGTGAACTAATGGAGACTGTGAAAACAGAACGTCTAAACGAAAGTTTTGAAAAGTATTTGCCGTCAGTATTGAATGGCAAGGCTCCGCAGAAGAAACAGGCACTAGTAGAGGCTAAAGAAGTAACCGGAAATAAAGTAATTTCCAACACCAACCGTAGCAGTGAGATCGAAAACAATAACATTATTGATATTCGCAGACTTGCTGGACTTAAAATTTAAGGAGAATTTAAATGTCAGAACTACTAAACGGACGTTGGGCAGAAACTAAAGAAGCCCTATTAGAAGGCTTACAAGGCACAAAAAAATCAGTAATGGGTGTAACACTTGAAAATACTCGCAAGTATTTGCTAGAAAGCCCATCAGCTGGTGCCACTTCTGCCGGCAACGTTGCAACATTAAACCGCGTAATTTTACCGGTGATTCGTCGTGTTATGCCAACCGTTATTGCTAACGAGTTAGTTGGTGTACAACCAATGACTGGCCCAGTTGGCCAAATTCACACTCTACGTGTACGCTATGCAGACAATGCAACAGCTGACTCTGTAGTAGCTGGTGAAGAGGCATTGAGCCCATTCAAGATTGCGGCTGCTTATTCTGGTAATGACAGTTCTACTGCCAAAGCCGCTAGCACAGCGACTCTTGAAGGTCAAGCAGGTAAGCGTATGTCTATTCAAATCTTGAAACAGACAGTTGAAGCTAAGACACGTAAATTGTCTGCTCGCTGGACGTTTGAAGCCGCTCAAGACGCACAAGCCCAACAAGGCATTGACGTTGAAGCAGAAATCATGGCCGCTCTTGCACAAGAAATTACAGCTGAAATTGACCAAGAGATCATTGCATCTCTAATCTCTTTAGCTGGTTCAGCTTCACAAACTTACGACCAAGCCGCTGTATCTGGTACAGCCACATTCGTTGGTGATGAGCATGCCGCATTGGCAGTTCAGATCAACCGTGTTGCTAACTTGATTGCTCAGCGTACACGTCGTGGCGCTGGTAACTATGCAGTTGTTAGCCCATTTGCATTGACAATTCTACAGTCTGCTACTACAAGCGCATTTGCTCGTACAACAGAAGGTACATTCGAAGCACCTACAAACACCAAGTTTGTTGGTACATTGAACAATGCAATGAAAGTATATGTAAACAGCTATGCACAAGATTCAACAGACGTTCTAATCGGCTACAAAGGCGGTTCAGAGTCTGATGCTCCTGCATTCTATTGCCCATACATTCCATTGATGAGCAGTGGTGTTGTTTTAGACCCATCAACATTTGAGCCAGTCGTATCATTCATGACACGTTATGGCTATGTTGAGTTGTCAAACACAGCAAGCTCACTAGGTAATGCCGCTGACTACTTAGGTCGCGTTGCTATTACTAGTGGTAACGTTAAATTCAGTTAATCTGAAATTAAAGTTAGAAGTAATATTAAAAAAGGACCTTCGGGTCCTTTTTTATTCTCGGCTAAATACATAGTAATGATTCACATGGTGTGAATTTTATGCGGAAATCCAACCGCGTACAGCCTAGAACGCTGTTATTTCTTAAGGAGAAACTAAAATGGGACGTCCTTTAAATGGTAGATTTTTTGGAGATAGAAATCCAAACGCATCAAACAGAGCAGAAGAAACTGGCGGTGAGGGTGTAGCAAGTGTAACAGCACCAGCTGGTACATTAGGTACACTAGTAAATGGTACATATACCATCCCAGCGGCCAGTATTACTGCACCACAAATTGCCGGTGGTAGAAAAGCAGTGTTGAGTGTTGTGGTAACTGCCGCAACAACTTATACAGTAACAGTGGTATCTCCAGGCACGGGCTATACAGCGGCTCCAACCATCACATTCAACGGCAGCGTTGCTGGTGGTACAGGTTCAGCTACTCCTGTAGCAACATTGACAACTTCTTCAGTACCAAATGCATTATCAGTGCAAGCAATCACAATTGGTTCAACTAATCGCACAAGCGGTAATGATATTGTTCGTCAAACTGGTAGCAGACGTTTTCAAGTTCGTACACAAGACGGCGTAGCAATTTGTAAATTAGTTCAAGCTACTCCAGCAGCCGCCGGAGAAATGGCCATTGTTGCAACTGACAGCGCAAGCGGAACATACTGGGTTAGAAAAATTACTAACCGTACGGTGGTATTGGTACGTAATTCAGGAACACAATTTGCTACTGGCGTGCCAGTCAAGTGGACATTGGGTTCTGCTGTGAACGGTGTATCAGTAACATTAGCCAACGCTTAATTAGGAACGGGGACTTAGGTCCCCCAACTATAAGGATATAGAATGTCAAGAGTACTAAAAGTCAGTCAAAGCAATTATAGATTACAAACTGCTAGCGGTGGAACTATAACATTGGATACCGGCGTAGATGTTGGTACTGTGATTGTCACAGGTGACTTGGTAGTACAAGGCGAAACAACAACAGTCAATACAACTAACTTAGCTATTGAAGATAATATTATTGTATTGAACAAGAATCAAACTGGTGCAGGCATTACTCTTGCATCGCCAATTAGTGGTCAATCTGGTGTGCAAATTAGTCGTGGTACTCGCCCAGCAGGCCAGTTTTTGTTTGACGAAAATGTAAATCATTATGATTTTCCAAATACCACAAACGTGGGCGGAACATTTGTATTAAAAACCAACGATGGTAAAAAAGCTGGTTTGCAAGTGGCCACAATCGTGAATGATGGTTCCAGCAATCTAGTTTTTGATATGCAATCATCCAGCGGTGTACTAAGCGTTGCTAACAGCACAAACTATTATCTACGAGTGGTCAACGATAATGATATTCCCAATTGGAAAACTGTCACAAATTATGTTGCTGCCAGCAACGGTGTTGCAACTGTGGACCGTATGTATTTTCCCCCAGGTGCAAGTTTTGGATTGGAAGACAGTAAGGTACAGGCATTTCAAACCAACATACAATTTTTTGTTGGACAGCAAATTAGAGCAACAATTAGCCCAGTTGGTGTGAGTGTTAATAACATTAACTTGTTTACAGATACAATTACAAACACTTCGTCAAACAGTTTGGTACTGACTGCAATTAATAATAATGTTAAAATTGATGCTGTTTTGAATTTGTCAGATCAAAGCATTGATCCGCCAGTGATATCTGGTTTAACTAAATTATATTCTACACCAACAGTGGGTCCGGGAAAATCTGGACTATTTTTTAAAAATGTAAATACCTCAGACGAACTGGTATCTAGAAGCAGAGCAGTTTTATTGAGTATTTTACTATAAGGAAAGAACATGGCATTGACATCAACACCAATTGCATACGCGGCAAATTTACCAGCAAGTCCAGTTTACACTAGCACCGGCAGTAATGCAATCACCAGCATGATTATTTGCAATCTATTTGCATTTGATCCAGCGAATCCAACAAATAACACTGCAAATTTATCTTTGTATGCAGTTCCAGCTGGTGTAACTTTAACAGCAAACCATTTAATTGTTAATGCTATTCCTATCACAGCAGGGGAGACTCTTAGTTTAGATCAAGAAAAATTAGTTTTAGCTAACGGAGATATGTTGTATGCTAAATCAAGTGTAGCAAGTACACTGGTAATGGCCATAAGCACATTGACAGTATAATGAGATTCCTAAGAAGACAAACCCTTAATCGTAGAGCAGTGTATGATAATACGCTTTATGTAGACACGAACAATGCAATTGTAATGGGTAGCCAAAACAATTTGACATTACCAAGCGGTCCAGATGGGACTAGACCATCAGTTCCAGTCAATGGTATGATACGTTACAACACAACATCATTAGATATAGAAGTATATCAAGGCAGTACTTGGAGAGCATTGCGCTACAGAGAATCTGGATCAATTACGCAACAGACATTGGGCATCGGTGACGGTGACACAATATATTACGGTCCATTAAATCCAGCACCAACTGGCAATATACAACGCGGCTACACTTGGTCTGGCGCTAACTTGTTAGTGCTGGTTGAAAATGTTTTACAACTACATACTACTAACTACACAGTTGTACAAAATCCAACTTTTCCTTCGGAAGTGTATGCGGGCAAAACTAGTGTAAGTTCTGCAATTGGCAGTTCAACATTGTATTTTAATACAACAGTGTCAACATTGACTGCATCCGGAACGGGTACAACAGTTACATTAACGTTTACACCTGGAACTGTTGCACCGTTTGCTATTGGAGAAACAATCATAGTTTCTGGAGTAATTCCGTATGCATACAATGGTTCTTTTACAGTTACTGGATCAACTGCTTCTTCAGTATCGTATGCACACACTGCCACAGGCGCTCAAACAACCAGCGGAACAATTGAAGCGGCCAGTACAATATATCCTGCTGTGAACATTACCGGAGCAACCCTGTCTGGAAGCAGTGCAATTACAGGTAGAACAGTATTAAGTTATGCTACCAACACCAATACCGGTGCATTGACCAGTGTTGTGTTAAGTGCCGCAACAAGCGGATCTGTAATAGATGCAAACACTGCAATCACCATTACAAAATCAAGCCAAGCAGGTACTGGATATTATTTGTATTTTAGCAGTCCTGTTCCTCCAGGCAAAGCTGTTACTGCACTGATTGGTTTTGACCAATAAGGAGTTAGCACATGGCTCTAACGCTTACGGGTGGTAACTTAAATGGCGGTAAAGAGCTAGGACGTATCAGCGGTCCTTTATTGTCAGAAGATCTACGTCGCAACGGTGTTAATCTTGCTTTTGATACTGACAAGTTATATTTAAATGTTACAAACAAGTATGTGGGTTTTGGAACAAACACTCCAACACGAACACTGACTGCTCCAGGCAACAGCCGTTTTGCAAGAACTAATTCTGCATTATCTGATCTTATAGTAACAGCTCAAGCTGCCATTGGTAATCTCACTTTCAATGACACTGATAAAATACAGAACTTTACCAATAACAACATCACTATCAGCCCAGCCGTGGGCGATCAGTTGGTTACTTTTAACGGATTAGGGTCAACTGGCTACTTTGCATTTTTAAATAATTCACTAACTGGTACTACTAATACTGAAATAAACATTAGTCCTACTGGCAAAACTATTATTGGAAGTACCACACCTGCTGCCAGTCTTAGTTTTTCAGGCAGTAACTATCTTTCTCTAAGTGATGCCCAAACAATCGGCACCCAAGCGTTTACTTTTGAATGTTTCTTTTACAGCACTGGCAACTTTAGCTCGTCAATTCAGACCATACTAGGAGCAAATGCTCCCCTTGGAATGAGCATATTCTTTTTGACTAGCAGTATAATCCAAGTTGATCGGGCCATGCAAGATGCTATCACATTCACCGTACCCACAATGTCTACAAACACATGGTATCATCTTGCAGTAACACGAGATAGCAGTGGACAGACAGCACTATTTTTAAATGGAATTAAATCTGTTAATAGTTATGTAACAGCTACAAATTATTCAGGAACAACCGGATACATTGGGTGGGTTTATAATACAGCATATAATTTTATTGGACAACTAACACAAATAAAATTAACTGTGGGTTCAAACTATTACGACCCAGTTGCGGCCAGTATTTCAGTTCCCACAACAGCATTAGCTAACAGCGCAAATACAAAGTTGTTGTTAATTGTGGCCAACAGTGGAGCATTTCTTACAGATATTAGTGGAACACAAACAATAATCAATAACGGCGGAGTGTCTTTTAATACATCAGGCCCTTTTTTAATACAACAAAACACTGGTGTTTTGATAGATGGTAATTTACATGCTGTTGGCAATATCACATTTGACGGCAACATCACATTGGGTAATGACGATACTGACAACATCACTTTTGCCGCAGATGTCAGCAGTGATTTGATACCATCAATACTGACAGGTGTAATAGTTGGTAGTTCTGAACAATTGATAACAGAGACTTTGGATTTGTTTCTAACAGAAGATGATCAAAATTTATTTACAGATTCAACTTCTACACCATATACATATAGTTTAGGAAGCGGCGCAAAAAATTGGAACAATGTTTATTCTCAAAATTTAACTGTTACTGATTTGTTTTCAACAACTGTCACAGCAGGAACATGGGCGCAAAGCGGCTTAACAATAACTGGCAATTCCGTTAATCCAGGCACCGAAACTTTTAACATAACAATTAGCGGCACAGGAAAAGTAAATTTAAACAATAAAATTTATATTAAAAACAACACAATTACGCATAACAATGCTGTTGTACCTTTGGAGTTTGGTGCTACTGGTATTGGTTATACTAAATTCGGCGGCACACGAGGACTAGTAATTCCAAAAGGCACAACACTACAACGCCCAGCTGCCGCAGAACTTGGAACTATGCGCTACAATAGCGATGTGAATTATATTGAAGTGTATGCCAATGTAAGTAACACTCAGGTTGTTAGCTTATCAACAAATTCAGTAACTGCCACAGCCGGCGCTACACAAATTTTTACTACTAATACTGTGGGATTTAATGTGGGAGATTTTATATCTTCTACTTCTGATCTTCTTGCATTTGCTGGAGGATCAATAATAACAGCAGTGTCAACAAACACATCTGTAACAATCAATACTCCGTTGCTAAACACATTGCCTGCCGGCAGTAATTTAACATCACAACGCAAATGGATTCCAATCATTGGAACTAGCCCAGTACTTAGCTCAACTGAAGTTGGTGCTATACAGGACATTTGGGCCCTTATACTGGGTTAAAAACCAAAATATAATAAATACTATTACTGTAAAGACTGACCAAGTTTTTACGATATTCAACAGTGGTAAACCCGCTATGTAAGGTGGTTATCCGTGAAACTCGGTGTACAAGGGAGCGATGATGGCTGTTGGTCGAATATCGGGTCCGCTCTTAAAGGATAATTTACTCCGCAATGGTGTAAATCTGGCCTTTGAGACGAGCCTACTTTACTTAGATGTTAAAAATGGCCGCGTAGGTGTTAATACCGCCACGCCCTTGTACCAATTAGATGTAAACGGAACAACACAAACAACAAATATTGAAGCTGCCAATCAGGCAGCTATTGCATCATTCACTTTAACCGGTAACACAATCAGTAGCACCAGTACAACTATTAATTTTGTACCAAGTGGCGCAAACGGTGTAGTGTATCAGGGCCGTGCAACTATTGGAACTCAGTTGGCCATGACGGGCAATGTGATTTCCACAGTTGGAACCAACGTAGATTTAATTATCAATACCACCGGCACAGGCCAAACCAAGTTCAACGGCAATGTGTTGGTCAATGGCGATTTACATGCAACTGGCAGTATCACCGCTGATGGTAGTTTAACACTGGGCGATGCCAACACTGATAATATCACATTTGGCGGCGAAATCAACAGTGATATTGTGCCAGATATCAATAACACATACAGCTTGGGTAGCGTTGGCAAACAATGGTTAAATGTTTATGCACAAAACGGCAACATTGTAAATGCCAATGCCACAACTTTAAATACCACAACAGCTAGAACTTCAGCATTGGATTTTACCGGCTCAACAATCAGTACCATAAACACCAATACAGATATTAATTTGATATCAACTGGTTCTGGCGGAACACAGATTGGTAATGTTAGGTTTTCTGACAATAAAATTACCAACGTAGTGGCTGGTGCAGTAACAACAATCGAACAAGTAACTCCAGCAACTACATGGACTGGAACCGTTGCTCAAGGAGTTCCACTAACATTTACTGGACTTATTGCTGGAACTACGTTGTTTGTGTCAACAGCACCAACTGGAACTATTGTTCCAGGACAATTGCTGACCGGGCCTGGAGTACAAGCAGGCACATATATTGTCAGTAACATCAGCGGAACTGGAACAAGTTCCGCCAGCCAGTGGTTAGTTAATAACAGCCAGGCCGCTGCCTCAACCACAATGACAGCAACCCCGTTGGTGCTAACAGCTACATCAGTCACTGGAACTATTTCTTATAAAATGGTTGTTTCAGGCGGAGTATCCGCAGGCACCTACATTACAGGTTTTGGAAATGGATCAGGCGGCGCTGGAACTTATTATGTTACTTTAACATCACCAGTAGTTTCTCCAACTGCAATGACTGGAACTCCACTTGGCGGCTATGTAAAAATCACAGGAACCAACGGCGTTGTTATTCCTATTGGTACAGTTGGTGCAAGACCAAGCCAATCAGAAACTGAACAAGGAATGATACGTTACAATACAGAATTAAATCTTGTTGAAATGTGGACTGGCAGTGCATGGTTCAGCGTTGCTGGTTCAGCCGCTGGTGTAACTGCCGACGTGGCAACAGATATTGGTATTGCAACTGCATTAATTATTGGATAAAACATGACTACATATTTTAGAACTACAGCGCAAACAAACATAGGAACAACTCCGGTTGACATTTTAACAACAAGTCCGTCAAACATTTATACTATTATGGGTTTGAACTTGGCCAACACCACAGACTATGATGTTATTGTTGATATTACCGTTACGGATGCTGTGCCTAGGACTGCATTTTATATCAAACAACTAATTATTCCGCCGTATACTAGTGCAAAGGTAGTCACTAACGGTGAAAAAATTGTATTAGCAAACAGTTGTAAACTAACCATAACTAGTGATACTGCCAGCAGTATTGACGCAGTTGCCAGCTATGCTGAGATAGCATAAGGAGATTATTATGTCAGGAAATTATTCATTTGGAAGATCAAAAGAAGAACAAATAGGCGATCAACCAACCTACTTCTACGGTATTAAAAGAAATGATGACGGCGAAATTACACTTACTCGTGTTAACCAGTTGAGTCGATCAGATTCTATTTCAATCAACAATCCGGGTGACATTGATAATAACTACGAAGGTTTTGAAATTGGAACGGATTTCTTTGAAGGCAGAGATGTGTTTCATAATATTGTATATGAAAACTTGTTGTATGAACAATATCGTTGGGACGAACGAAATGTATACTATTATGTTGATCCGGTAAGTGGCCAATTAGTAGCCCGAATAAATACAAAATACACATATCCTAGCGGAATATCATCAACATAATTTAAGAGAGAACTATGGCCGATTTTAAAATAGCAAAAATTAGATATACCTGGAAAGGTACATGGAGCGGAACTACACAATATGTAAGAGACGACATTGTTTATTACGGCGGAAAATCTTATGTTTGTTTTGTAACGCACACTGCATCAACAACATTTCTTGCTGATTTAACGGCAGCTACTCCTCGCTGGGTATTGATGTTTGACGGTGGCTCTTGGAGAGGAGCATGGTCAACTGCTACTTTATACAACCCAGGAGACATAGTAAGATACGGTGGAATTGCCTATAGAGCACTTACAAGTCACACCAGCGCGGCAACAACTGTATTGGGATTGGAAGCTAATCAAGGCGCTTGGACTACTTTGGCCAAAACTGAAGATTGGAAAAATGCATGGACTACCTCAACACAATACAAAGTCAATGACATTGTAAAATACGGAGCACAAGTTTATCGTTGTGTAACTGCTCACACCAGTGCCGCAATACCGGAAGATGGTTTAGAGACTGATCTTAGCAAATGGGAATTGGTTATTCAGCAGGTTGAGTACAAATCCAATTGGACTGGCAGTACTCGATACAAGGTTGGAGATGTAGTAAAATATGGCGGAACGTTGTGGAAGTGCAATACCAGCCACACTTCTTTGTTAAGTGTATTTACTGTGTCTAATTGGGATGTCTATCTAGACGGCCTACAATGGGAGTCATTACCTTGGTCTTCATCGCAGTCTTATCAAAAAGGTGATATTGTTGGTTATGGTGGTTATGTGTATCGAGCATTGCAAACTAATATTGGTCAGCAACCTCAAGCAACAGCCAATGCTTATTGGGGATTAGTAACTGAAAACTATGAATTTCGAGGAGCATGGTCAGCAACTACAGTGGATCCAGTAGGTCCTTTGGATTATAGAGTTGGGGATGTCGTTAGATTAAACGGATACTTGTATTTGGCAATACTAGATAATACAGGTATAGAACCTCCTAATGCAACCTATTGGAAAGTATTAAATCAAGGTAACGCTTGGAGAGGACTATGGAGATTAACAGACCCTGATCCAGTCACGATTGGATTAACTGTTCCAGTGGAATTTAAACTGGGTGATCTTGCAACTCAGGGTTCTACAACATACGAATGCAAATTGGCGCATATTGCATCAACACCACGAGCACCAGTAACTGATGTTGCAGGGTCTGGCACATACTGGAAAATATACATTGAAGGCACAACTACCAACGTGCTGGCCAATCAAGGTGACATCGCTTGGTACGATGCTGGAGTTAAAAAGCGGTTACCAGTAGGTACCGACGGACAGCTATTACGTGTAGGCACCAGCGGAGCATTGTCATATAAATCATGGGGCGTTATTCCAAAAGTTTATTATGTTGCACCCACAGGTACGGACAATGAATTATTGGGTTACGGTGTATCCTTAGACAAGCCATTCCAAACAGTCAAATATGCATGTGAACACGTTACTGGGCCCGCAACAATTTTTATTAAAACGGGCATTTACAGTGAAATATTGCCAATCACAATTCCTGCGGATGTGGCATTGGTGGGAGATGAATTACGTAGCACAGTAATTCAACCAGCCAGCGGATACACTGCCAGCAACATGTTCTATGTGCGCAACGGATCTGGTATTCGCAACGTGACATTGCAAGGACTGAGTGGAACGTTAGGACCATTTAATTCGTTCTTGACAAAACGCCCAACCGCAGGTGCATTTATAAGTTTGGATCCAACTGGTATTGCTATTACCGAAGCTAGAATTACAACCAAATCTCCTTATATACAAAACGTCACTGCTATTGGTAGCGGATGTACTGGATTAAAAGTAGACGGTGCAGTGCATGGTGGAGGAAATAAATCCATTGTGGCCAATGATTTCACAATGATTATCAGTGATGGTATTGGCTATTGGATTACCAATCGAGGCAAATCAGAATTGGTTTCTTGTTTTACCTACTACTGTCACATTGGTTATTTGGCAGAAAATGGTGGAAAGATTCGTGCAACCAACGGCAATAACTCATATGGAGACTATGGTGCAGTTAGTGAAGGGTCAAATACAGATGAAGTGCCTATTACTGGCACAGTTAATAATCGCAGCCAGCAAGCATCAATAGGATATGCGTTTACAAACGGCTCACAAATAATTGCTTTAGAATATACCAATGCAGGACAAAACTATGACTCAGCGGCCGCATACACGTTTGGTGGTTCAGGATCAGGAGCAGTTGTTTCTGCGGCCACAGTTACTGATGGTGGAATTTTTGAAATTCGCTTGCGAGACCCACTCAACGGCGACAGTGCTGGCGGCAGCGGGTTTATATTTTCGCAAAGTTATGCACAAGCTGGATCTACAACTGGAACAATTACCATAGCAGCCGGCGACGGCAATGTTCGAGCAAATTATCTTGGCATGAGAGTTGTTGTTATTTCAGGTAAAGGTGCTGGACAATACGGATACATACAGGATTACAATGCAACTACCAAAGTTGCTACAATATACAAAGAAACTGATGGTACGCAAGGGTGGGATCATTTCCTACCAGGCAGCGCACTGTCTGTTTTAGACACCACAAGTCAATACAACATTGAACCTAGAGTAGTTATTGCCGCACCAACCAGTGGTACTCAAGCCATTGCAAGGGTAACTGTATCTGGCGGCCGAATTGGCGGATTTAGAATTATCAATCCTGGATCAGGTTATAATTCAGGCACACCTCCAACAGTGACATTGATATCACCAGGACAATCTGCCGCAACGTATACTGTTCGAGTTGGAAATGGTGTATTGGGACAACCCACATTCAGTAACCGTGGAACAGCATATTTGACAGCAACTGCAACTGTGTCAGGGGTAGGATATGCAGACAGTTTCCAATTTGGTGCATATTTGTATGTTTCTGGTATCTCAGTGGTACCTACACCGGGAGCAAACATAATAATAGTTGGAGTGCCAACAGTGTATCGATTGGTCACGGTGAGCCAAATTAGTGGATCAGGTCCGTACAGTTGCAGATTGCAACTGAACCCAACACTTGAACTGAAAGATGCACCAGCACACGGAACTAGTATTCAAATTAGATCTGACTATAGTCAGAACAGATTAACAGGTCACGACTGGTTAGAAATAGGAACTGGTAATTTTTCAACTACCAACTATCCTTATGTGGATACTACCACAGTGCGCACTGGAAATCTTGCAGTAGAAAATGGTGGCGGCAGATGTTTCTATACAGCAACAGACCAAGACGGTAACTATAGAGTAGGTAACTTGTTTAAAGTAGAACAAGCCAGCGGTATTGCCACACTGAACGCCAGCTTCTTTGATCTAAATGGACTCACACAACTTACACTGGGCGGTATTGTGTTGGGAGGAACCAGTGCAACCATTACTGAAATCTCAACAGATTCAACACTACCGTTGAATTCAGACAATGTGATTGTCACACAACGAGCATTAAAAAATTACATTTCATCAAGAATTGGTGGTGGTGGTGCAAGTCTCAATGCCAACACTGTGGTGAGCGGACAAATTTCATTTAATCAAACTACAATTGGAGCCGCAGTTTCAAGTAACATAACAAATACTGATCCTGCAAAATCAATCAACTTTGCCGCTAGAGTTAATTTTACAGGCGGAGTAGATGGCAGTATGTTGGCAAGCTCGTATTTTATAGCGCAGATGCGCTAACATGGATAATGATAAATAATTATAACGTTAAATTTGGAGTAGAAAATGGCAGAATTTAAATTAGGTAGAATCAGATTTGTATGGAAAAATACTTGGGCTGGCTCAACCACCTATATCAAAGACGATGTGGTCCGCTACGGCGGAAAAACGTATGTTTGTATTTTAGGACATACTTCTACTTCTAACTTTTATACAGACTTAACAACAAATTGGAATTTAGCATCCGACGGTCAAGTATGGTTAGGTACTTGGGCCGGAACAACAGTTTATAAAATTGGTGACACTGTAAAATACGGTGGAATCGTGTATGTTTGTAATCTTGGTCACACAAGTCAATCTACACTTGAAGCAGATTCATCTAAATGGGATACATTTGCATCTGCATTTGATTGGAAAGATGCATGGGCCATTAGCACAGCATATAAAATTGGCGACATTGTAAAATATGGAGCAACAATTTACAGATGTAAATTAGGACACACTAGTGCAGGAACACTGGCATCAGGTCTTGAAAATGATCAAAGCAAGTGGGATGTACTTAATCAAAGTTTTGATTACAAAGGCACATTTGCAACTTCAACTAGATATAAAAACAACGATGTTGTGAAATGGGGTGCTGGTCTTTGGATTTGCACAGCATATTACACATCTGCTTCAACATTTGACGACACTAAATGGAGCCAATTTGTTGAAGGCTTAGAATTCGAAGACACATGGAGTTCTTCAACTGCATATCAAGCTGGTGATATTGTTACTTACGGCGGCTATACATACGCGGCTATTCAAAATCACTCAAATCAAACACCATCAACTGCAACTGCATATTGGTCTTTGTTCAGCACAGGATTTTTATTCAGCGGTGACTGGACAACATCAACAGCCTATAAAGTTGGTAACGTTGTACGATCAGGCGGCTACACTTACCTAGCCACAGCTGACCACACAGCAGGCGCAGGAAATAAACCAGCCAACACAAGTTTCTGGCAACAACTTAACCCTGGTTTTAAATGGTTAGGTTCTTGGACTACGTCTACAGGTTATATTTTAGGCGACACTATCAAGTATAACAACAATTCATATGTTTGTATATTGCCACATACTGCGGCCACTGGTAATCGTCCTGATAATGATGTATCATCAACTTACTGGAATTTACTAACTGGCGGTGTTGAAACTGCGGTAATGACCACACAAGGCGACATCACATACTATGGCGGTAGTGGTCCTGCAAGATTACCTATTGGCACTGACGGACAAGTATTACGTGTAACTGGCAGTAATCTTACTTGGGATACTTTTGGAGACATCAACAACGTTTATTATGTTGCTCCTACAGGTACCGATGCGGCTGGATACGGCGGCACATTGGATAAACCATTCTTAACAATCAAATATGCTTGCCAAGTTGCGGCTACTGGTACAGCATACACAAATGCCAATACATTAATTGGAAACAACATTGCTTGGTTACCGCGTGAGTTGGCTCAGTATCAAGTGTATGCCAAGGCCAACAGTATTTCACCCTACAGCCCAAGCTCAGTATTTGACGCGGCCAAATCTTTTAGAGATTCTCAATTTGTTATTGACGCTATTCGTCAAGACATGACACGTAACAGCAATCAACAAACTGTCATTGCCGCGTTATCATATTTCAGTGGCCCAACAACTTTTTACAATGCCTCAACAGCTTCAGCAATGCCGTTTATTATTGCGGCTTTGAACAAATTAAGAGATTTGATGATCAATGCAGTGACAAGAACTGCTCCAGCTAACAATTATCAAACTTTGACCAGTTTTACTCCAGCAGTTACATTTTCAAGTTCAGGATCTGCGGCTGAAGCCAATGCATCAGCTACTATCACTAATTTGATGGCTATTATAACAAATGCATTGACAGCACAAAGCACAGCTGGAATCCCAACACCAACCACTGGTGCATTTACATCTATCTTTATTAAGACAGGTACATACAGCGAAGTTCTTCCAATCAGCGTTCCAGAAAATACTGCATTGATTGGAGATGAATTACGTAGCACAGTAATTCAACCAGCCAGCGGATACACTGCCAGCAACATGTTCTATGTGCGCAACGGATCTGGTATTCGCAACGTGACATTGCAAGGACTGAGTGGAACTCTTGGTGCCGCAAATGCCTACGGAACTCAGCGTCCAACAGCAGGTGCCTATGTGAGTTTAGATCCGGGAACTGGCGTTGATGATGCAAGCGTTTGGATTTTCCGTCGAAGCCCTTACATACAAAACGTCAGTACATTTGGTACTGGCTGTGTTGGTATGAAAATTGATGGTTCGTTACATAATGGCGGAAATAAATCCATCGTTGCTAACGACTTTACACAAATTCTCAGCGACGGTATTGGTTACTGGGTTACTAACTTAGGAAAATCTGAGTTGGTATCAGTGTTTACATACTATTGCCATATTGGTTATTTGGCAGAAAACGGCGGCAAAATTCGTGCTACCAACGGCAACAACTCATATGGTAAATTTGGTTCAGTGTCCGAAGGTGTTGACTCTAACGAAACTCCTATCACAGCCACAGTAAACAACAGAGCACTACAAGCCATTGTTGGAAATACATTTACTAGCGGCAACACTATTCTTAGATTGGAATATACCAATGCTGGTAATTCATATGCCAATACAGGAACAGCTTACACATTTAATAGCCCAAGCGGTATTAATGCCAATGCAATTGGTGACGAAGTGCGTGATAACGCTGTATTTGAAAATAGAATGTTGACCAGTGGTGCAGGATATGTTAATTCCGTTAACGTTGCTCAATCAGGAACAGCGACTGGCGTCACTATTGCGGCCGCAGATACAGCAGTCAGCGGCGCATATCTTGGTATGAGAATTATCATCATCAGTGGAGTAGGTGTGGGACAAACTGCATACTTTACTTCTTATAGCGCAGGAACAAAAACTGGTATTATTGCAAAAGAATCATTTGCCACAGTTACAGCATCAGCAGTAACAGCAACTGGCGCATTGATTACTGTTCCAAGTACTGTGACCTTCTATGTTGGAATGCCAATCACATTTACTGGAACAACTATTGGTGGATTTGCATTGTCAACTGTTTACTATGTTGCTAATATAGATGCCGTAAACAACACCATTGGTATTGCTTCTATAAGTGGTGGCCCAGTAATTAGTGCTGGTTTGAGCAATCAAACTGCCAGTACCATGATTATACATGCCGCAGGCTGGGATCATGTTGTTCCTGGAACTGCGATTGTGGCAGGTTTAGATTCAACAACAACTTACAGTATTGAACCAAGAGTACAATTTACAGCTGGCTCATTTGCGACAACAGCAAGAACTTTACCAAGCACTGTCAAGTGGATTTCAACATCGTATGCTTCTGGTAATGGTCGATTTGTTGCAATTGCCAACGGTTCAACTGTGTCAGCAACATCTATTGACGGATTTAACTGGATTTCAGGAGGTGCTCTTTCTGGCAGCACAAACTGGGTAAGTTTGGCTTCTGGAACAATTAGTACAGTAACTTATCATGTGGCCGTTGCAGGTGGCGCTGGTAGTACAGTTTCTGCATACACTACAACTGGTGGAGATTCTTGGTTATCAATGAGCAGTTTGCCAGCCGGTAACTGGACCAGCGTGGCATTTGGTAACGGACGATTTGTTGCTGTATCAAATGGCACTGTGAGTGCATTTAGCACAACTGGCACAGGATGGACAAACGGTGGCGGTATGGTTTCTGCCAATTATGTATCAGTAGCATACGGCAGCGGCCCTGCTAAGTTTGTGGCCATTGCTGGCGGTAGCATTGGTACTTCACAAACTACTGCATATTCAGCTGATGGTGTGTCATGGACAGCAGGTACATTGCCAGCGTTGGCATACTGGACCAGCATTACATATGGTAACGGACGATTTGTAGCAGTGGCACAAGGTAGTACAGCAACAGCTTATTCTCTTGATGGTATCACTTGGAGTACACCAGCAACTGTGTTGCCGCAAGTGTCTGCGTGGAGCAACATCAAATACGGTCAAGGAACTTTCTTGGCAACAGCTGGCAAACTAACACCAACATTTACTGGTACAACTCCTGGTAGCAATTTGGTGAGTTTGAGTAGTACCGCTGGCCTTGCCACAGGACAAAGTATAGTACCATCAGTAGCCACAGTAACAACCACAACAACAAATGCCAACAGAGCAGTGGCATTATTGAGCGGTACATCTCGTATTGATGCCAACGGAATTTTAAGTCCAGGTATGGCTCAATCTGGAAGCCTTGCAGTGGGTATGGTGCTGTCTGGCACAGGTGTCACAACTGCACAAAACATTGTTATCACAGCAATGAGCGGAAATTCTACTACAGTAACAGTGACATATGCCACACAAAAGACTATTCCGTTTGTTACTGGACAAACTGTTAGAATTGTAGGTGCTATTCCTACTGGTTACAACGGATCATGGACGGTTACTGGTACGCCAACAACAAGTCAGATACAATTTACCAGCAGTTTAACAACCACAGTTACTACATTTGGATTTGTTCAAAGCACTCCTACTTTTATTACTGGAACTACTGCATTTACATCATCTGCAAGCAGTGTATCAGGAACAACATTAACAGTTGGCGGAACAGTAACTGGTACTGTGGCACTTGGACAAGCTCTAAGTGGCAACAGTTATACATCAAACTTCCAACAAATTATTGGAACAGCATTATCGATTCCAGGTGCAACAACAGGAACTCCAACAAGCGGTATGTTTATTGCTGGCCCTAACGTTGCAACTGGCACAACTATCACAGCGGCAGCAACTGCCAGCTGGTTCGCTGGTGTGGCCAAAGGTACTGATGTTACATTTACAGGCAGTATCAGTGGTAACATATTGACTGTGACATCAGCACCAAGCGGTGCTGGCCTAAACATTGGTATGGTATTGAGCATCAGCACACTTGATCCTACTAGAAACAATGTACTTGGCGGGAACTATATCACTGGAAACTTAACAGGCACCAGCACAAGTGCATCAAGCACATGGACTGTGAATATTCCACAAACACTTGCAAGTACTTCAAGCATAGTTGCAACTCCAGTAGTTATGACTGTGAGTGCAGTGGGTGTTGGGTCTGTTGTTCCAGGCGCAGTGCTAAGTGGCCCTGCGACAATTCCTCAAGCACAGTTTCTCAACATCACCAGCATTGTAACAGACGGACTTGAAGTTAGGGTAAACTATGCTTCAACTGGATCAGCGGCATTTGCTGTTGGACAACGTATTGACATTACAGGTACAAGTGTTAGTGCATATAACACATCATGGGTTGTTTCAGCATGTACCGCAACTTTTGTACGTTTCTACAGTGCATTAACAAACGATCTTGGAACTGGCGGAACTATCACCAGCTCGGCAGCATTTGTAACTGCACAAGTAACCAGCAGTGTGGCCGCAGTTGCTAGTCCAACATTGACTGCAACAGCTGGTTTTGGGGTAGCTGGATTTAATCAGTTTGTTGTGAGCAGTGCCGCAAGTATTGCCAACGGACAGTTAGTTACAGGAACTGGTATTCCAACAAACACCTATGTGACTAGCATAGCCAGCACAACTATCACATTGTCAAACAACTTTATTGCTGACGGTTCTGGAACATACAACTTCTATGCACCAGGTGCCGCAGGCACTTACTATATTACTCCAGCAACAACCGCAGCCATTGCTGGCGGAACTTCATTCAGCGGTTTAAGTTATACTTTGAGTATAAGTCACAATATCACACAAACCAACACCATTTACGGTAACAGTTTGACAGGTTATATCACAGCGTTTGTGGGTGGGTCGGGAGGAGCAGGTACTTACACAGTCAGCACCAGTTTTGCACCAACAGGTACCCTTGCAATCAGTGGTGTAAATTATCAAACCAATACAGCATTGGCAGTTGCGGCAACCGCAATGACTGGTACGAATAACACCATTAACGTGGCAAGTTCCGCTGGATTAACAGTGGGACAAAATATAACATTTGGTGGAGGATCTGCCGCACGTACTCCAAGTATTCAACAGACTGCCAGCAGTGGTAATTTAATCACACTCAGCAGTGGTACTGGTGTTGTGCAAGGTAACGTAATTGTGCCAACCGCAACAATAGTGAATACAACTGCAACTCAAACAGCCAGCGGTTCAAATCAATTATTACTTGCAAGTGCAACTGGTATCACTGCTGGCGCCAGCTTGTTCTTAACAGCAGTTTCTCAAAGCGTAATAGCTTCAGCCACTACTAATGCCACAACTTCTCTAACTGCAAGTAGCATAGATACACTGGGTGTGTTAACAGTTGGTTCGGGAACTCCTGTTGCGGGTATGGTATTGACTGGTACTGGTGTTCAAACAGCACAGAGTATTCCAGTAACAGTATCATCAGGATCTGGATCAGTTGTGACACTGACTTATGCAACACAAGGTGCTACTCCGTTTATTGTTGGTCAAACCATTACTGTTCGCGGTATGACTCCAACAACATACAACGGTACATGGACCGTGGCCACAGCTTCAACTACACAAGTAACATTTAACAGTAGTGCAACTGGTGCATTGACCACAACTGGTACAATTATCAGTGAGCCATGCTATGTGGTAAACAACATCACTGGATCATTATGGCAAACTAACTTATCAGCAACAGTTGCAGTGGCATCAACAACTATTACTGGTACTAACAACATAATCACAGTTCCAAGCACAGCAGGCATGATAGTTGGTGCACCAGTGCAATTTAACAGCAGTTCCAATAACATTGTTGCTGGAACAACATATTATATTTCACAAGTGGTCAACGCAACTACTATTGCAATCAGTGCTACATTTAAAGGTGCAAACTTTACACTTGGTACTGGTACTGGATTAGTGGTTCCTATGAACGTTGGTGCAAGTTTTGGTAATTTAATGCCAGGCGATGTGGCCAACGCAGTTTATTATGTCACAGCAGTCACTGGTAACTATGTAAAACTCAGCTCAAGCCCAACTCTAACTCCAGAATTACCATTGACAAATGCCAACGGTGCATGGCTTGTTAGAGCAGGTGACGTGCTGGGAGGCGCAACTACCACTATTCTTGAAACTGCATCAGGCGGTAACTGGGCACGTTTAAGCAACAGTGTAAGTGCCGCAGTTGGACAAGTTATTACACCAGTCACTGACGCTGTATCAGTAACAGTTGGTAGTACACTAGGTCAACAGACAACTAGTATGACTACTAGTACAATATCAACTGCTGGTGTATTAACAGTGTCAGCTGGCGCACCGTTCCCAGGCATGATATTAACTGGTACAAATATACCAATTGCACAAAATTATGCAGTTACAGCAACCAGTGGTAACGGCACAACAGCCACTATTACATTCTCAAGTGCCACTGCTCCAATTGTTGGACAGTTGATTACTATTCAAGGTGTAACTCCTGTTGGATACAACGGAACTTTTGTAGTTACAGCATCTAGTGCAACAACAGTCAGCTATTTAAACACCACTACTGGCAGTATGATTACTTCAGGTAGTGTGATCAGCAAGCCAACTTATATTGTTTCCAACATCAACGGCATTACTGGCGCTGGCGGAACATGGCAAGTTAACTACTTTACAGGTCCAAACGTAACCAGTACAACAATTACAGGTACTGCTAACTTGATGGTAGTGAATAGTGTTCGACACATACAAGATGGTGAACAGTTTACTACTCCAGCAAGCGGAACATTTGGTGGTTTAAGCAACAGCACAACATATTATGTGATTGCAACTGTTCCAAGCACTAACCAGATTGCTGTCAGTACAACATACTTTGGAAATGCGGTGTCATTTACCAGCGGTACAACAGCAGGTAGCTTTGTTGGATCGTTTGCCGCAGGCTTTGGTGGCTTAACATCAGGTACTCCTTACTATGTTGCGGCTGTAAGTGCAAGCGGAAACTATGTGCGTTTGAGTACAAGTCCAACATTAAGCCCAATTGCCACACTAATCAACGGTAACGATGCATGGACTACTGGTATTGACGACAAGTTTGGACTAGTAAACGGCCGCTTATATTATGTGGCCAGTGTGTCAGGTGCTAATATTACAGTCAGTGCTTCACCAACATTAACACCAGTTATCACACTACAAAATGGTGGATCTGCAGGAAATGCACAGTGGACTACTCAAATCAGCGACACCAGCACAGGCAGTTTGGCAACATCTCTAAGTGCAAGTTTCAACTATTATATTACTGGTATTCTTAGTGCTACAAACCAGTTGATTATTAGTACAAGTTATCTTGGCGATAGTATCACAGTTGCTCCAGGCATTGGCGGCTCTGTGCCAACCACAGCTGGTTCATATTTGGGCGGATTAACTTCAGGCACAACATACTATATTGCCACAGTTGATCCTGTTAATAATCAAGTTACATTAAGTACCAGCGCAACACTGACTCCAATTGTTCAAATTGCCAATTTGAGTCTTGGTGCATGGACCAGTGTGTCTGGCGCGGGCGCTGCCGCAAGCAGTCCGGATGGTATTAACTGGACTAGTCGTGCGTTGACTAACGATTCATGGGCCGCACTGGAATTTGGTAACACAAAAACCAGCTTTACTGGTAGCATTACCAGCACAACACTAACAGTGACCAGTGCTCCAACTGGATCTGGCATTGTGGTTGGACAAACATTGAATGGTATTGGAATCAGTGCTGGCACTAGAATAGTGGCCAATTTGACAGGTACTGCAACCAGTTCCAGCAGTACATGGACTGTGAGCAATAACTATACCAGCACTACTGGATCTATAACGATAAACGCGGCGTTGCCAACTTGGGTTGTTATTGCTGGCGGTACAGTAACCAGCGCCAATGCAGTTTCAATTCCTAACTTTACAACAGCACAAGCTCGTGTGGTTATTGCTTCGGGACAAATTGCTAGTTTCAGACTAATAGAACCTGGAAGTGGATATGCAACTGCACCATCGGTGACCATTACTGATCCAAATGCAACCAGTGCCGCAACCTTTACAGTGCGTATGGGCATTGGTGCATTGGGTAATCCATCGTTTACCAACAGAGGAACTGGATATACCACAGCAACTACCAACGTTTCTGGTGTTGGATTTGCTGATATATTCCAAACAACTCAATACATAAATGTCAGCGGAATGACGTCAGTTCCAACTCCAGGTGCAAACGTACAATTTGCCGGAAATGCAACTTATTACAAATTGGTCAGCGTGAGTAGTTTAAGTGGTAGTACTGGTAATTACAGTGCGGCCCTACAACTCAGCCCAAGCATGAGCATTAGTCTTAGCCCCGTACACGGTGTTGCTATTACCATGCGAATATTGTATAGCCAATGTCGTTTAACTGGACACGATTTCTTAAGTATTGGAACTGGTAATTTTGCCACAACCAACTACCCAGGTATACCAACCCAGGCAGCAGATCAGGCCAACGAAACTGTTGAAAATAACGGTGGTCGTGTGTTCTACACCAGTACTGACCAAGATGGTAATTTTAACGTGGGTGATTTGTTCACAGTTCAACAGTCAACTGGTATTGCCACATTGAATGCCAATGCGTTTAACTTGAGCGGATTACAAACACTGACATTGGGTGCTGTTACACTGGGTAGCTCAAATACCAGTATTACCAGTTTCTCAACAGACGGTACATTTACTGCAAATAGTGACAATATCGTACCAACACAGCGAGCAATTAGAACATTTATTGCTAGCCAAATTGGTGGTGGTGGATCTACAGTAAACGTAAATACGTTGGTAGCTGGTAATTTACAAATTACTGGAAATGTGATAAGTAATACAACAGGCGCGGCGATAAATATAAAGAATAGAGCAAACTTTACACAGGGAGTAGATGGTAGTCCCTTAGCACTAAACTACTTCTTATTAAGATAATTGGAGAATTAAAACATGGCAACAGGAAGACTAGGAATCGCTGATTTAGCATCAGCAACATACACAAATTTGTATACTTGCCCTGCAACAACATTTGCAGTGGTTAACGTATCATTGTGTAATAGAAATGCAACAGCAGTCCAGGTGCGTATTGCACTAACAACTACATCAGCATCAGGTAACACTGCTCCTGCTGATAACGCATTTTTAGAATATGACGTTACTATTCCAGCAAACTCCGTACTTGAGCGTACTGGTATTGTTTGTGATTCAACTAACAAATATATCACAGTACGTGCAAGCAATACAGGTGTTAGTGCTGTAGCATACGGCATAGAAACTAGTACAACTTAATAAGGGGTAATGCAATGGGACGTTTTGTACCAATTAATATAACTGCACAAAATCTTGCTAAAGTAGCCCCAAAAGTTCCGGGTGCTAAAGTTTATTACGACGGTAAGGAGTGCTGGCAATATAAAATAGTATATGATCGTCCAGGCACTTATACATACACAGTACCATCTAATGCTATTTGCGCAAGAACTGTAATTGTGGGTGGTGGTGGCAAACCAGTTTGTACCAACGGAAACTGTTGTGGTTTTGCTGGAGCAGGCGGCGCATACAGCGACAAATGCCATGCTGTTACTCCAGGTGCCACAACATTTACTATTGTGGTAGGCCGTCAGAGTCAAGATTCATCAGTTGCATGTAACAGCGTAGGCGTTCACACTGCTGGCGGCGCGGCAGCATGTACACCAGGTGCGGCATCAGGCGGTAACTGGAATAGTTGCGGCGGCTGTGCTGGTTTTAACTGTAATTTCTGTAACGGATCACTAACCCATTATTGTGGTGCTTGTATCTATCAAAATGCCACAACTTGCTGTGGATACTGTGTTGTATTTTCATATACAGATGCTGATCACGGCGATACCCGAAATGGTTGTTGCGTGGCAGCATACGCTGGCGGCGGCTCAGCTGGTAGTCCACGACACTGCCAAGGTGGTTGCGGCATGATTGTTTGTAATTCAGGAACTATCAGTCACGGCGGAACTGCAGGTGGCGGTGGTGGCGTGGGCGGCGGACATGCAGGTGGCAGTCCAGCACCCGTTTGGCAGTTCACTTGCTGTAACTGCGTATGTCCAGGCTATGACGGAATTGTAGGCGGCAATTGTCAATTATGGCAAATCTGTGCTCCAACAGGTGCTGGTGGTGGTGGTGGCAGTCACACTCCGCAACCTATGCAATGTCGTAGCTGGGAAGGTATTTGTACTATGCACAAATGGCAGGGCGGTTGTGGCGGCTTGGGCGGCCCAAATACTCAAGCTACAGAAGCACAGCCAGCAAGATGGAACATGTGGCAACGCTGTCGTTACAACGAGTCGTATGGTGTTAGTTGCGCACATTGGAAAATTGACTTTAATCCCAAACGTTTTGATCCATGCTCATATCCATGGTGGGACATTTGTAACATCAGCGGCGTAGGAGCACCAGGTCATGTTAACGAAACAAATTATTTTTGGTGTTGCGAACCAACCCAATTGAGTTCATTCTGGGGTCGTCCAGCAAACTCAGGCGAAGGCGCTGGCACAGGCGGCGCAATGTTTCGCTGTTGTAATGCAGACCAATGGGGAGATGCTTATCCAGTAAATGACGCTAGTCCAGCTTGTTCAGTAAACTGGATATTGCTGTGCTGTCTTGGCGCACTGGCAGATCCATTCAGATGCGATGCGGCCTATGCACTAAAGGACAAATTATTCAGCGGATTCTTAACTTGTGCAGGAACACTAGGCGGTTCAGGTGGATTGGGCGGCTGTAACTTTTCCAGCAAAGCTGGTTTTGGTGGCGGCGGCGGCACATCCAAATGTCATTTCACTTGCGTGTGTTGGGGCGGATCTTTTGACTGCTGTAATGGCGCGGCAAGTACACCACTGGCATTTCCACCATGCATATTGGATAATTTATTGAGCAATGCTGGATCTGGCATGGCTATTGTTTACTATAAGGAAGCATAAGAAATGGGACGTTATATAAGTACAGGAACAGCACAGCCAACGGCTTGCACTAGTTATTCACCCACTACATGCTACCAGGTTAATAATTACAAATATTCATATGATTCTAACGAATGCTGGCAAAATAGGGTTATTTTAGATAAACCAGGTAGTTATACATTTGTTGTACCACCAACTACTGCAGGCAGTTCAACTGCTTGTGTGCGAGCAATTGCAGTTGGTGGTGGTGGTAAAGCATGTGTAAGTGATTTTTATTGTAATTTTGCAGGGTCAGGCGGTGGCTATGCCGAATCAGTGCATACAGTGACAGCTGGTTGTGTTATGACCATTGTAGTTGGACGCCAAAGTCAAGATACCACTATTGGATACACTTGCCAAGGTGGTGTTGCTCAAACACTAACTGGCGCTGGCGCAGTGACTAGAACTCCAGGCGCAGGTTCAGGCGGCAACGTAATGAACAGTCGCGGTGGATGCGGTGGATGGGGACGAAACTATCAAGAGGTCAATGGCACATGCCCAAGTACTTGTATCTGTATATTTCCTACCACTTGCTGTGGATATTGTGTAGTTTACGGCTGCAATTGTATTAGCTCAGTTGGTGACGCATATTGTGTACCCTATTTTCCAGGTGGCGGATCAGCAGGCAGTTTTGTATACCCATGCGGTGGAAACGGTGGAACTGTTTGTAGTAAGCAAAGTACCTACGGCGGCTCGGAAGGCGGAGCAATGGCAGGCGGCGGTGGCGGCATTGGATATTTGAACAAATGTTGCCATATTTCTGCACGTTGTAACTGCATTTGTCGTATGTACGGAAACAGTAGTCAACCAGGCTTATGTAGTATAACAATCTCTGGTGGTGGTGGTGGCAGTCGTTTTGTACCAAAAATGTCAAGTTGCGAACAAACCCTATGGGTTGGCTTGTGCGAAGGCGGCATTTGGAGAACAGGTGCTGGTGGTCGCGGTGGCTGCGATAATCACGAAGGTATTCCAGATACCATGTATTGGACTTGCGCATTATGTATGTGTACAGGCCGTAGCGAACACGATGTTTGCTGTGGAACAGCGCCTAAAAAATGGCCGTGGCATGACGTATTTTCTATCTCAGGAACAGGAGCTCCAGGCAAAGGTTTAGGTTATTGTACAGACGGACAAATGGACCAAGGTAACTATTGGGTACAGGGATGTTCATGGGGAGGTAAACCAGAAGATTCAGGCGAAGGTGCTGGCACCGGCGGTGCAGTTTATCCTAACTTGTGCGATCCTATCAACGTGGGTTGGCCATGTACTCCAGGCTGGTTCCTGGATTGGCAAGCAGTTTGCCAAATGGGATTACAGGGCAGTGCTACCAATGCATACGATCAACCAAGGAACGTGGCTCCAGGCATTATCAGCCAAGCTGGTATATTTGGCGGTTCAGGCGGAATTGGTGTTCACGGATTTGCAAGTAAAGCAGGATTGGGCGGCGGCGCAGGCGTGTTTAAATGCTATATTTTATGTATATGTTGGGGCGGATCTTTTGACTGCTGTAATGGCGCGGCAAGTACACCACTGGCATTTCCACCATGCATATTGGACAACATCGTTAGTAACGCAGGTTCAGGCGTTGCAATAATTTATTGGAAAGATTAAGGAGATTTAAATGACACAATGGGCAAAAATGGTTGATAGCGATGGAGACGGTAATTTTGAAATTTACCAACTTCATGACGAAGATCCAAACGGATTATGGCATCCAGATGCACTAGAATTCTGGAGACAAGTACCCGACGAACATGCGGCAATTGGAAATGTTTTTGAAGAAAGTTCACAAACTTGGTATACAGGCTCAGCCTGGGGAGAAAAGAAAACAGCTGAAGCACCTGCCCCAGACACTGCTCCAAAGCCAATTGCTATCCCACTGGGAGCAGTATTGGAATTAGAAATTACCAATGCAGGGTCTAACTACGAAACACCACCAGTTAGAAATCAATATGACATTGGTGACGGTAAGCGTTTGGTTGCAACTGTAACTTATGACCAGCAAACTGAAAAAGCAGTTAGTGTTGAAATCAACGACGCAGGCGAAGGGTATGAAGTTGGACAAACATTCACTATTAATGTAGGTTTTGGTAGAGATTGGGACCGTAAAAATCCTGATTTTACTGAGGTTCGCATTAAACGTGTTAACACTAATCCAAACGCTACTAAACCAGCAGATGTTGCTGAAAGTAATTCACCTGGCGCACCTGCACCTTAATCAGTATTACAGCAACAACAAACCTCACTGTGCTATATAACACACAGTGAGGTTTTTAATGAGTGAACAGATTGAGTTTTTTCCTATAATAGCAGGAATTGAAAAAATAGAACCAATATTAGCGGCATCAAGTCCTACACGCCCGCTGCCTTTTGAAAAAGAAAGCCATTCAATGATGAGTTGTCCTGGAATTAGAGATTTAATTTCTACAGGATACGTGATAAATCTATGGCAAGACATACTAATAACAGTTAATCCAGATCACAGTGTCAATGCTTCGGGCAGTGGAACTATGACTGACCACGATGGTAACCCATTCCAAGATATACAATTTCACGATGAGCGTACTTTTGCTGGATATTCGTTTGGACCAGAATATTTTAATTTCTCTATGAAGTTACGTTGTCCATGGTATGTACGAACTAAAAAAGACACGTCAATATTATGCCTTCCGGTATTTTATAACGAGTCTCCTCATTTTACAGTGGCATCGGGTATTATTGACAGTAGTAAATATCCTATGATTCTTGTACAAATAATTTTAAGAAAATTTGAAGGTGAATTATTATTGAAAAAAGGCACACCATTAATGCAGTTAGTTGCTGTCAAAAAACAACCAGAAATAAAAATGTACGATTCGGATTCTCCAATTAAAAAATCAGTTGGTGTTTTAAGAAATTGGATTGCAAGTAAAATGCACACTGCCGCGCAATATAGAAACATGGATAAACTACTATGAAGCATAATATAGACCTTGATAATATCATAATGACTGAAAAGGATTTTATTGCAGAATTTCCTAGATTTATACCTGCTGAATTTTGTCAAATGTTGATTGAAAATTTTGAACTTAACAAAACTATGCAACGAAATATTATACATTCTGCAAAAGATAATATTAAGAAAGGTATGCCATTATTAAGAGACGATTCTGCATGGTTTTTGAATTATCACGATAAACATGCAGAAAATGTAGTAAGTTGGTTATGGGTTGCACTGGACAAATATGTTGAAAAATATCAACAGCTAGCAGAATTACCACTGTGGCCCAGCGAGTTAAAACTACAATGTACAGAACCCAGCGGTGGATTTCACACTTGGCATTATGAAAGTAGTAACTATAACATGTCACAACGTGAGTTGGTATGGATGATATATCTAAATGATGTGCCCGACGGCGAGGGAGAAACTGAATTTTTATATCAACGAACTCGTGTTAAACCTACAGCCGGAACCGTTGTAATTTGGCCAGCAGGGATGACTCATGTACATCGCGGCAATACTATGTTTACACAAAACAAGTATATTTTAACTGGTTGGTTTATTAAAATTCCTCGATAATGAAGACTATCTACTATTCTGCATCAGTTCCACCAGACTTGTACGGCAATGATTTTATGCTGTATCAAGAACCTGATAGTTTATATAAAGAATTGCTAGCCAATAAAAATAAAGAAAATGCATATAACAACTACATGGATTGTCCGGCATTTTTAAAATCAGTGCAGAACACATTTGTAGTACGTTGTCCATGGACTAGCAAACTCACAGTGGACTATTCAAACGGAACTTTTGTAAATGAACAAGGACATAGAGATGAAATTTCTGAGCATTTTACACCAAAACCAACTTCGCGTTCCAACCCTATGTTTAATGTCTATCATAATTTCTTATTTTTTTGCGAAGATGATTTAGAAATAACAACTAGTCCTGCATTTTTACATAATACTGAATTTCAATCTAGTTGTACATATATTCCAGGAACATTTAATATTGCAAAATGGTTTAGACCTATAGAAGGCGCTTTTGAAATGAAACATAGATTTCAAACTCTTAACATTTCAACGGGTGATCCGTTGTACTATATAAAATTTAATACCACGGACTCTATTAAGTTAGTACGGTTTGATTTAACTCCTGAATTATGGAATATGACCCAAGGATGCGTTAATTATAAAAAATATCAACCCAAGAAATCGTTAACTTACTTGTATAAATTGTTTTTTCATTCAGGAAGACAACGACAAGTATTGAAAAAGATTAGAGAAAATATAATATGAAAAAAACACTGTATACTAATGGTGATAGTTTTGTGTTTGGAATGGAAACTATTGCACCTGGCAGCAGAGATGTTGCTTGTAAAGAACACTCATTTGCCAAGCATCTAAGCCGCTATTTGAACTGTGACACTTATATTAATAAATCATACAACGGTTCAAGTAATGATCATATTTTTAAAAGAACAATTTTTGATCTCAATGAATTAGAAAAATCTGGACATGATCCTAAGGATACATTTGTTTTAGTGGGTTGGAGCTCATTATCTAGAATTGAAATATCAGGAGAAGCATGGCTTAGTAAAATTCCCAATTGGAGAGAAGTTTTAAATCATTTTAAGACTAATAAAGATCCGTCATACCCTGTCGAATTTCAAGACTTTGGAGTAGTATTTTGTAACCCGCAGTCGGGAATAACATTCACAGTCGGCGATGATGTTGTTGATACTGATAATAGTATAGTGCCATGGGCCTCCAAATACTTGTGGGATGATGTGCTTCAAGTTCCAAATCAGGAAGCCAGGATTATTGCACTACATGAATTATTGGAAAATAGAGGATATGCACACTTGTTTGTTAATACATGTCACCCGTTATTTAATACCAAAAATCTAGACTTTTCATGCAAAAACTATTATAATTTGGATACTAGTAGTTTTTACGATTATGGATGCAAAAATTATCCTGATCAAATGCTAATTATGAATCATTTTACAGAAGTGCCACATATGTTTTATGCAGAAAAATTGTTTGAACATATTCAACAGCACAATATTTCGTAATTGCACCTTGACATTTTTTTGAACTATAAATAATTAACTACGTAGATTAAGGAATATTATGAAAAAAGTTGTGTTTATCAATGGTGGGGCAGGCCGCGTAATTGCTAGTATACCCGCTCTTGAAGAGTTAGATCGCAGAGGCGAGTTGGCAGGAATTGTTTGTGAAGGCGGCTTGGAGATATTCCTTGGACATCCCACATTACAAGAAAAAGCCTGGGATGTGAATCACAAAGGCTTGTTTGAAAATCTTATCAAAGATAACTTATGTGTATCAACTGAACCTTATAGAGATCACGAATACTACAATCAACGCAGTAGTTTACAACAGAGTTTTTGGTGGGAAATTGTTGGAGAACGTTCAACAAAGAATAATAAACCAACACTGGTATTAAGCAAAACAGAAGAAATGAGTGCTATGGGAATATTATCTCAAGTGCGCCAAGCAAGCCAAAAAGAAAAAACAATTGTTATTCAGCCTTTTGGCCGTAGCAGTAGTATGGGACCAGGTATTGTGTTTGATCCAAGCAGTCGCAGTATTGAGCAAAGTACGTTTATTGAACTTGTGGGCGAATTGGCCAAGGATTACAACATGGTTTACATGGGAGAACACAAATTAGATGTGATTAATCTTCCCTTGTTCCAACCAGAAGGCAATGTGCCATTGCGTGTATGGGCCGCAGTTATTGAGTCTAGTGACTATTTCATTGGGTGTGACAGCGTAGGACAACATATGGCTTATGCATTTGACAAACCAGGAACTGTGGTGTGCGGAAGTACTTTTCCAATTAACACTACCTATCCAGAGCATTTTAATATTGTAGAAAAGAAAAACATTGAACGTGTGTACAGCCCAATTAGAATTGCTGGGTTTGCTAGCGAAGAAGCAGATAGATTAAACGATACAATTATGGATTTTAGCAAAGAAGAACTTAAAACAATCATTGCCAACATCCGTGCCCACATCAAGAAAACAGTCAAATAAGGAATATTATGTATCTTTTAGGAATCAATATTGGTCACAATGGTAGTACAGCACTATATAAAGATAGCGAATTAATTTTTTATGTAGAGGAAGAGCGGTTAACACGAACCAAATATGACGGTAATCCATTTGCCGGTATTGACCTTGCTTTTACATATACTGATCATGTGGATTTCTTGATTATTTGTTCAACATCGAATGATTTTCCTATAACACCGTGGAATCAGGAAGATGTGTATACATCAGTTGTTCGAAAAAAACAACCAGGAATCCCATTTCAAACAGTGCCAGCAGGAGACATACACCATATGACTCATGCACTCACTGCATTTTATAACAGTGGATTTGACGAAGCGGCCGCATTGGTAATTGATGGTGCTGGCAGTGGATGCAGTGATCCTGAGTTTAAAAAGATAACTTGGGAAGTAGAATCAATTTGGTCTGTAGGTTACCCGGCAAAAGTAGAGTGTCATTACAAGCAATACGGCGCAAACCATGCTGATAATTTTGCATTAGAAGAAAACGGTCACCAATCGGAAATTTCCGATAGTCACGGCCTTACTAAAGCATATGAAGCAGTGACACAGTTCCTTGGCTTTCACCCAATCGAAGCAGGAAAAACCATGGGTCTAGCACCATATGGTAAACCTAATCCAGACATTAAAATTAATGATGGTAGATTCAACAATCGTGCGTTTATTAAACCACGTTTTCCAGCAGGTAACTTTATTCGTGCAGATTTAGATCCAGATTTATTAGAACTAAATGATAAAAAAGAATGGCATGATGACGAATCACTAGTTGGAGATTATCGTAAAGACATTGCGTATGCTGTGCAAAAGGCCGCTGAAGAACGTGTGTTTGGTCTAATACGTAAAACTATTGAACTCACTGGTAAAAAGAAAATTGTTATGGCGGGCGGATTTGGATTAAACTGTGTTGCCAACTACGAATACTTGAAAGAATTCCCAGATGTTGAGTTTTACCATGAACCAATCAGTCACGATGGCGGCAATGCCATGGGCGTGTGTCAACATGTTTATAGATCTGTAAGCGAAGATGCAACACCAGCACCGCTAACTTCATTGTATATTGGTCCTATTGACGAAAAAAGATATGACAATATTGACTACACTGGGTTTTTAGAAAGGTCTGTGACCAGCACAGAAGTTGCACAGTTAATTGCAGACGGAAATATTGTTACGTTGTATCAAGGTCGCAGTGAAGCAGGCCCACGTGCATTGGGTAATCGTAGTATTTTGTTTGATCCAACAGTTCAAGACGGCAAAGCTATTGTTAACAAAGTAAAGCGTAGAGAATGGTTTAGGCCTTTTGCAGGATCTGTTATGGCAGAACATGCCGGCGAGTGGTTTGACTTTAGAACACGCAGTGATAGTCCGTTTATGATGTATGCAGTGGATGTTAAAGAAGATAAGCAAGCATTGATTCCTGCAATTACACACGTTGACGGTACATGTAGAATTCAAACTGTAACTAAAGAACAAAATTCTCACTACTATGATTTGATCAGTGAGTTCAACAAGATTAAAAATGTTCCTATCCTGTTTAATACCAGTTTTAATCTTGCAGGCGACCCACTAGTAGAAACAGTCAAGCAGGCATTAGAAACGTTGGCTAAGTCAGACTTAAAGTATATGTGGCTTCCAGAATTAGGCAAGCTGATTACTAAAAAAGGTGATTTCGAAGAAGTATAAAAAAAGGAGCGTTAAGCTCCTTTTTTATATTGAATTAGCAAATTCTAATAAACTGCCAAACTCTTTGACTTTTATTTGATGTGTTAATTCAAATGCTTTGGTTTTTGTACTAGCAGATTTGATAAGGATAGGCATTGCTTTCATTTTTGTTGCGGCTTTGACGTCATTAATTTCCGCACCCACATAATAAATCTCTTCCCAAGTCAGCTGGTTTTCACTGCCAGCACGTTCAAACATACCGGTATTGGGTTTGACATATGGGTCATTTTTATCTGTACCCGGAGCATAGTAGGCATTCTTTATTCTAGAATTTGTTGATTGCATCAGTTCACGAGTTGCACCAAGGATATTTTCAAAATCCACTTGATCTAGATTACGTGTTTTGCTGGGAGGTTGTCCAGCAATAATTAAAAAATCGTAACCCTTTTTTGACAATATTGACAGTGCTTCAGCAACGCCTTCGGCTACTATTAATTTATTACCTGGTGTAAAAGGGGTTGAATTATCATAAATTACCCCGAATAGTGTTAACCCTAACACTTTGCGATTTGCTTGCAGTTTCCAAATATCTTGGAAATACTCTGAATAACGACCCATGTTTAACTCCTTAGTTATAGTAATTTAGCAGTTTTTAAGAGGCTGACCAATAATCCTGACTATGAATAAATACACTGTAATGGCGAGACTCTATGAACTTTTCTGATTTTTTTATAAAGGGTTTAAGAAACACTCTTAAACTTAGAAACGGCGCAAATTTTTCCTTTAAAGGGCAAGAAATACGTGTGCCTAATACCACGGTGGTTGATCAGTGGATGGCAGGCGAGTTCTCAACAGCGGCTTACGAGATTGTAATCGAGCGTGGAGTCAACGATGTTGAACACGTGAACTTGTTAGTCTCAGCCCGAGTAAACGAAGTATCCGTAATGAGTTATGGTAGACTTAACTTGGGAATAGATCTAGTCAAGTTCACAGCAACTTCTGACAATTCAAGAATTACACTGATAGCAACACCTTATTTTCAACCAGATGGCGTTACTCCATTAGCGGATATCAAATTAACATTCAAAGCAACGTATTCTGAAAGATTAAATCCTATTGGGATTCCTACAGTAACGGGCGATGCAACCAATCTTGGCGGTGAAGCGGGTGTGTTGAGAAACTGGAATAATTCTAATTTGCCCAACGGCTTTTTAGAACTTGATGATGCTGGGTCTATTATAGTAAGTGCTATAAACAATATTGTAGTTCCTGGACAAAGCACACTAACGTCTGATTTTGTATTTTCAAAAATGAATTTTGTTAACACAGACGGTTCGCTAACAATTACAACAAACGCTACTTCAAATACACTTACACTTAATTTGACAAGTATTACTGATTTGGCAATTAGTAATTCATTTGTTATTAATCCAACAAGTGGTGGCGCCTTAAACAATGTAGCTATTGGCAGTACTAATAACAAGCCGGGAACATTTACACAACTGTCGGCCAGTGGCTCAGTCACTATGACAGACGGCAATCAACAAATAACCATGTCGCCAACTGGCAGCGGTACAGTGACATTTAATCCTGCTACACCGGGGAATGTTAATAATGTACGTGTTGGCTCAACTACACCAAGGGCTGGAACATTTAGTAGTTTGTCAGCAAACGGACATGTGACATTTGCCGATAGTCAAACTATAACTATTAGTCCAATTGGCACAGGCACATTGACTATAAACCCAGCTGTACCAGGAGCTATGCACAATGTAACTATTGGATTAACAACTCCAGCGCCAGCACAATTTACTACTATCACAATAGAATCAACATCAACACAGGGCGAGTATTTGATAGCCTTGAGTCAATTGAAATCTATACTACTTGGAGCATCAGTATGAACGGATATACCTACTTAGCAGTAGCTGGCCAACCCACTATTGGTCTTAATTCAACAAATAACACACTTACTATTCAGCCAGCTGGCGGCATTTCTGTTACGACCAATGCAGTTACCAATACTGTAACTCTTAATACCAGCGGAACTATTACAGATTTAACTGTGACTAATTCTTTAACAGCGAATCCCACAGTTACTGGTGCAATCAACAATATTGTTATTGGTGCTATTGCACCGGCAGCAGGCACATTTAACGGATTGACAGCATTGTCAACAGTGAATTTTAGCCCAAACAATGCCAATATTGTTATCAGTCCAACTGGAACTGGCACGCTAACTGTGAATCCCACAGTGACTGGCAATATTAATAATGTTGTTTTTGGAGCAACAACACCAGCACCTGCAACATTCACTATTTTGTCTTCAACCGGCAACGTGTCATTTAACGGCAACAACGCCAACATCAGTATAAGCCCAACTGGTACTGGTTTAGTAACTATTAATCCCGCACAAACTGGTAGTATGAATAATGTTAGCGTTGGCCTTGGTGCGCCGCTAGCTGGTCGATTTACCACAGTTAGAATGACAGCACAACCAGCAGGTGCCTCCAGTGCAGTTACCGTGGGATATGCCGCGGCTTTGGCCGCTGCCTACGGTATGATAATGAGTTAATGAGAAATTTATGAGTACTGTTTACGAACTATTTAGATCAGCAAGCGGATATACTAGCCCGTATTTCGTTGTAGATTCCACTGGAAATTTAATAACACAAACAATAACAGTCACTGGATCTCGTCTTGAATTAACGCAAGGATCTTATATAGGATCGTCTGGAGATTTATTATTAAGTCGAACAACTTTAGGATCAAGTGTTGTTAATATTTTAGGAACATTGACCGGTTTAAATGTTGCAGGAACAGTTAGCCTAGCAGGAACTGGAAATGTAACTCTCAGTCCAACTGGCACAGTAACCCTTAGCCCAACTGGCACAGTTACTATGTCTCCCAGCGTTACGGGTAACATTAACAATATAAACATTGGTGCTACAACATCAGCTACTGGTAGATTCAGCACACTATCAGTTACCAACAGCGCCACAATTAGTCCAACTGGCAGTGTAACTGTTAGTCCTGGCGGCAGTGTAACTGTCAGCCCAACTGGATCAATAACACTTGGAACTGCAGGCGTTGCTACTAACTTAATTGGGCAAATCAGTGCAACAGCAACCAACCAGTCTATAACATTTAGCCCAACTGGCACAGGTACTATAACAGTTAACCCAGCCGTAACTGGCACAATAGATAATACAGCAGTTGGCACAACCACTGCATCAACTGGTAGATTCACTTCAGCAACGGTCACAGCACCGGACGAAAAATGGAATTCAAACTCAAGTCAGTTGGCTACAAAGAGATACGTGGAAAACAGCATAATGTTTGCTTATTTCACAGGACGCTAAAATGCCCAGGTTACAGTATGAACCCTGCATTTAAGCTAAATAAACTTAATACATTGGAGATAGTATAAATGGCTAAAAGTCAGATCAGACAATATGTTTTTACGCCAGGCGCGGCAGGTGTAGGCACGATTAAGGTACCAGGTAAAGTTGATTTAAATCAACTGTTAATTATTACCAATACCACACGAAACATAATTTATTACAATTTTGCCGACACAACCAACGCCAATACTGCAATCAGCTTCAGTCGAGCCAATGATAGCAACTTTACAACAGTGTTGGATAACACAGACGGTATCACAACAATTACTCTTGCAGTAAGCAGTGTAGGACACAGCGCCAACGACGCTATCCAAATTTTCCGCGAAGAGCCAATACAAACAGTGCGTCCTTGGGAAATGGGTACAGATGCGTTTGAACGTACTCGTGTTTCACAGCCTTACTCCATGCTAGACGCTGACTTTGAATACGGATTGCAAGGTACCAAATGGCAAGCAGTCAGTATGCTTCGTGGCTATCCAAGCATCTATGAAATTCCTGGCACTGACATGACAGTTAGTGCCATCACAACCAACGGCGCTACTGGTGCAAGTTTAATCACAGTGACCACAAGTTCACTGCACAGTATGGTAGTTGGACAACCATTCACTATCAAAGGTCTCAGCACAGGCGTTACAGGATTTAGCCGCGCAGAAGGATCGTTTACTATTTTCTCAACACCGTCAACCAGTAGCTTCACCTACTATGCAAAAGCCGCAGTGGGTAACAGTGGCGACACACTGTACACATCATATATTCAATTGCGTAAAGGCGGCTTTTATACTGGTGCATCAATCAGTGCACCGTCATTTGCATATTCAGGTGCCGCAACTCCGGTTATCACAGTGACTTTTCCCAATGCTCATGGACTACTTCCTGGCAGTACAATTATAGTAAGTATCAGCAGTGATGCAGGCGACACACAAAATCACAAAGTTGCAGGCGGCCCATATTTTATTGAATCAGTGCCAACACCTACAACATTTACTTACACAAGTAGAGCCGCTGCCGTGATTACTGGCACACTTGGTGGTGTAGTTTATGCTCGTCCAGATGCGTTCTATCAGCATCGTCCACTTGACGGCGGCGTTATTTTAAGCACAGGTAGTCCAGCATACGGTGCTCAGGCAATTCGTATGAGCAAGAAATATATTCGTTACCAATCTGGTAAGGCCATTAACTACAACACCGGTGCGTTGTTTGCACCAAACTATGATTTAAAACTGGTTACTGCAAGCGGCACCACAATTGGCAGTACTATTACCGTAACTACAGATGATGTTGATCATAATCTTCAAGTGGGTGCAACTATCAGCTTGTGGGGCATATTCACTTCAGGCTACATGGACACATACACTGTGGCCACTATTGTTGATGAACGTACATTTACGGTAACTGCCAAAAGCGTACTTGGCGGAACCACTGCGGCATTAGACGGCCCAAGTTTTGTGGTTGTTGAAAGATGGACAGGCTCTGTTGTTCGTGCAGGCACATTTGATGATCAAAATGGACAGTTTTGGCAGTATGACGGCCAGACCATGGCCGTTGGCAAACGTTCAAGCACATTCCAAATATCTGGTAACGTAACAGCAATTCCAGACAGTAATTTATTAAACGGAGTGAACACACGATTTACCAGTCAGTTGACAGTGGGTGATCGTATTGTTATTCGCGGAATGACACACATTGTTACTGGTATTACAAACGACACCAGTTTGACCATGAGCCCAGACTATCGCGGTGTTAATACTGCATTGGGTATTAAGATTGCAAAGACCATTGATTATATAGTGCCACAAAGTAAGTGGAACATTGACCGTTGCGACGGATCTAACGGCCCATTCAATCCAAGCGGTTTCAATATCTTACCTGGTAGAATGCAGATGATTGGCTTGCAATGGACTTGGTATGGCGCTGGATTTATTGATTTTATGCTAAGAGGTCCAGAAGGCAAGTACATATTTGTACACAGACTCAAAGGCAACAACGTAAACAGAGAAGCATATCAGCGTTCAGGTAACAGTCCAGTTCGTTATGAAGTGCTGAATGAAGGCGCAAGAAGTCAGTTGACAGCAACTATTGATGCTGTGGCAAACACAATTCCAGTGGCAGACCTAACACTGTTCCCAACAGCTGGAACAGTTTATATTGATAACGAATTGATTGCCTACACTGGCAAGAGCACCACAACAGGTGCTGGTAATTTAACAGGTGCAGTGAGAGCAACCAATTTGTCAATATACACTGCTGGTAGTCAACGCACATTCACAGCAGGCGCGGCCGCTACTCATACTGCTACCACAGGTGTGTTGTTTTGCAGTCAAACAGCTACACCTAACATCAGTCATTGGGGTTCGGCCTTTTTACAAGACGGCGGATTTGACTCAGATCGCGGCTACTTGTTTAACTATCAAAGCACAAACTTGCAAGTAACTACTACCAAACAAACAGCTTTCTTGATTCGTCTTGCACCAAGTGTAAGTAACTCACTAATTGGTGATTTGGGCGACAGAGACCTGTTGAATCGTGCGCAGTTACTATTACAAGCTCTTGAAATTACAGCTGACACTGGTACTGGCGGATTGATTATTGAAGGTGTATTAAATCCACAAAATTATCCAACCAACGTTACTGATATCACTTGGAACGGACTACAAACTTCAGGTGCTGGCGGATTGCCTAGTTTCTCACAAGTTGCTTCCGGTGGTTCAGTGGTATGGGCAGGCGGCGCAAGTCAAACCACAAGTGCCATTACAACAGCGGCGTTTCCAACAGGTACGCTAGCTCTTGAAATTATCCCTGGACAGTCAAGTTCAACACTGAGCAATTATCCTAACTTGTTTATTACAGCCGCAAACTATGCCACTTATATTGCCAACGGTTTGCAAACTGGTCAGGCACTCAGTGCTCAAACTGGTGGTTTTATTCCAGCAAACACAGTAATCAGTGCTATTACTTTCTACGGAACATTCAACAGCGTTCAGTATTATTACATAACAATGAGTAGAAATGCCACAGGCGCAACATCGGGTGTTAGCACTTGTACGGTAACTAACAGTTATCCAGTTACAAGAACATCACAGATCTTCTTCCAAAAAGCAAGTTGGGAAGCAACTAATGCTACGGTGGGTACCGAGGTCAACCAAGGCGGTATATTCCCAGGTAGTACCTATGTTAATACTGCATCATTGGTAACATATTTTGGTACACAGTATTATCGTGTGACATTTAACCAATCATCGGATGCTACTACAATTACTCCTGCAAGTACAACGGTTACGTTCAAATTTGGACAACCACCATATGCGCAACCGGGTGAGCAGGTTTTCTCGTTCATTGCGGCGCCAGGAACACAAAGCGTATTGGATCTAAGTGGATTGAAAGAACTTACAAATACAGTGTTAGGCGGACGAGGTGCATATCCTAATGGTCCAGACGTGCTAGCTGTTAACGTTTACCGTGCGTCAGGTTCAGGAAACATTCCTTGTAACTTGGTTCTACGTTGGGGTGAAGCGCAGGCTTAATTCAAACTGTACTCAACAAAAAGCCGCTATATGCGGCTTTTTTATTTTATAAACTATCTATAATATCTATTACAGTTTGTATTTTTGTTTGAATGACTTTGTTTTTTAAACTTAAATCAAGACCTCTATGTACAGGTTTTGGTAATCTACTAAGATCAAACCACCCCCATGCATCGTGTTCTGCACTCAGTACCGGAATAAATTCTTTTTCTACTACACAAAAATATGTATGAAAATTAAAAATACTGTCATTGCTGACAAATTTTTCAAGGGGGAGTGTTTTTTTAATATAAGGAAGAGTACCGATCTCTTCCTCCATTTCTCGTTGCAAACCCTGCCATGGATTTTCTCCTACGAGATTAGTGCCGCCCACTAGTCCCCAAGTACCAGCATGTTTACCGTGTGCTTTTTGCAACAATAAAAATCTATTGGTATCCTGAGAACAAATCAATGCTCCACTACATATAATTTTGTCTGTTAAAGTTCTATCTTCCATTGGCCGGCCCTATATTCACCTTCAAAGCTCTTGACCCAGGAAACTCCGTTCCATAAGTATTGAACTCCAGTGTATATATTCGTTTGCCATATCATTACATCAGCTTTGTGAACACTGTCAAATATAACCCGCCACTGTGTGCCAGTCCATTCAATAATATCGTTAGCATTGGCTATGAGATCTGCACCGCCTGTGCTTTTCCAAGCATCTGCACCATCAGCATTAATAATGTTTCCAATATCTTCAATAATTAAGTATCTAGTGCCAGCGGCAACTGCGCCAGGATTAAACGTCAATGGATTAACAATAGCATCAAATGTTCCTGGACTATTAGGACGATAGCCAGTACTTGCATTATATCCAGGACTATCATTAACAGAGCCTTCAAAGTCTAATCTTCCAAGGCTGTCTATGCCGGTGTTAGTAACTAAAGTATCTGGATCCCAGTCAACTGTTAAAATACTAGCATCTAAGGCATTAATTGCAATAGTGCCCACAACTGACGACCCGTTGGGTTGAGTCAAATACAATCTGCTGGATCCCGCAACGTATTTGCCAGGATATTGATCAAACAATTCCTGCCAATTGATTTTGGAACCACGACGTACTGGAATTTCTAATGTGGGTTCTGGAGGAGTTACGCTTTCGCTTGATCCCAACAGTATAGCTTGTTTGTTGTAAATTTGTATGCCATATTGACTTATTGTAGTGGTCATTGATGACAACAACGTTGATAATGTGGTAGTTGGTGTTGCTAGATCTTCACCTAATCCGTCAATATATCCAGTTGGGCTAGTGTCTGAATCTTGATAAAAACTTGTGATAATTTTTGTGATAACACCAAGATGTTTGACTTTAGCAGGCGGACTGATCCAGATAGGAGTATCTAATCCCAAACTGGCAATATCAATTGGCGTGTCGTTACCCACAGGAACTTGTCTACTACTCCATTTAATATCGTTTAAATTTAAAACTGTTAAGCTAGTCCAGTCAATATAGTTGTCGGTGGTTTGCAATTCTAGGCTTGGATTAAACAACACTAAAATTTGTTCAAGTATTTGTAATTTTTGATCTGTATTTGCGGCCCATATGTCAACTTTTAATTTTAATTTAAAAGGAGTTGGCATTAATCTTTCAACAGTAAAATTTCTACCCTGTGCTTGATTGTATGTTTCATGACCAGTAGCGGGATCAATTTGAGTGTCACGTTCTCTAAAATGCATTTTACCAACATAACTGCTGTCACTTAAACGATCTCTATCTAAACTAAGTTCGGACACATACACAGCAATGCGGGGAGTGCTGTTTATTTTATTTTCACTGTTTTGTCTTATAATACTCGCGGCTTGTCTATCTGCATCGCCGTACAGCACTGGTATGCGTACTAGAGTACCGTCACCGTACTTGACTACAAAATTGCTAAACACACGCATTGTCTGCGTTAAGTAACGTCTTATTTGTCCGTCGTAAAAATGTTGCATTATAAATCTGCCCTAGGTCTAAGCGCCTTGCTAAGGCTTTGTTTTTGCGCCATTCTTACATTGTACAATGTTGCAGTCCACACACCATCGTAAGGAACAGTTTGTTGTACAGATCCCACAACAGGCAATGTAATTCTAATCTTGTTAGACACTACACCCAACGGACTAGTGTAACTGTAAGAAGTAAGCATGGTTGGATAATCTGCGATAGCATATTCCATAGTATATGTGTCTATCTTTAAAACAATGTAAGGAGCAGTTCTTGCAAAATCAATTGTAGTGTTGATTACACTGGTACCCTTAGTCAATGTAACCGCATCTTCAATAACTTTATCAGTATACATGTAACTGTTGTTGTTGATGAATCCAGTCTTTTGTGTATTTCTTGAATCGTTATTGGTCATGTTCATGCGTACAGCATCTTCAACTTTGACCCATCGAGAACCGTCAAATCTAAACAATCTATTAGGTAAAAAGTCAGTGCGTAAAAAGAAATCATCTTGCATGGCTGTGGCAGGAAACTGTATACCAAATCCAAAATCAAGACCGTTGACAGGAAACCCGTCGCCTACAAGATATCCAGTGTAACCCGTTCTATCAGGAACGCCATCTTGACTACTTGCACGTATATTGGATGCATTGCTGGCATCAATGTTGCCAGCATCTGCTGTTGACAGCACGGGCTTGCCGGTTTCATTCACAGCTAGTGTATAAAATTGTCTAGTTTCGTATCCGCTTTTTGGAGCGTCGGCCTCTGCCTGTGCAACTATTTGATCATTGATTTCTAATTCTTTACTGTGGGTGCTGAGTAATTCTCTCAGTGTTAAACCACTTGGATCACCGTTGGCATCTGTTGCTGGTTTATTGAGTATGTCAGCAAATTGTTGACTATCCACAATTTTTTTGCACTTGAGTCTATACAAATGCGGATACCATGTTGCACTAAAACCTTCACTGGCACGGCCCACATCTTCAATAACATAGTAACGCGGTAAACTGATATCGTAATCGTTTAATGCAAATTCGTCACGCAAATGCGGCAGCTCAAATACATCTCCTGCAATAGGTTTTCGACCAATATATTTGATAAAATCATTAATATGCACTGTCATAAAAATGGAATCATTATCAATGAAAAATCCAAACTGACTTAGATTAAAGTCAATGTTTGCAACATTATACCATCCCCTGATGCGATAAATTTCTTCGTCATACTTCCTATCACGATTTTCTAAAAATAACAAATCTTGTATATTTGCTACATTATATGAGTCAATAACAGGCTGATCGGCAGTGCCGTTGGCATTTAGCTTTGGACCCATGTATTTGTGCAAATATACGTCAGTACCGCCAACCTGAAACATTTCAGATATTTGTCGGTCCATAAACTTAAAATCTTGCCCACGTTCGGGTTTGTATAGGGATAGTCTTGGCATATGATATTTATCGTTAGATAAATATGAGTGGAGAACTAAAATGGACGATAAAGCCCCAACTAATACATCATCATCGATAATAGAGCGAAACAAAGTATTTGAATACGTTAAAGCCATGCTGGGCGATGGAATGATCGAAGTAGAGCTAGATCCAATCCACTATGAAACTGCGCTAGATCGTGCTATGAACCGATATAGACAACGTAGTCCAAATGCTGTTGAAGAAAGCTACAGTTTTTTAGAACTACAACAGGATGTAAACGAATATAGACTGCCTGACGAAATTATCAGTGTACAAAGTGTGTTCCGTAGAGCTATCGGTTCGCGTACTGGCATGGGCGCAGGCGGAACTTTGTTTGAACCGTTTAATTTGGCCTATACCAACACTTATTTGTTAACCGGGTCGTCTATGGGCGGCTTGGCCACATATGAAATGTTTGCAGGATATCAAAAACTAGCTGGTCGTATGTTTGGTGCATTCATTGAATTCAATTGGAAACCAACCAGTCATATTTTAAATATTCTTCAACGACCGTTTGCTCAAGGCGAACAAATTTTAATCAAGAGCCAAAATTTTCGACCCGACTGGGTTTTACTACAAGACATTTATGCTAAACAGTGGTTGAAGGATTATTCGCTTGCCAACTGTAAAATCATGCTGGGCGAAGCTCGTAGCAAGTTTGGCACCATTGCTGGCCCAGGTTCGGGCGGCATTCAGCTAAACGGTAAAGATTTAATTAGTGCAGGTACTACCGAATTAAAAGAACTGGATAAAGAACTAGAAACCTATGTTGCGGGCGGCACGGGTTATACTTTTGTAATTGGTTAAAAAATATTTGACCTTGTAATAAATCTGTTATATACTAGCGTTACATTAGGAGACGCTATGATTATAGGTGTATGCGGGTTTATTGGTTCTGGCAAAGATACAGTTGCTGATTATCTTACTAACTTCCATGGCTTCCGACGAGAATCATTTGCTAACTCCTTAAAAGACGCGGTAGCTCATGTGTTTGGCTGGGATAGAACAATGCTTGAAGGACGCACAAAACAAGCACGTGAATGGCGCGAACAAGTAGACCCATGGTGGGCTCAACGACTTGATATGCCTAACCTAACACCTCGCTGGGTACTACAATACTGGGGCACTGAAGTGTGCCGTAAGAGCTTTCACGATGACATATGGATTGCTAGTCTTGAAAACAAACTCCGTAACAGCAAAGACGACATCGTTATCAGCGATTGCAGATTTCCTAATGAAATCAAAAGTATTAAAGACGCTGGCGGTATTGTAATACGGGTTCATCGTGGTCCGGAACCTGAATGGTACGACGATGCTGTTAATGCCAACAAGGGAGAAACTGGTAATTTTTCTTGGTCCACTAGCCGTAGCAAACTTGAAAAATTAGGAATTCATGCCAGCGAAACTGCATGGGTTGGAACTAGATTTGATGCAGTACTTGATAACAATGGCAGTATAGATGACTTGTTTGCCAGAGTCAAAGATCTGGTACAAGATCACCTTGCTTCCACTTCTGACCTTCTTTGTGAAGAACACGCTGACAATTTGCACACACTGTCTTAAGATTAAGCGGCCTGCAATTATTTAAATCTCCATCTACGTGGAACACTGCAAATACTTCTTTATGCAGGCTTTTAAACCCGCATTTATCGCAAGTATTTTTCATACGATATCCTGAACGATACCATCTAGCAACGCCTTTACCAGCGAGACAAGATTCACACTGGCTCCTATAATAAGTACGCCCATTTTTTTTATAGTTAACAGCCGCAGGTTTAATTCCGCAAGTACAAAGTGGTCTCATACTTTATTTACACCTTTTCAAAACCTTTTTCTAGCTAATAACAAGGATAAAAATCCAAAATCCACTAAATACATTGAAGAACATGTACTCATGGAGATTAAAAAATGGCTCAACTTAGTTCACCAGGCGTAAGCGTAACAGTTATAGATGAAAGTTTCTATACACCAGCCGCGGCCGGCACAGTTCCGTTAATTGTAGTTGCATCAGCAGAAAACAAACAAAACGGAGCGGCAACAGGCACAGCGCCTGGCACATTGAAAGCAAACGCTGGAAAAGTATACTTACTAACAAGTCAGAAAGATTTGTCAGATACGTTTGGTATTCCTAAATTTTATACTGATGCAAATAATAATCCTATCCATGCTGGCGAACAGAATGAATATGGCCTAGCTACTGCATACAGTTTCTTAGGCGTGAGTAATCGTGCATATGTTGTACGTGCTGACTTGGATGTAGGACAACTTACTGGTACTCCAACAACACCAACAAGTCCAGCAGAAGACGGCACATATTGGCTTGATACCACTGACACTAAATTTGGTGTATTTGAATGGAACGCTAGCCCTGCAACAGTTGCAGACGGACAATCATTCAGTGTACAAAAAGTAACAGTAATTACAGAAGCTTCTAAAGTTACAGCGGCTCCTAATTATGTACCATTAGCAAGCGTTGGCGCAATTGGCGACTATGCAATGGTTGCAGTAACAACATTAAACAAATTATATTTTAAAAAATATACATCAGCAACTGCCGCAGGCACATGGGTTGAAGTTGGTTCCACAGCATGGGCCGCAAGTTGGCCAGCAGCCACAGGAACTATTGCTAATAGTTCAATTACATTGTTAACTGGCGATACTCTTGTTATCAATTCAACTACATTCACTGGTGTAACTACGCTAACTGGATTAGTAGCCGCAATTGGCACTACAGTTTCTGGTGTAACAGCCGCAATAATTAATGAAAAATTAAACTTGTTCTCAACAGGTGTAGACATTGTATTATCTGGAACTACAGTAGCCAAAGTTGGTTTAAGCTCTACAACATACATGGCTCCTGCCATGGCAATGTCAGCACACACAAGTGTTCCTACATATAAAATTACGGACAACACATCAACTGCTAACGGTCGTCCAACTGGCTCTGTATGGGTTAAAACTACCAACGCAAATGCTGGCGCAGACTGGATTATTAAGAAATACAACAGCGCAACTCGTTCTTGGATCACACAAACTACAAAGCTATTCCCAACAAATCAGTCTGCGTTGGCAACACTTGATCCAAGCGGTGGTGGTATCAATTTGTCAGTTAACTCAGTGTATGTCAAATACAACGATGACGAAGGCGGTCCAGAGATTGCTACATTTAAAATTTACAAACGCAGTGGTGTAGGTGCAACTACTATTACTAGCTCGCCTATTACTAGCAGTACATTTACAGCAGGCGCAAACAGCTTTACAGTACAAGAAAGCGTAATTGGTAGTGGTACATTAACTTCAGCTGTGACTATTACATTCACAGCCGCAGGTGCTGCCGCAGATTCAGATGCAGTTATTGCTGCCTTTAACGCCGCATTACCTGATTCAAAATTAGTTGCTACAAAAAATGCCAACAACTCAATTAACATTACTCACACTGTTGGTGGAGATTTTAGATTAGTTGACACTACTAATTTGCCTTTAGCAAAAATATTTTCAACTAGCACAACTGCTAATTTGTATCCTAACCCAGCAGGCACTGCAAATAACTATGTTGCAAGTTTATGGTCAGCTGTGTTAAACGGTACAGCAATTGCAGCCGCAAGTGCAACACCTCCAACAAACATTGCCGCTGACGGCCAATTATGGTACAACAACGATATTGACGAAGTTGATATCATGATACACAACGGCACCACATGGGTTGGCTATAAGAACTACACTCAAAACCAAGTTGGTGGAGATATAACCGATCCAATGGGTCCTAAAGTAAGTGCAACACAACCAACTGTACAAAGCGACGGAACACCGTTGGCCAACGGCGACTTGTGGATTGACACTAGCGATTTAGAAAACTATCCGTTAATCAAACGATACAATTATCTAACTAAGAAATGGGTATTGTTAGACAACTCAGATCAAACAAGTGAAAACGGTGTACTATTCCACGATGCACGTTGGAACACAGACGGTCTAACTGCTACTAAAGCAGAAATTAGTGATTTGTTGACCAGCAACTTCTTAGATTTTGATGCTCCGGATCCTGCACTATATCCAAAAGGCATGTTGTTATGGAACATGCGTCGTAGCGGATACAACGTGTTGAAATTTGTTAGAAATTACGTTGATACCACTACACGAAATACTCGTCAATCAAACGCATTGATGACCAACTACTATCCACATCGTTGGCTCAGTGCTGCCGCTAACCAAGTTAACGGCGCTGGAAATTTTGGACGTAAAGCAGTACGTGAAGTTGTGGTTGCCGCATTAAATGCAGAAATCAACGCTAACCAACAAATTCGTGACGAAGAAAGTCGCATATTTAACTTGATTGCTTGCCCAGGTTATCCTGAAACAATCACATCATTGGTTGCATTGAATTATGATAGAGGCATTAGTGCATTTGTTATTGGTGATACTCCTGCTCGCTTGAAGCCAGATGCAACAACAATCAGTAACTGGGGTAACAATACTGACAATGCAGTTAACAACGGCGACGATGGTTTGTTAACCACAGATGCATACTTGGGTATGTTCTATCCATGGGGTTACACTACAGACTTGTTGGGAAATAACGTTGTTGTTCCTCCAAGCTACATGATGATGCGCACTATCGCATTGAGCGATAATGTTTCATATCCATGGTTTGCTCCAGCTGGTACACGCCGTGGCGGTATCACTAACGTAAGTTCAGTAGGTTACATTGACTCGTTAACAGGCGAATTCAATGCAACAGCATTAAACACTGGACAACGCGATACACTTGCAAGTATCCATGTAAACCCAATCACATACATTACCGGAACAGGTTTAGTAAACTACGGACAGTACACACGTCAACTGAGTGCTAGTTCATTAGACAGAATCAACGTTGCACGTTTGGTAATTTATCTACGTAGACAGTTTAGTCAATTGGCAAAACCATATGTGTTTGAACCAAACGACACTATCACACGTAATGAAATCAAACAAGCCGCTGAAAGTTTACTATTAGAACTAGTAGGACAACGTGCATTGTACGACTATCTTGTAGTTTGCGATACATCAAACAATACACCAGCACGAATCGATCGTAGCGAACTATACCTTGATGTCGCAATTGAACCAGTAAAAGCAGTGGAATTTATCTACATTCCATTACGCTTGAAGAATACTGGCGAGATTAAAGGTCTATAATAATTAGGAGAACACAATGTCAATTGCATCATTATCAAGATTTACAGTACCGCTAGCTAGTAACCAAAGCTCAAGTACTCAAGGCATGTTAATGCCTAAGTTAAAGTACAGATTCAGAGTTAGTTTTGAAAACTTTGGTGTATCAGGTGGTACAGTAGAATTAACAAAACAAGTAGCTGATTGTGGCAGACCTAACGTGAAATTTGCAGATCAGACTATTGAAGTTTATAACAGTAAGATTCACTATGCTGGTAAGCCAACATGGCAACCACTAACAATTAAATTACGTGACGATGTTTCTAACAACGTGACTAAATTAGTTGGCGAGCAAAATCAAAAGCAGTTTGACTTCTTTGAACAAAGCTCTGCGGCAAGTGCTGGTGATTATAAGTTCCTAACACGAATTGAAATGTTAGATGGCGGTAACGGTACTAACACTCCCACAGTGCTTGAAACTTGGGAATTGTATGGCTGTTACGTTGACAGCACAAATTATCAAACACTGAGCTATACTGGTGCTGCCGACGTTATGACTATTGATATTAGTATCCAATACGACAACGCACAGCAAATTGGGCCAGGCGCTGGTATGGGAACTGAAGGTTTTGGACAGAAACGTGCAGGTACTGCTACAACAGGTGGCGGCGTTCCTTACAGATAATCAACAAATTAAAAAAACCCGCTCAGCGGGTTTTTTAGTGACTAGTCATTAACTACGTAGTTAATATTTAAGATAAATATTATTATGGCCTTTACACCTAGCAAATATTTAAAATCACATAGTCCTACAAGTCATGTTTACTTGCGGGATCAACGTCACGCAAGCAGACTATTTGCAGACGATTCATTTAGACTTGCTCCAAAGTTTGATCATTTATTTCATGTATCTTTTAGTATAAATCCCGGCGCATTAAAAAGTATTGACTTATTACAACGACATAGAAACGAAATTAATATGCTGGTCAAAAGTATATCGTTACCTAAATTTACTATATCGTCAGAGACTGCTAATCAATATAACAGAAAAAAAGTAATACAGATGCAACATAAGTTTGAAAATGCAACAATTAAATTTCATGACGATAACATGGGTTTAATCAATCAATTGTGGCAAAACTATTACAGTTATTACTATGCAGATCCAACTAGTGCAAAAAATGGAACTGCTTATAACAGAAATGCAACTAAGAATTTTGATTTTATTACCACGCCATTTGGTTTAGATAACGGTAGCAATATTCCATTTTTTAACCATATAACAATTTATCAAATGGCTCGACATGAATTTGTAAGTTACAAATTACATAATCCGTTAATTGCCAGCTGGGATCATGCAGGGTTAGATTATTCCAGCACTAAGGTTCATGATAATACAATGACTATTTCATTTGAAGCAGTATCATATGGCGCAGGAACTGTTAGTCCAGAAACAGTAGAAGGGTTTGGTTTAGAACACTACGACGTTACCCCTAGTCCATTAGAAGGAGTTGTTGACTCTAATAGCCTAAGTCCAAGTTTTGTATCACAACAAAATGTTACCAGAAACAGTGCAGAAACATTAAACAACATTGTTGAGTCGGTTAACACTTATCAAAACACTCAGGAAAAAGCACTGCAAGGTACTCCAGGATTATTATCTACAAATTCAACACAAACTATTGGCGGTATACAAGGAATAACATTCCCAGTTAAAACAGCCGAGTCAACAGCAACTGAAGCTAAAAAAGTTAATCTAGGATAATATATGGCCAATAATTTACCGCAAGAGCAATCAAGTAAAGTCGATGCTAAACAATTTTTTGATAACTTCTTTGTACACGAAGTTACGTTTCCTGCCAACGAAATTGATGCCACTGTTGGATTCTTTATGAAACGAGGATTTGACACAGACAGTGCAAGAAGTACTGCAATTATTCTGCTTAATCAGTCGCGTGTTGATAATGTAAATGTATTTGTATTACTTGACAGTCTTAAAGGACTAACTGATGTTCAGCTTGGGCAAGTAGTTGCTCAGGTATTAAACTCATACAGAGAAAAAACAAGCATACTGGGGTATCATATTTCTACAATAGCAGACACTTACGAAAGTAGAAATATTTTAGTGTAATATGGCATCCAAATTTGCTCGCGGAAAATTTGTAATGAAACACCCAGAAAAATATGTAGGAAACAAAGTTCCTACATATAGATCTAGTTGGGAATGGAGTTTCATGAATTTTTGCGACAACAACAAAAGTGTACAAAAATGGGCAAGTGAAGCCATACAAATACCATATAGAGACCCGCTAACTGGCCGCCAAACAGTATATGTACCGGATTTTTTTATTCAGTATGTAGATAAAAACAGCAAAATGATTGTTGAGCTGATTGAAATTAAACCATCCAGTCAGCAAATTATTGAGCGTGTGGGCAAAAACAAATACAATCAAGCGCAGTTTATTAAGAATCAAGCCAAATGGAGTGCCGCCAATTTATGGTGTAAACAACAGGGTATCAAGTTTCGTATACTCAACGAAAATGATCTGTTTCATACCGGCACTGCATAAGTAATAATATGAAGAAACTTGAAGAAATTTTAAACCTTCCTGAAAGCAAAAAGCTGGTCACGGAAGAAGAAAAGAAAAAAGCCAAAGCTGAAGTCGCACAACCGTTCCTTCGCGACATGAGCGAATTTGACAAAATCTCAGCGGCATTGCCCGCAGTTAAAGGGTTAGGCGATGCTAGCGATGCTGAGTTTGATGCATTAGCGCAACGTGCTACGGATGCGTATGACGATTTGATGGACCTAGGCATGAATGTAGAAGCTCGCTACAGCGGACGTATTTTTGAAGTTGCTGGCGGTATGCTTAAAAATGCCATTGACGCTAAAGCCGCTAAAATTGACAAAAAACTCAAAATGATTGAGTTACAACTCAAGAAACAAAAGTTAGATAATGATTCAGTCCAAGAAGACAACAGTGTCAGTATACCCGGTGACGGCTTTATAGTAGCAGATCGCAATAGTCTATTGGAAAAACTACGCAATATGAAATAAATACATTATCAGGAATATACAATGAAATCATTTACACAGTATCTAGTAGAAAGCAAACGAGTCTACGAATTTAAAGTTAAAATTGCAGGTGATTGTCCAAAGGACTGCGCCGCAATTATTAAATCTGCTTTGGGACAATTTCAAGTGGAATCTTGCAGTGCAGGTAAAAGCACTCCAATACAAGAATCTCCAGCAGATTTTCCTAACCATAAAAATATTGGTGTAACGGTGTTTGATGTGACTACCAGCTATCCTGCAACTAGTTTGCAAGTTGCTACTTTGTTAGCAGAAAAATTACATAAGTCTGCACATGATGTTCGTGTACGCAATATTAAAGAAGAAGAAGAGCTTGCTATCAATAATCAATATGCTACTAAATCTGGAAAATCAGTTCTTGCTGACGAATACGAAAACAGCAATAATCAAGATCTAGTAGGCGAGAAAAAGAAAGAAAACTTTCTTAAAGAATTAACTAAAACTAAAAAAGAATTAGAACAAGTTAAAGGTGTTAACGATACGTTACTGGCTAAAAAAGTTCCTGTTGAAAAACAACCTAAGCAATCAAAAACAAAAGCTACTGGAAGTAAAAGTCCAATAGGAGGAAAATAACATGAACTTTACAGAATTATATCAACGTATTAGAAGTATAGACGAAGGAGCCGCTCCTTCAGAACCAACTGCACCTGGTGGCGTGATTAAAACAAAGAATCCTGACGGCACTGTTTCTTATAAGCCAAAAGTTCCAGGCGAAAGACTCAGCAGTACATTGCCAGGAAACCAAGCTGCCAAAACGTCAGATAAAACGGATAACACTAAAAAAGAACCAACTACTGCAAACGAATCATTGGAAGAGTGCGGTGATATGCCAATGGGTATGATGGGTATGAGTGGTCCACAAGGTCAGCAAGATAATTTAGATATGAATATCACATTGCACGGCTCAGGAGCCGGAGGTGTTCGTGATCTAATGAATATATTACGTGATATCGAAGGCAGCGATAATACTGATGTTCACAGTCACGATGTTAGCAAGTTATTCGGCGGTGATAATGATATTGAAGTTGCATTTGACGAAGAAATGGGCGACGGCGGGTTTGGATCAGCTACAACACATCCAGATACTAGCACAGCAGGCATTGACGCAGTCACTGCCACTGGAAACGACCTTGCCAGCAAAGGCGCAGAAGCAAGAAAAGTAAACGGCGGCGGCAATCCAATGCACGAAGCACTAGCATCTAAGTTATCTCAAATGTATCAAGAAATCAAAGAAGCTGGCGACAAAAAGACTATGAGTCGTGCGGCTAAAGGCTATGAAAAATACGGTAAAAAAGGTATGCAAGCATTAGCTAAAGCTGGTAAAGAAGGCAAAAACTTAGACAAGATTCGTGACAAGTATAACAAATACGATTAAACAGTATCCTAATCAAAATATCAAAAGCTACCTGCGGGTGGCTTTTTTTATGTAAATAATGTATGGCAAAAAGTTTAGATGGTGTAATCACCAAGAAAGCACATACCCGAGAAAAATTCACGGAAGATCAAGTTGTAGATTTATTAGCTTGCTCAGATCCAACCAACGGCTACTTGCATTTTTCTCGCAATCATTTTCACATACAACATCCCGTCAAAGGCAAGATGTTGTTCCAGCCGTTTGAATATCAAGAGCGGCTATTACACAGTTATCACGATTTTCGATTCAACATTAACATGCTACCGCGTCAGAGTGGTAAAACAACATGCGCCTCCAGTTACCTGTTATGGTTTGCAATGTTTCATCCAGATCAGACTATTCTAGTTGCCGCACACAAATACACAGGTGCACAGGAAATTATGCAACGTATCCGCTATGGATACGAACTATGTGCTGACCATATCCGATGTGGTGTGGTCAGCTACAACAAAGGGAGTATAGACTTTGACAACGGCTCAAGAATTGTATCAGCTACTACTACTGGTAATACCGGTCGTGGTATGTCCATATCCTTACTATATTGCGATGAGTTTGCTTTCGTACAGCCAAATATCGCCACTGAGTTTTGGACTTCAATTTCCCCGACACTAGCAACTGGTGGTCGAGCAATTATCACTTCAACGCCCAACAGTGACGAAGACGAATTTGCCATCATTTGGAAAGAGAGTCAGGACACATTTGACGAATATGGCGATGTACGTACAGACGGATTAGGGCGTAATGGATTCCACGGATTCCGTGCAGAATGGAATGAGCATCCAGATCGAGACGATGAATGGAAACGTGTAGAACTGGGACGTATTGGAGAAGAGCGATTCCGGCGTGAGTACGGTTGCGAATTTTTAGTATATGATGAAACCTTAATCAGTTCATTAAAACTGGCAGAGTTGCTGGGCCGAGATCCTGTTGAAAAAATGGGACAAGTTAGATGGTACAAACAGCCAGTAGGCGGAAACTTGTATTTGGCGGCATTAGACCCTAGTTTGGGCACAGGCGGAGATTATGCGGCAATACAAGTGTTTGAATTACCCAGTTTTACCCAAGTAGCAGAATGGCAACATAACTTGACCATTGTGCAAGATCAAGTGAAAATATTTAGAGATATACTAAAGAATTTAGAAGAAAAGATTGGTCCAGGTTATCCCAACAGCATTTACTGGTCTTGTGAAAACAACACGCTAGGCGAAGCGGCTCTGGTAGTTATTAAAGACATGGGCGAGGATACATTTCCTGGATTGTTTGTCAGCGAGCCAGTAAAGAAAGGTCATGTAAGGAAATTCCGTAAGGGATTTAACACTACCTTTGGTAACAAAATATCAGCGTGTGCCCGATTAAAATTCCTTATTGAAGGAAACAAAATGCGGATTCTCAGCAAAGGACTAATCAGTGAACTAAAGAGTTTTGTTGCATCGGGTACCAGTTTCAAAGCCAAATCTGGGCAAAATGATGACTTGGTAAGTGCATTATTGCTGATAATCCGCATGAGCGTGGTGCTGGCAGATTGGGATCCTCGGGTATTTGAAACCCTAAGTGTAAACACAGAATTTGGCGAAGAATGGGACGCACCATTGCCTATATTCATTTCCTCAGGCATAGGATAAATATATCATGGATGCTAATTTAGATAAAATTGCCTTGGATTTATACGGCAAGATTCAAACAAGATTCTCTGATATAACTATCGGAGATGAAAACGCCAATGTGCTTAGTAAAAAGACAGATATTCCAAAAGCTAGATTTTTTGAATTTGAATACAAAGAAGACGGTGAAGATATTGGAACTGTGGCTATTACACTAGATGCAGATGACGGCATAGTAATCGAAGTTAGCGGTGATATTGTAGAAAAACAACACCCAGGCGCATTTAAATTTATTAGAAGTTTTAGAAAATTTGCTAAAAATAGACTGTTAAATTATGATGTTCAGCGTATGGGCAAAAGCAATTTAGATAAAAGAGACTACCAGTTTCGAGCAAAAGTTAAGGATAATACAATTATGGAAAACAAGCTGTTTGGTACTGCTAGAATAAGCTACCAAGATTTAGGCGAAGCGCGATTAGTTATTAAACATAGTCAACCTGTTAACACAGAACTTGCCGCTGGCAGAACTATGCACATTGAAAGTATCTATATTGAAAATGCCGCAGGTGAACGTTTCCGTTATCCTACAAAACATATTAATGGTGCTCGTGCTCTTGCAGAACACATTAAACACGGCGGCCATCCTTACGATGGAATTGGTATGCATATTTGTGGACTTAGCGAAGAACTTGCCAGCTTACGTAAATTTAAAAACTACGTAGGACGTCAAACACAACTAAGCGAAGCAATGGGCGAAGTTACCAGCAAAGTAATTGAGCGCATTGAATCAGTTAAAAAAGAAATTCATAATTTACAACGTTCCACATACTACGAGCAGTTTGCTGAATCTTTTCAAAGTCAAGACGAACAATTAATTCCTGAAGCAGTAATGGACGATTGGATTGATCGTTTGACTATTCGTACATTTAATGAAGAATTAAAATCAGTATTCCCATATATCTATAGACTAGTTGATGGCACACAATTGCCAGTTAAAGAACTAACAGCAGAAGATTTATTAGCAGAAGACGACAAAGAAGATGTTGCTCCTTGGTACAAAGACAAAGCTGAACAAGATGCTGACAAAAAACAATCTGCTTTCAAGAAAAAAAATAATCCCAATCGCACAGGTAAAGATGCCGCAAAAGCTCTTGCACAAAAAGGTATTCCTAAGACAGAATCATTTGATCCTGAAGATCAATTTGAAAACTTCATGAATGGTATTGTTGAAGGCGACGATGAAGGTCTTGGAATTTTTGATAAAAATGAAAAAGTTAGAAACAGTGCAATACAAGAACTAAACAGAATATTCCAGTCACCAATGACTGGCGGCCCGGGCGCTAATATTAATATTATTGACACATTGTCTAAGTATTTGCCTGAAGTTGACCCAGTAACTGGAGAAGCTTTATTTCCATTAGACGAATTAAAAAAAGCAGATCCTGAATTAGATGTTCGTGCAACTGTGCAATTGGAGTTGGAAAGAATTGCTCAAGATAACGATGACATTGCACGTATTTTAAATTCTAATGCTATTGATTTCAGCGGTGGCGAAGAAGTTGGCGGGGCAGATGCAGAGCCCGAAGCACCAGCACCACAAGCAGCCGCTCCTGAACCAGCACCAGCACCAGCACCCGAAGCACCAGCACCACAAGCAGCCGCTCCTGAACCAGCACCCGAAGAGCAATTGGCAGGCCCTGTTGCAGAAAGTGTTGCATCATTAAAAGCAAAATTAATCAAAGCAGTTGAATGTGGCGCAGGTCCAGATACTGAATTGGATTTTGGACATAAGAAAATGTCTTTACTCAGTGCTCTGCAAGAATGTGGAATTAATCCAGCCAGTGTGGGATTCAAATCCAAAGAAAGTGGAGTAGAAGAAATATTAAAAAGTATTAGTGGTTTCTGGAACAGAGACGCTACAATTACTGAAGGCAACTTCACCATTGGTCCTACTAGAGTTATTACAAAAATTATCAGTAATTTTAAGAATGGCAACTTTGAAAATGCAACCAAGGAAGATGTTGGCCGCGTGATTCAAATGGTTAAAAAAATGGATCCGCCCAGCAGTGTGAATCAGCCTGGCGATGAATTAGGCCATATCAAACATTTGTCCGGTATGCACAGCACAATTGACGAAGCATCCACTGAGTCAGCTGAAGAGTTTGCTAAACTCATGGCAGACTTCAAAGCAAAACACTCAGATGCTGACATTGACGAATTGGTAAAACAGTACAAGGATCAAGAAGCTAACGATCCATCATCTGCTAACTACACTAATCAAATGGACAGATCCAGCGATGCAACACAAGCTACTGCTCCGTCTACAAGTACAAACACCACATCTACAAGTACAAATAATCAAACAGGCACAATAGACGGGCAACCAGCTAGCCACGCAGATGCAATGGCCAAGTTTAGAGATATTGCCAAAGGCATGAAATTAAAAATGCCAGGCGCAAACGGACAAGATATGGATTTTGATTTTAGTGATCCTGACAAGATGGGTTCGCAAATTCAAAGCCATGTGGGCAACTTGATGAAAGGTATGATGGACAAAGTTCCACAAGGCCAACAAAAATTAGACATGCCAGGATTTAGTGGTAATATGGATCCTCATGCTATGATGAAAGGTATTATGGACAAGATGCCGAAAGGTGGCAACATGCCCACTATGGAAAGCTCAGAACTAACAACAATGCTTAAAATTGCAGGATTAAGATAAGGACTTATTATGAAAAAGATTACAGAAAGCCAACTCAAGGACAAAGTAAACAGCCTAAGAGAATACTTGAAAGTTTACGAAAATCAACAAGTAGACGAGTGGAGTATATTCAATCCTTCCACATGGGGTAACGGCCAGGGCTATGAAGGCCTTACCGGCGGTAACAGCCGAGACGAACAACGTGCATACGATGCTAGCAAGAATTCCACTGCTGGTGCAAACATGGCACTTGTACAACATCGTGAACAACTTGCTCCTGGATCAGTTGCAAGTGAAACTGGTAAGGATGGAGTAACATACGCAGTTGACGCAAAAGGTATGCGTACCTTCAAAATTGAAAATGGTAAATGGGTTGCAATGAATCCCCCAACACCTACTGAGCAACCAGAATTAATGGCCGCTCCAGATGCAAATCAAGCCGCAAGTGTTACTCCAACTGCTCCTAGTACACAAGATTTAACAGCCGCCGCCAGTGCAAGCGGAGAAGCTGTAGGAAAAAGTCTACAACAATTTAAAGAACTATTGGCAAAGGCAATGGCTCCAGCAACCGCGGCAGCGCCAGCGGCCGCTCAATCTCCTTACGCTTTGCAAGCCAACGGCGCCAAACTAAAAGCTAATGAAGGTACTAGTTACTTCTTAAGCAAATTACGATTAATTGAATCACGTCAGTTGAATGAAGCATTAACTCCTGAAGAAGAAAAACAATTAGATACGCTGGCTCAGTCATATGGCGATAGCGAAGATCCAGAAATTGCAGGCTTAATGAAACAATACAGCGATTATAAAAACTCTAAACTTAACGCTCAACCAGCACAAGCTGCCTCAGTAACTCCAGCAGTTCCTGCTGAGCCAATTAATCGCGATAGTATGACGTTTAATCAAGCATTTGCTGATGCAAGGAAAAAAGGCGAAAAGCAATTTAATTGGAGAGGCAAGCCATATGCAGTTAAATTGGCACCACCAAAGCCTAAGACACCCGCTGATCCAACTGTTAAGATTAAAGGGGCATTACCAAACAACATGAGCTACGATCAATATCAACAAGCAATGAATCGTAGTGAGGAAGATCCAGCACCACCTGCGGATGTAGCACAAGCGGCACCACCGCAAGCGGCACCACCGCAAGCGGCACCACCGCAAGCGGCTTCTGTTAATCCGGATAAAAAATACAAACCGTATCCAGAAGGATCTAGGTATGATAAAGAAGACAAGGCCAAAGCAGCCGCGGCACAATCTAAAGTCACCGCAGAATCAGTTGGTTACAACGAATTACAGCGTATTGTGAGTTTGGTTAATCACCGATAACAATTGAGTAAAATGCTCACATTTAGAGCATAATTTCTCTTGCTTTACTAAATAAAAGTGCGTACAATAACATGTATGCACTTTTTGTTTTACAGGTGTAAAACAATATTAGGCAAACAAAGGCATATAAAAGGAGAAATTATTATGGCATCTTTGGCTGAAATTCGAGCAAAACTTAAGGCAGCTGAATCACGTGGTTCAGACGGTAACAGAACAGGTGGGGACAATTCAATTTACCCATTCTGGAATCTAAAAGAAGGTGACGAAGCTGTTCTACGCTTCCTTCCAGATGGAAACACCGACAACACTTTTTTCTGGGTAGAGCGTGCAATGATCAAATTGCCATTCGCCGGAATCAAAGGTGAATCAGAAAGCAAACCAACCATTGTTCAAGTACCATGCGTAGAAATGTATGGCGACACTTGTCCTATTCTTTCAGAAGTTCGTGCATGGTTCAAAGACCCAGCATTGGAAGACATGGGCCGTAAGTACTGGAAGAAACGCAGTTATATTTTCCAAGGCTTCGTAGTAGAAGATGGTCTTGCAGAAAAAGAAACACCAGCAAACCCAATCCGTAGATTTATCATCGGCCCACAAATCTTTACATCAATTCGTTCAGCATTGGTTGATCCAGAGTTGGAAGATTTGCCAACTGACTTTGTGCATGGTTTGGACTATCGCATGAAGAAAGGTTCAAAGGGCGGATATGCTGACTACTCAACCAGTACTTGGAGTCGTCGTGAGCGTCCACTAAATGATCAGGAACAAGCGGCAATCAAAGAGCATGGTTTGTTTAATCTAAACGACTTCTTGCCTAAAAAGCCAACTGATGTTGAACTCAAGGTCATGAAAGAAATGTTTGAAGCGTCAGTTGACGGCGAGCCATATGATATGGAACGTTGGGGTCAGTACTTCAAGCCAGCTGGCATGAGTCAGAACACTGGCGATCCACAAAAGCAATCAACTCCTAAAGCAAGTGCTCCTGTAGCACACGATGACGAGGAAGACGCTCCTGTAGCTAAAACAGCACCTGCTCCAAAAGCAAGTGCTCCACAAGCAACAGAAGGCGGTGATAGTCGTGCGCAAGACATTCTTGCAATGATTCGCAATCGTCAGAAGTAAAAGCAAACGACTTGGGCCTCTGTGACTTAGTCATACGCCCGGGTTATCTTTATTAGGAGAAATAAAATGGCAACAGCAAAAACAATAAAGTCATTTGGCGACAAATTGACCAAAGTAAATGAGTCGTTTACAGTTAACATGTACGACAATGGCTTCATGGTGGAAGCAGGTGGACGCAACAAGAAAGGCGATTATGTTAACGCTAAAATCTTGTGTAACAACCTAGATGAAGTAGTTTCACTGGTACGTGAAGCATGCGAAATGGATAGGGACGTTTAATATGGCAACTAAAGCGTTTGATTTAAGTAAATTTAGAAAGACCTTGACCAAGTCAATTGACGGTTTGGGCATTGGGTTTAATGACCCAACTGATTGGGTTAGCACAGGTAATTTTGCACTAAACTATCTAATTAGCGGTGACTGGAACAAAGGTGTTCCGTTGGGCAAAGTTACGGTATTTGCTGGCGAATCCGGAGCGGGCAAAAGTTATATTTGTTCCGGAAACATCATTAAGAATGCACAAGATCAAGGTATCTACTGTATCTTAATTGATACAGAAAATGCACTTGACGAACAATGGTTGAAAGACCTTGGCGTTGACACCAGTGAAGACAAGTTACTTAAACTTAATATGGCCATGATTGATGACGTTGCTAAAACGATACACGAATTCATGACAGATTATAAAGTAATGGAAAATCGTCCTAAGGTCATGTTTGTCATAGACTCACTAGGTATGTTGCTTACTCCCACTGACATTAACCAGTTTCAAGCTGGTGACATGAAAGGTGATATGGGCCGTAAGCCAAAAGCATTAACCTCATTAGTTCGTAACTGTGTTAACATGTTTGGTAATCACAACGTTGGAATGGTATGTACCAACCACACATACGCTAGCCAAGATATGTTTGATCCAGATGACAAAATCTCAGGTGGACAAGGATTCGTTTACGCAAGTTCTATCGTAGTTGCTATGAAGAAATTGAAGTTGAAAGAAGACGAAGACGGCAACAAGGTTGCAGAAGTGAATGGTATTCGTGCTTCATGCAAGATTATGAAAACACGCTATAGCAAACCTTTTGAAACATTGCAAATTAAAATCCCATACAGTACAGGTATGAACCCATACAGTGGTCTAGTAGATATGTTTGAAAAACAAGGTCTATTGAAACAGTCTGGTAATAGACTTGCATGGATTGATCCCGAGACTGGAGAAGAACACAAATTCTACCGAAAAGAATGGAAAGATGATAAATTAGATATGATAATGAATAAATTTCATTTGATTAAAACAACAACTACCATTCCTGAGGAGACAGAAGAGCATGTTGAATGAAACACAAATTGGTGATATTTGGTTAAATTTTGTAGAGTATCTAGATAAAAAACAACTAGAGAATGTGGCAGAAAGATACATTGATTTGCTTGCAGACTTTGGCGTCAGTGATAAAGTAATGAAAGGTGCTATCGGTATTGACGATACACTTGACCAAGCTATTAGTTATTATCTTGACGACGAAGACGAAGACGACCGCGATTATAAAGAAATGGAGTTTTAATGGGATGGTACACTAAGATAGCCAAGGATATTAGTCATATCCCTGATGCTGTTCAGCACTTTGAAGATGAGTTGATGTCAGCTAAATCTGAGATCAAACTTGTTGGTAATTTGGAAAAATCTTCGGCTGCTCTTCCTGGAGTTGTTGAACATAGATTTGGACAATTGCAAGAAATCGAAGCTATCTTAGAGTATCTAAACATTGAATTACGCCGTTTAAAAAGCAGTCATTTTAGAAAATATCTTGAAAATTATCAGCGGGCATTAAGTTCTAGAGATTGTGAAAGATTTGTAGAAGGCGAAGCTGACGTTGTGGACTTTGAAAAGATTATAAATGAATTTGCACTGTTGCGCAACAAGTGGCTTGGCATTACCAAAGGTCTTGATCAGAAGCAATGGCAAATCACTAATATTGTAAAACTAAGAATTGCCGGTATGGAAGACGCAAGTTTATAACTAATTCCACCAAAAGGTGTCCGATAGGCCTTAAATAATATTGAGGCCTATTTTTTTGTCTATTTTCTTTGACAAACAACAAAAGTGTGTTATAATAATTCATATGATAACTATAGACGAGCTATTACTAGACATTGTAAATAATACTAATCCCACTGTAGAAGACTTAATGTCTGCTAGAGATAGCAGAGTATTGCGTAGTCTTGCAACATCTGTAAATTCTCATTATTTTATTACCGAAAATCAATCTAAATTGATATTAAAATTATTTAAGGAACATATACTATCGTTACAAACAGTTTGGCACGATATGTCCGATTTACTAGTTGATCCTGTATGGACACGTTCTTTTAGACAAGTCGAAGAATATAAAAAATTACAACTATCTAAGACTGTTGATGGTGATGTGTTATTGAGTATTAATTTTTCATATTCGGCTAACATAAGAAAATTATTACAAACCAATGCCAATAAGATAGAAGGGTTTGTACAAGTACATCCTGCCAAAGGATACACAGCAACATTAACTGAACAAAATATTATGTTGTTAGTTGATCTATTATCTCCGTTGCAATTTGAAATAGATGAAGAAATTATTAGTTACGCAAATATAATTAAAAGCTGGGAAAGAAAAGAAGTCGAGGATAGGTTTGACATTTCTAATATTTCAAATCAAAATTTTCACAAAAGTATTACCAGTGAACTTGGCATCGAAACAATAATTGATCATTTGATAATCAAAGATAGAAGTTTTAGATATCAGTACACATTTGATAATAAAGAAGAAAAACCTGGAACATTAGCAGGAGAACTTGCATACAGGAACACATCTAAAGTATGGGTAGACAGCAAACTCTATAGTTTAAAACAAGTGATATCTTCTTTGATAGAGCTACGTAGAGCTCCTATACTAATAGTATTTCCTAATTGGGATTCCGACATAGTATATAAAAATATGAAAGTGCTAGATACAGCATTGAAAGAAAACAAAGTCAATAACAGTGTTGGTATATATTTTAGATTAGATAGCCAAGGCATTGGCAAAGAATTTAATCAACTTATATCCAGTAACAAATACAACGCTCAATTAGATGACGATACTGTTGTTGTAGGGATTCAAGCTAATAAGATACCTAAATTCTTATTAAAAAATAAATGGACTCCTATGAGTGTGATTGTGTTAGACACTATACGAAATAATAAATCTATGGTATATGCCAACTGTTGTGACTTGGTTGTGTCGTATACTGACACTAAACCAGTATTGGATTCGAAGGCAAATCATGGCAGTTAAATTGATAATCAAAGACGAAGTCAACATCAAGTTAGAAGGCTTGCCACTTGATGCTCGCAAGAAGCTAGCCAACTCTTTTAAATACGAAATTCCCTATGCAAGATATCATCCAGCATTTAAACTTGGACGGTGGGACGGCATGGTTAGTTTATTTGGTCTCGGCGGCAATGGTTATCTCAGCCAACTAGAAGCTATATTTGGCATACTGAGCAAGCTGGGAATTAGTGTTGATGACGTAGAAGATTTACGCACTACCAGCGCAATTTCGTTTACTCCAGTGACTGAAACATACTGGGCCGATCAAGGTAAAGTATGGCCAAAAGGTCACCAGCAGGCTGGCCAACCTATTATGTTGCGTGACTATCAAGTGGCGGCAATTAATACATTTTTAACCAATACACAGAGCTTGCAAGAAATTGCCACAGGTGCTGGCAAAACAATTACCACTGCAACCCTAAGTCAGTTGGCTGAGAAATATGGCCGCACAATTACTATTGTGCCTAACAAGAGTTTAGTGGAGCAAACTGAGGAAGATTTTATTGCAGTGGGTCTAGATGTAGGTGTTTACTATGGCGACCGTAAAGATTTAAACAAAACACATACCATTTGTACATGGCAAAGTCTTAATATTCTAGATAAGAAAAGTAAAAATCACGAGCACGATATTGTAACACTGGCTGAATTCCTTGACGGAGTCAAATGTGTGATTGTTGACGAAGTGCATATGGCCAAAGCCGAAGTGTTAAAGAATTTGCTTACACAAAATTTATGCAATGCACCTATACGTTGGGGTTTAACCGGTACTGTTCCTAAAGAAAAATTCGAATACGAACAAATTTTTGCAAGCCTTGGCCCGGTAGTTGGCGGAATCAAAGCACATGAACTGCAAGATATTGGCGTATTAAGCACTTGCCATGTTAATATAGTACAACTGATAGACCTACCTGAATTTACCGCATATAGCGAGGAATTAAAGTATCTAGTGACTGACGAAGATAGAATGATCTATGTCAGCAAATTAATTAAAAAAATATCACAAACAGGCAACACATTGGTTCTAGTTAATAGAATTGATTCAGGCAAATTTATTATTAATGAATTAGAGGATGCTGTTTTTGTGTCTGGAGAGGTCAAAACTAAAGATAGGAAAGAGGAGTATGATGAAATTAAAACAAGTACTAACAAAATTATTGTTGCAACCTATGGTGTCGCGGCTGTTGGTATTAATATTCCTAGGATCTTTAACTTGGTATTGCTGGAGTCTGGCAAATCGTTTACTAGAGTTATTCAAAGCATTGGCCGCGGCATAAGAAAAGCAGAAGACAAAGATTTTGTCCAAATATGGGACATTACGTCCACTTGTAAGTATGCTAAACGGCATCTTACAGAACGAAAGAAATTTTACAAGGATGCCAAATATCCTTTCACTATTGAAAAGACAGATTGGCAAAAATAAGGAATTATGCAAATATTAACACTTGATAACAAAACATTTTCACTTAATAATTTACCAGATGAAGTGGATGAAAACACAAGATTCGCTGTGTTAGATAATAGTGACGCAAAAGAACCAGATTTTTTCTTTATGCCGTTAATCTTTTTAGAATCATTTAATGCTCCAGCAATGGTTTTGCGAATAGGCGAAGATGAAATAGCAATGCCGTTGGATTGGAGTATAGCAGTAGGTGACAGCAGTGCCGCAACTGATATTGAAATTCTTCCGTTAACCAGTTTAAATGACAGAGGTTTTGAAGCACTAATTTTTAATCCACTTAGTAGCTTTAGAGTTGAGTTTAAGAAGATTGAAATTGTAAATTTTTATAACGATGTTAAATGGTACTTTCCTAAAATGAAGAATGGGCAATTGTTAGCAACACCCACAAGGTTTGGAGACAAACCAGACTGTGCATACTTTGTTAAAGAAATTAGTAGACAAAGCGAAATCATTCACTTGGATAAAATATTATGACATTAAAAATAGCTTATTTTGTGCCGACGGTTGTGGTAGCAGGCCCTGTAAGTCCCGTTGAGTTTAGTAAAATATTTAATCTTTCTGAAATGTTACATTCGCATCCTGAACTCAATGATGCAAATAACGCAGGTTTAAGTATTCGAGGCGGACAACAAATACAAGTTTATCCCAACAATTTGAATGTAGATGTACAGTGGCTTGTATCTTGGTTAGAAGAAGCATGCCAGGGTTATATGGATTTAATTACCACACAATCTGGCGTAGAAGATTTAAAATATTGTCAACCCAAAGTTACCAGCATTTGGACCATTAGGCAAACTGCCGGCGACTATCAAGAAATGCACACACATCCTGCCGGCAATTTAAGTGGTAACATTTATATCAGTGCGCCGGATTACGATGAAGCCAGACTACCCTCAGATGGTCAAATTTTATTTAGGTTGCCTACAAACAAAGATTTGACCAAGTTTATAATGAACGATACTTGGAAATACACGCCGGAGCCTGGAACTTTTATCTTATTCCCAAGTCATCTTCCGCATACTGTGTATCCGTGGAAAGGTGATGGGCATAGAACTGTTATGGCATTTGATTCAATATTAGTGCCTCGTGAGGATATGCAAGATGGGCAGTCTTAAACCTGGTGCTACTTACATTTACGAACGCAACGGTGATGAAGTATATGCCCGAGAGTTTGGTGCCACGGAACGCAAACTAATTGGTTATAAGTACGAAATGGAAGATAAACCTGATCCTCGCACAAATGATGGTCGACCATTGCGCGAACATATAATGGAAGATAAGCTGTGGGGAGAGATTCGGCGAGAAGCAAAGACCAATCCCGCTTTACAAAAAGCATTAGACCGTGCTATAATGATATATAGGCTTAGTAAGGATAAACCGCTATGAGTGAAAAAATTGAACTTAAAGAAAAACTTGCGGCTGTAGATATGAACTTTCGAACCTTATGGGACGAGATGGATGCAGAGCAACGCAAAGCTCTTAAGAACGAATATTTTATTCTCAATCGTTATATCAGCAATGTACAAAGTTCCAAACGAGACGTACAAGAACATTTTGTATTAACTGTTAACGAGTACTTTAATAAAAATTGGAATGTGCTTCAAAAACATCCTAAGTTATTATGGTTGTTGCTGTGTATGTGCAGTTATGACAAGAGTACTGTGTTCTTTCACCAGTGGTTAGGAAATAAAAAGAAAGAAGGCAGTAGTAAGAAATCTAAATTTTTAGAAGAACTATACCCTAATAAAAAACTAGACGAAATTGAAATTATGGCAAAACTGTCTACAGACAAAGAGCTTAAAGATCTAGCAAGACGACACGGGTATGACGAAGCAACTATTGCCAAAAAGATTAAATGATAATTAGTTCCGAAAACAAAACGTACACTTGCCAATTTTGTAAATCAGGATTTACAAAGGAAAAAACATTGGCTGTACATTTGTGCGAGCAAAAGAGACGATCTCTTGCTAAGACTGAAAAACATGTGATGTTGGGATATGACACTTATAACAGATTTTACAGAAAAACGCAAAATAGTAAACAAGATAAAACTTATGAGGATTTTGCTAGGAGCCCTTATTACAATGCTTTTGTCAAGTTTGGCAGCTTTGTTAGTAATGTTAATCCTTTGTACCCGGACCGATTTATTGACTACGTTGTTACCAGCGGAGTCAAACTCGACCATTGGTGCAGGGATGAGTTGTACGACAAGTATGTTATCAATTTGGTCCGGACGGAAACTGTAGAAACTGCTCTACAGCGAACTATCAATCACATGATGTCGTGGGCTGATGACAACAATAGTCAATGGAATCATTATTTTCATTACGTGAGTCTTAGTCGTGCCACTTATGATATTAAAGATGGCAAAGTAAGTCCGTGGTTGGTATTAAACAGTTCAAGCGGTAAAGCAATGATAAAGAAATTTACAGACGATCAGTTGACTGCCGTCACTGCAATTATGGATATACCTTTTTGGTTAAACAGATTTAAAAAACTGCCAGCAGATACTGAATTAGTTCGCCAAGTAGCCAAGGAATCAAATATATAATGCCAGATATTGATATTGACTTTGCAGATAGAACACGAGCCCTTGAACATTTCAAACACGTTACTGCGGCTATAGAAGACCATGGCATTTTTAAAAAGCATAACACTGGCATATATTGTACGTCTATTCCGTACAACCCGTTAACTGGACTAAGCACCATTGATTATAAATCTGCAGAAGACAGAGGATATTTTAAAATAGATTTCCTGAATGTAGGCGTCTATGAAGGCGTTAAAAATAAAGAGCACTTAAAAAAATTACTGGAGACTGAACCGTTATGGGATTTATTGCAACAGGACGACTTTTCAAATCTGCTGTTTCACGTGAACGGACACGGATCAATACTTCGAGAAATGCAACCAAAGACCATCGAGCAACTTGCGGCTGTACTAGCAATGATTCGCCCTGCAAAACGCTATTTGATAGGTCAAGACTGGAACAAAGTTTTAGACGAGGTGTGGGTAAAGCCTGTCGGAGATGAATATTATTTTAAGAAAGCCCACGCGGTGGCATATGCGGCGGCCGTTGTGGTGCAGATGAATTTAATTTGTGAAAAATTAACGAACCTTACGGACTAACTGTACACTCTTACGTTTAACACGTTTAACAGTTAAATTCATTAAATTAACACACGGACCAAGTAATATTCGTGTATCTTTGCTGTTAAAAGTCTTGATAGCATACTGAAATGGATATATCTGTTCTCTACAGAATATATTAATTGGAAATTGTCGATTTGATTCCCACCACCATGCTTCGCCAATAATTAAAAATTGAGATTTTTCTTCTGGTGTACGAATAGCATTTAGATCATAGAAACTAGTAACAAACTGATCTTGATTTATAATGATACCCACGTATTCGTTTTCACCGTAGTTTAACACGCTGATAAAGGGTAGTTGTTGTTCTATATTGTCTCGTAGTTTTGCCATAAATAGTATATAAAGGTCCGTCCAAATGCAAAAAATTTCAAGTTATTTATATTCTAATAGGATCATACTATTAGCCAATTTGGCAGGATTTACTGTGGAGTATACAAACGTGTATCAGAGAACAATAAAAATTTATAATGGCATTGATAACACCATTGAGTTTGATATAAAGAATGCCGATCAAAAGCGTATTGATTTATCAACACTGCCAATTATCAAACTTAATGTCATGGATGCACAGGGTAATGCTTTGGGAAATAGCCCGTACACTGTTACTCCAACTGCATTGAAAGGCATTGCCAAAGTTGTTATACCTCAAGACGATTTAGATGAATTGACCAGTCAATATTTAAAATACAGTGTTTCTGCCATGAATACCATGGGTGATGATGTGTTGTTATACGCTGACACAAGATTTGGTGCCGTGGGCACTATAGAAGTAGTCGGCGATGCTATGCCAACTTTTCGAGATGATAGGGTATATGAACACTTTACACAGGAAATAGATCTCGATGGCAATGTTACAAACCACACACCTGCAATAGCCACAAAATTTTACGAAGCCGAGCCTGTTAAGATTCTTGATTTTGAAATTGAAGTTACTAACTTTAAAGGAACCATTTATTTAGAAGGAACGGAGAACAGCACTATTTCAGTGAATTCTTATTTAAATGCATTGCCTATTCGAACAATAACTACCACAGTTGCAACCACTACAACTATCACATTTAATGATGTTGAGATTGGTAACTACAATTATTTTAGAGTTTCTTGGAAAAACGGAAACTATAATTCGGCATTCGGAACAGTTGACAAAGTAGTGGTAAGTTAAGTATAATGTGCTATGAGCCTCATAGCCGACACACTATTACAACACTTACCAGGTAAGCGAAAACAAACTCCAAGCGGTTGGATAAGTTTTAATGCCCCTTGCTGTGATGATAAACGCCAACGTGGCGGTTTTATCGTCAATGCCGGTGATGCTGTCAGCTATCATTGTTTTAATTGCCAGTTCAAAGCCAGTTGGCAACCTGGCAGAGCAATTAGTCAAAAGATGAATAAGTTAATGCGATTACTCAACATGAGTGACGACATTATAAATCAATTACGTCTAGAAGCTCTTAGATTAAATGACAATACAAATACAGTAATACGTAGTGTTATACCTAAGTTTGAACCACGTGAATTACCGCCTGATAGTGAACTCATTTCCAGTTTAAACCATATCCCGGACAAGTTAGTTCCTGTACTCGAGTATCTTTCAAATAGAAATTTATATCTCGAAGATTATCCTTTCTATTGGACTCCTAAGATAGGTTTTAGCAACCGGTTGATTATACCGTTCCTCAAAGACAATGTCATTGTAGGATACACTGCCCGGGCCATAGGCGACGTTAAACCCAAGTATATTAGCGAGCAACAACCGGGATATGTGTTTAATTTAGATAGACAAATAAACAATCGAAACTTCGTAATTGTTTGTGAAGGACCGTTTGATGCGATAAGTATTGATGGATGTGCTTTACTTGGAGCAGAAATAAAGGACAGTCAGAATTGGTTGCTTAAACAACTAAGCAAGGAAATTATACTAGTACCAGACAGAGATCACGAAGGTCCTAAGACTGTGGAGCAAGCATTAGAATACGGCTGGTCAGTTAGTATGCCTGATTGGCCCGAAGGCGTTAAAGATGTAAATGATGCTGTGATAAAATTAGGAAGATTGGCTACATTATACTTGATTGTATCGGCAAAAGAATCAAACAGTCTCAAAATACAATTGAGAGCAAAGAAATGGTTTAAGGAGATAGAATGAATAAAATAATTAATTGGTTACTTACACCTTGGTACAAATACCAAGAACGCAAGCGTTTCAAAAAACGTCTTGAAGAATTACGTAAACGCGATCCATTTATCTACAAATGATACAGTGGGGGATAAACGCTCTTAATCACGGGTCAAGTCTAGCCGTATTTAAGGACGGCGCACTTATTTCGTGGACTACTTGTAAAGACGATGAGTTTGATACATCTATAATAACCGAAGCATTGCACCAAGGAGCTCCGGATAGATTATTTTGGTATGAAAGACCTTGGGTTAAGAAAGCTAGACAAGTGTATGCTGGTCAATATAAAACAGCAATGGATTTGTCAGTATTACCTAAAAGATATTTAAATAATATAAGGTTACACTATGCACCAATCACTTATACGCCGCATCATGCAAGTCATGCTGCCGCCGGTTACTATACTAGTCCTTTTAATCATTGTGCTATTGTCGTCCTCGATGCAATAGGAGAGTTTGAGTGTGCAACTATCTGGGAAGGGCTACACGGTGAAATAAAAAAAGTGTGGAGCAGAAGTTATCCACATAGTCTAGGATTATTCTATAGTGCGTTTACACAACTGATAGGATTAGAACCAATCAAGCAAGAATATTTGCTACAACAAATGTCAGAACAAGGTGACCCCAAAAGATATTTGCCCGAGGTTAAAAGTTATATAGATTACACAGTTAATTTAACCCGTAACTTACATAGAGGTGTTTTAGATTGGCCCTATCCTATTAATAATTTGCAAGATCAATGCGACATTGCGGCCGCAGTACAACAGGTGTTTGAAGATCAAGTATCAGCTGTTATGCTCAAAGCTAAACAACTAATTGATACAGATAGTTTAGTTTACATGGGCGGATGTGCTATGAATAGTACAGCTAATAAAAAGTTTGTAGAGCCAAGATTTAAGTACTGTTGGAGCCTACCTAATCCCGGAGATCCTAGTAGTGCAATTGGTTCAGTGCTGTATCATACCAAGCAAAGAGAGTGGAAATATCGATGGGCTCCTGTCAAACACATTGCAATTAAAATTTAAAGAGCGTATAATAAAGTATGAGTGAATACAACAAAGACAAAGATAAAGCAAGACAAAATGTAGACTATGGATATGAAATCCAAAAAGTCTATTTGGAAATGATGTTGGCAGATGCTGGTACATTTGTGCGTTGCCAAAGCATTTTTGACAGCAAACTGTTTGACCGTAGACTACAAGAGCCAGCAGAATTCTTAACCAAATATGTGAGTGAGAACAATGTGTTGCCCACACCTGACATTTTAAATGCGGCCACAGGTTCAAACTTAAAAGCCGCCACTGAATTACGGGAAGAACATTTTGAATGGTTGATGAATGACTTTGAAACATTTACCCGCCACAAAGGTCTTGAACGTGCAATTTTAGAATCAGCCGACTTGCTGGAAAAAGGTGAGTATGGACCAGTGGAAGAAAAGATCAAAGCGGCTGTGCAAATTGGCCTGCAACGAGACATGGGTACTGACTACTTTGAAGATCCCCGTGCTAGACTAATGAGGATTAAGGATAAAAATGGACAAATATCTACAGGTTGGAAAGCAGTTGATGACAAGTTGTTTGGGGGCTTTAATCGTGGCGAACTCAACATTTGGGCGGGCGGTAGCGGTGCTGGTAAATCCCTATTCCTGGCTAATCTTGGTGTCAACTATGCTCTTGCTGGATATAATGTAATTTACTTAACACTTGAGTTGAGTGAAGAACTTGTGAGTATGCGTGTGGATGCCATGGTAACTGGTATGGCCACTAGAGAGATTTTCAAGAACATTGACGATGTTGAAATGAAAGTCAAAATGATTGGCAAGAAGTCGGGACAGTTTCAAGTCAAATACATGCCCAGTGGCAAGACTGCCAATGACATTCGTGCTTATTTGAAAGAGTATGAAATCAAAATGGGCCGTAAGGTCGATGTACTGTTGGTAGACTACATGGACTTGTTAATGCCCTTGAGCAAGCGCATCAGTGCTGAAAACTTGTTTGTCAAAGACAAGTATGTGTCGGAAGAACTGCGCAATTTGGCAGTGGAAAAGAACTGTGTGTTTATCACTGCGGCGCAGTTGAATCGTGGAGCTGTGGAAGAAATTGAATTTGACCACAGTCATATTTCAGGCGGATTAAGTAAGATCCAGACAGCTGATAACGTGTTTGGTATCTTTACCAGCAGGGCCATGCGTGAACGTGGACGTTATCAAATACAACTGATGAAAACACGTAGTAGCAGTGGTGTTGGACAAAAGATTGATTTGGAGTTCAACATTGACAGTTTGCGTATCACTGACTGCGAACAAGAAGATTCATATGGCTCAGGGCAAGCCAGTGCAGGTTCAACGCTACTCAACAGCATCAAGCAAAGACAAACTGCACAAGGCGAAGAAGCTGGCAGCACAACTGCTTGGGAGCGGGCAAGTCCCAAGGAAGGATTTGACTTGGCCAAACCTAAAATCAAAGCTGAAGTGGCCAGTACCAAATTGCGTGAATTGTTGAACAGTTTGCCGGGTGATGACCTGGTGTAATCTAGTTGTAACAACATTTCACACACTTGTTAATAAATACGCATATAAAGATACACACTAGGACTTATCATGGAATTGCACCACATTAGAGACATCACTGACCCTTTGACCCGAGTAATCAAAGACGATCCAGTTCGTCCGCATATTCCTCTTGAGCAACGTATCAACGATGCGGCTGAAATCTTGTTACTCAAAGCAGGGGAAGAGATCCTGGCGGCTACTTGTTTGCAATGGCTCACAGAAATCCCCAAGAACGAAGAAGATTTAAAATCAGTCAGCAAGAGCAAAAATGTAGCTGTGTTTTATACCATTTGGAGTTACAGTCCTGGCGCAGGTGCGGCTTTAATCAAAAAGGCTGCTGATTGGATTTTGAAAGAACACAGTGAAGTCAACGACATTGTTACACTGAGTCCACAAACTGAAATGGCCCGACGCTTTCATATCAAGAATGGCGCACTCGTGCACCAGACCAACGAAACCTCAGTGAACTACCGTTACTACCACAAGGACTAATTGTACTGTCTTGACAAAGGCAACGTGATGTTCATTGTATTTCCACATTGCCAGCCAGCACAATGCGTTCACTGGCATCTTTGGGCATAAATTTGGGAACACTGTGCCCCAACCAGCTGGGGAACATGATCAATTGTCCAGTGGTGGGCATTATTTCATAACCAGTATTATCAAAAACCAAAGGAGCACCCTGAGTAGGATCAGCTTGCAAATAATATACCCAACTGGTTCTGCTGGGCCCGTGTGTGTGATAATCTGCCCAATCGCCTGGCTGATAAATTGCTCCCCACATACTGCTGATACGAAAGTTGACTGATTCACTGCCCTTGTTATCACACAGCAAGTTGGACCAACTGTGTTCAAGGCTGGTTTTTAAAAAAGTAAAAAATCTATCCTGTGGTTGGGCATTGTGATCAATGTTGTAAAGATTCCATGTGACCAAAGCCTGTACATTACTGGGTCTTTGGCCACGCACAGCTTCTGCCCTAATTGTGTCTATCAGTGCTTGAATTGTTTCAGAATCACTGAACTGGTATGTGTTTACAAATCGTCCAAGGTTAAAACTGATTGGTGCTGTGCTGTCTATCATTGTAGTTCTATATTGCCTGCAATAACTATGCGTTCTTGCCCAGTGACTGGATTGTACTTGGGCACATAATGGGTAAGCCAACCTGGGCATATGACCAGCATGCCAGTGCTGGGTATCACTGTGTGTTCAATTTCAGGAAATATCAATGGAGCAGATACTGAGTCATCTGCTTGAACATAGTACACAAAACTCATTTGACAAGGTGCGTGACTGTGTGCTTCAGTGTGGTCATCCTTGCTGTATATTGCTCCCCAAATGTTGGCAATGCGATATTTGAAAGGATCTTTGGTAACACCTGCAAGGCTGGCTATACTGTGGGACAACCCTTCATTGAGAAACTTGAAGAAAGGATCCAGTAACGGACTTTGATGATCCATGGTCAAGCGCCAATCAGTCATGTAGGCTTTGACCACAGTTTGCTGACTTAATTTGCCGCCGTCCTCGCGTATTAATCTTATCAGTTCAGCATTGGTTTCTGACCCGTTGAACTGGTAAGCGTTGATGAATTTTTCAAGCGGAAATTCTATTAAAGTCATACGGCACGTGATCCTTGTTGGTGTATATGATATTTAACTTTTTAGTGTATGGGCTAAATATTTTTATGCCAAGAAGCTTTTATCTTCCGGAACTGCATCCGTTTGAGCACATTGCCTATGCCACATGGCCCACCATAATTGTGAATGATCAATGGGATTGGGTCACAGCAGTGGATGAGATGGAAGCATGGCTGAATCAATACATAGGACATCACTATTCGGAATGGGCTTATCACAACGGCACCAGTGTGGATTACTGGCAGGCCTGTATAGCTTTCCGCCGAGAACGCAACAAAACCCTGTTCTTGTTGCACTGGAGTTAGAGGTGAAAATGCCCGTGCGGAACGGGCATGGTTTTAGGACTGTGGTTCTACCCAAGGAGTCACATTGTCATCCAGTGTTTCCACATCACGGAACAGGTTCATTTGCACAGCAATGTCAGTGAACTGTGTGACACAGTCTGAATCAAGTCCAGCTTCAGTCAGCATGGTTCTGTACATGGTGGCCAGCACTTCTGGCGTTAACGTGTGAAGATATCTGGGTGCATGTACCTTGTCTAGAATTCGGTGTGCCACGTGCTGGTGTTCCTTGCTGTGAATAGAAAGACTTTGCAACGCACCCACAAAATTCATTGTACGCTGTCCTAATGTATAAGTTGTTGGTAACGGGTTCATTGTATCGTATATCCTTAATTATAAGTGTATTTATGCGATTCAAACTAATTGGACCGCTGATTATTTAGTATCGCGAAGCGCCAGCGCAAAATTTTAGAACAAACGCGAAGCGCAGATTTTTTACAGCTACGAAGTAGCAGAGCGTTAACGCACGAAATGAGTGCTAATGCTCACCCAGCCCCGTATGACTGTAAAGACTCCAACAGTAGCTCTATTATGATGTCTACGGCTATGGGGTCTAGCGGAATGGGTATCAGCATATGTATACTTATAAATATATGTATGAGACTGAAAGAAATCACTGAGCCCGCGCCAGAAAAAGCCACAGCAAATGCTGTGTTGATTCGAACCATACTGAACTATATAAGCAAGGGCAATTGGACTGGTGCTGTTGCCGCTGGTGCTATAACTGCGGCCCCACAGCTAAAACCCTATTTGACTGTGGATCAATGGCGTGTGCTGAACTATGCGGTGAACACATATGGAGCCGCAAACTTTTGGAATGGACTCAGTGCTTTTGCCAGTAGAGTGGGAGTACCGTTTTTGAGTTTGGCAGGATGGAGCGGGAAACTCAACACTGGTGAAGAAGATGAGCTTAAAGCCAGGCGTATAGCACAAGCTGCCAGTGACTTTGCTCCATAATATCACTATGGTGAATCAATGATTTTCACTATGTGTTCCATGGTGAATACGTGCTACTATACGGATACATACTAGTGTAAGAACAGTATGTACAACCGTAATCAACCAGGAGGAACTACCATGTGGACTAAACCAACAGCACAAGAAATGCGATTTGGCTTTGAAATTACCATGTATGTGATGAATCGTTAACGCACAGTAACAACCAAAATGGGTCTTTAGGGCCCATTTTTTGTGGGCGCAAAAAAAAATTTGGGAAGTACTTGAAGTTCTGGTGGGGTTGTTTTTAAGCCCAAGATACCAACAGTGCGTATTTGCCTGCGTTGTTGCCAGTGGGCAGTATGTAACTGTCACTGGGTGTGACGGAGATAGCAGTGGTTCTGGTTTCCCAACCAACTGAAGTTTTGGCCACTTTCACAACATAGCCATAACCATAGTCTACATTGGTGAGATACTCAATCAATAGATTCAATGTGGGGAGATCACAAAAATAAACAAATTCAGTATAAGTGGATGCATCTGGAGTTACACCAGTACCCGCCCATGACGCTCTGGCTCCGCTTCTGTATTGGGCTATGAGTTTGAGTATGAAATCATAGTTGTTGGTAATGGTGAGATACTCTTCAACGGTTTTGTCTGCTACCAGCTGTTTGGGTGTGAATTGCAGTCCAGCTAGTTGTGTTTTGGTGGGTAATATGGGTGTTGGCATGATGGATCCTCTATGTGGTATTTATGCCCAAAATGGTCCTGTGTACCTGTAGCGGCGTTGCGCAAAAAATTATAAAGAAGTACTTATGCTTTTGGTGGGGTGATTTGGCACCTATGCCCACCAAAATTCCATGCGCTGTTGTAAAAATACAACAGTTGTAAATGTATATGCCCCGACCCCCCCTCGCAGAATATTTCGTATTCTCAACCTCCGGGAGGCTTTTCTTTTTCGATAATCCGATCAAAAAAAATCTAGGAACTAGCCGGGAGCGAATCGGGCTTACGAGTTCCTAGATCCAAACACCATTGCCTTGTTGGCGTTAGTGTTTATGGGCAAGCGTTCGGGAGCGAATCTACTAGCTTGTCCTACTGCTACAGCGTACAGCTCTTGTAGGCTGCTTGCTGTACTGTACACACTAGCCTAGCGGCTGTTGCGCATACATGTAACCTCTGCTACTGCCCGCCACTTGTCCGGGAAGCCATGCTTCAAGTCAGCTACCTTAAGTACTGTACGCAAGCTCAGCTCACGTAGCTTGTCAACGTTGGCCTTAACAAAGTCTACCACTTCACTCTTTTGGTAGTCTTCAAACTCATACTTGTCCAACATGCCACACTCGTTAACTACCTGCTCAATGCGTAGTAGCTTCTCACGTGTGGTGTCAATAGTCAAGTCCAAGTAATGGCAACGTGACTCTAATGCTTCCAAGTGATCGCGGAGCTTCTTGCTCTTAACGTGATCGAACTTGATATTGGTAATAAAGATAGCACCGCCCTTGAACTCAAAGCTGTCTGGCACGCCTTCACGACGCAATAGGTGTGAGTCAGTGTTCCAATGGATCATGCGCTTGGAGCTTGTATCCAAAGCTGCCTTGAGAATGTTCAAGCTCAAGTCGTCCAGCAATACTGAGTCACAGTCATCAAACACAATGATGTTCTTGGCATCCTTGTAATGGTATAGCTTGCTGTACAAGCCCAGTGCTGACATAGCACCTTTAACCACTTCGTACTTCTTCAGCTTCTCGTCTTGTGCTACGTTAGCAAACACATCATGCTTTGAAAGTACATTCTCTACGCCATAACTCTTGCCAACGCCTGGAGGGCCTGTTACAATCATAGCACGTACCTTGCCTGCTTTGACTGCACGAGTCATGTCGTCCAGTATCTCAAAACGGTCACGCAAACGACCCAAAATGTCTTCATCTGTTTCGTTCTTCAATGCCGCTTCTTTGGCCTTAATTGCTGTAGTGTCCACTTCCAAAGTCTTTACATCACTCTGCAGGGCCATCAACATCTTACTAGTAACAACTTTATTACCCATTGTTCGCTCCTTCGCGTGTTAATATACATTAATTATAACACGGAGGCGACTCCGTGTCATGTCATTTGGTTAGTCTAAACGTGATCCGCTGTAGGCATTCAAACCCAAACCTCTCAAGTAAGTGGCCATAGCATCCGCACCCGCTTCTTTGATGTCGATGTTTTGGACTGGCAAATTGCCTGGATTCCAAATGCTCAGACATTTTGGTTTGTAGTCCTTCTTAAAGCCTGCGGCAATCAATTCCTTAGCCTGCTTGCTGTTAGTACGATCCACGTAGACGTCTACCCAAGCAAAGCCACAGGCAAATGCATCCTTGCGGCCCATTTGGTTGTACATGTCTACTGACGCTTGCTCTGCTAGTTGTTTGCCAACTGCAATTTGATCTGCTGTAATCATAAGTTTCGCTCCTATGTTGTGTTGTGTAAGTATGTATTATAACTGGATTACACCCAGCTGTCAACCATCATGACGGGCTTCTTCAGCACTCGTTTTACAAAGTCCTCGGGCTCGTCATCGCAACGGACCATCATAAAGCCCATGCTCTCTACCAAGTCTACCTCGCAGACCTGCACGTCTATGCCTGCTTTGTCCAGTGCAATGTTCATTTTGGTAAGCGCATACTTGACGCCTGCTTCAAACACCATGTGGTCTGTGTCGGTGACTTCTTCAAAGTCAAACTCTTTCTCCATGACCTCTGCGTACTCTTCACCGTCTGCTACGATGAAAGGACGGATCTTCTTCCAGGCCTTTTGATCAGTACAGTCAAAGTGATCACAGGCTTCGTTAAGGTCAAAGCTCGCGAAGTTGTCATAATTTGTTTTAGCCATTTGGGTCGCTCCCTATTGTGTTGTTTAAGTAGTAATTATAGCTTCAATTACCAAAGCTGTCAACAGGACACCGCAGAAGATCCACAGTTCCATAGTGATATAGAACGCATACAAGATGTCGTTCATGCAGTCTCCAACTCCAAACGGGTTGCGGGATAGGCAATGCGCCCTTCGTACTCCAACTGGCTCTGTTCGAACTCAGTGAGGTAGTCGTCTGCAACCACTTCCCAACCAATGATGTGGTTGCGGTAGTAGTCATTGTCTTCTTCAATCTGGCCACGCAAGGCCATCACCAACTCAGTGAGCGCCTCTTGGCTACGACCGAACTTGCCCAAATCATACCGGTAGTCCTGGCCGCCTTTGAACTTCCAATACTGTGGGCACTCACCAACTCCGTCCCAATCGTGGGCACCGTAGTTTTCTTGTGTTTGTGTAGTGATTAGCAGTTGCATAAAGTTCGCTCCTTATTTGCTGTGTATGTGTGTATTATAGCGCCAAAATCAATCGAAGTCAACCACCCATTGCAGTTCGCCGTTGAAATAGTTGCGCTCTGCTCTACAGCATCCGTTGGGTTGGAAAGGGTGGCTTACGATGGCGTAGGGTGCATCCGAATGGTCCAACCGGAGGCTTTGGCATTCTACTTCTTTCACGCCCATGTCCAAACCGTGTCCGGTGTTGATAAAGTGTACTAGCATAGGTTCGCTCCTGTGTGTGTTTATGTGTTAATTATACTGCCTTTTGGGCGGGCTGTCAACCCCAGTCTTTCTTGTCGCCAAAGCACTCATTGTACTCATAGCCCCTGTAGTACTCGCGCATCTCTGCTAGGGTCAGCTCTGGGGCTTCAATGCGTGGAGCATTGCCAGTGCCGTTGGGGTATTTGTGGGGAACTTGTGGGCGACCGTAGTAGCTGTCTGCTGAGCCTCTATCGAATGGACCACCGTGTGTGGCATCGTATGTGATGCCCTGGAATACTACTGTGCGGGTTTGTTCTGCTATCATCTTCGCTCCTGTGTGTGTTTATGTGTTAATTATACTGCCTTTTGGTTAGAGTGTCAACCAGCTCTGTAGTTGCGCCATCCGTCATAGTTGCCTTCTCGTTGGCCTTTGATTTTGTGGCACACTGGGCAAAGTTCCTGCAGATTTACCAGTCTGTTATCCATGTGGTCGCCGTTGATGTGATCAATCTCAGTGGCAATGGCCAATCCTTGCTGGCTGGCTGATTCCCAATCAATCACACAAGAGAATCCCAATTTGCCCTGTTGATTTGAGCATTGGCCTGTCTTGAATGGAGTAACACCCACAGCATGAGCGTGCCCGCCATATGATGCCTTTTGGCAATGCCCGCAATGCACTCGCCAGCCAGTGGGATTATCAATAGTGCCGCCTTTTTGCATCACTGGCTTGTTGCAACCATGATTCACGCACACTGGACGAAAATTTAGAATCTTGCTCATATTGGGCTCCGTTGTGTTGTATGTATCAATTATACAACCAAAAAGAAACCCTGTCAAATGGCAGGGTATTGGCCAGCCCTACTGGATTCGAACCAGTGGCCTACAGCTTAGAAGGCTGTTGCTCTATCCAACTGAGCTAAGGGCTGATGTATGGTGGGCCCCCCGTGAGTCGAACACGGCACCAATGGATTATGAGTCCACTGCTCTAACCAACATGAGCTAGGGGCCCTGAAACTAGTGTGCCTGTCTTCGTACTTCTTTCAATACATCATCCCTGTCTTCCAGTATAAACATTTCGGTATAGAATTCGTTTGAATCAAATTCAGCCTTGAGGATCTCTTCTGCTTCTTTGAGAGTGGGGACGCACTCGACTAGTTCATCGCGTCCGTCCACCACACCCCATACTTCATACTGAATGAATGACATAGCTTAGAAAGGAGCGTCTTCGTCCTCAGTAACCTTAACTGCTTTCGCAGGTGCCTTGGTAGTCTTCGCTACCGGAGTCTTCGTTGCTTTGGTAGCAACAGGCTTAGAGACCTTAGCCTTAGGAGTCTTGTCTTCAAGATACTCTGTGATAGTTGCCTGGGCAATTGCATCAGCAAAGTCTTCCATAGTCAAGATCATCTGTGCAGCCTCGAGCTTGGTAACTGCCTTCTCGAGATCAGCCAATCGAATGTCTTCGTGACCATGTTTTGCCAACACCTTGATACGCATGATATCATTGGCAAAGCGAACTTTGTACTCGCCATCCAATTTACTAATACCTGCAACCGTAAACAATTTATCTGTAGCCATTTTAAATACCTCTTCTGTGTGTGTTAAAAAATATGAACGCCTTGTTCATGTTCTAATTATACAACTATTTCGGTTAGTTGTCAACCGTTTTCTTCCTCTTTTGGCGAACCAAAGGAGCAGGTGGTTTCTTTGATTTGAACTCACGGTTTACATAGTAAGCAATCAAACTGCGTTGAATCATAGTAACCAAATCGCCGTGGTCTTCTGGCACCACAAACCTAACCGGGCACTCACCCCAACTGGCCGTTAGGACAAATTGGTGATAATACCTTCTGTGATCCTTGTTAGCAGGATCGAATACAGTCCAGGGTCTACCGAATAGTTCAAGTCTGCTCATTCTTTAGCACCCATTGCCGAATGACTTCTTCGAGTGGTTTCCAGTTGTATTCAGGTTCTTTGGGGCGGATGCTGGCTTGCGCCTTAGCATCATACTCCGTGTTCTTCTCGCGATTGGTTTTCATTGCTGTACCTTTGTTGTTATTAAGTGTTAATTATACTATCATTCATTGATGCTGTCAATTCCGTGATTCAACTCAATTTCCTGATTCTCTTCTTCGTCCTCTGTGGGTGGGTAGAACGCTACACTGACTCCGTCAAAGCCCTGTAGGCTATCGACTTCATACTTCACTGGGCAGGAAGCAAGCCATGTCCAAAAGTCCATTACTCTTCCTCCTCTTCTGCGTTGTCTTCTTCCCATTCACGCAGGTTCTCTACGATGCACATACACTCGTCAATCTCTGGGTTGATGTTGGCTTCCACTTCGTCTGCTGACATATCAGTGTAGTCAAAGTAGTCATCGCCATTCTCATCAAAGACACCGCAGAAGCACATACCCGATTCCCAATAGACGAGCTTGACCTTAAAGCCCAAGTCCTGAAACTTCTCCATGGCCGCAATAGGCGGAGCCCATGCTGAGTCAAAGTTCATGCGTAAGTCAGTAGGGCTGTCCTGGCTGGCCTGATC